CTTTATTCTTTGATTTTTAATCAATTAATATATATTTTTATAATATTATGACTATTTTATTTACAATATTCAATGCCTTTTATCCCTTTTAAGTTGTTTAATTTAAATCAACTAATTATGAAATCGTACTCTTCTTGGGAAATTTTGTTTTTCTCAAGCAGGCTATTAATTTGGTCTATTCTAATATTACCAACTTTATAAAGTTCTTTAAAAGTCTCTTTTTTAAAACTTATCTCGCTATCAATCAACTCATCTATTAAATTCTGAGCGGCTATCATAGATTCAATTTTTTCGTTAGCCATAGAAAGCGAAATTATTGTTCCCTACTCTATCAATTCAGAAGCTCCGTCTGTTTCAACGATTAGAACTTCACCCCATGCACCATCCATACTCTATCCTTCTAAACTGTATGGATTGCCTTTATAAGCAACGCCCTCTGCTTCTCTTAAAACGCAAGGAACAAAAACACCCTCTTTTCTTTTAATGTAAGTTGGAACATCAACTTTTCCAAGGAGCTCTTCCCGTTTGTAAATTCGATACATTTTTCCCTCCTTTCACTATTTGTAAAATAATTTTTAAATTGTTTACAGACGTATTATAAAACTCATAATTCCAAAGCCAAAAATCACTATGGTCTTCTCTTTTAAAAGGCACACAAAATTCACTGCTCCAAACCCTATCCCACGCTTCCAATCTTTTTCTGTTATCTGACTCGGAATTGTTCGGCTTGTTTACTAAAATAGAAAGTATTTCTTCTATAATTTTTCCTCTTTTCATACCTTCGCCATCGTCATTTTCTGTAAAATAGTCCAAGCTAACTTGCGAAGTTGCAAAAGCTACGGGAATGTCTTTATAGAATAAAATTCCTGCTTCGCAAAAAAGCTCAGACCGCATGGGTATATTAAGATTCATTTTATTAAGAGACAACCCCTTGTACCTTTTTCGAGCTATAAAAGTTTTAAAAACGCTGTACTTGTTTTGATTAACCATATTTCTTATTAACCCTCTTCAAAATTTTACTCAGTTCTTTTTCAGAAGCAAACCATAAAGACCTTTTCCAAATCCACTCTTTTTCATTTTTAGTATTTTCTCGATAAAAAATCGCTTCTTTGCAATTATTTAAATTTTTCCACTGTTTGGCTCTTGATGTTAATTGCTGTTCAACTGTATATTTAGTCTATTCTAAAATTTTACAAATTAAATTCCCTCTTCTTATACCATGCCCATCTTCGTTGGTACAATAATGATTATAAAAAGTTTCAGAACCTATTACGCAAATCGCTTTGTTTTTCCTAATTAAAAGACCGTTCCTACTTCTTAAATGGCTATTTTTATTAATAATAATACTATTACCAAACAAATCTTTTCCGCTAAAGGGTCTGTAACAAATATAATCACTACCTATATCATATTTATTATCTTCTATGATTTTATCAATTTTTTCGAAAAGTTCTGGATTCTTTTTCTTTGCGTCATTATAATTATACATAAATACATCATCGTAATTGAATCCGAAAAATTGCTTAAACATTTTCATTAATTTCCCTTTTCGGTAACTATCGTTCCAATTATCATAATAAGAAAAAGACGATTGAACAAACCCTCTTAAGTTTTCATAAGTCCTATTTCCAGCTTCAATTTCTCTTTTAAACATTTTCAATCTTCTTACCGCAGATGGGTAAGACTTTTTGCTTCCTTTGGTTAAAATCTTTCCATCTTCTAACATTTTAAACTTGATTTTACAATATCTAAAACTTTTAGTAAAAGGAATATAAACTGTTTTCTTTAAATTTAAAGTCATTCCATACTCGGACGCTTTTTCTCTAATCTCACTAATAAGTTTCTTATAATCGGTGTTGGGAGGAACAATTATTCTATAGTCGTCCATGTAATGAGCCGACATTCTAAGTTGTTTTTGACATAACAGCCAAGTATCCAACAAAGACGGAAAATGTATCATCTCAGCCTAACTCGGTTCTAATCCAAGTGGCATTCCCTTATCATCTAAATCGCTTTCATCTAACACTCTTTCTCCCCTGCGATAAACAAAATTACCATTTTTGTTTTTCAAAAACATTTTTTCCTCAAAATGAGGGTACACATATGCACTTAAAGCATTTTTTATATTTTCTTCAAAAAAATATTTCTCATGATGCTTTTCAATTACACTTTTATCAGCAGAAGGGAAATATTGTGAAAAATCTATTAATATAATCCGCCGTTCTCGCCCATATTTTTTATAATGTTCCACAAGGTCTTTTTTTAAATTGTTTAAAGAAAAATGAAAGCCTTTTCCATCGAGACTTGCCCCATTATCATATACCATATGTTTTGTATATATGGGCAACAATATTTCTTTAGTGATAAATTTATCTGATTGCCTATCTTGAACTCTTGGAGCGGAAATATATCTTTTCTTCCCTCGTTCCATTAGGTAAAATTTATCATATGGAAGTCTAAAATGAATATTCTCCTCAAATTTTTTAATATTCTTTGCCGTTGAAGAAAATAAACTGTTTTTAAAAAGTTGCACACTTCTCTTCCAAGAAACCCCCGAAATACATTTTAAGCCATAATAAAACATTAAGGCAAAATCTTTTATTTTGTCTTGCAAATTTAACTAATCGTAGTCATTTTTTCTTTTGCTTAATCTCTTTTCTTTGCGTCTTTGAAAACGCTTTTCTTTTCTTTCATTTGAAGTCAATTTAATAATTCCTCTTTATTTATATTAAACAGTTGCCCACGATTACGGTTTTACAAACCCCAAAAACAAAATAAAAAACTCCGACTCTCTGACCAAAAAAGCAATCCACTACTCAGAAAATAAAACTTTTTATTTCATTTTATTGCACAAAGATAAACCGCTTAAGATTGATACCTGAAATTAAAAGATGTGCATTTATTAACCAGACCAGAAGTGTCCGTATCTCTCTGTGACAACTTTGTTTCGCTTTATAATTTCTATAAAGACGGGAAATGTTTCTCCCTTCAATTGCGCTTTTACTCCCCTTAGAGTAAGCGCATTAACCCTCTACTAATTCTAAAATAATGTTCAAGGGGCAGATTGCTTAAAGTAATTGAAGTCCACACCGCGAAACCATTTGAATTGTTCGCGTTGTTATTGTTCGCGTTGCCGTTGTTGTTGACATTACAGAAATTGTTGGTGTTACTGTTGTTGCAATTAACAGAACGCTCCCACCAATTGCCCGTGGAACGGTAGACAATAATATACAGAAACACACCCAAACAAACTTTTTAATTTAACGATGAATAACTATCATTCGAAACATCGTAAATTAAATTTTCTTTCATCCCTAAAATTGTGTATTGATTTTCTATAATTTTTCTAAGTAAAGGAGTATAATGCACATTTTCTTCTGTTTCATCATATTCTTTTCCGTTTAACCTTTTCATAGCTGTTCTCACTTGCCTTAAAACCCCTTCTAATAATTTAACTTCTTTAGTAATTAAATCGCAGATTTTCAATGCCTCACCACTTGATGGCAAGTTTTTCTTGGCGCCAGTAAGACCGTTATTTGAAATGCTAACATCGTAACCGATACTAAACCAGCTATCTAACGACTTAACCGCTCCAATAGCATGATAAATTAACTACTCCTTATAATAAAGCCCTTGTAAGCTCGCACTTGGAGTATAAATTGCGTTTATCTCAGCTACCGTGCTCATCAAAGTATTTAAACTATCTTTCACATTGGAAAAGATAAATTTTTTACCATTAGCAGAAAAGCGCTCATAGGATTGTCCTATTAATACTGTTAGATTGTACGCAGTATTAATAAATTCTGCCGTACTTATTTTTCGGTTAATTGCAAGAACACTCATATTTTTTATTATATACTCCTTTATTTATAAAATCACCATTTTCGCTTTTATTAATAAACTTTATTTAATCGCTCGCATCATCCGCCATTCGCTGACGCATCACGGCGGCTTCGCTTCGCTACGCGGTTTTTAGAGTCACACCCTGAAGGCCACCGCGAAACCATATGAACCGTCCGCGCTGTTACTGCCCGCGTGGCCGCCGTAGTAGACACAACAGAAATTGACGGTGCTACTGCCGTTGCAACAAACAGAACGCTCCCACCAACTGCCCGTGGAACTCTCGTTGGTTGATTGATATTTAACCTTACTATTACCAAGTTTATAATACTCAACCTAAACTTGATGAGATTGTTCATAGCTATTAGCATAGGTTCTCGTTCCAAAAATATCAAATTCCGCAAGCAAATAAAAATCATCTTGTGTAGCAGTTACATTAGATGCGCTATTATTAGAAGAACCACCTGTGGCATTATGCGAATATATTGTAGACGTTTTAACTACGTTCTTCAGCTCTTGAGGAATCGCATTCTTAAATTGCGGAATAATTGTTTTTCTCATATAACAATCTCGCCAACCGCCAGTAGTTATGCCTGAAGTATTCATTTGAAAATTAGCATATAAACAAATGTCCCTTTTCTCGGTTAAATTGTTTTTAAAACCATGAAATAAAATACCACTTCCCTCGACAGAAGCGTTATGACTAAAACTTGCTATAAACACGCCATAAGATTTATTAAAATTATAGTTTGTTATCTCCCCATTAATGTAAATATTTTTAATATCCCCAATACTCCAAATATTACTTGCATTTCCAACCTTAGAAACAGCAGATATTGCACTCCAAGTATTTTCATTTAAGGTTACTGAAACAGGAAGCAGAGTAAGAAGATATATTTTGCTTTCAATAACATCTAAACTATCATTATAAGTATATCCTCCACCCTATACTGTAAAATTGTATGTTCCATATCCGCTTCCGTAAAAATCATAAGACCCATCTTCCGTAAAAGTATGCGTCTAAGTGCTGCCACTAAAAGAACATGAAACCGTTGTTCCAGAGGATGAAGTTACCCTTAAAACTATCCCCCCTCCAATTGGAATTAAAGTGTCATATCCACTGCTTGTTTTTTCCATCATCTGTATTACTTTTGTTGCCATAATATTCTCCTTTTTAATAAATTAAAAAGGGATTTTAATTAAAATGAATTTACAAACATTTTAATATGACAAAGAATATTTACCAAATAAAATCATCTTTTTATTCTCATAGAAAGGGTCCGTTTGGTCAAATAAAAGGGCAATTTGCCATTGACCCTTAGTTTACACTAAACAATACGCCCTTAAATCCTTTTCTGAATCTAAGGGCGATTATTTACACTATTTAATAACTTAATAACTTAATAGTTTAATTTTGCTTACTTAAGCTTTTCGTCAGCAATGCCACCGTCCCAAATGAGGTCAATAGCTTCATCCGCTATTCCTCCATCAAGGATGTTTTCAATACTACCACCACTCAAAGCCAATAAATAAGCTTGGTCAAACTCTTCTTTCGTTCCAGTATACCCAATGCTCTTTGCATACTCGTAGGGGTCCATGCCTGAACCACTTCCACCCCCGCGCTTTAATGCCGCCATTGAATATATTAAAGCTGGATACGAAATGTAATTACCATGATAAGAAGCACTCATTTAAATACCCCCTACCATTAACCAATCAATGTGCTTACTACACCGTCTTCGGGAGCACCATTGTTTGTTAGTTTTATTGAATACATACCCGCTACCTCATAAGTAGTAATTCCTGCTTCCGCTGTATCAGATACATCTAAATTTGCCTTTACACCAGAAAGTTGAACGTATTGCTCATCTTTCGTCATGCGTCCTTCTACCTTTACCGTTCCTGAAGGGAGAGAGATTTTCATCATTGCGACAGACCTTGAAACAAAGAATTCGCGCTCTGAATTAGCAAATTTGACCTTAACTTGACTTATTACCATGTGTCCTCTCCTTTCTTATTATTATACAATCTTGTACCAGAAATCCCGAATATTTTGCGATGCAGGCTGTGTTGCACTTACCACTATAGAAGCTCCACCAGAGCTTGCTTCTGGAATCGTAATCGTTACTGCACTTGAACCATCATATGTCCCCGTAGCACCACCTGTAAAGGTAATCGCATTCGGATTCTTAAGAGCAGTTGTAGTGTTTGGTAAAGCCCCAACGTCAGTTGCGCTAAGTGTAATGTCTGCATTTAATTGTTTGCCATTAACCGTTCTTGTGTTAGGTACAGCATTTGCATCCACTATATCATATGGAGTGTCTACCCGTGGCAGTTTAATCTTTTTGATTGTATTTGCCATTGTTGATTTTTACCTCCTTTACTTTCTTTTTTTCTTTACTTTTTACTTCTTACTTTTTTCTTTTTCAGAATGTACTTTTGCTATTCGCTGTTACTTTCACTTTTAAAAAAGTAAAAGTGATAAAAATTTATCATGTTAAAGTTCTCTTTGCGTTATATAAAGTACAATATATAACACAAAAAGAGCATATTTACAAAATCTAACAACAAAAATAATTAGATTACATAAATATAGCTCTTTTTGTTTTTTTGGTAAATAAAAAATTGTTTTTATTTAAGTTTTCAATTGTAGATTCCTCAATTACCCGTGAATAAAAACTTTGAGGCTATTAGTTATTTGCATATGAAAAGCATCACTTATAATAAAGTGATGCTTAAAAATTTTTATTTGGTTTTTTCTATTAAAGATAAATATTCTTCTGAATCAAACAATTCTTGCCAACTTCTTCTCAATATTTCATCAAATTCTTTACTTGTATTAAGATAAGTAACGTATCCGTTTTTTACAGCTATTGGCGGATAATCAAATTTTTCTCTAAACTCATTCCATTCTAAATTGCAATATAAATACGTTAAATAACTTTTATCAAGAGATACATCATCCAATTCTATTTGTAAAAATAGATTTTTACCTTTTGTTGTTTCTATATCCTTATCGCTTCTAATTATATATAAACAATATTTATCTTGACCTTGTTTATCATCAAGCATAAAAGATTCTTCACTATCATCCAAAATAGATAAACGATAATTTTTAAATAAAGGATTATTTTCCCCTAAATATTTAAAGACTCTTTTACAATAAAGTTTTAAAATTTCTCCTTTTATCAAGTCTTCTTTAGAAATATTTATATTCCGACCCTCTGGATAAGTAACCACTCCATTTTTTTCTTTTGCCGAAAATAATATACACGATTGCTTTTCTATATATTCTCCACCATATTTTTCCAACTCTTCTTCTGAATAGCCGAAATCATCAAACACAGTAAATTCTGAACTTTTATTTTTTACCATAGTAAAATCCCTTTTTATTTAAATTTCCAAATATCATATTTGGATATTTCTTTTATAACACATTTAGAAGAAAAAGTCAAGAGTTTTTTTGTTTTTTAAAATAGAGAGAGTCGTATTTCAGACTCTCTCTGAATTAATCGCTTGTAAACCCATCCATCGTCTGCAAACAATTAATTTGGATGTTATTAACCGTTTGCTTTGTTACTTGTTTCGTCTTTTTCTATATATTCAAATTTAAATCTGTTTTTGTACAACTTCCGCTTTAAAGATTTCGTATGTTTACCACCATAATAAATAATACGTTCTCCACGAATATAATCTCTTATTGTATGTCTATCAACAGGTATTCCATATTTTTCTTTAAACCACTTACAAGCTTCTATTACCCGATGAATAATTATAGATTCTCTTGTCAAAACATCTGTTATCTTAGTATCTTTTTTGGATAGCTCAGTAACAGGAATTGATTCATAATTAATCCATCCAATTTCTTTAGCATCAATTAGCATTTTTTGAATCGTATGCCTATCCATATCTAAAATTTTACCAATTTCTCCTGATGATTTGCCATCGTTGTAATACTCTGCGACTACTTTTATATAATTTTTAGATGAGTTAATAAATATATTTTCCCATCTAACTTGAGTTAAATCTAAAATTTCTGATAGACGACTATTTAAAATTTGTTTTTGCATAAAAGAATATTTTGTATTGCTACAATCTATTTCTATTTGTTCAATATTTACTTTTTTACATAATTCTCTTTTTTCCGAATCTCTTTTTAATTGATAATCATGTCTACCCCAATTAGTTTCATGATAATGCTATTCACCCTACATTTCTATAACAACTTCAATATTATCTTTTGTAATCATATGACCGTCCCACACATACTTTTCTCCCCATGAAGGATTCCATTCTAAATCTTTTTGCAATAACTAATCTTTAATTTCCTCTAAAAAAGCTCTTAAAAATTTATTTGGGCGAGAAATATCGTTTAAATAACAATTAGGACATAAATGAACTCTTGCGGTAAAATTAAAAATTTTTTCTTGAAACTCAAATCCACAATCTGGACATTTTAACTAAACAATTCTTTTTGAATTAATTCCGTAATCATAAAAATCTTTTTTATTAACAAACCAGTTTTTTAAATCTGGTCGAACTTCACTTATACTCGCTTTTTTATTATCTCTAACTAAATTTTCACAATAAGGACATCTACCTTTTCTTCTCTTTAATGAATCAGGTGTAATTTCAAATATTCTTTCGCATTTTAAGCATTGAAATTTAGCCTTAGCTTTACTATTTTTATATTCTAATATTTTTATTTCAGGGTTTAAAGTGTACAACGTTTTTATTCCCTACTATCTTTGTTTTTCTTGGTTTTCTAACTATTTTTCTGTCATTTTGTTACTCCTCTTTTAAAACAGAGCGGGATATATTTCAACCCCGCTCTACATAAATTACCTTATATCTCTTTCATCAGGTTCTTCAATACCCAAAAGAACATTTATAACATGAGTTAAATATGCATCTTTTATATCAAATTGAGAACCATCAGGCAACTCTATCTTGGATATGTCCATTCTTAGTTACCCACATTTTAAAAGAGGCAAAATTACTCGGTAACAGGAGTGACCTCGATGGTCTGAGAAGGAACAGCAATATCTCCAACAGCGAGCTCGATGTCTGCGCCAGTAAAGGCAAGAGTACCCTTATTAGCCTTATCATAGCTACCAGTAACGGAAACGTCAACTTCGTCGCCAGAGAAGTCAAGAGTGGCAGGAACAGGAGTAAAGGTAGCAGTATTAACAGCCTGCTTAACATAGGTAACACCAGTAACCTTCATATCCGCAACCTCAGTGCCAGCGAAGGAGCTGTTAACAGAATATTTATTACCAGTGAAAGTGGGCTGAGAAACGTCAACAGTAGCACCAGTCATAACAGCGGCAGAAGCGCCAAAGGTGGGCAGAGCACCAGAAAGGACAGGAGCGGTATACTCAACATCACCAGAAGCGGTAACAGCATTAGATTTATCAGCAGCAGTAAAGGTAAGAGTCTCAGTAGCATCATTAACAGAAGCAACAAGACCCTCAGTAGCAAACTCGCTCTTGCTATCAGCGGCTTTCTCAACAGAACCATCAGTAATGGTATAAGCAGTACCAGAAGTCTTCATTTCCTGAACGGTTGCGGTAGTAGGAGTAACGGTGGCTGTTGGCTTGGAGACAGTCCCCGCAATAGCGACGCCCTCATCAGCATCAGCGACAAATTGGGAAGTTACGGAACCAGCGGGCTTGTAAGCTTCAGCAGTAACAGAAGCAGCGGTGGCAGCCTCAGCATCTTTGAGAGTAACAGCAATAGAACCACCAGAAATAGCAGAACCAGTAACGCTACCAGTAGCAATGACCTTACCAGTAGACTCAATATTAGTAGCAGTATAAGCCATAGCGCCAGTAAGAGAACCAGTGCTGGTGCCAGTAGCCTTAACACCACTTACGGTCTTAGCGGCAACAGTGGCAGTACCCTTGGCGGCATATGCGAAAGCCTTAAGACCAAGTGCAGTCTGAAGTTCAGCAACAGTAATGTTGTGGTCAAGCTTAATAGTAGCAATAGTAGTAGAAGTAGGAACATAACCAGTCAGATTAGTCTTTGTGCTACCAATTGGTTCCCATTTAAAAGTAGCAGCTTCGCCATCGCCGCTCTTAATAGTAATATACTCAATATATTCACCAGCAGCAGCTTCTCCAGTGGGGACAAGATAAATCTTGTACATGGTGTCAGCAGAAGCGGTAACAGAAGGACCAGCAGCCGTGCCATCAGCATCAATCACAACGTCAAAGTTGTGAATCTGACCAACCTGAGAATCAACATATGCCTTAACAACAGAAGCATCAACAAGACCCTCACCAGAAATATTAGCGGCGACGGCCTTCCATGCGGCAGCACCAAGCTCCTGAACAGTCTGTTCACCGAGCAAAGTCTTCAGCTTGGCAGTAGCGGCAGCGTCCTTCAAATTATAATCTACACCACCAACATTAAAAATAGAAAGGAATTTATCAGCCATAAATATAAACCTCCTGTATTATCAAAATAAATTGCTTTTTATATATATTTTAATTTAACTAAAGAAAACTGTTTCTCCATCAACAGAAACTTCAACTTTTTTCTCTAATTCCTCTGTAATAGCTTTCTGAGTCATAGTTCCGTCTATATTGGAACCAGTTTCATCATAAAGCTTTACAACACCAGCTTCCTTACTATTAGCATAAGGAAGTTGTCCAATAGCTTCATAATTTACACCATTGTAAATATAAAGACTATTATTGTTATTTGTAGCAATATAAATTTTATTAGTATTTTTCCCTAATTCTTCAGTTAGATTTTCATCTTTCCAAAAATTTTCGTTTCCAAAATACCCTTTATAAAAAATATAATCTACATAATCAAGCTGGTTATAAGTTTTTACACCATCGCCAACAAGTGCGCGTAAACCACTATCAAGAGTATCAACAAGACAAACTTCTCCCTTTTTAGGAATAAATTTATCTCCTACTCTTTGATAGTTATAAACCATATCCCTCCTAAGAGAGATTCCGTTTACAACAATTCTTTTTTCAGTAGCCATATTTCAGCCACCTCACTTATACTTCAGGAGCAGAGCCACCGTCAATCCAGACGTTTTCCAAAGTCTCCATAACATCACCAGCAACTTCATCAGCCTTAGCAATCTTATTTAAACTTCCATCTCCACCTACAATATAGCTATTCCAATCGCTTGTTGCGGCATCGAAAACGCTAATATTAACTCCTGAATAATCATATTTGGCAATCCAAAGCAATGCTTCAGCTTGACTTGCAAATGCAGTCTTCTTTACAATGCTCTTTAAATTACCATTTTCATCATAATAGCTAAGTTCAGCACTCTTGTCCTCATTGTTAGTCACAATCAAGCTCTCTTCGGGGATGACTTGCTGTGCAATACTGTTCTCAATTTTGTTCTTATCTACATACGCTAACTTAAACATTAGTCATCCTCCTTCCTTAAGCTTTCGCACTCACCACGTAATAGCCATCAACAAATTTTTGTTCATAACCTTCTGCAATAAATTTTTCGTCTAACTTAATAGAAAATTTACCGCCTTTGATTTCAATAACAGTGTTTTCGAGGCCTTGGTTTGCAATATATCCATTAAAAGTTCCTCCTGTAATTAGAGTTTTTGCTGGATTATACTGTGTATTATAGGCTATAATTGCTATCAGATTCTTATCCTCATCTACGGAAAAATTACCGCCATTAATCGTCATTTCTAAACCAGAATTTAAAATACTGCCATAAAAACTACCATCGTTGATAATCAATTTCGCATTGTCATCATTCTTAACAGCCCAAAACTTAGTTATGTATGTACCGCCATTAATAGTTAATTCTGGACTGGATTGATTAGTTCCCTCTACATAACCCTTGGCAGGATTTGTATCAGTATAACTATAATAGCCGTTTTCAATAAGAGAAGATAAACCCCGTGGTGCACTAAAGATACCATCATTAATAACCATTTTTCCATGATTTACGCAAGTATAATAGCCATTGCCTTTTTCATCAATGGCACGAGCGTAACTGCCGTTTTCAACTGTTAAACTGCCATTATTATCAACAGTTGCTTTACCATTCTTATTGCATTCAACACTGCCATTGCCAGTAAGGGTTAAAGCGCCGTTGATGCTAACATTAACAGGTGTCTTTTCATTATCGACAATAACTGCATTGTTCATGTCAAGAGTCAGCTTCTTATCAACACTGATAACTTCACCCTCTCCAAGACCACCAGCCATTTTAACTGTACCACCATCAGGAACAGCCGCAATAGCCTCACTTGCAGTATCATATTTTACACCATCAACAGACATGGACGTATCTTCGGCAACAGAATCGCCATAAATTTTGATAACGTCGAGGTCAGTCTTAAGAGCATATTTATTAAGTTCGAGATTAATCTCTTCTTTAAGAGCATCAACTTCTTCTTTAGTTGCATATCCGCTCAAATCAATAGCATGGAAAATTTCCCAGCTATCTCCATCCCAGATATACATTGTGCTATCTTCGATTACCTGATAAATATCACCAGTGTTAGCAACTTCAGGAAGTTCAGCTTTAGTCTGAACAGAACCCTTAAAATTAAGAGCACCCTCAACTACACCAGCATACTTAAGCCCACCCCAAGAGGTAGTACCGTCACCGATTTTGATTTGACCTTTATCTTTGCCGTCCAAAGTTACACAGGGCTCACCAGCTTTAGGAATAAAGGTATCCTTTATTGCGTCCCATTGAGCCTCAGTTGCACGACGAAGAAGTATAGTTGTTTTTAAAACTTTTACATCTGCCATTACTTTTATCTTTTCTCCTTTCTCTAAAATAAAAATCAAATTTGATAAAGCACATTTTCTATGTTTTATTTATGTCAACGTGGACTCTTTGTTAAAAATCAACGTTACCATCTAATATAATACCAGAATAATATTCCTCAAATTGCTTGTTCTTCCACTTCTTGTCAATCTCATCATATATTAACAAATCTCCTTCTTTAAGAGTTTCTTTGTTAATATCTATATCTTGCATATCAGAAATATTTTTGTCGGACTTAACTTCTTTTATTCCTACATTTAATACCCCTTTTAATCCATGACCACATTTGGAAGAAGTCGTTTTAATATTTTCTGGTTCATCTTGCCCAAGAAGATTTGTTCCTTCTGGCTCATATGAAAATTGTAAATTAATATCTTTATTTATACTATTTATAATACTTGCATTACTTTTTCTTGTCATACTCTCCCTCCTTCTTATTCTTAACCTATTTCGTATAGGAGTTCGAGCATACCACTACAGACAGTATTTACTTCTCCATCTTCAAAGAAAAATTGACAATCCCATAAATATTTTCCATAATCAAGGAATTTTGTGTCAATAGACTTAATTTCTACAACCCATTGCTCTGATTCACTTTGATAAAAATCTTTCTAAATTACAGGCTTTGGATTCGGTTCTTTTGAGGGCTAACGAGATACTGAAAATACTATCTTTTGTTCCTCAATTGGAGTATATAACGTACCATCTGGTTGATAAATATCTATCGAAAAAATCGCATCGTCTCCACGAGTTAATTTTATGCTTGAACCTTTAATCTGTAACATTTGCGGTACTTTAAACTCCCTTCCTCGTGTTGTTGTAATTATTTACTCAAAAAAGCTTAAACTTAAACCAAATTAAATCCTGATTTAAATCCTGATTTAAATTTAAACTTTTGTCAATAAACACTTTAATAAACAGGAGACTCCCTCCACCCCAAAGAATCTCCTGTGTTCTCTATACGCCATTTCCTCCGTATAGACTCGTCGCATTTTTCAAATTAATAAAGTCACTATCTTACAATTCTCCCCATAAACTCAGATAGTAACCGTAGTGCTGATTAGCTTCTGTGTAAGTTATCAACTGTACTTTCCAAGTATTTCCTTTTATAGAATAATTTCTTAAATGTTGCTGTTAGCGACGAATTGTTAACCATTTCAAAATTGTTTGGTTATTATCGTTTACTGTACTTAGTAAATGGATTCGCTCCACCTTTATTTGCAAATGGATTTTGTGAAGCCTTTATAGATGAACCTGAACGCCTACGCTGTGCTAATAGGTCTGTAAATGCTGTTACTGGTTTCTCTTCAAGTGTGAGAGCTTCTTGGGCTCTAAGTTCCATTAACCTATCACAAATCATACAAAACACGTCAGCTCTATCATCAAACATATTTTTTTGCTTTGCCTCGTGCGACAAATCAAACTGAATTGTCCCATTTGGTTTCTTATATTTTTGTGTAGCAATTAATTCCTCTTTCATCAAATCTAATTGAGTAAGAGAAACCTTTTCATCAAAAGAAACCTTTTCATAACGCATAGTTAAATTGCCGTCTGCGTCAGTTTCTTCAATTTCCATTTCATCTTTTGCGTTCAAACTCTTAGGGAACATTACAAGCCCTTGATTTACCGCTTGTTGTGCTCTTTCATAAGCTTGAACTTTGTCACGTTTAAAATTAAACAAACGTAAATTTTTAGCGTTAGCAGGATAATCTTCAAGGCGTAGTTTCATATACGGGTCAGTTTCATCAATCATGCCCAAGTGAGATTTACCTTTATCATCAAGCCATTCATTCATAAGAAAAGCTGCAATATCAAATCCGCCCTAATTCTTGCAACTTTTTCTTTAAAATATCTTCAATATTTTTTATTTCTGTGTAAGGAATTCTTAATAAGTAAATATTTTTCTTCTTGCAATACTCATTTTTTATTTTATCTCTTCTTTTCGTTCCCTCAAAACTCTTTTCAGCATCTTCTTCTGTTTGTCCTCTAAATCTTACTTTTCTATAATGCTGTGCGCCATCAAATTCGACACATAAGTTATATTTTTCTATATAAAAATCAAAACGCAATAAACTCTTATCTCTACAATCATCAAAAGTTTTTTCTTTTTCAAAAACTAATCCCATTTGTTCTAAATAAAATGCTATATTCTTCTCTCCTGTTGAACTTCTTTTGCAAGATGGGCAACCTCTGTATTTTAAAAGATTAGAAGGTGTCGCTTCCCATTCCATTCCACATATCGAGCACTCGCATTTTATTTTTGTTTTACAATTAATATATTCCCGTTTTATATTAATAGTAGGATTAATCTTTTTCATCTGCTGAATAAATGTTTCTTGATTCTTACGATAAGAATCAGCTTGTTCTTTTTTAGAACAAACTGGGCATTTATTTCCAGCTCTAATATGAGAGGGAGTAGATTTCCAAATATGTCCACATTTCTTACAGCGTGTTTTTATTTTTGTATCTGCACCTTTATAGGTCTCAAGTATTTCTAAATCAGGTCTTTTTCTTAACATTTCATCCCTAAATTGCTCATTGTATTCAAGAGTAAATTTTACTCCTCCATTACATTTTGGACATCCTGTTTGACTACTTAATAATTTATTTGGGGTTGTTGCCCAAATATGTCCACACTTTTTACATTGTAATCGCATTTTAATATTATTCTTTATATATTTTTCTAATGGAATAATATCGGGATTGATTTCGTTTAACTTTTTCTTAAATTCTTCATCAGAATAAGAAAAACTTCCTGCACAAACACGGCATCCAACAGAACCTTCTAAAACACTTTTTCCATTAGCTTCCCATTCATGACCACATTTTTTACATCTGATTTTTACTTTTTCTTTTTGTCCTTTATATTCACTTAATATTATTATATTTGGATTTTTATTCCTTACTTTTTCTTCAAAGACATTTTGTGGCATTAAAGAACTTCTATTTTTATTCAATATTAATAACCACCTTTAACTATTATATTTCTATAATTATAGACTATATCTTCATCTTTGTCAAGTTTTATTTTAACAAAGAGCACACCATTTCAATTTTTTAAATTTACTGTTAGTCGTTGAACCTCATCCTATTCAGATTTTGGATGCTGATTAACCAATTCGTTTAATTTTTAAAACATTCACACTTAAGTTTATTTCATCTTTATGTTGTAGTTCAAACGATTTTAGGCAGTTCCAGCACTTAAATGTGTTTTTAAAAACAAGTCACCTTGTTTCGCGGCAACAGATTTTACCGCCAGCACCTGCATCAATGACAAATAAATCAATGTTTTCATAATCAAGTGCGCCTCTATTATAATCCAACAACATCTTTTTTATCATTTCAATTTGTTGCGGCTTTTGTATTATTGCTTTTTCTCCATTTGGTAAAAGCTCAATTAAATTTTCACAATTTACCATTTTAAGCATAAGACCTTTTTCTTCATCTCTAAATAGTTCAGCTATACCTACAATGCTATTATCAAGTTTACTTGATGGGTCATATGCTATTATATATTTCTTAGTCCCATCATTAAAATATTCTGGGAAGTAAGAATAACTGTTTTTTAAAATTATCGAGCGTTTAACAAAAACATCTTCTCCTCCATCGTTATCAAAAATATTTAGATACTCTCTTTTTGCTCGATAAGGATTTGTTTTCATTGCATCATCAATTACCGATTGTTTAAGTTGTGCCATATAAGGTTTACCATTCATTAAAGGATGTAAACTAAAATTGCAATCTATGTCACAAACAAAGTAATCAGGGTCTCCCAACAACATTTTTTCATAACATAATTTATACATATCAAACAAATAACTATCAATTCCCTCAGCAGAACTAAGGAAAATATTTTTGTTGGGAAGTTGTTTAGGATAAATTTCACTGTTGATACCAGTGCCAGTAATAAAGTCGGTTGATTGAACAGTAAACGGTAAAGTTAAAGCATAATAATCACGAGTTATTTTACCAGCTTCATCATACATAGAACACGAACTTCTTATCCGCACGATATTTTTCGCAACACTATTCAAACTACTAATCGTACTACCATTGTATAAACTTACCGTGTATCCCTATTTACTATGTGTAAACGGGTCTGCTATACTATTCATACGCATACATTCGTTAAAATAAATATCTGTCGTACCACTTAAAGACGCAATGTTTTTCTTCGCTATATCTTCCATTTTGGTAAATGTTTCTTGACTTTGATTTCCTGATGGAGCTAATATATAGCAATTATTATTAGCAAACAGTAAAGACCTTAACATCAGAAAAACAGAAGCCATGAACGACTTTCCCGTCGCTCTTGAGCAAAGCCACACAACTGTACTTGGAATCCAACTGGATAATATCATCCATTTTTGATGGTCAGTTAATTGTATACCAAAGACCAATTCTGCAAATCTTGTGGGGTTTTGTCTACCCCATTGAATTATTTCATTATATTTCTAAAATTGTTCAAGTCTTTTAGGAGGAATTTTATAATCATATTCATTGTAAAGTGGATTTATCATTAATAGCCACCCCACTTTTCTTCGCCATCATAAACTCCCTCTTCCTTAGCCTTTTCTTCAAGTTTTAATTCAGCTATCTCTCTTTTAGCTAATCTAAGGTCTTCTTTTGTACTTGACAATTCTCTTTGCAACTCAGTTATTCTTTTTAATTGTTCAGCAGTAGTAACCATATATTCACTATCACTCATGTTCAATTGATTCATAATCGCCTTGAAGCTTGCATTCGCCGCTTGCTCAATGCTCTTACTTGTCTCAATATCGTATCTATTAGGTAGCCCCTGTTCATATTTAAGTTCTGCCATTTTAGACATAACCCGACTCAAACTACCCTCTCCACGACTACGCCGTTGTTGGTACTTCTCCCGAAAACCGTTATCTCGACTAAATTTAGTAATCATATCAAGTTGCTTATTTTTCAAATCGGCAATAGCTTTAAGTTGACTAATATCGCCGTCACCATACATTAAATTCTTTTCACGTCTATTCAAAACTTCAAGCCTTGAGTAGCCAAGAACAATTTGTACAGCAGCGTTTACTTTCATACCATCCATAGATGCGGCATCATCAAGCATTCCTAACAAAGCGGCATATAGTTTCTTGCGATTATCTTCCTCTTCTTCATAAAATGGGTCATATCCAACCATTGAAACAACATTTCTTTTGTTGATTAAATCCTGTTTACTCCACCCATTTTCAGTATCATCACCGACACTACCATCTTTGCTATTAATAATCTTTTTATCTTTATCCTGTCTATCATTTCCATTTACTCCACTGCCATCAATCATTCCTTGAATATCTTTACTTTCAAGAAATACTTTACCTTTAGCAGTAGCACTTTGATTCATAATAGACATATAACTATCAATAATATGTTTTTTACTATCCTTTTTAGAACACTCTTGTTTAGCCTGTAGATAAATAGTCTCATCATAATAAATATTCAGAGCACTACAGAACCACATCATTGCAACTTGACCATCTTCTTTTGCTTTTTCAAAAAACAAATATTCATACAGTCTCTTGCAACAATCTTTACATAAATGAGTGTGCATTTTACCCGTTGGCTCAACTCTCGCCAAATCCATCTCATTATAATTGAGATAATATTCACCTTGAGGTAAAGGTCTACCACAACAGGTACAAACATATTTATTGTATAAAGGAACATATCTTCCAAAATATTTCATCCACATTGTATAATATTTCTGTAAATATTCAGGAACATTAATTCCACTTTCTTTTTTCTTTTCTTTTTTACTCTTTTTGCCAGAGTTTATTTTATCCATTATATCAGGGGTAACATCATCTTCATCAGCAATAATTGCATCTTGTTCATCAATGCCACCTTGGAAAGCTTTTTCAGCATCAAGATAAGTTTGAAAATCAATCTTATTAATTTCCCCAGTTTCTTTATCTCTAAAAAACTCAATCGGCTCTAAAAAAGCATTTATATCAATAGAATCTTCAAGCTTTGGCGCACCTTCATTACCAATAATGTCAAGCAACGCTTTTTGTCTTTCCGTACCCAAAGCCTTTTTCCAGCCCTCTCCGAATAAAGACTTCTTATTTTGAAGTTCCATTTTCTTTTGAATAGCGTTAATTTCTTTTTCAGCCTTTTGCTATTCTCTAACTCTGGCAGCTTGACCTAATTTAGCCATAAGTCACCACCTTTTAAACCTTTTAAACATTTGAATTCTATTTATATTTTACTCAATAACCTTATACCACAAATCGCCAACCTTTTGATGTTTAGGCTGTTCGGTACTAATAACAACATCAACCATATCTTCGTATACTTCTGTAATTTGTTGATTAGTGTCAGCATAACTTTGGTCAAATTGAGTTTTAGTATTATCAAAATTAGTATTGCCCGTGGTACGAAAATCATACGCAGGCCCAACTTTTAATTCTCCAATTTCAATAGAAGACGAAGGCATGGTAACTTCTTCGCCAGTTTCCTTATCAATAATCTTTCCTGTAGTCGCATCATAAATTCTTGCCATATCTTCTAACCTCCTTCGCCTATATATGAAAAGAGGGTTAATTGAAACCCTCTTATTTTATTGCTTTATTATTTAATTATTTAGTTTTCTTCCCTAATAACATATTCTTCCAGCAATCTTTTCCGCAAATACCATCTTGTGTAATTCCGACTGCCTTTTGATAAGATTTTACGGCTTTAACAGTATCGTTGCCAAAACTGCCGTCAACTCCACTTTTACCACAATCGAAACCAAGATAAATCAAAACTGTTTGCATAACCTTAACAGCATCGTTTTTATCCCCCTTCTTAAGATAAGGGACAACAGACGCAATAGTTTTTACAGAAGGTAATACTGTGGTATTAGTTTTTGTAGCAGTTGTATTTGAAATAACAGGCTTAACAGAAACCTTTTTCTTAAAATCATAAATCTTACTTGCTGTCTTATAATCAGGTGTAGCAAAGCCTCTAATATATTTACCATTAACCTTAATTTGACGCACTTTTACCTGCTTGGAATAATTTCCCTCAATAACATAAATAATATTATTTTTAACTTCTTTTACGATACCCACATGGTCTGCTTCGAGTTCGCAATCTCCAACTCCGTTATCTTTCCAAGCATAAAAAAGAATATCTCCCATCTCTGGGACATAATCATCATCTTCGACCCATTCCTTTTTAGCTTTGTAAAGTTTAATCATACGATTACAGGAACACTCTGGTAAAATATAATTTATCAACCCCACCATCTGTGACCACGCTGAAATCGTAGCCGCACACCATGCCCATGACAAAAGCATTTTTGTGCCTTCAGGTAATGGTTCGATACTATTATAAGTCTCAATTATTTTTTTATGGTTGGCGTCGCCTTGTTTGGTTCCAACCCATGCTTCAGCAGTATCGACGACCAATTGTCTCAACTGTTTTTCCTTTACGGTCATTGCCATCAAGCAACACCATCCTTTCAATTAATCTAACGGCTTGTCTGCGAGATATGGGTTCCGTCTAACATACTCATCAATTTCTTCCTCAGAAACCAAATCTCCATTTTCAATCATCTTTCTCAAGCGATTCTTTTCTCGTCTTTCAGCAAATAATTCTTGAAGATTATTATCTGCCTTTCTATCGGGAATTTTTCCTTCTCCCTCACCAAATAATGACTCATAAGTTCCACGAACATCAATCAGATATTGTTTCGCGGCAACCTCGTAAGATGTTGGCATATCATCTGGTAACGGAGGAAAACCATAATAATCGCGTCGTTTTTGCTCGTTTTTGCGAGACTGTTCAACCTTTTTACGAATTTTTGCATCCGTTTGCTTATCAATATAATCACGTCTCCTTTTATCTTGAATTTCAAGAATCTCTTCATAAGTGAGACGCTGAATTTGGTCTTCGGGAATACCTTTCTTCCTTTGTTTTTCAATCCAGTATTCTTGAGTCTGAACAGACCTATCATGATTTTTTCTCGTTTTGTAACATTCATAAAGGTCATAATTAGCACGAGCCTTTCTACCAAGTTGAGATTTTTCAAACTCGGCACATTGATTAAGGATTTCTTCTTCCGTTAATCCCTCAAACTCAGGTATTTCGGGCAAATCCATGTCTTTTCTATACTGATAAGCCAATTTCGTATATCTGTTTTCAGACCATGAAAAATATTCTTCTGGGTCTACAGTATCACTATCCTTAGCCAATATGGACCAAATAATATTAGGTTGTCCGTGTTTTGCATCACTCCAACCTCTACGAGCTTTGCTATTGTGTTCAGCCTTAAATTTTCCCGTAATTCTCCAAGGGGCTTTAAAGATGCCATATATTGTACCGAAAGACAATTTTATGACTTGTTCACGAGCAATAACTTCAAGAACAGCGTCTTCAAAAGCCTCAACATATTTTTCAGCCTCTTTTTTGTCGGTACTATCCGCATTACGCATAACCATTTTTATAAAGTCATTACGGGTTATGATATCCATTTTCCAAAGACTTTTTCTTGGCTTTTGCATATCCTTTCATCATTCCTTTATATTAAAATAAGGGTTTATTCAACCCTTTCTCCAAGTAAACCTTGGGCGGTCTTGCCGACCTAAATAATATTCATTATGAATATTATAAACTCTATAAAATATACATTTTATTTGTGTGTAATGTATATTTACATATGTTTTATACAGTTTATAATGATACCCCAAAGTATCATCGTTTAAGACAATACTTTGGGGGCAAACGGCGTTACGCCTTAAGTATCTTTATACAGCTATTAATGTCTTATTAATAGTTACTTTGTATTTTACTCTTTTGCAACCTTGGTAAACTTGGCGTAAGGAACTCCCTCACGAGCAGGGATTGTAATCTCGGTATTTGTCGCAGGATTACGTCCCTTACGAGCATCACGATGCTTTCCACCAATCTTAACAACATCGCCAATCTTAACTTCCTCGTTGGCAGCAATAGTCTCAAGCAGGAAATCACTCTGAGCCTTAAGAACAGTGTCAAGGTCCTTCTTGGTAATCTTCAAGCCAGCCTCTTCACACTTGGTAGCAATAGCAGTAAGCATATCATTCTTCTTAATCATAATTTTTATAACTCCTTTTAATCCTTTAAAAATTTTTAAATATTTAATAATTTACCTTTTATTTTTTATCTTTGTCTCTACTCAACTCTGAGCTTCAACAGTCTCTACAACATTACTCTTACGAGCATTGTTTGGCTTCCAAATTCCCAAACCAATCATAATCTTAGCAATGCGCTTCACACGATAGCGACCAGCATAATCAACAAACACAACAGCATTGGGATTATACTCTCCCCATTTCTGTACCTGCGATTCAGTAAATAGCTTGCTTGTGATACCTTGGTCATACTGACGCTTACTAATAATCTGTAAGTTCTGATTCTCATAGAAACCAAGGAACAACATAATCTCTGGCTCTTCAACAACATAATATGTCTTGTCACGAGAAACGTGCTCTTTGTTTACAACTGAGAAATTCTGGTCTTGAGGGTTAAAACCTCTACGACGGTACTTCAAGAGACCTACACCTTCAAGTGCGTCACGCTGGGAACGGGAAATTTTAATCATTTAAATTCATCCTTTTTTCATTAAATTTGAAAGGAAAATATGTTTCCTTCCAAAGTAGAGCCAGAAAAAAATTTTTAAAAAAGTGGCTCAAACCCTTGTGGCTCAAGGGTTTGCGGGTTTGAGGTTTTTCGGGCTTACGTTTCGCCGCTTATATTTTTCTTGTGTTTAAAAAGTAATTTGTTGAAATTGTTTTTTTTGTTTTGACAATCACGACACAATCCTTTAAAACGATGCATAGAAGCATTTCTAACTAATGGTTTTTTACATTTTTCACAATAAACCACTAAATCCGCTTCTTCCATTTTCAAAGTTTCAGCGCATTCTTTACAATATTTGCGAGGTCTCCCACCTAAAGGTTTATTTTTATCAAAAACTTCTTTTCCACAATGTTCACAAACAAACCAATTATATTTATGCTTCTTTAACCAATGACCGCAATTATATAAATCTTCACCCTCAAGCCTCATCCTGTTCTTATCTGTAACTTCTGTATTAAACACATCGAACTTATCAAATAGCTCAAGAATAACGTCAACATTTTTTTCAGTGGTTTTAAGAAAGCCTAAATCTTCAAGGATGTTTCTCTCATTAAGAATATTGTAACTGGTCGGCAAATCAGAATCTTTCTTTAATTTTGAATACCAATCATCCAAATTAAAATAATTCCAACCACCAGCCATATATTCTTTTTGAATAAGACTCCAAACATAAAGAGTAAATAACACTTTAATACGATTAAAATTCATCGGTGTTTTCTTTACTTTAGTAGGAGCACGAAGTTCATTTATTCTATCTCGTTCTTCCTCTGTAATTGTAAAATCATCCTCCAAAGCAAGAAACCAATCGAGAACTTCTTTTGGAAATTCAACGTAATCTATTTCTCTAAGTTTAGATGGATTCTCCCCTTTTGTTTTCCAATCTCTCCAAACTTTGTCAACAGATTTCTTCAAATCTGGTCCATCTTTTATAGAATTGAAATTCTTAACATACCTATTGCATTTTTCAATGCACATATCTTTTACTTGCTTTTTTGAATATCCTTGACTCTTCCAGTATTTTACTAAAAGAGTCAAATCAGTAAACCATTTTTTACCTAACCCTTTTTCAAGGACGGTCTAAATATGTTTTGTTTCATTGTAAATTTCTATCAATGTTTTCAACCTCCACTTTATTTAAATCGACCTTTTCAATAGAGTAATTTTCATATAAAAACTCAAGGGTTCCATTTGGATTCTTTTTGGGGAAATAACACGAATTTACTTTTGTTTTCAAATTTTCAAAGATTTGTCTACCATAAAGCTCCCATAAAATTCCTTTATTATAAGAAGGTTTATCTTCATAAAACAAAGTAATCATATGATTTGCTACAATTTCATCATTTGGGCAAATCTGTTCAAGAGCTTCTTTTAAAGCAGAATAAGCAATAACTTTTTCATTGTTCCCGTCTTGAATTGTTTTTGTATCTGTCACTTTTCTTTTTATTTGCCAATTCTTAATATGTTCTTCAACCGTATAATAAATCTGTTCATAAATCTTTTTATTTATCATAAAGTTTTCACTTTGAAGAATCCTATAATCAAAAGCATCAGAAGAACGTACCCTCTTCTTTATCTCGAAATCAATACTTTCAATATAATGACTAATTCTGTTCATTACACAATCAGAATCGACAACAGGAAGGAAATCGTAATACTGTCTCTTAAACTCTTTTAACTCATCAGTTAATTCTTCTTCTGGCGTATTCAAAAGTCTTTCAAGATTCCAAGCGTTACCAAATTTATTCTTAAGTTTCTCTTCTCTCTTCTTTAGATAATGCTTCAATTCTTTATCAGTTTGAGTATATTTATATCTAAAGAAATAAGGCTTTTTATCAGCAAGAATAGAATTAAGAAACTTCTTCCTTTCTACCGTTGCTTCATCATCTGTTTCTTCTATGTGCTGAAAATTGCGACAAACTGTAGCAAGTTCTTTGACGTTTTGACCAATCTTTGTTTTATCAATCTGTCTTGACTGAGCAGCACACCCAGCCTTTACTCGATTAATCAAAACTTCGCGCTCTTTCGAACCCTCTGGGAAAAGAGGCAAAAGTCCTACTACTGTTGAAATTGTATTTGTACACTAATCTCTTAATTTCTTAAGAGGGTAGACTATATCTTCATCCTCATGGGATGCGTGGCGCTTCCAAACACGGAGTTTCACCGTGAATGTACTCCCTTGCGGGATAGTCGTTACACCTTCACTGCTTGGCACGGGATTGCCATATCTTTCGACTTAGGTTTCCCCGTTAGCAGGTTTACTAAACCCACACCTTAGATTTCTAAGTTCACACACGTTTATTTTTCTATTCATTACTGAATAGCCAGACTACTTTTACCTAATCTGTCCAATTTTAGTTCCGAAACTAAATGTATCCGTTACAAAAAGTTTTTTATCGAAAGCTTCTCTGTCAAAAGTTCCATCTTCTTTTCTGAAAATTTCCTTTTTAGGCTTTTTAGCTTGATATGTTACAACTCTTTGATTTGGATAACGTCCATTAATAAAGTTTGGATTATCAGTGGAAAAAATTATATCATACCTTTAATACCGTTGGTTTCCCAATACTTTAACACATTTTATTTCAAATGTCGGAGTAGACTATATCATCATCCCTATAGGATGTGTGGCGCTTCCAAATACGGAATTTCACCGTAAATGTACTCCCTTACGGGATAGTCGTTTGAGTTTCTCATTAAGAGTTTACCACAGAGTTACCATGCCTTTCGGTTTAGGCTTTCCCTGTTAGCAGAACCTAAGTTCCACACCCTGTATTTACAGGTTCACCACATTTTCACCATAATATTACTATCATGGGCGACAATGTATTAAGCACTTTCGTGCTTTAAATCATCGTAGTCACTACCGGCCCACCTCATAGTATGAGCATCATGACAATTTACAATATAACCACTATAATCATAGCTAAACCATTTACGAGTCTTTTCATTATCAACCAAGTCCATAGGATAATGTTCACTAAAATGAGTTAAAGGACTACGCATAGTATCAACTTTATTAATCCGTCTTTCATTCCAGAAATTACAACACGCTTGACCAGCTTTAAGCAATCCAGTTACTTTATGTCCCGTAATAGATTGCATAAACCCATAGCCATCCACTACAATACATTGAAAATTACCACGGATTAAAATCTTCCGCAAACAAGCCAATTCTATCTTTCTAACAATGAAATCACGAATTTTTTCTTTTGTGTACTTATCATTAAAAAGATTGTGATTTAAAACGAGACTCTTCAACCACCAATTATCACTTGAACTTAAAAAAGATTCAATACTTTTTTCATCAAGATTCTCACCCATTAAAAACAGAAGCGTATAATAAATATTATCGTAACTAACCCCTTGAATATACTTCACAGTTTCAGCACAAACATCTTTCACCATATTATCTGTAAGATTTAACGTTTGGAGAAATTGATAATTTGCTGTATTTACTTCTTTATCTTTCTTAGGAGCATATTTCGTTACACCCCAGATAATCCGATTCTTTTCGCAATTATCTTCAAAAGATTGTTGAGACTCCCAGCTATCCCAAAGTTTAGCCATACCTTCAGTGAGAATTACATCAACTTCTCTTAAATCTCTATCATTCCGATAAACATCTTTTATGATATAATTCCCATCGTTTTCTTCCTTACACCATTCTACAAAGTCAAACTCGTTTAAAGCTCCCTTTGTAAACGCGCAACGGATACAGAATTGGCAAGGCGTATAATCTTCTCCAAGGTCTTTGCCCCAAACTTCTGCCATAGCAGGGCTAATCAAACCAGAACCATCCCAACAATTAAATTCTACATCCATTGTACGAGGTTCTATTATATCATCTTCATCAGGTGGCTGTTCTATTACAAAATCAACATCAACTGGTCTAACTTCGCAATAATCTTTTACAATACAAAATCTTGGTTTTGTAACTTGCTTTGTTGCACTTGAATATAAACCAAAATAAGCATTGTATTTGCTCGCAGCGAGCGGGTGAAACATATCACGTCCATTATCAAGCCTATCTCTCACTTGAATACGAATACTATCAAGAGGCTCAATTTGCTTCTTAAAATCCTCCTCATTTCCACTATCACAAAACACTACCGTACTTACTCGCGCTTGAGAAGCGGAACAAGAAATTCTTTTAAACCAACGACCATTAAAAAGGAAACCCGTTTCATAAATCTTTTTATAATCTGAAACACTGTCCATTGTTACGGTAATATACTGTGAAATATACATCATATCATAAATTGCTTTTTGATATGCCGCCAATGCCGCAACTTCAGTCATTCTTTCCTTTTTATCTGGATAGATATATATATCTTCTTCTTTGGTTTTGTTTAGTTTCTTTTTCTTTTTTAGTTTGTCTCGTTTATTATACCATTCATCAACCAGAGCATAATCAACAACCTACCCTGATACGTCACGAATACTTTTTAGCATTTGAGAATCTGCTAAAGATACTACGAGACCACTTTTAAAACACTCTTTAAACGACAAATTAAGTTTATACTTGTTGTCTTTCAAAATTGTACTACTAAGCTTAACAGTATAAAGTAGATGCACCTTAATTTACCTTTCTCAATTTATTTTTAAAAAATTACTCGTCTTCTTCCATATCTTCAAGTTCGCTAATGAAATCATTAATCTCATCATCTTTAGCAAACATTAAAACATCAACAACCTGACTTAGATTATCACAAACATACAAATTCTGCAAGCCATCTTTGTAAGTATAATGCGAATTATAATTTGCGTCAAGGTCATTCTTTAGAAGAATTTTTACACTTGCATCTGTATCTTTTAAATTAAAATAATAATCATCAATCTGAATCCGACCAAGCATTCTTACAGAAGCCTTATCTTCATCATGTTCCAAACCATAATAACCAATTTCATCTTTATGACGCGCAAAGAACGGAATCGAAAAAATCTTGTCAAACTTCTTTTTTAGATTAACCTCATCCCGCTTTGTTACCAATCGCCAATTATAACTATGGAACAAACCATCTTGACTATCTTCATCCAATTCAAAAGCATCAATCAATTCTTGATTCGGCTTGTTACGTTGCCAAAATTCATCTTCACAAAACATATCAAGAACTTCTTGAACATCCAAATCACGCTTAATACTCTTAAAACCCCAATCTTTAATATCATCACGGGTCTTATTTAAGCCATAACGGTCATTAAGCATTTCAACTATTGTTCCAGCACTCCATAAAATCACATCGTCAATATCCAAATATACTGTACGCTTTGCTGGATTAATTTTGCCTTTATTTAAAATAATCATATTAATTATCACTATGTATTTGCTATAAGTATTGAGCAATTACATTTTACTGAACTCCTTTATCTTAAAATTATTCTATAGCAATAAATCACCTTGTCTTTCTGAATGTCTACTTTTTTGTTATTTCTTATCACCAATGTCTACTTTTTAAGTCTGTATCACATCCAATGTCTACATTTTGTATTGTCTTATCTGATTATCTCTATTATAACACACTATCTATGTTTTGTCAAGAAAAATTTCAAGTTCGAATTTCTCTTAAAAACAAAGGTTATCAACAAATTTAACCCCTTATAATTATCACAATCACTCAAAAACAGACATTCTCAACCCCGCAAAATAAAAGTTGAATTTTATTTTTCTCTTTCCTATTTGCATTTTTACAAAAATGTTAGCGTACCCACTATATACACTATATGGTACACTAACAAAAATGTTAGCGTAAATTAGCTTTTAAAAATTAACGGTCGCAAAAATGTTAGCGCAACTTTTTTCTAAAAATTCTACTTTTTCCTTATATTTCAATACTTTTTTTCACTTTTCCAAAATCCCTTAAGATAATACTATAAGATATAAATATAAGATAGATAAATAATACTATAAACTCCGCATAAATGCGTCGCCTTTTTCGAAAATTTTTCTTGACATTTTATTCTAAATGTGGTATTGTACTTTTAGCTCTGATAAAAGAGGTGATGGTTTGAAAGAATTATCAGAAGTGTTTATTCCTATTCCAAATGGTATAATAGAAGCAAGTATAAAGGTAAACCAATGGATACTACCTGTATATTGTTATTTGTATATCAATAAAAATATATTGGGTACTATTGATACTACAGTAAAACTTATACAAAATGCATATTTTACTCCTAAAAACAGGTCTCAAGAAAAAGAAAACAAAGAGAATATAGCTAAAGCATTATGGCTTTTAACTTCTAACATGACTAACGAGAATCAAGATGTACTGTATTCATCTTTAATAGACATAAACAAATATGAAAATTTAAGTGAAGAAGAAATCACTTTATCTGAAGATTTAAATTTAGTGGAATCTTTATTTAATAAATTTGGGGATATAGATACTTTTATCAAATCTTTCCTTACTATTAAAATTAATTATAATTGCTCAAAAGAAAAGAATTTTACAAAATGTTCTATTGAAGAATATATGTTTTTTAAAAATTATTTTTCATCTATTATGGGGAAAGATAATAAAAACAAAATAACTGGATTCCAATTAATGTATTCTTATTTTCTTATTAAAGCAACTATTTCAAAGAAAAGAAAATTTAAAGATACTTCATTTTTTGGAAGTGGATATGTTACCACTCTGTCTTTAAAAAATTTTAGAAACTATTGTCAATTTACTTCTGCTAAAGCCGAAAGCGTTTTATCAGAATTAGAAAAATATAAGTTGATTGCTATAAACAAAAATATTATTGATTTACCAAATTAATAGAAAGTGAGATAAATATTATTAAATGACTGCTATTGTAGGCTTTACAGATAAGAAAAACAATACTACTTGGATTGGTTCAGATTCTCTTGGTAGCAATGGATTTTCCAAGGCTGTTCAAACTAATCCGAAATGTTTTCATAATGATACTCTAAAAAATGTTATTATGGGAAGCACTTCTACTTTTAGACATATTGATTTACTCAAATATAGCGAAACTCTTTTTCCTGAAATTGATAAATATAAAGTAAAAGAAAACGAAATTAATATCGACCATAAATACATGGTAAAAACTTTTATTCCAAATCTGGTTAATCTATTTCAGCAGCATATTGTCACTGAACTTGAGAAAGATAGAGGAGCTAATTTCCTCATTGGTGTTGATGGAAAGCTTTTTCAAATTCAACCAGATTATTCAGTCCTCGAAGCTAAAGATGGATACGATGCAGTAGGTTGCGGAGAATATGCTGCATTGGGTAGTCTATATAGCACTACTAAATACTGTCCTAAATTCACTCCTGTTCAACATATTACAGCAGCCCTTGAAAGTGCCGAGAAGAATTGTTGCGGGGTTCAAAGACCGTTTCATATTATTAACACTAAAAATGATGAGGTAATTACTGTTGAGTGAAGGAAGTAAAATGATATGCCAAGTTTTATATGGCTTAGTAAATCTCTATAGTAAATTTGGTTCAGATGCAATTCTTGTTATTCCAAATGAGTTTAATTTTGCTATGAAAGGCTATATTATCTGGGAAAAAGGCTGTATTTCTATTACACCAGAATACCAAAAAACTTTTATTAATGCTGTTTCTATTTGTAAAGCTCAAGATACTTGGAATAGCGATACTAATGGATATAATTTCTTTGCTGATAGTTTTTCTAATTATTGTAAACCTTTATTAAAAACTTTAGCAAAAATTGAGCCTGAACAAGCAGTTGAAATTAAAAAACAATTTGAATGGTTTGTGGGAGAAATTTAATTCTCTCACTTTCCTTTTATATGTTTCATTTTTATTTTCTGATAAAAATTTAAAATTTTAAAAATTTTACTTGACAACCATTTTGTTTTGTGATATAATAAAAGAAAAAATGTAAAAGGAGTCTTATAATCATTTATGATGTATCTTCTTAACAAGTTTTTCAAAAAGAAACTTACTGCAAATGAGATGTTTGAAAAACTTGGATTTGTGATAGACCAAGACAATCCTCGTTTTGGATGTCATTATTCTCGTTATAACGCTCGATACGGCTATCTTCATAAGGTAAGTATTATTTATAAATATCCTCTTGAAGCAAAAGAACCCTACATTCTTGTTCAAAGTTATCAGTATGATAATGATGCTATGGTCGGTCTTACTGACACAGAAATGGAGGCTTGCATGGCAAAAATTAAAGAAATGAAAGAATTTGCGGTTAAGAATCCAGATAAAGTGAAAGGATTTAGAATCTCATGAAAACCAAATGGATTAAAGATAAACAAGAAATTTTGAAAAATCAAAATTTAAATAATTTATCTATTCAATCAAAAGAAAGTATTCGGCATATTAAGAACAATATTGAAAATAATACTGAAAACAATGAAAAGATTGATACTTTTTCTGATTTTCTTATTGATATTATTCGCAAAGTTACGATGAAATATAATCTTTGTTGTAAACTTTGGTCTGGACTTACTCCGATAGAAGTAAAAACTAACTTAAATGGAGATTTTATTACTATTTCTGATGTACTCTTAAAGCAAATTTTACTGAAATTGCCTGTAGATAATCAACTTGTTTTTAGGACTATAGACAAAGACACTGATTTCTTTATTGGTTTTAAAATTAATTGGCTGTATCAGTGCTATAAAGAATTCTGTGAAATTTGTTCTGGTGAGGGTAATTATGAATTTAAAAAGGGTATGTTTTTTGAAAATTACATCTTTCCCAGAATTGAAGATAGCTGGAACAAGTTAATTTTTAGGTCTGCTTCTTGTTAAATAGTCTATAAAGAAGTAGTAATCCTTAATGAAATATTTTGAAATATAAAGGAGTTTAAATTATTATGAGTTTAACTGCACAGCAAAAGCGAGATAAAGAAGCCCGTATTCAAGCTCGAAAAGAAATTCGAGACCAAAAGAAAAAGGAAATTCGTGAAGAAAAAAGACTAAATAAGGCTAAAGATAGTCTTAGACAAAGATGGGAAGAAAATGGGTGGAAGATTGAAGAAAAGCCGATTGAAGTTGAAAATGAGGATAGAAAAGAAAGATACGAATACCATTTTAAAGCTGTAAAAGCGTGTGAAGATAGTTCCCACTATATTTGCGTTGATGGTTGTTTATTCAGAGATGATAAAATTGATGTGGTTGTTAATGCAAGTTTCTATCTAAAGGGTAAATATTATCCTGCTGAAATAAGACAGCCTGAACTTGGTTTGGCTTATGAACAATATCGTAGAATAGAAAAAATACTAAAAGAAAAATATGCAGAGCTTAACAAGACCGTTGACGAAGAAGTTGAAAGAGTTGAGCATATTATTTCTAAAGTCGAAGACCCTGAGTATCGTCATGGTAAACATAAAAAGTATCATAAAGAACTTTTGAGAGAGTTAAATAAGACTCTTGATAGTACAAAGAAACAGGTTAAAGATAAAAATCCTAAAGATAAAAATTTTAAAGATAAAAATTCAAAAAAAGGTGATTCTTAATGCAAAATTTTATTTCTGATAAAGTTTTAAAACTTAATGATGTTTTTAGTGCAGCAGGGTGTAAGTTTATTACTGATGGTAGAATTCGTTATTTTACTCCTGTAAAAGATAATCTTTCAAATGTAATTTGTGACTGGACTATCTCTCTTGGCGTTATTAATGGAGTTGAGGGAACTAAATATGAAAAGTGTGTAAATATTTCTGTGAATCCAGAATGTAAGTCAACTATTCGTATTTATACAAATGTTCTTAAGGCGACCCCTTCTTCTACGGCAGATGCAGAGATTAAATATGAAGTATCTCATATGACTTATTCTGCTATTAGCGGAAGTACCTTTGAATTGATTTATAAAATGAATCAAGCTTTGATTGAACAAATGAGAGAATTTCTGGAAAAACGTGGTGGAAAAGATTTAGCTGTTGTAAATAGTGAGTCTGAGGTTGTTGAAACTACTACGTCTACTACATCTACTACATCTGCTACATCTACTAAACAATCTAAAACTAATTCAAAATCTAAGAACACAACAAAGACTTCAAAAACTAAGAAAGGTTAAAATTATGTCTTGCTATTTTCACGACCCAGACCGAAAATATTTTAACGCAAAATCTTATAATACTATTCTTAAAAATATACAAATTCTTCACGAAAGCGATTTTGGAAAACAAATGTTTCGTTCTCAGCAAGGATGCGTTCCAAGCCATATTAAATGCGATTTAAAAAATGGAACTATTTATCTTAGTATGGACGTTAGCTATTATCAATCTGAAGTTTGCTCTGATGCTTCTGAATTAAAATGCCACTATGGAGCATCTATTCCAGATGATGCACCTACAGATAAACTTTTGCAAATGTATTGCGGTTTTAGTTCTTGTAATAACCCTTGTACACCTTATACTGCTGTTGTTCTCGGAAGTGAATTTTTTAGAATGGTTCCTTATTTAGTTACTTATGATAATTGTGATATGTATGACTTTATTAAAAAGGAAAGATATTACTATTATAGAGGTCGTGGATATGTCGGTTGAATATAAAATGTGGGAGAGTGTATAACGCACTCTCCTTTTTTATTGCGTTTTTATTATGTTTTTATTTTTAAAAAATTTTTTAAAAAAATTTTAGTTGACAAGATAAGAGTTTTATGATATAATACGGCTATAATGTAAAATAGACTTTATAGTAGTATAATATTTTATAAGGAGTAATATCATGGGTGAAGATAACTGCAATAATATTACTTATTCTGTAACAGATAATCCTAAATTTTATATTAGAGATGAATATGGAAACTTGAAAGAGTTTGGTAAATTCGCAAGTATTGATGCTGACTTGGTTACTTGTGGTGAGGGGTCAAATTTCTTTAACGATGAAGAAGCTAAACATATTCGTACAATTACAAGTGATTGTAGCACTTTTAAAAGTGATATTAATAATATTGATTTAAGCTTTATCTGGGGTGATAGTTGGGTTGAATATAAAAAATGTGTACGGGTTGCTGAACTTAAACAGCATCTTTATCTTGAAAAAAAGAATGGAAATCTTTTGAGCGCCGTTGTTCTTGAAGGGCTTAATAGAGGATTGATTACTGTTGATGAGGCTTTATATTTTGTTAGTAATGGTTGGAAAAGAATGCACGGATTTCCTGCCATAAGATATAGAGGACTTGGAAATCGTAATAAAATGTGCAAGAAAGCTGTTAAGCAAGAAATTATTTGTGATATTTATAATAAGAACCTTAGTTATCTTTGTCAGTTTATGTATAACAATCAAACTATAATTTATAAGCCTGATTATTTAAATGATGCTATGAGTTTTGATGATTTTTGTGATGGGATTATTAAAGGGTTTAATAAGTTGTGGTGAATTAGATGGGTTATATGTATAAGGTTGATAACGCTAAAATTACAGAGCGAATGATAGAGCAAATTAAACAAAATGAAATGCTTGATAGAATCGCTGATAAGGTTTATGTTGAGTATTTGAAAAGCGAAAATAAGCGTCTCAGGGACGAAAATAAATATTTGAGAAAATTGATTGCAGGATATGAAGAATATATGGGAGATTGATTATGGCATTTGAATATAGATTTGGTAAAAAGAAATCTGATACAAATATACCTGAACCTACTATCAGTCCAGAAAAATTAGCTCAGATTCGTAAACAAATGCATGACCTTGGTTTTAAAACTAAAAATGATTTGGAAGAAGAAGTTAAGGTTTTAAAAGAAGGTAATATGTGGCTCGTTCAAGAAAATGAGTTTTTGAAAAGTAAAGTGGAAAGGCTGGAAAATAAGATTAGAGTGTTGAAGAAAATTTATGATGTTGTTAAGGTTGAATTTGTTGATGGGGATTTGGATGTTGAAAATGAGGATTGAAAAGAGAAACGAAAAGAAAATGGAAAGAGAATGAAAAGAAAATGAATAATAAAGAAATTATGACTGTTATAGATTCTGAGCATTATCATGAATTGCAGAATAAAGCTGAAGCTTTTGATAAATTGATTGAAATTGTTTGTCGTGATGGCGTTAAGTTTCATCAGGAATGGAATAAAGAAGAGATTAGAAAATGTGTTAAAGGCGGAAGTGTTAAGGTCGGAGAGGTTATTGGAGAATGGCATGGAGAGATTAAATTTGATGGTGATGAGGGACAGAAGGATTTTAGTGAGTTTGTCGGGGGTATGATTGACGGGATGGATAGGGAACAGAAGAGGAAGGTTTTGGTAGAGTGAGTAAAAGATTAAAGGATAAGAGACAAAGGATAAAGTTTTAGATATAAATTTAGACAGAGCTTCGATTAGAAGGCTCTGTCTTTTTTATTTTTTTGTTTTTAAAAAATTTTTTAAAAATTTTTATTTCTCCCTTTACTTTCATGTCATATGTAGTAGAAATACAAAAAAGCGAATTACGGTAATGTAATTTCACTTGTTTCTATCTTCAGCAAAGTCAAAGAAATGAATGACAAGCTCAAAAACAAATCATTCATCTCTTTTGCTTCATATATTCCTTTATTCCGAATTAAATTTCCAGCTAATTCGGAATAAAGGAGAATGAATTTCTGTTTCTCAGGCAAAACGAGAGAAACAGAAATTCCTCAATAGTCATTATGAAGCCTATAATTCATATTGACTTTTATCCTCGAAGAAGGGAGGATTTACAATGTAGATTGTAAAATCTATAGATAAGAATAATGGTGTAATCAGCTATAGCATTATTCTTGATGGTTCTTGGATTCTCTAAAATCCTTGAATCTCCTCATAGAGAAGAAATATAGGTTTCTTCTCTATGTTTGTATTATATCACTTGATAGGTTATTTGTCAAGTGTTTTATAATAAATATTTCTTATCATCGTCAGGTTACAAGACGTTAAAACCAGAAAGGAAATCAGTCATGACCAAACTTGAAAAGAACATCCTCAATGCCATCGAGGACACCAACGCTACCAACGCCAAGATTGACCTCGGCATTGTCGAGGACAACAAGGGTTACGCTATCAAGCGTACCAATAAGATTCTCGCTCTGTACTGGGGTGAAGATAAGGTTGTTGTCCTTGACAGCAACATTTATTCTTCACTCGCAACCGAGCTGTTCGTGGAGTATATCAAGTTCTGATATACTAAATCCCGAAACAGGGAGAGAGGGTAAAATCTCTCTCTGTCTGTCGTAGCTGGTTACTACGGCACTGATGATGGGAAACCAACACAGAATCTTCACACCAGAAAGGAGAACAGTAAAATGTTCGCTCTCATGTTTATCTCTATCGTTTTCAGTATCATCTTTTCTCTTGGTATCGTTGCTGTAATGGCAATGTACCTTATCTATCGCCTCACAGGAGGCAAGAAGAGCTTTATGTGGTACATTCGCCACATCTAACTCTTCAACTCGTCTCTAAAGGATTCAACGAGTATAAACAAATGAGTCCTATTCCACAAGTCTCGGCAATAATAAATTTTAAAGTCTCCCTTGAGAAAGGAGCGAAAGGAATTAAAAAAAGTGAATACGGAGATGCGTAACAAGGTCAACAAACTCATCCACGTAGATGGTTACTACGCTGTTAAGAGCAATGATATGTATCGCCTTGACAGAGTGAAGGGTAAGTTAATTGCTCTTCTAAAGGACTCAAACGAGTTAAAAACCGTTATAAGAGAATTTGACCGTACAATGTATTATTATTATAATACATTGCATTGCGTGTAAGCATTGTTAAAGCCCATCATCATAATTGATGGTGGGCTTAATAGAGTGCTTAGTTCGTAGCTAAGACTCCATCCTAAAGTGACCAATTAGGATATTAATAACAGCTAACCCCACTTAGCTTGTTACAAGAAAGGAGGAATTCATGGAAGACAGTCTTATGAACAAAATGAAGATTGATGCTATTCTATTATAGAATATCACTTCTGAGTTTGAATTTAATTGGTATACGCAACACATGAGTGTTGATTCGCTAATTGAATTCTTCCAGATTGATGTAACTAAGTTAGACTTAGACTAATCATCCATGTCAAAGAGGTATGAACTGGTCAAACATATCTCTTTGATATTGCTCGATTGAGCGTTGTTAGAGCGTCAGAAGGAGATAACTTCTGACGTTCTATAGAGTGCTTAAGCAAGTCAAATCAGCACTCAGAAAGGAGGTAGTAATATGCGCATTACTATCGACGTTGTACGTTAGTACAACATAGTGGCATTCGGTATTATTATCGGAGGTTATCTGGTAATAATCTGATATAAATCCACAAGAGCAGTTAAGATTGATGTGACAGCATCTTTCTTAACTGTCTCTGATTATAACACACTTGGCTATATTTGTCAAGTGTTTTATATAAAGTTCCTGTAAACAATTTTATAAGGCTATAAGCCGAAAGGAGAACAGTATGGATTCTAATATTATGACCAAGAAATGCAAATCTCTGGTTGAGATGGGGATTTGTAATGGCAAGTCTTGTAAGACTTGTCATTACAATGAAGAGAGTAAGCCCAAAGAAATTGCTCAGTCCATTAACTATGGCGCAGTTAAGCGCTATAATCAGTCTAAGACTGGCAAGATTTACCGCACCGAAGTGATGCGGTTCTAATAAGCATTGTTAGAGGGACAGAGCTTGATAGTTCTGTCCCTCCATAGAGTGCTTATTTGTACTCTAAATATTTTATTTAGACAAGGAAAAGTCTATAACACCAGAAAGGACACAGGATTATGAAGAAGAAGGTCAACATGAACAGCATCAACAGCAAGAACACTCTCGGCGTTGAACGTATCAAGGTGGATATGAACTCCACATGGGCTAAGACGGTTCTGATTCCCGCGCTCAAAGAGATTCGTGAGAATCCTTCCCGTCCTTGGACGATGGTAAAAGTTCCTCTCAATCTTATCAATCTTTTTGAAGGACAGAGAGACCTTAAGCATTCTTATTTGTCCATTCTCCGCAATTTTGACTATAAGCGGAGTGAAGTTAAATCTCTCAATTTCCGTGATGGGTATCTTGAATGCTGGGATGGGCATCATACCATTGAATCTCTTAATGCAAAAGGATATAAATGGGCTTGGTGCAGGCTCTTTGATGGATTAACCGTTGAAGAAGAAGCTTATTTATTCATGCACCAGAATGATGGCGTAACCAGAGTTTCCCCCGCAGATATGTTTAACTGTGCTCGAAAATTAAATCTTGAGCCTGCTGTTTCTATTCTGAAAATTTGTGACAAATACAATGTCACAGTTGGAGGTAAGAAGGGCAGTCTTCGTAATATCACCGCTCCCAGAAAGCTTCTTCAGATTCACGATGAGTTCGGAGATGAAGGCGTTAATTATGCACTCGCGCTCATTGATTTGAGTGGCTGGGCTGACCACGATAGTAAAGCTTTCGTGGAAGCCAGTCTCAACATTGGGTATCAGGCTTATAAGCGTTATGGAAACGATATGCTTAAAACAATTAAGCTTGTTAAAGCTCTTGAGCAATATGACACTTCAACTGATTTTATCGACGCACAGCGAAAGGAATTCAAAGATGTTTCCACAAAGCATCCCGAAGGTTGTATGGGGCTCTTTGTTGAGAAAGTCATTGAAGGCAAATAAAAAAGAAAGAACGACTCCCGCAACGAGTCGTTCAATCTTTTCCATTCTAAAAAAGTCGCTCCCGTATAGTGCGACAATCCCTCAGTTAGAGGAAGAAAGGAAGGTGATTCAATGAAGAATCTAAAGTAGCTTGACTACAAATTCAATGTTTACTATTTTACAATAGTAAGCTGTGGCTTCATGGAGCTCTAATTCATTGAAGCCAATTCCTACAAACCAATAGCCTCAAGGAGTGAGAGAATAATACGGGATTCCTCACTTCTTGAGAGAATTATACCATAACATTTAGCGTTTGTCAAGTATTATTTACAAATATTCGGAGGTTATGAAAAATGAAAAATCAGGTCAAGGAAAATATCGGTCTTATCGTTGCTTTGGTTACAACCCTTTGCAGTATCTTCATGTTCTATCTTGGATGGGACATGGGCGAAAAGTCCTATGCCATCAAGGACACCACTCTCTACTCTGAGGAAGATTTAACTGGCTCTTATAACGTAGGTTTTGAGGACGGCTTACATGAAGCTGAAGAAGCTTCAATGACAAACCACACTGAGATTGTAGAGTCTTGGCTCTGCAATTTAGAATCTGTTACTATCAATAACGAAGTGGTTCATATTATTGATGGGAATGGAGAAGAATGGGTCATTACCACGGAATAAAGTAAAAATCAAAAAAGAAAGAGCAACCTGCCCGTTGCTCAATCTTTTTCACATAGTCCTTCCCGTATCGCAGGACAACCTCTCCGTCTTGAGAAAAGAAAGGAGTGAAATAATATATGCGAAAAATGAAGTAGCTTGATTACAAATTCAATGTTTACTATTACGTCGTAGTTTTGACTGGCTTCATGGAAGTCTGATAAATGAAATATAAAGTAAACTGTCCCTACAAACTAATAGCCTCAAAGAGTATTGAAAGAATACGGGATTTCTTTACTCTTTGAGAGAATTATAGCATAACTCTTAATATTTGTCAAGAGAAATTTAACAATAAAAATAAAAATGAAAAGGAGAGAAAGAAAATGACGCTCAAAGAAAAGCAGGAGTATCTTAAGAAGAACACTAATCTCTGCGTTACTTGTGGAAACAAAGAGATTTGCCTTTACCATAAACAGTTCAATACAAAAAGAGTAGAATATTGGTACAATCATGGAGTTTACTTCAAGGTTGACCAATGCGCTCATTACAAAGAAAAGGAGGTGGAATAATGCCTATTCAGCGCAAATCTAAATACCATGTTAAAGCCTACATTGCACAGCTTGGAGGTCAATCCAAGCTATATGAAGGCGACGTAGTAGCAAGAAGCATAAAAGATGCTTACGCCAGATTTGGTTATGTTATTAAAACAACCAAGATGGGTTTGGATTCTTCGGCTAAAGTGACAGTCAAACCTGTTGACTGTTACTTTAAGTATTATTTCTAAACAAAAAGACAAGCACTCATTTGTGCTTGTCTGATTGTTCTTATCACATAAGAAAGGAGGACTTCCAAATGCGTAAGATTTAGTCAATAAACTATTTCTTCAATGTCACCGTGGTGTCACATATCCTCGGTGGTAAGATTGAGGTCTAACAAGTTCGCCACAACTTAACCCAATCTCAGTTAAAGAGCTCTGAGTTTCATTCGCTCATCTCTTTAACCGTTGAAGATTATAACATAGTTTATTTAGCTTGTCAAGAAGAATTTACAAAAAACTTGAGAATAATAAGGAGAAATCGGAAATGAAATTCACAGCTTTTTGCCCCAATCCACATTGCATTTCCCACAAGTTTGTGGTAATGCAGAATGACATTGTCCAATGTAAGAAATGCCAACAGCTCTGGTATCAAAAAGAGTTGAAAATCTGTTCCCAATTTGATGAGGACGAAATGAAAGTTATGGGTAAAATTAAAAAGGAGGCTAAGTAAAATGTCTGCTATGACAAACATGACTACACGCTATATGAACGAGGCTATCAATAACATTGATAGCAACAGCAAGCTCAATCTTTTGATTGATACTCTTGAGCAGGCAGATATTAAAGCTCTGCTCAAAGGTGATACAATCACCGTTTTTCGCAAATTCCAACTTAAGCGGATTGAAGATTATTGTGCTTCAATCCATTTCCCGATTCGTGTTCAACCTTGTATTGATACAAGTCTCGGTGATTCTATCTGGGCTTACAACATTAGTAAGGTGTTTGATTGCAAAAGGAAGGAAGAAAATCCCCAAAGGGGCAGATATCATTATTAATAACAAACTAAAGGAGGTGAAACAAATGGGAATGAATGAACATGAAGTTTTTCAAGCCCAGCGTCACAATAAGATGGTAAAGGGACATGGAAAATTCCGATACTATACAAATCGAGCCTTTAAAGATTCACGCCTTAAAGAGAAGCCCAAGAAAATCAGTCAACCTTTGAAGGATTTGACTGAACGTTATATTCATCATGACGATGAGTATTATATGTATTAAAAAAGGAGAAAAAGAAAGGAACAGGGCTAAACCTGTTCCTAATCTTTGTGAAACTCAGTCCCGTAACTGTTCACATAGATACAACAATCAGAAAGGAGTGGTTGTTGATGCGTAAGCTAAGATAGCTTGATTATACGCATAATATCTATTACTTTGTAATAGTACTAACTGGTTTCTTAGAGCTGTAATCTAAGAAATTAGAATGCGTCACGAGAGATGAAGCAAGGAAGTACGGGCTTCAAGTTTCATCTCTCCACCATAAAAACTCCAGCCCCGTAAGCTGTTCATATAAATGAAACCCTTGTCTAAGGAGGAAAGGAGATGAAAGCCATGTAGAAAACTAAGTTTGTTGATTACAAATTTGGCATTTATTACTATGTAATAGTGCTTACTGGTTTCCTTGAGCTATAAGAGAAGAAATCAAAATTAATATCCTACAGAGTTGAGAGGTTACGGGTCTCTTGACTCTGTAGGTATTGTAACACATCAATAACCACTTGTCAAGAACTTTTTTAAAAAAAGAAAGGAAATTATTATGACTAAAAACAAAATTTTATCTTTTTGTCTCGGTGAAGAAGACAGTACTGCCATCTTCTGCGAATCCCGTGAAGAATTTTTTCAGTATATCAACGAAAAGATTGATGAAGCTGAAGAGCGCGGTCAGGAACATTTTGATATGACCATTGAGAAGACTGAATGTTAAGGAGGAATAAATAATGATTAAAATGGTTCAGGATTTAACTCGCGATGAGCTTAATGAGCTCAAGTCCAATTTCTTTTACCAAGATGAAACTCAGGATATTAACGAGGGTACATTTAGTACCCCCGAAGAGATTCCTGATGAAATCATCTTTGAACACTATGATGGTGTAACCTTTGTAGAAGAAGATTTCTTCTGCAATGTCCATTAAAATAAGCTTAAAAACCTATTGACAAATCATCTTAGATGATTTAAAATAAACTCAAATAAAATTTTGGAGGTATGAACAATGAAAAGCAGAGAACCTATTCGTCACATTTGGCAGAACTACGAACTCAATCTTAAGGATTGGAAGGAGGGATTGCTTGAAAACAGGGAGCTTAATAACCTCCCTGTCGATGTTGATGACAACACTCTCACGGAAGAAATGTACGAACTCAATTTCGATTATCTCGATGATGAGCGTGTGAATCTCAATATCAACACAGAAGGTCGAATTGTCTGTCTTGCAGACATCGGACTTTGGAATGGTCGGAGAAGGGGCTACAAGCTCTACGGTCACAATATTGGAGAATGTCTTAAGTTCTTCAAGGATTGTGAATACGCTGACTTCTATGTGGATAGGTACGATTTTAGATGCGACCAGACGCATCATGATGGAAGTATTTTCGGCACGTTTAGAGAACTTAAGCCTACTATCAGCTCTGACCAAGCGGATAATTTCCTATGGAAAGTGCATAATGGCACAGCTACGAAGCAAGACATTACGAGATATACTCGTTCCCTTGCTCCGTATATTAAGAAGGTATATGGGTGGTAATTCCACCCTTACCATAAGTCACAAATTATTTTATTAAAAGGAGAAATAAACCATGAAAATTGATAATCTCGACATTACCGAACTCAGTTACCTTGATGCTCTTAATATTCTCAAGAGAGATTTAAAGTCTGATACTTCTATGCCAAATGAAGACAAGGCTAAGGCTCGAAAGCTCGTTGATGAACTCTTTGCGCTTCTTTGGAAATATTCTGCCTAAAAGATAAAGGGGAGTATATCTCCTCTTATTCTTTAAAAAAGGTTTTAGATTATTTTATCTAAAGTCCTTGACAAATCCAAGATTCTGTGATATAATTATCTCAACAAAAACAAAAAGCTGGCGAGCTTAAACGCAGAAAGGAAATATTATGGGTATTCTTCAGTTCAATAGTGAGAAAGTTGCTCCTATCGCCTCTCGTTTTGATAATGTTCAGCGTACTGTTTTCACTGATGGTGTAGGTAAGGACATCACCTCTGCTGGCAATCTTGCTCAGGCTCTCGAACTTTCTGGACTCAATTACAAGGTTGAGAAGTTCCCCTTGCAGTTTACTCAGCCTGTTGTTCAGATGATGGGAGATAAGCAAATTATGATTCAGACTCCTTATGCAATCAAGGATAAGGTTGCAACGGTTCGTACTGATACCATGCAGTCCCTTGGCATTGTTTCTCCCAACTATGAGATTCTGAATAACGAGGATGCCTTTGACTTCCTCGACTCTCTCGTGGAAGAAGGTGCTCACTTTGAAACCGCAGGAAGTTATGGAACCAATGGAGCTAAGAACATCATTACCATGAGTACGGATGGAATGAATATTCTTGGCGATGATTATAAGCCTTATCTCCTGCTCCAAAACTCCCATGATGGAAGTAGGGCAATCTCCATTTCCTATGTCAGCATTCGCATTTTCTGTTCCAACTGTCTTGCTCGTGCTCGCAAGGGAATGGTGAACGAAATCACTATTCGTCACAGTTCTTCTATGAATCATAAGCTTGAGGCGGCACGTCTCACTCTTATGGGACAGAAGCAGTATCTTGAGGAATTCAAGAAGGAATGTGAGGAATATGCAAAGATTAATTTCAGTGAAAATCAGTTCTTTGAGATGGCGAAGGAACTGTTCCCTGTTCATGCTGAGGATAAGGACATTATCCAGATTCGTAACCTTTGTCAGATTGATTATCTGATGAAGTGCTATAAGGCTAATGACCTTGACAACTTTACTAATAGTGGAATTCGTGCTTTGCAAGCCGTAGCGGACTTTGAAAGCCATCCTGTCGCGCTTCGCACTGCAAAGACTCCTATGGGCTTTACCGCTGTTATCAATGGTATGCCTCTTCTCAATCGCGTGTATGATATTGTGGGCGAGGCGGCGTAAGCCTCACCTACTTATCAAATAAAAAGTCTATTTTAATTTAAAGGAGAATTATCATGAACAAGAACGAAGCTATTATCAAGTTAAACCGTATTGCCAAGGGACGTTTCTTTAATATGGGATATGTTTCTGATGTGCCTCTTACGGCTAAGGCTAAAAAAGAGGGAATCATTGTCACAAAGAAAACTTATGGAACTTTTAGAGTGGGAATTAATCGCCTTAATACAAAAGCAGTTAAAAACAAAATGGCACAAGGATATGTTCCCCAAGCAAGAAAATGGGGGGAATATTTAGACGGGTCAGATAGAATCCTTACTCATACAGACAAAGAGGGGCAAACAAAATTTTATGTGGTTTTGCATTCTACCCCTAATCATTCAAAAGTAAAGTATTATCTCAATGGTAATCCAATTAAAAAAGATGTTTTAGCTTCTACTGGATATGTGCAAAATTCCTATTTTAACAAGCTATCAGAAAAACCCGATACTATTACTGTCAATTTGGCAAATATTTCATTTATTGATAAACAAGGAGATTAACAGTGGACAATAATAAAGAAATAAAAATTGGAGATGTTTATGGTAAATTAACTGTTATAAAACAATCATCTACTGTTCCTGAATTATGGGAATGCGAATGCCAATGCGGTAACACGCAAATAGTTAGAGGATGTGAACTTAAAAATGGCCATATAAAATCTTGTGGTTGTTCTACTCGCAGATTTGAAGATTTAACAGGCAAAACTTTTGGCGAATTAACTGTTTTAAGACAAGACAAAACAAAAACAAGAGTTTATTGGATTTGCCAATGTTCTTGCGGTGTTCAAACAAGCGTAAGAGCCACTCATTTAAAAAGCGGATTGATTGTTACTTGTGGTATTCATCAAAATCATAGAAGGGGAAATAAATATGAGATAATAGATGATATAACAATGGCAGTTATTCCAATTAATAGCGACACAAAATATTATTTTGATAAAGAAGATTATGAAAAAGTTTGTACTCATACATGGCGAGTTACTGAACATGGGAATTATCTTAGGTCTGCTGACCAAGAAAATATTGCTTTTCATCATTTAGTAACAGATTTTAAATGGAAGATTGTAGACCACAAAGATAGAGATGTAACCAATTGTAGAAAAAATAATTTAAGAGAAGCATCTTCTGCTGAAAATCGTTACAATATGTCTTTAGCTAAAAATAATACAAGTGGCGTTATTGGAGTATACAAAGAAATAAAACCATCAGGCACTTTAACTTGGCGTACCAGAATAGCTTGTAATGGATATATTTACAGAAAAACTTGGCGTTCTTTTGAAGATGCTGTAAAAGACCGACTTCAAAAAGAAAAGGAACTTTTTGGGGAATTTGCTCCCCAAAAACATCTCTTTTCTCAATATGGAATTGAGGACTAACTAAAGCAAAAGACAGGTAGCCCACAAACTACCTGTCTTTTAGTTTAAGCTCCTGCAAAGCTTAATTCCCTCTTTAAGAGAGAAAGGAAGTGATTCTACATGAGTAAAATCAAACATATTGATTATACTTATAACACCTGTTAGGTCGTTATTATTAAGCATAGGAATTAATCCACCAATTTAATTTCTTGCACAAGTCACAATCTATCTGAGGTTGCAGGTCTCTTTTAGATTGTGATTTGATTATAACACATTTCTTTTCATTTGTCAAGTAAAATTCACAAAAAATATTTGGAGGTATTTAAAATGGTTAGAGAGTTTAGAAATGACAATGGCATCACTTATCAGATTATCGCTGAAAACAAGAAACTTGACCGTACCTTGCTTTGCAACTGGACTAATGATGGAACTCCTCGATATATCGGTGCATGGGGCATCGACCATCAGCGTAAGTATTGGGCTCAAGGTCACTATTTCATGGATAATCTTCAGGCTGCTGTTGATTATGTTTATGGCAAGGATAACAAGACAGACAATTCTGACCATTATGTTTCCATTGGAGATTTTGTTCGCACTCTTTCTAAGGAAACGCAGATTGCAATTTATGATACATCTAAAGGAGAATGGATTGTCGGTTGTGATTGCGCCTATGATACGGTGGGGTTCTGGAATTGGGATAGTCTTTCCGACACCTTGCTCGTCGAAAATGTTGAGCTTCATCATGACCCTGATGCGGGAGATGGCCTTTGGATTGATGTTGCACCTGACCCCAGAGATTGAGAAAGGAGCAAGCCTACACTTGCTCCAAACTCATAAACAAGGTGTCCACACACCTTTTCATATAACTTCATTTTAAGAAGGGAGATGATAAAATGAAGAAAATCATCTGCGTTGACTATTAGTTCAATGCAGTCGCAATTGGAATCTATCAACACCGTAATTAACAGTTGAGATAGTGAGTATGATATACTATTTGAAGCTGCGGATATATCGCGCTCTGTGGTCTGTCATTACCTTTCCATGTCATAGTATTGGGAATGTGGATTTTCCCTCTCACTGTGAATAGTATATCATACTCTTTCCTTTTTGTCAAGTATTTTTTCAGAAAACATAAAAATTTAGGAGGTTAGTATTATGTCTTATACTCTTTATCATGGTTGCGTTAAATCCTCTGTTGAGCCTATCGTTCATGGTGAATATGGGAATGACTTACACGATATTATTCACCCTTGGACAGTATCAGATGGAACGTCTATCTTTTTCCATGATGCTACTCTTATGAAAAAATCTGAATGCATCTATGATGATGACAACGAAACAGCAATTCAATATTGTCTTGAGCGTTGTAATGAACAGGCTCAGATTCAGAACGCTTGCCTACCTCATCCATTTGATACGACTTGTGTTCTTGAAATTACGTTCTATACAGACAGCTTCGATGAACCTATTAATTCTTGGGAGGATATTTGCGTCCCAGATGATAGTTGTCCCAATATGTATTCTGCTGTCTGTATGTGGGCGGATACATTTAACCAGCTTGTTGAAGAAGGAAGAGTTAAATTTAAGGTTCACGAGTTTGAATTCTTCCCAAAATTAGCTTTATGCTATATTGCTGGATTAACCGCTAACAACCCCATTTTCAACAAATCTTGCCTTTCAATGAATGAACTTAAAGCTTGTGAAATTCTCTCAAGTGATGGTTTTTTCTGTGAAGATTTACTTCATCCAGAAAAAATTGACGAATATGAAATTTTACCCATAAATTTTAAAGAACTTTAAGGAGGTTTATCAAAATGAAAAACAAAGTCTATCCTGTTAAGTACGCAAAGAAGTCCAGCATTTCCCCAGCCCTTAAGTCTCATATCGAAACTTTTCCCAATGCAGGTCCTCATCCCAATATCACGGGTATGAGACGTGTTTGGGGAGAATCTAATCAACGTAAGCTTTTTCTCATTATGATGGGTTCTTACCTTTATAATGTGAATTGGGATATTTATTCTCAGATTTAACCATAAACAACAATAATTTTAAGGAGGATTTTAAAATGGTTAAGGACAACACTTACAAAACTTCTGGTCACTTTGGTCTTTGGAGCATCATTGATTTTAAACGTATCAATGACAAGGTTTATTGTCTCCTCGAAAACAACAGCTTAGGAGACGAAACTCCTTGTGTTGTTGTCGATGGAAGTGAGGTGAAAATGATTAAACGCAAGATTGGAGCCGTTCCTGAGTTCCAGAAAGAAATCTGCGAAACTTATGACGGACTCCTTTTCGCTTTGAACGAGAATGAAATCATCACAAACGATGAAATGGAGTTTCTTGAAAATGGAGGTGAGGAATGTGACCCTGTAAAGAAATGTCCCAAATGTGGACGTAATCTTTATCCGTCCCAGATTGATGGATACACTTATCAATGTTTCCACTGCGACGAAGATTTCTACGACATTGAAGTTAAGTGAATAAGGGGTAGATAACTATCCCTTTATTTAAGCATCCAAAAACAAATTTTAATTTAAAGGAGAATTATCATGGAAATCAAGAACACTATCAACAACATCAAGGTCACTGTCGAATACGATACTCACGAGGATATGGAGCTTACTATGGCTTTGAATAAGCTAACAGAAGCTAAGAATGAATTCATGAACGCTGACAAATTCTACACTCCTAAAATCGAAGCTATGGGAGAAGCCAAATGGATGGCTATTTGCGAACAGCTTAAGCCTCTTCTTAGGGTTATGCAAGAAGCTAAAATCGACGCTATTCGCGTTTTTTATTCCGCAGATGATACAGCGATTCAATATAGCATTGCAATTAATGCAAATACTGAAAGTATGTATTTTATGGGTTGTGGGTGGAACGAGAATCTTTCTATTGCTCATCCCACTTTTAGTCCTAATAACTCTTTACAGGCATTTGGCATTAGTAAAGCTGGTTTTATCACTCGTTGGGAAGAATATAACATTTACACAAATCTTCGTAGCAAACTTATACACCGAATTGAAGAAAAAACCGAAAGAATGAATTTTAAAACTAAAAGCCTTGTTGACCACTTCGCAGATGTTCGCGACCATAACTGAAACCAATGTCTAATATTTATATTTTAATGGAGGAAAGTTTTATGCCTACTGTTCGTACTCTTATCCCTCAGTCTTTCTCTCGTAAAGACACCGCAAACTACACGCTTGACGATATTAGAAAGGAGGTGAATGAAATTTGTGTCTGGTTGGATTATATCTGGGGACACGAAAAGCAAATGCAGAAAGTCCAGTTCTATCTTCAGTGGAATGAAAAGCCCAGACCCAAATCCATCGGTCTTTGTCATAGAGACCATGAGTATAAATATGTACTCACATTCTCCCATCGGTATTTTGAAGTCGCTCTCCCCAAAGGAGTGCATGAAGTAATTCTTCATGAGGTTCTTCATGCTACTAAAGACGGAATGAAACATACAGGCGAATGGAAATATAAGGCTAATTATGTTTCCAATTTCACAGAGTTTAAAGTAACTCGATGCATTAGAGAAGAAGATGCTCCTGCATGGTTTGCAAAGGAAGCTTCCGCTCAACTTGGGGGTATAAAATACCAAATCATCTGTCCTGACTGCAACAAAATTGTTGCTACAAGAGCAAGAGCTTGTAAGCTCATTCAAAATCCGCAACGTTATCGTTGCGCTGTTTGTGGATGTCGCAACCTTCAAATCAAAACTTTGTTCTAATTTTTAAGGAGAAAATAAAAAATGAAAAAGTATATCTCTACGGGCTACGCATGGCTGGACAACAGCGAAGTCAAAACTCAGCTTCATATCTACACATTGGATAATATTGAAGAATGGTATGATATTACCGATGTCATGACGACTCAACAGGCTGCGCAAGAATTCCTTTCTGAATTGGGATATGTTAGTGATACTATCCCCGTTGAACCTCTTGCTGGAAAGACATACACAACCTATGATATTCACCTCGCTGGTGATTTCCTTATCGTTGAGGAAACTGCTACTATTGACGTCTAAACAACGTCCAAAACAAATTTAAGGAGGCTACAAACATGGCTAAATACAACGTTATTTATGGAGATTATTTCTATCTTAAAACCCTTCATGACGAATTTGGGCGAGAACTTAAAGTTTTTGCCCCTGTCGTTGATACAGGAAAGTATATCATCGAATGGAGAGCTAATACTCCTACAGAACATTTTGATTATGTTTCTGTTCTCATTCAATTTAATGCTCCTTATATGTTGCGCCTTACAGATGATACTTATAATATCATCAATGTCTTTCGTCACGGACGAAATTATAAGTCTCCTAAAATGACAAATAAATATCGTCTTGTCATTGACAAAATCGCAGCACAGATTCGTTCCAATTAACAAAAATTAACAAACAATTCAATTTATTTAAGGAGGTACTACAATGTACATTATTCAGTCTGACATCACTTCTAAGAACACTTCCATCAATTCCAAGAAGCTTCCCGCTATCTATAATCGCTTGGATTGGGACGCTCTTCGTGAACGTTGGAATAAGCTTACTAAGTTTGACCGCACTCCCATTGTTCTCGATTTTGGTTGTGGTCGCTATACTGACCACATTGAGCATTTCCTTGCTACTAAGGGTTTTATCTATAAAGGATATGACCCATTCTGGAAAGATGAAAATGAAAACCATGATGCTTTAACTTGTGAGCCCTATATTGTTATCTGCTCCAATGTGTTGAATGTCATTAATGATGATATTGTTTTAAATGAGTTACAAAACAAAATCAGAAACTTTTCTTTTCTTATTAATCTTGACAAAAAGCAATCTTTATATTATATTAGTATTTACGCAGGAAGAGGAGATGGAATTGGGAAAACAACAAAAAAGGATTGTTATCAAAGAAATCAAAAAATAAATGAATACAAATTAAATTCTGATTGCATCAGAAAAAATACTATTACCTCTAAAGGAGGAAAGAATTTTTTATTATGAAGAAAATTGGAGAAACTTATGGACGTTTAACCATTGAGGCAAAAGACGAAAAAAGAAGCAAAGAAAAAAATGCAACTTATTGGTTATGTTCTTGTTCTTGCGGTAATCCAGAATTAATTTCTGTAAGCAATGGTAATTTAGGTAGGGGTATTAATAGTTGTGGTTGTTTGAGAAAAGAGAATATTAAAAAATTAGGGAAGAAAAATGCCGAAAAAGAAAGAAAGAAAAATAAATATGATTTAACAACTGAAGAATACGGGATAGGTTGGACAGATAAAGGTTATCAGTTCTTTTTTGATTTAGAAGATTTTGATAAAATTAAAAATTATTACTGGGAGGTTCAAAAAGGAACAAATGGCTATCTTTATCTTCGTACTTGTATTAACAATACTAATTATACTATGAGCAATTTTATTATGAAAGGTAAAGACAAGAAAAACAAAACAATTTACGACCACGAAAATCAAAATTCTTTAGACAACCGCAAAATTAATCTTCGTATTGCTTCCGTCTCTGAAAATGGGATGAACGTAAAAATAAGAAAGAACAACACTTCTGGAATAACGGGAATATATCAAGCCAAAGACGGGAAATGGGTCGTTTCAATAAGAATTAATAAAAAACGTACCTATTTAGGAAGATTTAAAAAGAAAGAAGATGCTATTGTAAAACGACTAAAAGCAGAAAAAGAATATTATGGAGAATTTGCTCCTCAAAAAGAATTATTTAAAAAATATAATATTTGAAAGGAATATAATTATGTCAGTCTTAAATTGCCTCTATAAGAACACCATTACTACTGAAAATGGTAAGATATTTCTTAAGTGATGCATAATATAAGAAAAAAGACAGAGCTTTGAACTCTGTCTTTATCCTCAAACTCATTGTGAAAGGAGGTGATTCAATGTAGCAAGTTATATCTGTTGATTATACTACGAGTGTAATCCAAGTGTTCATCATCAAACACCGTAACTAACAAAATGAGTTACAAAGGAGAGAGGAGACCAATTCCTCTCTCCATGATGATATTATAGTATATCTTAATCCATTTGTCAAGCAAAATCTTAAAAAATTCTAAACAAAAATATTTTTAAGGAGTTGTAAACATTATGGCTACTGTTCATGTTTCTACCACTAACTCTAAACTTGGGGCTGCTATCCCCTCTATCAACCTTCCCGCTATTGTAACTTGTCGTCCTGATGCGCCTTGTTTTAAAGAATGTTATGCTCGTCACGGCAATTTCTTATATAAGACAGTTCAAAATAGTTTAGCAAATAATTTGCTTGCTTACAAAGAAAATCCTAAACTTTTCTTTTCTATGATTGCAGAGCAGACGGGGGATTATCGTCGGTGTCGTTGGCATAGTTCTGGAGATATTGTTGATGAAAATTATCTTAAGGGTATGTGTTGGGTTGCTCGCAAAAATCCTCATACTATGTATCTTTGTTTCACAAAGAAATATGAGCTTATTAATGCTTATATTGAAGCAAAGCATCTTATCCCTAAAAATCTTACTATTGTTTTCAGTGCATGGAAAGATTTTATGCCTACGAATCCGCACAATTTTCCAACGACTTTTGTATTCTTTCCTAAACAGCCTGAGATGAATAAATGTATTCCTGAAGACGCTATCCCGTGTGGAGGAAAGTGCTCTTCTTGTTCTTCTTGTTGGCAGTTGAAAAAAGGACAAAGCGTATATTTTAAGAAACATTAAAGGAGACAACATGGGTAAACTTATTGATTTAACTGGGAAAACTTTTGGTAGACTTAAAGTTTTATATAGGGGTGATGATTATATCACCCCTAAAGGACAACACAAACCTACTTGGTGGTGTGAATGTTCTTGTGGCAATCCTAATTTAATAAATGTTACAGGAACTCATTTAAGAAGTGGACATACTACTTCTTGTGGTTGCTATAACATTCAAACCACAATAGAAGCAAATTCAAAAACAAATGTATATGACCTTACAGGAGAATATGGAATTGGATATACAACAAATACTAATGTCCCTTTTCTTTTTGATTTGGAAGATTTTGATAAAATAAAACAATTTTGTTGGAGAGAAGATAATAGTAAAAATGGTTATATTGTAGCAAGGGATATAACACAACCACACGAAACTAAAATTGTTTTATTACATCGAATTATCATGAATTGCCCAGATGAAATGCAGGTGGACCATATTTTTCATGATGTAAAAGACAACAGAAAGTCTAAGATGCGAATTGTAACTCTTGCTCAAAATAATTATAATCGTTTACCCTATGAGGGAGAAAAAATTCGTGGTGTTTATCCAAAGAAAAATGGAAAATGGAAAGCACAAATTACTTTTAAAGGAGTGGTACATAATTTAGGATTATATAATTCTAAAGGAGAAGCTGTCACCGCACGAAAAGAGGGAGAGAAAAAATATTTCGGTGAATATGCCTATCAAGAAGAAATGTTGGGGCAAGAAGATTAAAATGGTTGTATTCCGTCAGCATTGATGTTATAATGTGAAAGGAGGTGGTTTTATCTGATTGTAGCTATTATCATCATTGTTTTCTTGTATGCAATCTGTGGCAATATTCCTAATAATGTCTATGGCATTAATTTCTTAGACGCTTTTCTAATCATTAATGCTATCATAGGGTTTATTTATGGATTTGTTGCTACGATTCCCAAGAAAACAAAGAATGGAAACAAGAAACGAAAACAAAACAAAAGGAGGTGATTACACATTACTCTCACAGGTTGGACTCTCGTCTTGGAATTTACTTTGTTCTTGTTCCTTATTCATTCCATCAACTAAAACAACAAAAGCTGTCCTAACGGCTATACGGGGAGAATGGAGTTTGTCATGATTACCATCATCCAAAACAAATGTCGCGCTACACTCAAAATCACCAACGAAGACACCTTTGAAGAAGCTACTGTGATGCTTCAAACTGATAAGGAAGCTAATGAACTTATGTATAATCTGCTTCGCGGTCTTATGAAAGGAGAAAATTAATATGTCTATCATCATGTCTAAGAAGGAATTTTTCACTCAGAATATGTCCAATCTTAATCCTATCGCCTATATTTCCGCTCTTGGTGGTCTTGAAATCTACAAAATCGAATACGACATCAACGATTCCCTTTTCTGTGCCGAAGGTGCTTGGATTGGTAAGAAAAACAATCCTAAATGTCAGCACAAGCTTCGTATTTATTCTAATATGAATGGTGAAGCTTATATCAAAATCCGTGGACAGCGTTACAAGCTTTGCGATGCTATCCGTACTTGTTTCAATTAAAGAAAGGAGGTAAAACAAAATGACTAAATGGATTCGCTCAAACAAATTCAGTGCGGAGAAATACCCTGTGTATTATCACCCTACTGATGAATATGCTCTCGCTAAAGAAAAATATCCTCTTCCTCATTGGGTTTTGCTCAAGAAAATCGAACACAATGAAGAACGTGGAATTTCTCGCTGGGATTTCCTTGAACATTTCTTAAGCAATATTACTTTTAATGATGCTAAGAGATGGTTTGAGAACAGTAAATACAATGTATACAATACAAACAACAAGGAGGTTTAACCATGAACACCACTATCGACTTTACTACACCTTCACTCACAGAGCAAAATAATGCCATCATTACTGAAGCCTTAAATTCTATTTTGGCAGAAGCTGTTGAGCATTTTAACCAAAAGCGAAGCTGTCGTCGCGTAGACGATGAACGCTATTTCTTTAAGAAATCGGAGGTTGATGCTGTTCTATCTAAGCTTTTACACCCTGAATGGGTTAAGGTGAAAATTGAATATGATGTTGACGGCGTTACTCCTTTCTGCTATACTATGGATTACAAGGTAATTCATCGTGCTACCAGAAATAAAAAGAATCCCCAAATTAAAACCATTAACGAAAATACAGAGGAGGTTTAATTATGTATTGGGTTACATTTTTCGATGGAAGTTCTAAGGTCGTCTCTGATTTTGAGCTTGATGAAATCTTAGAGATTGAAGATTCTCGTGATTCCATCGTTGAAATTCGTGATATGGACGAGGGTATCATTCTTGATACTCAAAGTCTTATCTATAGCAAACTTCACTAAAACCCATATTTTCATCGAAAGGAGGTGATTTTATCACAGTAGAAGGCGTTATTATCGTTTTGGGTACTGCATATTTAATGCTGTACTACTTCCTGAATAGGGAAGACTGATTCTAAAAAAAGGAGAAATAACCTATGGCAATGTTTGCATTCTCGTTGGTTTGGGTTTTCTGGTGGACAGGAGCCATTCAGGCTGGTTTTGTTGATGGTTTTCTGAACCCCGTCAGTTTGTCCATTCTCGCGTTTATGATTGCTTTTATCATCCATTGTGAGAAAGAAATCAAACGTGAAAAGAAACAGCGTAAGCAAAAGTGGGCTCAAGAGAGAGCTAATCTTCCTCCAATCATTTCTCAGGAATATGAGAGTGTTGAGGATTGGTTTAATTCTAAAGAGCATCATCAACTTTGCTATCAACTTTGCAGAATCCCTTGAATCTGACTTAGCTTTAGCACATTTCCTTTCCCTTAAGTTGTAATACAATGGGTTGGTAGTGGGTGGGCGTATTACAGCTACAAACTAAAAGAAGCCGAAAACTTGCGCTTCTTTCCTCTAACGGGGTTCTATTAGTAGGCGGCTTACCGAGGGGAGATTCTGATTTGCGCCCCCCTTTTTAATTCCTTCTTGCGGGGAGATTTTTTTATTCTAACGGACCCGCCCTTTTTTTCACCCCTTAAAGCCCTCTTTTTTAAATCTCGCGGCCCACTTTTTATTTCTTTTAATAACGCCCCAATTTTTTAAATCCACGTCCCCTGTATACTTTCATTCTTTTAACCCTACCTTGCCCAAATTTACATACTTTTCATTTATCTTAAATTCATTTTATCCCAAATTCATTTCTATACCCATCATAATCTTTTCAAAACTCATTTAACATAAATAAAAAGTACCCCAAGAAGACCCGTCTGGTATCTTCAAGAGGTACTTTTATGTCTGAGCCTAAAGATTAAAACAGGCTCACATTTTAAATAAATTGTAAAGCTCCACACCTTTACATTATTTTACTTTTTATTTTTATTGTTTCTACTATTCCTCATTCTCTGAGAAATAGCTGCTCTCTGTTCATCGGTTAAGTTTCTCTTCTTGGGCGCACTTGGAGTCTTGTACCACTTCATAGGCACACTCACAGTAAGGCCATAAGCTTCACCTGTTTCATGACGATAATCATTTTCAATCTTAACATCATCAGGATAGTCTTTCAAGAATCTTTCCATCTTACGAACTTCGGGAGGATAGTTAGAATACCAATAAGCACGTTTGTCATCTCGTACCATGTTCACAGCGGATTCAAAGAAAGAAGCCATAATATTTTCTCCTCAATTTATTTTAATTTATTTTAGGTTGTTTCTATTTATTTAGATTTATTTCGTATTTTCTTCGTATTTATTTCACATTTAAAATTATACTCAGAAGCATAGTATTATTACTTATTTAAACGCTCAAATTTCGCTTCCAAATCTCAGCAGTATGTTTATACTCCCAAGCCATTAGGACGTTATTTTGAGCGATTTTATAATGATATAGATAAAGGTTCTGATGGACTTTTTTGAAGATTTGAACTATTGTGTCAGTGGAACACACAGAATGATACATAGTGATACAGAATGACATTTTCATTCATTCTTTATTGAACTTACATTTAGCTCCACCATTAATCAAATATTTGTCTACAACATCACTTAATCCTTTAGCACATTCATTACATAGAGTAGGTACATCATTCTCAACCTCTCTATGATATGAAGCTACAGAAGTAAGATAAGCTAAATTAACTCTAAATGGATTTGTGCTTACAATATCTTTGCCACATCGAGTACAGATTGGATATTTCTTTGAACTGGGCTTTCTGCCTTTCTCTGTCTGTTCTGTAGGCTCAATATTATTTGAGCTCATTTTATTTTCAGGCTTATCCTCCAAAGTGTCATCCAAAGTGTCATTAGCATTTTCTAAAGTCTCATTTTGAACCTTTGGCTCATCGACTAATTTAAACGGTTCTGTTACTTTCTTCCTTGGTCTTCCTCTTGGCATTTTAGTCTACCTCATTTTAATTTTTAATATTTGTAGTTTCCATCAAGCCAATCTTCAAGAAGTTCTCTCATTCTCTGTGATGGAATATACAACTTAATTGGCTCCCCTTGGCGTATTGCCGAACGGAATAACCATTGAATCAATTCTGATAGAGCAAACAAGTCTTGGTCAGGATTAATTCCCCTATTTGTAAAAAAGTTTCTTATAAATGGGTCCATATAGATATTAATTAAATATGCACATTTATGTCTATCCCTATACTCATTTGTAGCTCTTGCTGTACAAGCCACAAAACAAGATTCTTTTGAAAAGGGCTTTTGTTTAATCATATTTTTATAAACTTTAAAGGTGGTCCAAATTATATCAGACGATGAACTGCATTTGCATTTATTGTGGAAGAAATTATAAGTATTGTTACTTAATTTTTTCACGGCATCACTATTTGAATTTAATACAAAAGTATCATACCATGTTGAACAAAGAGCAGATTCAAGATATTTTTTCGATTCATTGCTGCGATAAAAACTTCCTATTTGATTTAATTTTTCATCTTGTTCTATTTGAATTAATTCTTTCAACTCGGATGGAAAACTTAAATCAGGAGTTACAAAAATTTCATCTTTAAATTGGTATCTTGGCGCACCAGTTTCTAAATCTCTTTCGCTTAATTTCTCTGTTCGTAAAAAATAATATTTAACATCAAAGTATTTGTAATAGTTAGCCTGATACTGTCCATCAAACATATAAGTTAAAATGAACACTTTTTCAAAAGCTTTAAAAATAGATACAGGGAAAGTCCACATAATAATATTTACATTAATTTCATCTGGTCTTCCGCCATTATCATAAAATTCTTTTAATTTTTCAGCCGTAGTTCCACTTAAATAAAGACAACCACAATACGTTCGATATAACATATCAAGCCATTGATTTTCTCTGTCGCTTTCCTTACTAATCTCTTTACTTGGCTTTTTAGGCTGTATTTTATATTTATTTGCGGTTTCAGCGCTTACACCATCTTTAAATAAAGGAGACTCTTTATTCGCAACAATTTGATTATTTTTATCTATCTGAACATATTCAAACGCTGGATTTAGCAAATTATATAAGTCGTTTTTATTGCAATTATATTTATCCACCACATCTGCAACTTCGTCCATTATAAGAATATATCCGTATGCTTCTGCTATCTTAAAGTTCTCTGGTGTAAACATTTGAAATAATACATGAGTACACGCAATATTCCTTCCTTCATCAAACAGTCTTTGAATATCAGTCATCTTAGACCCTTTTCCTAATTTAAAATCAGGCGAACAAAAATTAGCATTGGGACAAGATTTTTTAATTCTTTCAATTTCTGTTAAATAAGGAGTAACATATAAAAATTTATTCCAAGGAGGACTATTATTAATATATTCTATAGCGGCTTGAGTTTTTCCTGAACCACAAATAGAATCACAAACTAATACAGGCGGATTTTCTCCTTCTTTCTTCCTATGCTTAAAATTAACTGTTTTTAATTCTTTTGTTTTATATTCCATATTCACCTCTCCTACTTTTTGTCCAAATCGGCTCTACCTGTATAAACTACATCTGTATCTATAACTATCTATATAATAATATTAAATCTTCTTTTTTTAATTTATTTTATATTCATATATTTATTCACTTTTTATTTTAACCCTTTTTTCTACCCTTATCTTTACGGCTACCTCTTTTAAACCCTTATAAAATAAGGACTTTATTTTTATTTTACCCCTTTTTGGTATTCTGTTTATCAGAAGGGTACGAATAAACATACATAAAGAATGTATAAATATTCTTTTTTTTTATAGAACATAGAAAAAGATGGAAATTTTATTTGAAAAATAAAACTCTATATATTTATAGGATAAAAAAGACCTGCCAAATAAAATCTTACTCCTTTTTTGAGTGAATAAGGGGTTAAATTTAAAACCTATAGCAGAAGTTATTCTACTCCCACTATAGGTATTATATCATATTATTTTCTTTTTGTCAAGTGTTATTTTTAAAAAATATAAAAAATATTAAAAATATTTTAGCCTTTCTTGCAATACAAATAGGCTCATACCTTTCAGCATGAACCTGTTATATCATATTTAATTTGTATTGTCAAGCGCTTTTACAAATTCTTCCTTAGTTAATATAGGTCTATTATTCTTACTATTGTCAGCTACTCGAAATACTATCTGAGCATCTTCTATACTCATTCCCTTTTCAATAATAGGTGCAATATCAAAATGCTCCTTAACTTCACTCGCAGTCAAAAAAGGTTGTGAATCTCCTGCTTTGTGATTCTCTTTGATTACTTGATACAGAGTCTCTTTAATTTCTCCACCTGTAGTATAAATATCCTCTGAACCTTTATCCCTAAAGAGATTATAAATGTTAGCCCTCTCTCCTACTTCAATATAACCATTGATAGGCTTAATACAGGTTAGAATAGGAAATTCCTTCTGCTTCTTTAATGCAAGCTGATTTAGCTTGTTCCTCTGCTTATATATGTTCGGCATATATTATATATGTACTCCCTCTTAATTTAATTTAACTTTATTTAATCCCATTTTTATTTAACTTTATTTAATATGGATTTAATATGAAATCGCTTTTATCTCAAATCCTTTAATCCTTGTTCCATCAGGTAATTTCAATAGACTCTCTATGCTGTCTACAGCAATCCCCTGCGGACACTCTTCAATGAAATGCAAAAATAATAACCATTGATTCTTAGGAATATAATATCTCCTTGTCTCAATGAACTTTACATTCTGGTCATTTCCAGTACGATTATAAATGTTTATGAAAAGATTTTTGTAAAACTCACCTTTGAATAAAGTCTCTCCATCCATTGTCAACTGATAACGGTCAATGTCTAAAGGTGCCATTTTTATAACCCTCTTTTCAGATAAGTTTTCAGATAACTTCCTTGTATAACTTCTGATATAACTTCTGGTACTTGAAGTATGAGTTTGCGCTTTCGTAACCAGTTTATTCAGAATTTTTTAATCCAGTTTAGAATTCAGGCTGTTCTAAACCCTCATACCCACTTACATTAATAGGATATACTGTCGTCAAGGTCTTCGAACTTTTTCCCTCAAAAATAAAAATGTGTCCTTTATAATAATATGCTTTCGTTGCATTGGATTTGAAATATACCCTGTTCTTTAATGCTAAAAACTCTGGATAGGTTAGATTAAACTTAGATTTATAACGGGTGTTGTAATTGGATAGAGTTAGAGTATGGATAGGTAGCCCCTTGAATCTCGCTGACTTCGTTAAGGTTAAAAAATCTGCTTTGCGTGTTATTGATAAACGTCCATCAAATCTCATCTTTGCGTGTGAAGATATACGAATCGGATTTACTGGCATTTTGTTTTGCACCTCCATATATTATAATATTATAATGTATATCCTATGTGTAGACTATGTGCAGACTATGTGCAGACTATGTGCAGACTATTCCCATCCCCCTACGCGAACGAAGTGAGCATAGGTGGAAACTTAAAATGATTTATAAACCTGCTTCTTAGGATATACATATTATAATATATAGGAGAGAGGTTGTCAAGAGATACTTATGAATTTGTTTACGATTTTTGGTGGGGAATGCCTTAGTGGGGGATAAAAGATGAAAATTGGGCGAAATTTTGCGTGTAGTGGGGAATGGTGAATTTAAAATGAGGGATTTTTAAGAGGTAAGTGGGGAATTAAGATAAAAATGGAAAAGAAGGAAAATTTTTTTAGTAACTTTTTGTGGGATTGCGCTCCACTCCTCCCTTAAAAAAGACCAGATTACAGGGAAAATTCCCCACTTAACCCTCACACAGCCAAAGCCTTAGTGACTTGAGATTTCTCCAAAAGGTATCAAAACATTCTAAAACATTCTAAAACATTCTAAAACATTCTAAAACATTCTAAAACATTCCAGATTTTTAATCTTTGCTCTTTATTACTTTTTATCCCCCCCTCATATCTTTTTATTCTCCCATATCTTTACCCTTCACAACAATGTCAATCAATTTCCCTAAGCTATACCCAACTACAATATAATTTTCACTATCAAAATCTACAATGCCATCCACATTTTTATGCTTTTCAAGCACCCACATTTTTTCATTTCCACTATTATAAACGAGTCTTACCCACTCATATCCCATACAAGCAAACTTTCTCAAATCTTCTAAATCACGCTTCATTTCGAGAAAATTGCCAAAATCATTACAAGCGGTACTTATAGGGTCTAAAATTTCAAAAAAAGAAATCATCTTATTTATCTCCTCTCTTCCTTTTCCATTTTTACTTTACAAGCAAAGGGAGTTACTTTACAACTCATTTCCTCCAACACTCTCTGCCCACTCTCACCGAACCTATAATATCCAACCATACCATCACGCATTCTATCCAACATTTCTTCCCATTCACCAATCCAAACTTCACTACCATTATTATCATCGAATTTAACTTTACGAATTCTAATAGTTTTATCTTTCAGAAAAACACTTTCATTTAGATAAATACATTCTTCCAATAGGTCCTTACAACACTCAACAAACTCTCTATCTTTATCATTATCAAGAGCAACTTCTTTAAAAGAGTTTACAACATCTTCACACCAAAAAGATACATTATCAATCTTAAAATAGATTGGATTATCAATATAATTCAACATCATCAATCTGCTTATCCCTAATTTGTCTAAACACATCAACTAAATCTTCCAACACAAGAATAATTCTTTCCACGCCTTTTTGATTATCTCCATTCCACTTGTTAAGACTATCATGCAAATCATACATCAAAATTTCAACCTTATTTTTAGTTCTGGCATTTTCAACCTTGTTTTCTTTCTCGCAATACTCACTAAGCATTCTACCAACTCTCACACTCAGACAAACGACCATTCCACCATGCTTACTATCGTCACAGTCAGCTTCATACATTTCATAATCATCTTTCTCAGCAATCCAGCAGCCACCAAATTCTGTAAACAAATCCTTAACCCACCTGACATTCTCAAAGCCAATTTCTTTCAAATCCCATAAATCTCTCACATCATCAGCAGTAACATAATAGATATTGTCAGTCATATTAATGACTTCATCAATTTTAAATCTACGCTTCATCATTCAACAAATCTCCAATCCACTTAGGTAAAGTCCATTTATTAATCTCGCCAAAAGATTCAACCTCAATACACCAAAGATTACCCGAAAAATAAATATTTTCATTATTTTTCATAAGCATTTTCATACTTTGCAAATCGAGAATATCCTGCATCATATCAAGAGAATCTTCTGGTTTATTTAGGTTTTTTAAATTCTTTTTGATAATCTCAAGAACTTCATCAATTTTAAAGCTCTGCTTCATTGGTACTTCTCCATACTTTCAACAATAGTATTGTCCAAGCACAGATTAAACTCAACCATAATAGAACACAGCTTTCCATGTTCATCATAACAAGGCTTCAAGCCAAGCTTTTCAATATCAAAGTTATAATTATCAAATTCTCTATTCTGATTATCTCCATGAACAAGGACAGCAATTTCCTGACCATGAATTTTATATGTTACATTCCAATTAAAGAAAAGCATCAAATAAGTCTTAATAAGACCATTCAGCCAACAACCCAAATCATTATCAACTTCCTGTCTCTGACCATTTTCATCAATTAAATCCCATTTATCATAAGCCCTAAGATTTCTATAGACGAAATAAGAATAATTTTCATCATCTGATAAATTAATAGAATTTGTAATAGACATAAAAACAGGAACAGGGATTTCATTTACATTAAGCGTAACAGAAGTTACATCATAAGGAACGACCTTACCATTAACAATGTCATCAACAATCATAATTAAACCTTATTAAACCTTTCTATTTTTCTTCAAGGTGTCACAAAAATCTTTTAATAGGTAAACGCCTTTAACATAGTTTATTTCATAAACTTTATTCTTTTCAATCATTTTTTTCAATCATTTAATTCTCCTCGATATTACTATGGCTCAGTTTCTCATAATCAGAAGTAATACCCTTACGAATTTTATGAAAACTTTCAATTTCCTTTAAAAGTTTTTCAGCAGATTTTATATCGCCTTGAAAAATATAAAGAGCAAATTCTTCGTCAGACATAGCAGAAACTTTTTGAGTTAATTCAGAAAAGAACTCGTTCCAAGACATAGAGCCTTCTTTATCGTATAATTCATTTAAGGAAAACAATCTTTCATTTTTAGCAATAGAATTCAACTTATCTCTAATAGCACCCATACACAAACCTCAAATATACAAATACAAATATATAAAGTCGTGAAATAGGAGTGAACTAAAGAGTTTAGCGTCGCTAACGCTCCTAAAACTCTAAGTTCACTATACCATTTCACTTTCACTCAGCGTTTCCATAACCATATCATTAGTCATATCATATTATTTACTATACAAATAATAACACAAAAAAATTACATTGTCAAGTAAATTAATAAAAAGATTCATAAAAATTTCTCTCTTTTTTCAAAGAACCATGCGAGGAACTGTGTTCCGAAGCATGACTGGGAAATACTCGTAAGAGCGCAGTACACGACTAACTTTGCGCTTGCGCAAAGCAGGAGTGGACAAGTCCGAGCGCAGCGAAGGATATTTTCCAGTGGCAAAGCATCAGGAATAACGAGCAATTAGTCACAAAGAGCAAGCGCAGACGGGATTTTCGTTAAGAAACAAAATGGAGCGAAGCGCAGCGAAGTGACATTTTTTTCGAAACGAATAATCACGCAAGCGAAGGAGGATAAAAATATCTGTCAAGAACCAATTTGGTATTATTTGACAAACCTGCCAAAAACGCTTCATTTTTCGAATCGCATTTTTCCCTTATTTTATAAGGCTTTAGAGGACTTTTTTAAGGTCTTATATAGAAGGTACAGGCATACTAAATAAATTATATTATATATTCAATTAGGTTGTACCTTCTATATAAAGGTCTCAAAAACAGCATTTTTAGCTTGAATTATAAGGGAAAAATCGACTTCAATTTTTAAGCTATTTTTTCACAAAATGTCAAGAGAATGACAAGAGGTTAAATTTTCTGTTTTACGGATACTATTTTCAAATACGCTCAACCAGATACTATCTTTATATTGTCCCTCATAATCGACTACAGATTGAAGAGAAGAATTTTCTGTTTCTGGTAAATATTTAGTATTTTTAATATCAAGGTATCTTTTAGATAGTCTATCTTGCACAAGGTAGAACATATTTTGTTCACGCTGTAGTTCTTTCCAAGCTAAAGAACTCCATTCTTCACCGAATTTCCTTCTATTAGATGGAGTTTCAGTTTCTTGTCTTTCCTTTATATTATCTAAAAAAGTAGATTTATTTTGCTTATTAGTTTCTTGAATAGAAGATAAGACAATAGGAATACTAAACATTTCTTCCAAATTCTTTTGATAGTATTCCTTATTATAACTTAAGCCATTAGGAGAGAATAAGATATTTAAAGCTGGACGAACATAAAAACAATGAAGTTTTTCTCGCAGTTCTATTTGAGAAAGCTTATCAATTTCTTTTCCTTTACCAAAACTTAAAGCTTCACCATAGTTACGGTAGCCCAAATCGTGAGCATATTTATTTTGAATAGTTAAATAAATAGCTTCTTCATCCCCAACAAAAACTCTATCTTTGTAAGGAACAAGTATTCTTGTTTTAATTTCTTCGTCCTTTTCATTTTTGGAAATAACATCATAATAATATGATTTATCTTTAGGGCTTAAGTAAATATCTTTTAAATGAGCCTGAATATCTTCATTATTTCCATCAAAAAAAGCACCGCAATAAGTTTCAGAATAATTTAAAACTTTATCTTTTTTAAACTTATTTAAAATTGATTCAATTTTACCGTTAGCATTTCTGGAATAACGCAAGAAAAAATCTTGAACTGATTTATGATTTTTAGTAGAAAGACCTTTAGGATTATCTTTTCTTGCTTGACGGATAGCCAATTTCATTTCTTCAAGCCCATCATAACGGTCGTTTCTTAAACCAAGCAATTCTGTTTCACAATCAAATTCTGTTTCAGGTAAATTAAAACGAGCTGTATTAAAATCTTCGTTAAACATACCAAAAGATTTAGCCAATTCAGAATAAGAAGTATATAGTCTTGTTTTTCCATCGCTATAAGAAGCGTATAAAACAAGAAAGGCGCTTAAAGTATAACTAAGGCTATCAGTCATACATTTTTCAAAAATATTTTCTATAACTTCTTCTTCTGAAAACAATTTAATTTTAGTAAAATTACCTCGACCGACAGACTTCCAATCGACATATCTTTTCCATTCTTCAAACTGATGTTTTCTTCGAGCGCCATTTGTAGATGGAATATCGCCTATTTTTTCGCACATTTGTTTATATGTTAATATTTCTTTAGACTTAATTTTTTCAAAATTTTTTCTTATAGTTTCATAATCATACATTTATATTAAGTCTCCTTAAGACACAAAAAGTAGACAGAGACTATATCAATCTCTGTCTACATTATAACACACAAGATATAAATTGTCAAGAAATATTTTAAACTTGTTGCAAACTTATTTATAGCATATAAGATAAACAAGTTTACTTACTATAAATACTTCTATCTCTGCGAACGCTCATATTATCCTGACCATCTTTAAGCTTCAAATCAGTTTCTTCAAGCATCTTAGTGTACATAGATTCAATTTCCTGACGAGCCTTAATAACCTCAAGCATAGTTTGCTTAGTTTCTTCTGTGGTACAATTTTCTTTAATTCGATTTAGATAAAAACGATTAACAAAAAATTGATTGAGAAACTGAGAATTTAAAGCAAATTTAGCGAATTCAATTTTATTAAAAGAATCGGACTTAATTTCAGTAGTAAGCTCGATACCCTCAAACTGCAAAGCAGCGAGCAGAATCTCAGCCACATCAAATTCAGTTTTAAGGACAGCATCATTCTTATTAACACGCCCACAGAGCCAATCCATAGTCACGCCATAATAATCAGCAAGAGCATAGAGTTTATCAATAGAGGGAAGAGTTTGTCCCTGTTCATAGTAAGTCATAGAGCTTGTAGCGATATTAAGAGCCTTAGCCACATTAGCCTTAGAAAGCTTTTTATTTTCACGAGCCATCTTAAGACGGCTTGCAACGATAGTAGAATCAATTCTAACAGGTGTACTGTACATAATAAGCCCCCCTTATCTCTTAATTTTCTTCTTCGTTTTCTTCTTCATCTTCTTCTACGCAATACTTTAAAGCATCTTCCGAAACAATGTGATAGCGAATCAAAGCCCAGACACGTTCTTTCCAATCTTCAATATCTCTTTCGTTTTCATTGTCTCCGCCAATATGTTTTACCGTAAGATTTTTTACCGTTCGTTCCGCATCAACAAATTTACGAAAAAGTGCCTTATTATAATCAACAATCTCACTTTTATCATCAATAAAATAGCCAAAACGATAAGAGGTAGCAGGGTATCCACTTGCCATAATAATATCTTCACCCCAATCAATGATAATACGATAAAATTTATTGTAATCTTCTGGGGTAAAAATAGAATTGTCGATAGTATTTGTGTACAAACACAATCCGTCTTCATAAGGTTCCGCTCCAATTGCGTAAGCATAACCACCATCTGCGTTGACACAAACAAGAAGAATCTCTTTTCCCTTTTCAATTGCCTCATCAAGAATACTCTGTTCAAAGATAATCACATGACCATTAGGAAAAATTTGAGCGTTGTACTTATTCTTATTCATAAAAGAAATCCTCCTTCATTTGATATAACAAGTATACCAGACAAAGGAGGATTTGTCAATAGGTTTTTATAGAATTTTCAATATTATTTTTCAGTTTACTCTAATCCTCTTATTTCACTCTACAACAGCAAGAATTTTATAATCGTCCAGACAATAAGCATACCAGAAATCGAAATCAATAAAATCAATCAAATCGGAAAATTCATCATCAATCTGGAAATAATTTTGAGATTCAATATCAGAAACGTGTTTAACGTCGGTAAAAGTCAAAATATAATTATTCAAATAGAAACCACGTTCATCTTTTCTACCATCATGAACATAAAAGAAGTATTCATAGCCCTGTTTCTGTTTTGAATCAAGAAGACTAATAAGTTGTTCACACATAAGCTCAAAGAGGGGAGTGCAGGTAACAAAAGGTTGAGACTTATAATCTTTGATAGTACGAATAATAGTAGCGATAGCTTTTTCAATTTTCATGGTATACCTCCTAATAACTGGTCGAAACAATTTATGAACAGAATGTGAACGAGAGTAGAAAAGGTGGCAAATAAAACTTCCATTTTATTTACCATTTTGCTTAATTTTTTTAAGTTTGGGGTGGGTTTGACTTAATTTTTTTAAGTGCGATGTATATTTGACTTAAAAATTTTAAGTAGGAGCATGGAGCGTAGAAAGGTGAGCGGAATCTTCATTTTTTAAACTCGTTTTTTCAATTTCTTCTTCATTTTCCTTTTCATCTTCATATAAATCATCATCAAGATGATTCCCGCGCCAATCGTCAATCCGCTTGTACTCAGGAATATTACGCCAAGGAACTCCATCTTTTTGCATTTGGGAGCCATAACTAAAGCCAAAATCTCCGTAGATATAATAAGCTTCTCCGTTAATCTCCCAATTAAAAATATTGGAGTATATGATTCTATAGCTATCATCACTACCAAAGACGATATGATTTATGTCTTGTAATTGCCATTCATATTTAATTCTTATTTTGGTAAAAGTAAAGCGTAAGTCGTAATCTTCTCCGTTTCGATGAAAAACAGGTATCATATAACAATGCTTATATCCATTATCCAATAACATCTTCAACTGATTAAGAAAAGTAAAAGATTCATCATAATATTCCTTAAACATTTCATAAATTATAGAGTCGTTTTTAGACAATGCTTCGTCCATAATATCTTTAAATTCATCTGTCTTTTTTTGAAAAGATTGAATCATTAAATCAACTCGCATAAAAAACAACTCCTTTTCTTTGATACTATTATTGTACCAGACTGAAAAGGAGTTGTCAATAGTTTTATAAGATTTTATCTTGTCAAATGCTATTTTTAATAGCCGTACTTAACATCAGCTTTCTTTTTCTCCTTTGCTACAATTTCCTCATACTTGTCTATTACAGCTTGTCTATCTGCGACAGTTTTTTGAACTTGATTAATTTTATTTTTAATTTCATCAAGTTCTTTTACGAGTTTGTTTAAATTCCAAGTGGCAGTATTAAGTTGTCTCTTAGCCTTTTCAAGTTCTTTTTCTGCTTCTGACTGAGCATAAAACTCAGAAAAAGTTTCGTTAGTACCGTGGGGAACATAGAGGGTATAAGAACTTCTATCCTTAAGAGGATTGCTCATCGCTTTAAAAATAGCATAGTCAAGCACTTCTCCATAAACATAAATACTGCCATCGTTGCGCTTAACTACTTTTGGATATTTAGTTCCATTGCGTTTACAAACAATATATTCGTCATTGATGTACACAACTGGATATTTATTCTTCATTCTTGTATTAAAATCCAGCTCGTATACATTACCGAGTTTTGACATAAATATTCATTTCTCTTTTTTAGATTTTTAGAGGTGGTTTAATTTAAATTCATAGATAGCTTCAAGAAAAGAAGCAAGGTCGTCATTTAGATTCCAACAAACATCTCGCCCAGTTGTGGGCGGGGTCAATTCATCAGGAGAGAATCCTTGCCATATAACATCCTCTCCGTTTTGGGATACGATAATCTTATCTGGATAATAGGCGGTTATCTTTTTGCTTCGTTTAAAATAGGTAATTCCACAGCTTTTACAACGATGAAATTCGTCAACTGCTTTTTCCCAATGAGGAGGAGTCCGACGAGAAATGAAATTGTTAGAAATGCCAAATACGATAAATTCAATTATCTTAGAAACATCTTCGATAGAAAGAATCTCATTTTTAAACTCATGTTTTCCCATTAACTTCCTCCGTCATAGATAAAAGTTTCATAAACAGACGTCATAGATAACAGTTTCATAAACAGAGCCCTTTGTTTTAGCAGCCTTATTTGGAATAGGCTTAAGAGACTTATCGTTCTCAATAGCTTTTTCAATGTCTAAATTAATTCGATTAGAAATAGCTTCGAGCCTTTCACGATAGAAATCGCTTTCATAGAAAGTCATAGACTTCTTTCCAATAAGGTCAGATTCTTTTTTCATCATTTGGACAATTTCAAGGAATCTATCTGCGGAGGGATAGTTAATCTTGAAAGTAGAATCATTTTCCATGCCACGACGAAACTCTTCTCGAATATAATTGTCCAGTTTATTGTGAGTCTGGTTATCGCGCTTCATTCCCAATACACTCCTTTTGTAATATAATTGCAAATCATTTCAATACAGTCATTGTAAATAGTCTGCAAACACTTTCGGTAGGTCTTTTGTCCGCAAGCAAAACCTGCGGCCAGTTCTCCATTCCAATAAAAATCATAGGAGATAAAATATCTGGGCTTATGAGGTTCTAAAATTTCTACCTTGCTATCAAGAATCTTACCATGCTTTTTGAGCCAATTTTCAAGGTCTTTGATACTGTGAAGCATAATATTTGCCTCCTTAAAAAATCTGAATATCATCCTCAATAAAATCTTTTTCTGTTAAGATAATATAAGAATCGTTACTAACAGATTGGAAAATCATTCTGTTATCAGAATCGCTTTCGTTTCCAATATACTCATAAACATTACCAAAATAATCAATCTTTGTGCCAAGCTCCATCTTCATAAAAAACAACCTCCTTAGATTCAGTATCATTATAATACCACACTCTAAAGAGGTTGTCAATAGGATTTTAATTTTTATTTTTTAACCAAAAGCTTCACAAGCAATTGCTCGAAGCAAATCCTGTTCCATTTGCAAGACCATAAAATCAGGGACAAAATTTTCAGAATAACTATATTTTTCTGCAAGAATGGATGTTAAGGGGTTATCTTTTTGGCTCACAAAATCCCACTCTTCTTTGTAGAGCCTCTTAAGAGCAAGCCAATAAGAGTGAAGTTCACGAGCAGTACAATCTTTAAATGGATTGTTTCTAAGAATATCTTCTCGAAGCATTCCCTGCTCATCAAGTTTCTTTTCAATAATCATTGTTTTACCTCAAACAAAATTGCCCATATCCTTAATAGCCTGAAAAACATGAGACATATTGAGGTCAGTAAGAGTGAAACCAAGCTCATCGCCATCAGCATTCTTTACTTCCCAGCGATAGATGCCGCCATCTTTTTCAACTGTAATACGAGTGTTGTTCTTATCATCGACGATGCGATAAATCTTGCTTATAGTAAGCATTTGTTAGCCCTCCATATTGTTATTAATCATAAATGGCTTTGCAAGGTTAATATCTTCAAGAAACGCACGAATTTCAAGCTTGTTGAGATACAGTCCCATATACTTCTTCTGTTCCTTGAGCAAATCTAAAGAACAAGTAGGAGTAAAATTCAACTTTCCTGCTTCGTATCTTACGGTCATATCATGAAGCTTATCATAACGGATTCTTGTCTGCCAATATTCTCCAATAAAACGTTCTTTGTAATCAGAACTGTTCATATAAAGAATCGTATCAGCAAGTGTTAAATTATAAGTATAAAGCATTTTAATAATTCTCCTTTGTCAATCTTTCATTTCGAGTTGAAAATAAAAGCAGCCATCATAGATTTTAATTTGAATAAGGTTTTTATCCCCAAAGAGTTGGAGAGCGTTTTTGATTGACATTCGCACGGGTTCATCAAATGCTTTACCATCAGACTTAGGAAAGTGAGGGAAGAGATTGATATAGCAATCGCAAAGACAGAAAAGATGCAGATTGTTCTCCATATACTGAGCAAAAGTGGTTGTATCAGCGCAAACATTAGGATTCATAATTGTATTCTCCTTGTATATTAATTCATTTTATGTATTATTTAATGTATATTTACACCGAATAATTTTTTCTGAAAACATTTTAAGAAATCCAAAAACGAATAAAAAGGATATTTTATTCAAAATACAACTTCATTGAAATGGCTTTGTCTATGTGCTTTTTCCGCTTTGTCATTAGTAAGGACAGCGCCACAACATGGACAATCAAAATAAGCAAGGTCTGAAAAAGCGTCCTGATATTGAAGTTCCCCTTGAGTAAAAAGGAAATAACTATTACACACAGGACAAGTACAACTGTAAGTTGTTGCTTTGTTTGAAATGATTTTATACATAAAAAACAGCCCTCCTATTTCTTACTATGATATAGTATAGCAGATTATAAGAGGGTTGTCAAGAGACTTTTAAAATTTTGTTGTGCGATTAAGGTTTAAATTCATCCTCAATCCTTACCAGTGTAAAGAAACGAGCATACATAGCAGGAGCAAAAAATAGCTTAGTATCTTCTCCGCGATACCCATTTGCACCTTTTTTCATAGCATACCATTTGCTTATCCCATTTGTGATAGAGCAAATAACTGTGTCCATACCCATATTACGAGCATCTTCAAGGTTGAGACAAGCATTAGCAAGAATATGCTCACTATCAGTCCAGAGATTGCTATTAAGAAGATATTCGTCACTTCTGTCCTTTACAAGCTCTGTATCAGCCTTGTTTACACGGTCAATAAAATCCTCAATAGGAATAGAATAAACAATATCCTTCATTTTAAATTACCTCAATTTAATTTTAGCCGTCGTATCCAAATTCACCAAAAGCCACCATTTTATCACCAGAAGGTGTTGTAAAATGTTTTTCAAATTTTTCAAGCTCAGTTCCCCAATTCTTATAAAAGGTTGTACCTTCAAAAAGCCAATCTCCCGCATAGGACTGGTCGAACTGTGAAACAATAAACTCAAGCTGAGACTCTGCGGATAGACTATCCCAATCTTTCATAAAAGGAGTTTGCTGTTTCTTATAATACTCCTCAGCACGTTTAAGATAATTACGGGTGATTTTGTTAGTAGGAGTAATTTTATTGTCATTTGTGTTCCATACAGCTTTGTTACACTTAAAATCTGCGAATTCATCTTCTGTGCAAATACAAAGAGAATGTGTACTGGAAGAGTTTGTCTCAAAAACTCCATTTCTAATTTGATACATTTATTTTACCTCGCTTAAACAGATATAAAATACTCAAAATTATCCAAAACCCAATCCGCAGCTTCATGACAATCTTCGGGCATTTCTCTATCACAGCCCATTTTACGTCCGCGAATTGGTCTACTTAAGCCATGAAGAATATACCCTTTTTCATCATGGCTAAAGTATTCAATAGAGTCGTTTTTATACCACACGTCAAGCCAAAAAGAAAACGATTCCATTTTCTTTTTTAGGTTATCTGGAATTAAATTAGCTTTCTTTTTGATAAGGTCTTGAGCATGAGGAATACCACACTCTGTATGCTTTTTATTCATCGAAATATCCCTTATCGTAGTTCTCTTCAAGAATAGAGGCATGATAGTAACTAAAACGCTTAATGTCAGCATGAGTGTTATCTTCTGCGACATCATAATTAATAGCCACCCAACTATTAATTGTACTCCAACAAACAAGAGAATATCCCTTATCTTTAAGTCGATAAAGATATTCAACTGTTTCAGTCGTATAAAGGGGAGAATTTTTCAGGCATTTGATAACATGGTCGATAGAATAATTAGTATGGGCTGTTTTATGAGAATCAAAAGGGGCTTTCTTTTCTGTTTCTCGTTCCATCTTTCCAGTCCACCAATCCTCATTAGCAGTAAGCCATTCTTGAGCTTCCTTGCTAAAGCAATAGTGGGAAGAATCATCGGAACTGTAGCTATTAGCAATCCAAGTTCCAATTTCTCCAAAATCGTAAACCTTACGAATAGTGAAATTAGAACGATAGATAGTTTCTGCAATAGCCATTTCATCAATGGTATCAAGGTCTCCACCGCCAATGATACGAGCACAAACATCAGAATACTTGTAGCAATCCTTAAAATTGGTTGTGTTATCCATAAATAAAATCATCCTTTTATTTGAATTATTTTTTGGTTTGTTTTTGTTCATTTGAATTGCTTTAAAAGAGCAATTTTCTTGTAATTGCTCTTTTTGTGCAATTAACCTTAAAATAGGTCATGGTCAGCCATGTAGCAGAGCATATTCTGCATCTTAGGAGTGAGATATGGGTTGTGAAGAACCGTATGAATATCGTTACGCTTTGCAGAAGTCTTGCGGAAAATCCACTTATTACGCTCGTCAGACCACTTAATCTGAGTTGCTTCAAACTCATCCTTGGCTTTCTTGATGGTTTCATACAGGCTTACCCAATCACTAAAGGTGAAAGGAGAAATGCTATCCATAGAAGAAGCATAGCGAATCTGTCCCAGAGCATAAGAAAGACCATAAGCATCGTAGTTCTTCTTTGCCAGACGCTTTTTAAGCTCGGCTTCTGCTCCATCCATATAAGTAAGAATAGTATATAGAGATACTTCTTCCTTATTTGCGACAGTGTTTGCAATCAAGTTGTGAAGGTCGTTCCAAAGCGCCTCATAATTGTCTCTCTTAACCATCGTTTTTCTCCTCCTTATTAGACATGATATGGTTAGCAACCTCGCGTCCAAGATTAGAACTGGCACAGAAAACGATTGCTCCAAGAACCAAAGTCTGAATGATTTCCATTAAAAACAACCCCTTTCATTTACTATGGTTAGTATACCATAGGCGAAAGGAGTTGTCAAGAGGTTTTTAATTATTTTCGTATTTATCCCCGTATTCTTCTTCGAAAATGCTGAAAGGTAAAAGATTTTGCGTAAATCTCAGGCATCGTTTTCTCTCGTTTTAATTAACTCAAGATAAAATTGACAATACGCTTCAATTCGGTCAACTAATTCATAAGTGTAATCGTAGTCATGTTCTTTAGCATTAGCAATGATATAATCAATTTCATCTTGGCTAATTTCAAAATGGACTTGACTAAAATTATTTCTAATACAAGCAGAAGCGCACACATTAAAAACATCGCTTGTTTCTTTTTGAAGCTTTTTGTTTTTAGCCTGAATTGAATCTACTGCCTTATTATACTCAATTACGGCATTACGATTCCATTTAACGCTCTTATCCTCATCAAAAACATGATTGGCATCATGTTTTTTTACACCTCGAATATAAGGAGTGTTAAAAGGAGAAACCGAGCCGCTATCACGCGCAATATCCCTAAATTCCCAAAAATCGTAAATCTCGTCCCAATACTGACCATTTTTATAAATAGTAACTACGCCAGATTTATCTGTATAACAAGCCCATTTAACAATTTGAGGATAAATAATTTCAAACTTGGGACTATCATCATCCATAATTTTCATCTCAATGGAAGCGTCAATATAATTCATAATTAACTCTCCTTTTTGTTTAAAAATTCATCGTCTTTAGGGTCGGCAGGGACATGAAAACCGTTTACTGTCACCCATACGCCATTTTTCTTTTCACGCACTTTGCTTAAATCCATAGCTACACAACAGGCATGAGCAAGAACAAGGTCTGGGTCAGAAGACTTTTTAACATTGCGATTAAAAGAATCGAAGAAATCGTACATGGCAAGCTGAGGAGAATCCGCAGTAGACATGAAATCTTTAAAAGCAGATTGAATATAGCTATAAAGAATGCCCTTATTGTAATACTCAATAGGAGTCTCATTCATATTAGAAAGATATTCTGCTGTTGCATTGAGATAGTAATCTCCAAAGCGGTCTTCGGTCTCTGCGTGATTTTTAAGGCTAATAATAAAATCATTTGTCTGCTTATTCATTTTAGTCCTCCTGTGTTGTTAAATTAATCTGTTTTAAAAAATCATCTAAGTTTATTTTCCCCAATTCAGTATATTTTATAATTAACAAAGGAATCTTTTTATTAAAACAATAATCTTTTTTTATATTGTCACTTTCTTTTTGTCTATTAAATCTTTCTTCTCCGCCCCAATATGGAATAGGTTTATAATGTTGTATTCCATTAAATTCAATTAAGCCAACAACTTGATTTAAATTGTTAAATAATGCAAAATCAAAGCGCAATTTATAAGATTGAGTAGAAACGCAATCGTCAAAAGTATATTCTGTTTGAAAATTAATATTTTTTTGATTTAATATCCCTCGGATTTCAAGTTCCCGTTTACTTTTAGTTTCACAACCACAACTTTTAACTTGATTTGATAATAAGTAACGAGAGGGAAGAAAACATATTTCTCCACAGTCACATACGCATTTCCAAAGACTCCTATATTGATTGGGAATTTTTTCTTTTGCAACGACAGTTAATTTACCAAATCTTTTTCCCAATAAATTAGATGCCCATTGTTTAGAGGTTTTTTCTTTTTTTAAACAACCACAATTTAAATTTTGGGTAAGACTATCGGTTCTTGCATCAAAGATATTTCCACATTCACATTTGCATTTAAGATATGTATGATGAGTTTTAGTGTAGTCGCAATAATCTATTATTGTGGCGTGTCCAAATTTTTCTCCAATTGAATATTTTTGTTGCAAATGTTTTTTCTGTATAGGAGTAATTTCTTCTTTTTCTTTACAATGCCGACAAGATTTAATTCTTCCTCTTCTTAAAGCGCTTCCGTTAGCCTAAAAAATATTTCCGCAAGGGCATAAACAATCCCATATTGCACCTCTATCAGAATCTAATTCTGTATTTCTTTTAATAACTCTAATATCGTTAAAAATCTAATCAGTTAAATCAATTAAATGACTCATTTATTTTACCTCTTTCCAATTATTATATTGAATAATATTTCGCATATTTTGTACTCCTACGGGATTCATACTATGAATTTGGATAGGAAAAGTTACAATTTTTTTGTTTGCTTTGTGCTCTTCTTCCTCTAACCATTTAAGAATATTGATGTAATCTCCTCCAAATTTATTATAATCTCCGCTGTCATAGTCTATTGAAAGTATTTCAATATTCTCCCAGTTAGCGAGAATCATTTCTTTAGCTGCATTAGCTGAATAGGCTTGGCACCAACCCTCTGGGGCAGGTCTAATATCATCAATCCAAAGTTTCATAGCCTTTTAGTTTTCCTTTATAGCAATCTTCTTTTCATATCTAAGAGCAATAGCCCAAGTGAAAACACAAGCTACACAATAACCAAGGAAAGAAAGATTAATTCCATTCTGAGCAGCATAGAAAATTGTAACGAGCAGGGCAAAAATGCGGAGCATTAACCAACCAAATCTCATATCAAGCTTCATAAAGATAACCTCCTTAGATTTTCTATGATAATAATATCACAGACTAAGGAGGTTGTCAATAGAGTTTTATGAAAATGTTTAGAAATAAGTAAAAAGGTTTATGTCCTCCATTCTTCTAAATCTACGTCTCTGAACCTATTATTTAAATCGAAAAAATAGTCAAAATCATCACAAAAGGGATAGGTGAGATAGTAACCGATATTGTGTAGCCACCATTCTACATACATAGAAAAATAAGAACGATTTAATACCTGTTCTGGATTGTCAGACTTAAAACAACGTCTTGTTTCTTTGTCGATATAATATTTCATGTCTGAGGGCTTCCAAATATCATAACTAAATGGAATATGAATAATATTGTCCATGCCTTTGCCCCTCTAATTCATATAGATATAAAAAAGTGCTGTTAGGAAGAAAACAATGACAAGAACTAAAGCAATCTTTTTGATTAAATTAGTCAAAATCATTTTCCTCCCACGTCGTTTCAAACAAATCTCCAAAGGTATAACCCATTTCTTTAAATGGACGAATATAATTTTTTTGCGCTTCTGTTAGCCTGACATGATTAAAATAAGCGTAATAAATCCTGTATTCATGGTCAAGCATGGAGTATGTTAGATGTAACCACCCATGAGCAAGTAAAACATCATCAGGAGCATTCCCTTTTGCATTAGTATAAGAATAATTAAGTTTATCGCAAATTTCACAAGCAGAAGAGATGTGGTCAAAGCTATTACACCCTACCAGTTCACCGTCAGGAGAAAGCCAACCTAATTTAAATTCAATGTGCCTGTTCATAAATATAATCCTTCACCATTGTGTTGAAGCAATTTGCGATTTCTTTGGGAGTAGAATACAAAGATAAGTCTAAATCTCCTGCTAAAGCATTTTGATATTCCTGCTCTTTTACGAAAAGATAAGAAACTTTTTCAATTCCCGCACTTTCTCTGAAATAATCTTCAGAATAAATTTCAAATTCGAAATAAAACTCGCGCACATTTTTGTCTGTCTTGTTATATAAGCTTGTTTCAAATTGAATAGAATTGCGCATGGTGGGATAGGCTTCCCACGGATATTTGTTTCCTAAATGAACAGCAATTTCCGCGCAAAGATTAACAAAATCAAAATTAAAAGGTAGTGTATTTTCTCCTCCCCAACCTTCTGATAGAGTTAAAAAATCTAAAACCTTTTTCTGTAGTTCGGCATTATACTTTTTAGCGCTCATTTTCTTCCTCCCAAATAGAATAAAGGTAAGCAAAAAATTCATAGTGTTCTTTATCCTCAAAATAAGGACGAAGAAAATTCTTTTGGCTTTCTGTAAAATGGGTTTCAGGCTTCATGCCAATATTAATGATTGGTCCGCCATTAAGATAGGTATACCCAATTCTAAGCCAACCTCTTTTTATAAGCTCTTCATCAGGCAAGAAAAATTCTTCTAATCCTAACATAGAACAAATTTGTTCACTCATTCCATCGTGTTCTCCCCAAAAGACGGAAGTAAAATCTCCATTAGGAGCAAGCCAACCAGATAATTTTTTCTTATCGGACATTTAATTTCCCTCCATTCAAAAGTTTAGAGTTCTTCAAAGGGCAATTTTTATTAGAACAAACAGGAAAGTGTAGATTCATTTTTCCATCAGGATATTTTGCCTCTGAATATGCTAAACAATGAAGTTCCCCATCAGGAAAAGGGTCGGCATAGATACAGATGTTGTTTGGAGCAGTCATAAACAAAACCTCTATTCTTTGGTTTGATATTATCTTACCATAAGAATAAAGGTTTGTCAAGTGTTTTTTAATTAGTTTCTTGAGTATTTAGTTTGACTTCGTATAGCCCATTGGGAAGTTTACGAATGTAATAAAAGTTGTTTTTTATTTCGTTATAACTTGCCGTGTTATCAATGGAAATTGTATAAACTGTTTCTGGTGGGGCTTTCCATTCTTTATAAGTTAAAGATGTCGCCACTATTGCCAGCATAAATAACAAAGAACAAACAACAACAGAAGGAAATTCCTTATCACAAATACTTATACACACAAAAACAAAAAAACCCAAAGAAAGAAGCACACAAAGAACAAAAGGAAACATAGCAAATTTGTGATTAGATATTTCTGTGCCGAGAATTGTTACACCTTGAATAACAAAATCGTTCATTAATCCAACTCTCCTCTTTTAACTTCCATACAATACCAATTACTTGGATTATTATCAACATCTCGCATAACCCTTGCAATAGTCTTGGTCATGCGTCTACGATATAGATGCCAAAATTCACGAGAGAAAGACTTATGCTTTACACTTGGACTACAACGGAATGAATAGAGCTTATTAACTGTATTAAGACCCTCAAAACGCAGATAAATCGCGGCGTCATTTACAGCAAAAGAAACTTCCATCTTTGCGCCGTAATACTCAAGTGTAAAGTTGGTAGGGGCTCTATCCAGACTTGCGTTTTTTATCCAGTTACAGAACATTCGAGAAAGATTTGCCAGTGACTTAATATCTTTTTCTGCTTCATTAGTAAGAAGATGCTTTAGCTTAGGAGTAGAATTACGCTTGGGCGTATGTCCAAATTCATTTACATCATGGGTAATAGTGGGGATTTGTGGAGAACTTGACCACAGATTGTTTGTTGTGTCTGTCAGATGCTTATCGCAATTATCTTCCTCAGTTACTTTTAAAGCAACATTGTTAAGGTGATTATTAACAGCCCTCAAAATTTTATATTCGAAATTAGCAAAGATTACTCCGCCAATAGCCTGTTTGTCTTCATGTGAAATATTTTTGTAACAATTTACCATGTCATTCAAATATTTTCTCATATCCATCAAATCACCACAGGTTAGATTTGCAGGAACTTTTCGAATGTTTTCATATAGATAACTTGTCATTTTTTAATTCTCCTTAAGTTTAATCGTCGCAATACCGAGCGAAGCTTTGTATTCTATAAAGATTGTATTTAGCCAAATTAGGCCATCGACATTAACAGGGAGCATAATAAAAACCGCCTTTTATTTTTAATTTAAATTAATTTGAGAATTGTTTTAAACTGAGATTTTGATGTAGTTGCTCTGCTCGATGAAAATCAGGTTCTCTAAATCCAATCATTGTATTAGTTTGAATAAATCTGTCTTGAAGTTTGAAAGTTTGGAGTTTATTCAGCCCAAGAACTTTTTTGTTTTCATAGTCAATCTTATGAACTTCCAAATCTTCTTTATAGGTATCATCTACAATGAGAAAGTTAATTTCTTCCTCGTGATGCAAGTCAAGCCAAGCTTGGATTTCATCTCCTCTGGTAGCCCCGAAATATTTTACATAGTCAGGAGTCTTTCCAAGAATTTTAATGCCTTGGCGAAGTCCACCGTTAATGAGACATTCCTTGTAATTATCTTCCCATCTCCACGAAGAAGTGACTACAATAGAATAATCATATTTTTGGCAGAATTCTGAAATCCATTGAACGCATTGAAAGTCATTTACTTTGTTATCGAAAGGGAAATTAAAAGTGCAAATCATTCGAGATGGGTCAGCTTTATGTTGATGCCACATCGGTGTGTTTACTACACCATCATAATCAAGAAAAAGAATGTTTATAAAATAACCTCCCTTGATGATTTACTACCGTTAGTATACCACGGTTTTACGCGCCTGTTAAGACAGATTGAAAAATTATTTGTTAATTTTTATATGAAAGTTTCCTTAGTTTTGTTGATTCCATTTTAAAATAGCTCCATTTACAGAGTTTTCCGAAATCATTTTATAGGGATATTTGTGCAAGTGATTCTTGCATTTTCCATTTTGGCAACGAATCGTATAAAAAACAGGAACTTCAATTCTTTCGGTTTGTATTTTGAAAATATTTGACGTTGAATTATTTGGAATCTGTTTTAAAATTGTTCGTGTCACCAATGGGGACACTTTTGGAACTTTTCCGCAATATCTGCAAGGTTTTAATTCAAACATCAGAAGAGTCCTCTTTGTCAGTTGAATCAGGAATAACACCTACATTATGACAGGCATTGATATAAGATAACTCTGTGTCGCAAATGACTGCCTTTTTAGCCTGTTCAGCAGTTTCGTAAAGGTCTTGTTCACGGAAAGATGAAGATGAGGTTTGTGTTAAAGACTTGACAAAATATGTTGTTTCATTCTTTTCTTCACCAATGGTATATTTGATTTCCATGATTTTTCCTTTTTCAATGTAATAAGTATAATAGCTACACTCTCTGAAATTTTTTGCTTTATTATAAAGATAGCTCCCCGTAGAATTTCTGCAATTAGGACAAATATAGGTTACAGGGTCGGCAATATCTGCTGGGAGATTGTTTGTTTCGGTGTCAAGTGTAACATACCCCTTGCCTCCGCAACGGGGGCAAAAAACTTTCTTTTCTGAATTATAAGAAATTGCTGAATAATAGACAATATCTCCAACATTAAATTTAAAGGAAGGATGTTCGGTTGTCTTTTTAGTCAATTCCTGTTGAAGAGTTTCAATTAGATTGTCTTTAGCTAAAAGCACATCACGGTTTTTTGTCAGTTCTCTACGCAAGCTTTCATAACTTGCCTTAAGGTCTTGATAAGCGTCAGATTCTTTAGCGATTACATCTTTATATTCTTCTTTGATTGCTCCAACCAAATGCTCAATAAGAGCATCAGTTTCAGCATCAATTTCAGGATACTTTGCTTGGTCAAAATACTCGGGCGGGTCCCAATATCCCATAGTATACTCCTTTCTCAATAACGAAATTCATCTGCAAGGTCTTCAAGAATATCACGCATATCTTTTCGAGTAAGTTCAGCATCTTCGAGAAAACCGTTAAGCATTGCGCTTAGAATAGCTTTAGCTTGGTCATTTGTTACAAGAATCATAATTGATTAGTCCTCCACTTTCTTAGTTCCAAACAGAGTTTCGCCAAAGGCACTACGAGGTGAATACGCCTTAGTTTCCAGCCCATCAAGAGAAGCTACGGTGTTATTGAAATTCTTTTTAGAAAGTCCAGCCTGAGCCATCGTAGCAGTAATATCCATAAGATTCTTATAAAGGCGACGTTCCGTAAGCTTTTCACGATATACCTTAAATACATGGCTACGCTGTGCTGCATTGAGGGAAGCAGTTTCAATATAATGCTGAATATCACTAATTTCTCTATCCATATTAGAAAGCTGAACGCTTAAATCTTCTGCGTTTTCCATAACTCTACCGAGATAGTCAGCCGCTTTGCGAATTTCAGCAGGAGCGGAAAAATCAAAAGTCTTTGGCGGAGCTTCCTTGGCCGCAATAAGAATCTTGTTTGCCTTTCCAGCCTTTGTGGACACATGAGCAATAGTGAAAGTATGCTTGCTCTGAATCAACTTTGGAAGTCCACCATTATTTAGGATATTCTGAGCTCCCCTTTCAGTAGTAAAAAGAGCAGCATAAGGTAACTGTCTACAAATGTTATACTGTCCCTGAGACGCGCGACAAACATAGTCGTTAGTATTAGCATCATAAATGATATACATTAATAATCGTCCTCACAATCTGTAAAATCTGAAAAATAATCATTGTCTAATTCGTCTTCATCATCAATATCGGGAGTAGAGTGAATGCCGAAATTATCTTTAGGCTCAAAGCGTCCATCTATTGACATAGCCATGAAAATATCTGCGAAAGGAGAACCAAAACCAAGTAAGCTCATTTTATAACTTTCTCCCCCTTCTTAAATTTTATTGTCACGAAGAAGCTGATAACACTCTGTAGCAGTATGATTTTCGAGCGGATAGCGGTGATTTACATCACAGGAATTACGAGCAAACACATTTTCTACAAGGTCAACATAATAGGAAGCGGAGGTCTGCTCTCCCATTAATCCATCGTCTCCGAGGTTGTGCGTCTGATAGAACTCATCACTCAGAAAACGCTTGGGTTCAAGCTGTTCAATAGCAAGATTGTCAAAAGAAATTGTCTTAAACCACTTATGTTCAGCAATAAAAGGCAGACTTGCGTAAAGCCTATTTTTACGCAGTTCAACTAAATGGTCTACATCGGCTTTATATGCTACGCCACGACGAACTTCTTTATATCCAAGAATCAGAATCTTAAGGTCTTTACACCCAAGAGCAGAAAGCTGTGCGAGAGTTACAACGCCATTGATAACATGAATCACAGCATTAGGAAAGGTTTTAACTGCTGCGATAAAGCCCTCTTCATAAGGATTGGTAAGAGAAATACCAAGTCCATAAATAAGCTTTTGATTAACAAGTTCACGCAGGAAAGAAAGATTTTCCATGAAATGCTTCTGATTTACGGTAATATTGGAAATCAGATGAAGATTCTTCATTTTTTGCAGAAGAGGAACAAGGTCGGGATATTCTAATACATTTCCGCCTCCACAATTATGAGTTAGCCAGCCACCATTAACAGGGAAAATATGACTGCCTGAATCAAGTGTAATGTCATAAAGAGGTTCGTCTTCAACTTTTGTTACACTTCTTACAACACTATATTTTTTAGTCATTAATTTTAAGGGGCGCTGTAATTCTCCATAATAATTTCCAAAAAGTTTTACACAAGAATCATAACCACAAGCATCAACTTTATAATAGTCACTTGGCGCTAAGATTCTATCCTCAATTTTTCGAGCAGGAGACCATCCATGATAAACAGTGCATTTAATGCCAAACCATTTTAAAAGAAGAAAAGAAAAGTCATAAGCTAAAGATTTACTTACTGTTTTAAGAGAGAAACTATAACAGGGACGGTTCCCATGAAAGCGGGTTCTAAAACAACCATCTCCATCAATAAGACCAATAAGAGCCCAGCGAATTAATTCTTTGTTATTGATAGAATAAAGGAAACTTAGATTTTTATTGTGAGCTCCTTTTCCGCAACCCATAGCTTTAACAAAAAGGTCTTCGTTCATTGAGGCGGGACGAGTTTCCACAATTACATTGTTTTTTTCTTTGTGCGGATAAATTCGGCAATAATTTCCTGTAGTTTCGTGCCAAATAGCGATAATACGAGAAGCAAATTCTATTTCTTTATAATTTAAAGAATATCCTTTTTTACTACCCTCCGCTACAAAAAGACCATAAGCCCACATTAATTCAGGAGTGAGTTTAATATCAGCAGGTACACGAGGAGTAGAATTTCTTAGACGAATTGTACCATCATTAAAATCTTTACCGCCTCGTGATGAAACAAGATTTTCATTGCGGCGGGTGATAAACGGTCGAAGATTGATACTATGTTCTTGATTGTTATCTTCAACCATTTCAAGTTGGTCTAAACATTTTCCAATTAAGTCTTTTGCTAATACTTGCTTTCCATTTACCATAAAAGGGTGGTCTGCGGAACAAATAATATTTAAACCATAATCACCTTTAACTCTATAACAAGGCTTATGAGAAATAGAAATATTAGAAATAGTACGCAGTTGATAGTCAGAATCGTAAATTTTATCTCCAATTTTCAGGTCTTTAAGCTCAACGCATCCAAATTCTCCATGAGCAATAGTATTTCCTGATAAGCAAGCACATTCTGTCCACTCAGGAAGAGTTTCAAGAAACTTAGAGTGAAGAGCATCGGAATGCTTACCATTAGGGCCAGAATTTTCGTGACAAAACTCACAGTTCTTAGGGCATTCTTTTGTTCCACAAGGATTAGTGCAACGATTTGTAATCTTAATATCCATATTTTCTGGACGGTCAGCTCTGAAAAAATCAAGGTCGTTGTATCGAATCTTCGTTCCATGTGCGGTATCGAGAGCAACAGTATAGTTCCCGTTCTTATAAGAAACCCAATTATCTTTCATAATCAATGCTCCTTTGGATGGTCTTCCATATACTTTTTAATACGGTCTCCATCAAACCGATGGTCACACCCCTTGCAGACATAGCTTCCATAATGAGAGCACCAATGCTTCTCAGAACCATCAGGATTGATGGTGGGGTTTAGAGTGTCATAAGCACAATAAATACGATTATCTTCTGTCATGGTTTTAACCTCCTCAAGTTGTATACTTATAATAGCATATCTCTATATAGTTGTCAAGAGGTTTAGAGAAAAAATCTCCAAACCTCTTAGCGATTGTTATAGCCAAGTTTTTGATGCTGATAGGCTAACTCTAATATATTAGTCGGAATTGGAATATTGTATCGCAATAATTGCCGTGGTCGGGCAATTAAGTCAGTTACATGGTTTCCAGTTCGTTCGTTATAGACCATAATAATGGCATTGTCTGTAATTTTGTGAATTTCGGGACCATTGGGGTGTCCCCTATCAGTATAAACTTCGGCTATAACCGTTCCATACCGGCCTATAGATTTGATAAAATTCTATCTTTCTATTCGGTCAGCAAAATGTAAAGTATCAGACATAGGAGTCACCTCTTTTGTCGAGATAAAAACAGGATAAAATAAATTCTAATAAAAAATCTCTTTTATCCTATTTAGGAACTACTTAACATATTACTTGGATTACATTAGCCCCATTGGAGTTACGTCAAATCCGTCAAGAGACCAGAATTCAACAGTATAATCTTCGCCTTTATCAAAAACAGACTTAATCATAGCAAGAATAATGCTCCAATCTCCTCCCCCAAGACCGCAACCAATCTTATATGGAAAAGCAATTCGATGTTCAACGCCATAGTAATCAACTGCTTTTTTAAGATTGACAAGACAGTTATAGAAAGCTTCATAATTAGTTTGACGGTCAGAACCAGTCTTGTCTTGAGCAAAACAATTTGCAATAATCTGGTTGTTGTCTGTAGGATAATCTAAAACCATTCCAAGAAGATTAGAACCATAAGTCTTACACCATCTGGAATAAGTGGTCATAATATCAGGATACTTTTTACGAATACACTTTGCCACTCCTGCTCCCATTACGCCTATACAATTAACTTGATGTGCAATAATTGGGGCATCAGAATCAAGGACACTACCTGTAAAATGTTTAATAGTGAGTGAAGTCATGCGTTATTCCCCTCTCGGTATTTCTTTTCCCAAGCTTCCGCAGCTTCTTTTTCGCTGTCATGAATAATATGAGACTTATCTACAAGTCCACTATCAAGAATATGATACCATTCTCGTGTTTCATCACCATCACAAACAACCATATAGCGACGCATAGTGAGAAAATCTTCAAGACTTACATTATAATGTTTAAGCCAACCCTCAATTTGATAATCATCAGTACCACCATAAACAGGCTTCGGCTCTTCAAAGTCTACCCATTCCTGTTTATCATAGTCGTATTCTTCGTCTCTGGTATCAAATTCAAAGCCATTAAAATTAGGAATATATTTATACCAAAGCTCTTCAACCTTGTCAGCCAATCGTCCGTTTGAAGAAGCAATAGCATAACGAGATTTAGACTCAAAAGTTGCAAGTAGAGAAAAAGGAGAGCGATAAAACTCAAGTTTGCTATCGTACATTCTTGCCTTTTTATCATTCCAAAGATAAATACCACTCGTCATTTCTTCTGGTGTGTATTTACCCTCAAAATCAGTAATAATTAGAGAATGACTGGAACTGGAATTAGTTTCAAAAGTGTTGTCTCGAATTTGAATCATTTTAATTTACCTCAATTAAAGATAGAAAAGATTATCAGGGAGATAGCCTACAAAGTTCAAATCTTTAATACCAAACTTTTTAATGCTGTCAATATGAGCCTCACTCACAAGAATTGTTCCTGTGCGTGGCTCGGTATGAATATATTCTGCTTTTCCAATTTCGTCTGTCGGATTAAAAGCTACACAATCTTTTAAAGGGTTGGTATACTCAAGAAAAGTTACGGCGTAAATGCGAGTGCCAAGACGGTCAATTTTATTATACATTTTTTAGTTCCCCTTAAAGAAATATTCATAGTGGTCAGGGTCATACATGGGATGGATATGATGAGTTTCATTCCACTCGCCGTTTTCATCTTGTCCCCAAGTATATCCATTATTTTCTGCCACTTCCGCAACATAACAAGCCGCATCAGAATCATCTACGCAGTCACTACCAGTGTAAATAACGCTCTTGTAGTCAAAAAGAAAACGACAAAGTTTATCCTCGTCCTTTAGAAGTTCGTGAATAAAAGGAATAACTTCTCCTGCGTGGTCTACATCACCACTAATAGCAATATCTCCCCATTTGTCCTTAATAAGACGTGGATAGCTGGCTTTAATTCCAAGCTTTTTAATTTTGTTTTTGAAGTCTTTAATTTCAGCCATTAGGCCACATTTGCACATAACCTCAAAAATATAATTCGCTTTTTCTTCTGCTGTGCTATAGGTATCTCTACTCCAACCGAAATCTTCGTCGGCAGTAATATTAAGATAATCGGGAATGTTTTTAGGGTCGAATTTTTCTTTGGAAATACAAAGTGAATGTGTTGAAGAAGAATTTGTCTCAAACACATTATCACGAATTTGAATCATTCTTTTGTCCTCCATTCTGGTGTGGTTGTTGCGTCATAGATTACGCAACCCTCTTCTCTCTTAAGAAACTCTTTCGCATTACTAATGAGAGTGTCATATTGAATTGCTCCACGATTAAATCCAAGGGTGAGATTATTCTTCATATATTCTTGCCATTCACTAATATCAACTAATCTTCGGCAACAGTTTTCCCAACTTAACCTTTTAAAACTAAAAATTTGAAATTGATAAGCGGGAAAGTCTGTTGTAGAAAAAGCTGTTTTATGTAACCTCCAAAGAATCGGAAGATTATAATCATCTTTAAAACTTCTATCAACTGTCACTTTAAGAGCTTCTTTAGTATCACTTGAAAGAGTAAAGGGACAATCTACTTTATTATATCTTACAATCTCATCAACAATAGCAGTTTCAATCGAAAACATATATAAACTCCTTAAAAAGAAATAACCTTTTGGTATGCTTTAATAGTAACATACCAAAAGGCATTTGTCAAGAGTTTTTTAAAATATTTTTAATCGTCAGGAAGAGTAATGGTTGGAAGAGAGTCGATAATTTCGCTCACAAGTTCTCTTGAAAAACCACTTCTTGTATATTCAGGATAATCGTCAGCATAATTAAAAACGTCACAAATAGCGTCCTCAAGTTTTTCAAACAAATCATTTTTTGAAATATATTCCATAATATACTCACTTTCCAGCTAATGCTTCATCACGAAATTTAAAAACATATTCGGGAGGGTCGTATGCTTTGGTCCCATCAAAATTAGTTATCTCACCAGTGGAGAGAGAAATTCGCCAACGACCATCAATTACAATGAGGTCAGGATTGTTTACTACCTGTTGAATCTTCATTGGGTTTCTCCTTTTTGTCGGAATCAAAGAAATCGTAAATTTTAAATTTATTTTCTTGTTCTGCCTTACGAAGAATTTCTTCGCGCTCTGTGAAACGAGTCTTTAAAAAAGAGATAATAGATTCTTCTACCCCTTCGTAGACTTCGGGTAAAGCTTCTTTGGGGAAATTATAATTTCTAATTGTTAGTTCTACTTCTTCAAGTTCTCGCATTAGAATATCTTTAATTTCAATGGTAACTTTAATTACATAAAGATTGGCGTTTTCATCTCGCATAGATTCTGGAACAGCATTTTTACCTCGCATAAGCATAAGGACAGGTTCACCATCATCATCTACGGTTGCAGAAACGCCAACTTCTTTAGCGGCAATATCTGTTAGTTTTTTAATCCATGCCTTGTAATCGGCCTGACCTTGAGGAGATAAAAGATAGGTTTTATCAAACATTAGTGTACTCCTTTTAGAACAAAAGGGTAGGAAAACCTACCCTTTTGAGTTATGCGCCATATGCCGCCTCGAAGCAATCGTAACGAGAAACATTAAGCTGTTCCAGAAGAGCTTCCATAGGATTGGTCTTATCAGACAAAACCATTTTAAGGAGATTTGCACTGTAGCCACTCACCATAATGCCTCGCTCATCAACCTTGAAAGGCAGAGCAGTGGAATTTCTGGTATTTACGCGCCAGAAACAAATCGTAGGTACCTTATACCCAGCATTCTTGAAACGCTGTGCAATGTTCTGCATAAACGTTTTATCAACAGGAGTGCGAGAATTGCTCCAACCATAATGGTTGACAGTATTCTGAGCATCGCACATAGAGTCAAACTCACCATCAGAAACAATGAGAATACGCTCAGGCAGGTCAGACTGAGGAGAGTGATTGTCAATGGCAGTCTTAAGAATCAGGTTAAAGACCTTCTCAAGATTGGTATTGGAACAATCCTGACATTCATAAGTCTTCTTAAGCTTATTGCAAAGAGTATCATCATCCTTGAAGCGCACAATATGCGGGTCAGCGCTAAAGGTGATATACTTGTTTGCAAAAGCTCCCTTGAGGTGGTCAGCACAGTAAATGGCAAGAGAGGTAGCGACATCAATGCAACGCATATTCGTGTTACCGCCAATGTCACTCTGCATAGAACCAGAACAGTCACAAACAACCAACATACCCTTATCATTAGGAATCATGTCAGGCAGAGCCTTCCACATACCCTCAAGAGTATCATCAGTATGACTGGGAAGACCGTACCAACGACTATTCTGATTCATATACTTGTTGACAATATCACAAGGATTTGCAACAGAAGCGTTAATCTTAGCTTCGCCAGTCTTGAGTGCGTTAAGGAATGCCTGACGACGTTCAGTGTCATGGCGCAGGAATGCCTTGTTATAGTTAAGATTTGCCTTAGAGGGAACAGTTTCATAGTCGATAGCGGCCCAATTATCCGAAGACATCTTGCGTTCAACAACATCAAGGTATTTACGAAGAGCAGACAGAGCCTTGCGATAGTTACGTTCAGTCATATTCAACTGTTTTGCAGTCCACAGACCATTATTACGAGTCTGCTTAGAATGGGAGTTGGCCTTATCCAGCCACTTGCTAAGAAGCGAAATAGACTTGTTCTGCTTCATGTTTTCCATATCTTCCGCAAACTGCTTAGTGATGAAGTCACGAACTGCCTTTTCAGAGGTGTAGTTACCACGGAACTGGTAAAGCATATCATAACGAGAATATTCACCAATCAGAGGAACGAGCTTCGCAGCAATGCTTGCACCACCGTTCTTCACCATGTCACGAATGACAATCTGGGTGAAACGACGCTCTCCCGCGCCCTTTCTCACGTCCATTGCATAGCCAAGGAAACGCATAGCAAGACGAGGATTCTCATTGAAAGCCTTACGCCAATCAGTGACAATCTGCTTCTCGTCCAGCGAACGATAGCTTACCAGCTTAGTGAACATATCCAAAAGTGCAGAAGAAGTGGTAGAATATGCCACAGCTCCATTGGTAGTGTAGGTCATATTATCAGGAAGAGACTTGGGAACAACGGCACGAGCATAGAAGCCCTTGTTGGTCTTTTCCATCTTGTCAAAAAACTTCTCTTTGCCAGACTTCTGACGCATAGGCTTCTCAGGCTTAGGAGCCCAAGCCTTGTTAGTCTTAGAAATATTGTTCTTATACATATTATTCTCCATTCTCGACCGCATTAAAATTTTTGCTGAGTCGGTCGCTTTATGTTAAGAGTATACCACTCAACAAAGGGTTTGTCAAGTGGTATTTGAAAAATATTTTTACTTTTTCTTTGTCTTTGCAGAAGTATTCTCACTATTTGCTGAGACTTCGTATCTTGTTAGCTTCTCACGCTCTTCCTCAGAAATGCACCAAATAAAAGTAAGATAGTTCTGAATATCCTGAATCTTTTCAAGCACATCATCTCGATTGGAAAAATTATTATTTAGAACCATATCACGAAGAGCAATAATGTGCTTTGTTGCATAATTCCAAGCGCACTGAGCGGAGGTGCAGGACATAATCTTAGCACCTTCATCAAAATTGTGAAGTGCATCGTCGGGCTGAGAATAGCGAGCATTCTTTTCCTTGAGTGTCTTTACGCGAGTATTTTCAAGTTCGTCAACAAGACGGTTAAACTGTTCATGTGTCATTTAAAATTACCTCAAAATAAAAGTTAGTTTTTATTTGGTTGTGCCAATTATCTGTTAAACCATTTATTTTCCTTTCGCTTTCTTTATAAAAGTGTCATAGGCTACTGTAAATTTACTATAATCTTCAACAAAAAAATCGTAATAATCTTTAGCTTTTAATCCCCCATATTCCATATCAGAAAGATTAACATTCCAAATTTGCCTATTGTTATCCTCCCATGCTTGACAGAATTCCATTAGAGGGACTTCATCTTTATCAAAACCAAGCACTTCAAAGCTTCTTTCTAATGCACTTTCATAATAATCACTCATATAATATTTGTCATCATCTCCCTTGAAGCAACGACAATATTGACCAATTAGCTTAAAAATTGCATCTTTAGCATACAATAATTTGATTTCATTATTCTCCATGATTTACCTCAGATAGATAACTATCAATAGTCATAAGATAAGGACATTCTTCCAATCTTGATAATGGGCAATCCCTTTTACTAATGTCGCACACATCATAATAAAAATCAGAACAAAAAACACAATCTCCGCAATAAGAGGGCAAACTATCTACAATAATTTTCATACAAATTCCTCTGGAAGCTTGTATTCATCAGGCAGAAAACTGAAAATATGAGCGATAACATTAACTGTCCAACCATTGCCAAGAGCTTTTCGAGCAGCACTATCAGGAATCATATTAAGAAAAGAGTCAGGCAAAGTCTGTAAACGGCACATTTCTTTAGTTGTATAATATCTGAAAGGTAGGTTGTTCTTAAAAGCATCTGGGTATCTGCCTACTGGAAGTGGCGTAAGAACATTATCTTTGTCCACAGTAGTGAGACAATTTGACTTATCCGTATTTGAAGCGCGAACTTCAAGACATTGAGAAATAGGAATAGACTTATCGTAATCTTGTCTATGTCCATTTTCATCAAGTCTACGACCGACAATAGTAGCTTTATTTAGTCTACGACCTCGAATAGCAGCAGGATTTTTATAATTCTTGAATTCAACATCATCAAGGATATACTCAAGCTTAATTCCACGGTCTTCTGGTTGAGTTACATTGGGGATATTAGTCCAATAAAGTCTGCGACGATTTTGTGCTGAAACAAGAGAAGAATTGATTTCAATGGGCTCTACACCAAGACAAGAAGTAATAATGTCTTCCCACTCTTTTTTCATTACAACGTTTTCAACAAGAAAATATTTCGGCTGACATTCTTCCATAGCACGAAGAAATTCATAAAATAGTCCACTTCGCGCCCCTTTTAAGCCAGCTCCCTTGCCCGCCATAGAAACGTCCATGCAAGGAAAACCTCCAATAATAATATCAACCTTACCTTTATATTTTGTAAAATCCTCTTTTGTTACGTCTCCATGATGAACAACATCAGGGAAATTAGCCTGAGTAGCTTTAATTGCATTAGGTTCAATTTCATAAGCATCGTAAGAATCAATCTTAATTTCTGCTCTTTCAAGAGCTAAATGTCCGCAACAAATTCCATCAAAAAGCGATAACACTCTCATAAATCAACATGACCTACTTTCTTGAAACCAATTACATTATCAAAATCCTCAGTATAGGAATCATTAATTTTTCTAATTTGAGTGTCATTAACGACAATCCATAAGTCACCAAAGAAAGGATTGAAATAAATATCACCGTTTGTCATAAAAACAACCTCCTATTAGTTTGCTTTGATTATAGCATACTAATAAAAGGTTGTCAAGTGTTACTTATTAGGATTTATAAATTTTTCTTTGAAGTCTTTATAACCAGCAAAACTTTCCTGTCCTCGGTAGTATTCGTTTTTAAAAGGAGTAGATTTAAATGTTGAGCCATCTTTTAGAAAGTCAATATAATGCTCGTTTTCTCCTTTGTGATAAAACTTTTCATACTGTTTATGAGTACAATAAAAAGTGAAAATAGGGATAGGTCCAGTATATTTTTCAGAACGAACTCCAACACGGCAGTAATGTTTTTGTACATATTTTAGGGAAATCTTACGATATACCCAACCAAAGCACTCAAGAAGAAGCGCAGGAATACAAATTGCGAAATAGATTCCCTTATCTTCGTTTATCAAAACGGCAATACAACTGATTAACTGCCAAAACAGGACAGATAAAATCGCAATTTTAATTACCTCAAGTGTCATAGTTTTTTCCATCCTTTCGGAGTAGTGTAATAAATATTTGTAATACCTCTTTCTTCCAATGCTGTCTGACACGCAATACAAGGTCTTGCCAAAGCTAAAGTTCCGTCTTTATATTCCCTGTAAGTATAAATAGAAACCCTACTCCAATCTAAATCAAGGAATCTGGTTTTCAAAAGCAACATCGTTTCAGCATGAACCAAACCATTGTTACGAGAGTCAGAAGCGAAACGATATTTATTGTAATACTTTTGTAGAGGATTGGTCTTAAAAGTATTATATCCGATGGCTATAACTTTCCCAGAATAAACCATCACAGAACCAATTTTCTGCTTCGGATAAGTCGCCTGTTTGGACGCTTTTTTGGCTTTAGCAAAATAAGATTGAATAGTTTTTTCAGACGGCATTAGTTTTCGTCTCCGTCAATGCAATTTTTTCGAATTAGATTAATCCATTTAATACAAAGAGTCCCCTTTGTACTGCTCTTGTTCGATACCCATGCTTTGAATCCATTGCCATAAAAATACAGTTGGGCATCTTCAAAAAGACAATCTAAATGCAATCTATCTTTTGCGATTACATACTTTTCGGGGCAATTTTCAGGATAAAATTTTTCGTAATCTTTAGTTAAAATACAGATACTAACTTCATCTTTGCCTTTGTTTGCTGCTTCTCTTATCAGTTCCATAATTGGTTGATAATATTCAGAAGATTCAAATTCATTACAAAATCCAATAAAACCGATTTTTGTTAGATTGCAAATAGAATCATACAAAGTTTCCATCTTTATCTCCTTTAGTAACATTTTTATTTCATACTAACAAATGAAATGTTAGTATTTAGTAAACTGCGTCATATAACTTTTTAATAAGTAGCTCAAAAAACAGTTTCTTTTCCTCTTCATTCGCATCATAATACGCATTACGAAAATCATTAGAGTCAATAGTATTTAACACATATTCAAAAGTATTGTTCATTTTACTCTCCTTGTGGATATTCTCCCAGCATAAGAAGTTGAATATCACAAAATTTTGCCATTTTTTCGTTGTATTTTTGAGCGCATTTTGACATAAATTCCCATTTTCCAATTTGCTTTTTGCCAATCATACAGTCATAAAACGGTTGATAATACTGACCAAAATCATCATCGTCAATGGCAATGTAGTCATAATCGTTCCACTCATCAAGATGTAAAAGGTCAACAGTTACATTACAATCAATAGAACCATGTATAACGAAGTTTTGAGAGCTGTACCAAAGATGCTCTCTACCATCTTCTTGAGCACCCCAAAATCCCTCTTTGAAATCATTTGTAAGAAGAAACTCAATCTGTTTTTCCTGAGTTAAATTAATAAAATCGGGAGTGAGCTTATAGCGATTAATTTTCATGTTTATACTCCTTTTGTCAAATGAGCAAAATTTCACCCGAAAGTTTCTGCCCACAATAAGGGCAATAATTATTATTTTTGGCTTCTGTTTTCTTCATAGGATGTTGACAAGTAGTACAACAATAAGTACCTTGAGCTTTATAATAAATAATTCTTTTTGGAATATCTCTCTACTTATTATATCGGACAAGTTTATCTTTGGGTTGAATGCGGAATTGATTATGTTCCCAATCGAACCCCATAAAAGCATTTTCCACACCTGTTCCAGCACGAGGGCCTATTGACATTTCATCAAGAGTAATAATTAAATTAACTTCTTCTGGATTTGTATATTTATTTTCACAGTAACTATCAACAATCTTTTTTAACTCGGCTAAAGTCATGATGTTTCTTCTTCTCGCATTCCTCATAATAAAATTTGATTGGGTGCTCGTTTTCAATAACATTCCCATAAATTAATCCAATTTTATAAATATAATTTTCTTTGAGCTTTTTTGGAATTTCAAAAATATATCTGCGGAATGTTTCAAGAGAATGAGCACGCTTATAATGATTACAAGACCTACAACTTGGCATTAGATTGTTAATATCATTGCTCCGTTCTGTGTTCCACCGTCTCTGAGGAATGAAATGGTCAATCTGCATATCTTTATATTCAATTTTACGACCACAATATGCACAATGGCCATCATATTTATTATAAACTTGTTCTCGAATTTTCTTAGGAAAGGTCACGATTTCTCTCCGCAATCCAACGGCTCAAAGAAGCTGTATAATTGTTCATGTCATTAATATCATGTAGATGATAATAAGCTTCAAAATAATGCCAATGATAATGGCAAGCAACAATGAAATAAATAATGCTTGCGACATACCATAGAAGATTGTGAAAACAATATCCATTAATAATTACATTATGGGGTGCGAAGATGGATTTGATTAAAGTAATTAAAGTCCAAATACCCCAAAAAGCAAACCATTCATAAGCATTATTAATTTTTTCTTCAAAGAAATTATATTTCATTTTATTTCTCCTTTAACAAATATAAAAATACGTTACATCTGCAAGACTTTCTGTTGAATAGTCTTCACAATAAGTAGTCCAGTCACTTATAATCCAACCAAAGAAATGTTTACATCCCTTGACAGTTCCCCAACCATTTGGAGACTCATACTGCTTGTATTTCTCAGGATACTTCTCAAGTTCGGCTAAACCGTTAGCAATATTTGGGATAATATCTTTACAAAGTCCAAGACACCCCTCAGCACACCAATTTTCAAGTCCTGTAGACTTAATAATCATTTCTCGAAGGTTCCAAGTAATATTGGCATCAGTATTTTCTCCATAAGGCTCAACATATACATTATCTAAGCCTTCAACTTTTACACGAAAACTAATATCATAACTCATTTTTATTCCTCCTTGGAAATAGCAACTACATTTTTAATCCTAAAAGAAATAAGTTCATTAGGATTATTGGGATTGGTTTTTACATTACAAAGGTCTACAGCCTGATAAAACTGGTTGGGATTGAAATCAGTACGCAAAAGAACAGGAAGCTTAATACTGCATTTGTTTTTGCTGTGATGTTTAATAGTTAGCTTTTCATTGGAATTAACTGTTCCTACAATATTATTTTGCTTTGTTTCTCTTTCAATGATAACAGGAGCTTTACAACCATAATGCGTATTGTAATAATGCACCATCTTTTTTAGAGCATCTTCTGTGACATACCACCCATTAGAATTTTCAGTAAGCGGAAAATCAACTACAGTTGAATATTCATAAACCATCTTAATTATCCTTTCCCAGAGGGTCGTTTATTTTTTATACGCCTATTGTAACAGATAAAAAAAGGTTTGTCAAGACCTTTTTAAAAAATCCTGACAAACCCTAAATTTATTTTTAACCAGCGTCAAAATATAATTCTGGTGCTTTTTCTGTGGTGTGGCTGTATTGCTTTTCCCATTGTATATTCGTTTTAAATTCTGGACGGAAATCGCCGTCTCCATCTGAATAAAAACCAACTAAAGAAGAATGACCAATTTTACCACAAAATTCCATGTAACTTAAAAGAGATAGAAAATGATTAATCCATCTATCTTCCATTGTACAAGAAACGGTAAAAGTTTTCTCTGCCATAATTTACTCCTGAGAAAGTTTCTGTCGAGTTGCGGGTCCACACTTGCCATCAACTTCAAGTCCACGAGACTTCTGATAAGCCTTTAGAGTATTGTAAGTTGCTGAACCAAAGCTACCATCAATATCACAAGTGAAACCAGCTTTGCAAAGTTGCTGTTGCATCCACTTTACATCATCACCCTTGCACATACGAACAAGTACACGAGTGGGGAACTTGTGAGTGTTTACCTCGTATTCGTTTTGCTGTCCCTTGCGGTCAAAAGTGATAATTGCGTTGATAATGCGATTCTCAGATAGAGCATGAACTGTCTTACCCTCATACTTCATAATCTCTGAACCGCCACCATCAAGCTTAATAAGATTTTCAAAGCCCATAGGCTTAAACTTATAATAAGCTTCCGCATAAGGGGAAATCATATTGCTGCGAGTAGACTTCCAATTCATGATATAGATGTTATTATCATTTGGCTTGAGCCCAAGAAGAGTATGATAGGTTGCATAAAGTTCGCTACCACTCCAACCTTGCGGCTTAACATAGTCTTTCCACATAACATCCTTACTATTCTTAATTAGAGGAATACCTGCAATGGCATATGTCATTGTATCTCGAAGCTCAGTTAAGTCTTCTATATGTGACTTACCATTTTCAATATAGAAAGTAGTGAGAGCATGACCACAAAATTGGGGTACACCCCCTTGAGCTACATAGGAATTGTAAAAATATTTTTCACCCACAAACTTTCCTCGCAATTCATTGTATTTTGCAAGCGGAACAGAAGTGGCTTCGACATCACAGATAAGGTGATTTACTGGAAGAGTAAAATACTCTCCGTTTTCTTTAAAACCAGCAAAAAAATTTGCGTTTACATAAGTAGAATGATTTTTTACGCTCTTCTTCGCGCAATTTACCATTTTGATAGCAAATTCCTCTATTGACCCTGAAATAATATTAACACCGTTTACTTTTGTTAAATTCATTTAAAACTAATTCTCCTTTTTAAATCAGTTAGTTGTCTGGTTGTAATTCAAAATAAATATCGCGTACAATGACCATTCCTATATAAAATAGAAGTGTTTTAATCCATCCCATCCAAGGTATGCCTAATAGATAACACGCGCCTTTAGAAAGAATAGCCAAGACAAAATATTCAAGCCCGAGTCCAAAAAGAATTAAGCCAAAACAAAGAACAATAATCCCAACTACGATAGCGGTTGTTAAAATACCTGCCAAAATACCAGTTGTACATCCTGTTACCACAGTGATACACTTGAGAAAAATGTCTTTAGCTATCTTAAGTAGCTTGCTTGCTTTCATTATTTTGACCTCCCGTACTAAACACGGGCCAGAAATAATAATCAAGAATATTTCCTCTGCCCTCATTAAATTCACTTACAGAACTGAAATAATTTTCTAATTGGTTGTATCTTTCTTTCTTAGATTTGGTTTCTCCAAGTTGGTCTACTTTTTCTTGTGCTTTAGCTCTAATTTGAGAAAGCTTTACAGCATCTTTGTAAAAAGCAGATTCTAAGAAGATTTCTTGTCGAGCTTTATTGATTAAATACATTGTTTTCTGGTATTCAAGTTGAGCTTTTCTTTCTTGAACAACTGTAATAAAGTATTTATGATACCCTTCACAATCGCAAGTATAACTTCCTAATTCTGCTTTAACATCTTCTTGCATTTGTGCTAATACGTCAGGTTTAAATAGACGCATTTCTTTACCACAAAATTTGCATTTGTGAGGAATATCATCAATGGTACGCGCTCGAATTTTTTCTTGCTCGTTAATTTCGTCACAGTTGATTATTGTAAAATTATTTGAGCCAATTTTATTCTTCCGCTCGTTCTTTTTTAAATTTTTCTTTTCCATCCTGCTAAACGCTCACATTCTTTTGTAGCTGATTCTATTGATTGCTTATAACCAAGTTTTGTAATGGCATGATAAAATGCACAGATAGAACTAAAATCAATTTTCATAGATTTTGTGTTTCCTTTGAGTTCAATTCCTGCTTCAGCTATTCCGCTATAAGGTGTTGCTTGAAAAAATGTATCATTTTTAATTTTGTTGCATACTGCAATGAGCCACGCTTCGCAATGAGGAGTAATATAGGGGTCAGTCATTTTATTTTTCCTCTTCTTTCTTGAGATATTCTTGAGATGCGTAGTATAGATAAGTTTTTACAAAGTTAAATTTCTCCTTTGCATTTTCAGGATTGTCATAGAGATAAATATATCCATAAAGAATAGCGTCAAGATAATTAGTTGTGCAAAAAGCATATCCTTTTGTGTCAAAGCATAGTTTATAATTTCCTTCAAAGCAAAGGAGAGGATAATAATGAGATTCATGACTTTCTACTAAAGATACTGTCTCAATAATATATAGAATATCTGTAATTTTATGTGCTACACAAGAACTACCTTTAGTGTAAGCATTGCGTTGGAAATAATTTACTGCTTCTTTTAGTTCTTCTTGTGCTTCTTTTGCTTCGGCATAAGTTTGATATACAAGGTATTTCTGAGCTTTTGGTGTTTTAGTGTCCAATAAATCAGAATAAAACTTTTCTACTTCTTGATAATTTAATTCCAAAAATGAAACTCCTTTCTCTGGTTTGTCTTGATTATAACACACAATATCTTGTATGTCAAGAAAAATTTTTATAAACGAAGATATTTATATAGACTAAGAGAGCGGAAATCAACCGCTCTCTTAATCCGCATTAAATTATTTTATGAAAGGAGGTATTCTACCTAAAACCAACTAATTAAATCTTCTTGTAACGAGTATCACGAATGTCCTGAACAGATGGAACATTACTAATGTCAATATGATTCTTGTCACAATATCGCTCAAGATTCGCACAGAGGATTCGAGCATCCTTGAGAGCACCAGAAATGATTCGGTCGAAATCGCGGTGATACTTGTAAAGAGCCTTTTCACGCGACAGCTTAATGCCATCATCTTCATTAAAGGTATCGCCATCTTTGAAATTAACTCGTGCAGCACCCTTGTAAGAAGGCTTCATCACGACAGGAGGATTAAACTTGGTGTCTTCAAAAGCTACATACTTTGTAGAAAGAGTACCAAATAGCTTGATAAGAACATTAAAAGCATCAATCTCAGTGTTCTTGAGTTCTGCCTTAGTTATGCCAGCGTCTTCAAGAATTAGATACTGAAAACCATCTTCTGGATAACCGCAGCAACCATCACACTCATCATGGAAGCAATTTTCACAGTCAAAGTTCATGTCATCAATCATTTTTTATGTCTCCTTAATAAAATTTGTCCAAATAAAATTTTTGTGCTTTCATTGAATCACGAACAATAAAATTGTTTTCTAATACCACAATATATTGTATGGGTATAAAATTAATACCACTATATATTGTGGTCAACAACCAAATAAAAGGAATATTTTATTTTATTTGGTTTTATTATAAACTATGTTGGGCATAGCTTATTACTTTTTTGTTGAAACCAAAGCTATGCCCAACTGGTTAATAGCAAATATGACGAAGAGAATTAAATATCTCAAGTCCTGCAATATACCGCGCTTCTCTTAGGCAATCTTCCATGAGAGCGTCCATTGCAGCGTGTCCTAACCCACCGTTCATACCCGCATCCCGCTCACAATCATTGTAGATTTGTTGAGCTCTTGCTTCAAATTCTTCGTAGGTCATTCAGTTTTGGTTCCTTTTGCTGGGGTAAAATGTGTCTTGCGTATTGACACATGAGGTACACTTAAGTTATTCAGAAACAAGGGAGAAGAATTAACTTCTCCCTTGAGAAGCATCAGAGGAGACGGGACTCTCACCCGTAACCTGCGGTTTTCTTTCTACACGTTATATTGCTATAACAGATTTAAAAAATCTTGTAGATTGGAGCACACCACAACCATGCGAAAAAATCGTTTAGGCTCGTGCCATCTGCTCTCTACACCTTCCTGTCTTTCAAGGCTTGGCTCGGTATTGTCTTAATTTAAGGGACTAAGAGTTCCACCGATTTTGACACGTTTCACTGTAAAGTTTCCAATACAGAGTCCAAAATTCCAGAGACCGCCGCTCTAATAATTGCGCTACTCCTCGATATTGAATTGTAATTCTACCTCTTTAGGAGAAAAACTCGACGCAAGTAAGGAGAAAAATGACAGAATCAATTTATTAAGCAAATTAAAATATCTTTTTTGTTATTTGTTAAATTGCTGTGTGCGTCGATTTGAAAGATTATCTATATAATTACTATTGGTAGAGCCCCTGTGACTCGAACACAGAATGGAGGATTATAAGTCCTCTCGTTTGACCAATTAACGTAGAGCTCCATATTCTCGACCCTGTTTTGAATTCTTAATTAACAGTTAAGTCCAAATAAAAGTTGCTGTAAGGGTCGATAAAGAAAGGAAATCTGTGAAATTAAAAGAGTAAATTACTCTTTTTAAACGAGAATCTGGCTTGACTTTTTGGGAGCTTCGCCCTCAAATTCATAGTCAATATAAGGATACATCTTCTCAGATGTAATCTTATTCTTACATACGGGACAAATGTATTGAACCTTTGGCGGATAAGTTGGAATCATCTGATTCGTCATTTCCATCTCAGCTTTACACTTCGCGCAAAAAAGACTTACCTTAAATGCGCGAGTTACATTTGCCTGTTTTTCAAAGGTTGCAAGTTCTGTTGGATTAGCTCCAAGAATTGCTGGACCATTTGGAGTATTTAGAATATCCATTTTAGATTTTTGCTCCTTTTTGTTTTCAGGATTTGTGTTAATTTGTTTTAAACTCGACTCATATTACAAATATAAATAAAGGCATTATATGTAGAAGAAAAATTGCTGTGAGAGTCGATATATTTAAGATTGTTTTCAGTTGTGGCAGGACTCGAACCTGCGAAATCACGGGGTCTGGCCCCAAAAGCAAGACTTGCACTTGCATTGTCGGATTAACCGTCCGATAGCCTACTAACAGAACTTATACAATGCTACTTAACCCCATCACATCATATAACCCATTTAACTGATTCTGAGAAAGCCCGTTGCCTTACCGCTTGGCTACACAACCATATAAATATTCATCTAAAGTAAAATCAGGATTTTGTTTTTGCAAATAATGAAATTCTCGATGGCAATTAGCACATAATACTGCACATTTAGCTATTTCTTCTAAAACACTGTTTATGTTAGAAGTATTTGTTATCATTCTTGCTACCGCATCCTTTTTTTCACTGGGATTTTTATGATGAAAATCTAAAACATAAGGTCTGGTTTCACCACATTTCTCACAGCAAAGATGAGATTTAATTTCATTTATTTTTGCCACTTTTTGTTATAATTTTCTTTAACTTTTTTTAAGTGACAGCTTTTACAATAAGCGTTTCTCTATTGTTTTTCTTTATTGCGCCAGCCAAAATTTTCGATTGGTTGTTCAATTTTGCATTAAGAACAAATTTTCGTCTACATTGATTAATTCCTTTTTAAGTTTTAAGAAAAACAAGAACTTCGGTTGGGACTTTCGATTCCTCACCCAACAACTCCAACATACCCTCCGAAGAGGTTGACCGACAGGAGGCAGTTTAATTTATTTATCGTGTTTTACTACCACGAAGTTCTTGGTTTTATAGCAGTAGACCAGATTCCAACTGGCACCTCCTACGTTCGGTGCGTAGGCTGGGTAAGCGTTCCCACACTACTGCATTTAAAGTTTTTGTTTATGTACCAATTATAGCACACATTTTGTAATTTGTCAAGTCTTTTTTAGACTTTATTTTTTCTCAAACAAGAGAGAGAAGTGCTCAACCGTCAATTCATTACACAAAACAAAGGAGGTCCTATCAAAATAAAGAAAGGAGACTAAAACGAAAACGAACAAAGTTGAGAATCAACACAATTAGAAGAACACCACAAAAAGCAACAAGATTATTAAATACACCATTTGGGAGCAACTTCTCTCTCTTGATTGTGACTTAATTATATCACAGGTCTTCTGTTTTGTCAAGAGAATTTTCAGAATTTTTTGAGGAAATTCCGTAAATTTCCTGCGTAATTTTGCGACGCTCAAGCTCATTCTTATAAGCTTTTTCACGAGCATCGACATTCATATCATTGTATGCAGCAACATAAACTTCGTCACCGCACTCTTCACAAAAGGCAATCTTTTCATCATAGGAAAAATTAACTCCTCGAATAGTAAGATTAACTTTTGCTACATCTGTATCATAACCAACCATCTTATTACAATGAATACAAAAGACTGTTGGCTTGGGATTCTTAAAATCAAACATCAGAATAAAACTCCGTTTTTATTAGATTCGCTGTTGTTCACGAGTGTTTACCCAATATCCCGCCATACTATATTTAGGAATACCAGTTACCTCACTCACAACCATTTCTGCCCATGGGAATTTATATCTCTTAGCCTCAGCCTCAGAGTCAAATTCCACCTCGGCGTAAGCCCAAGTATCATCAACAATGCAAACTTCAACAGGTTTTTGACCAGCTATAAATACTGTAAAACGCTCTTTTTTAATAGCCTTTTTACCTGTTTCCCTACTCATTTTAGCAACAAACTTTCGAGCAGAAAATAGCTTATCTTCAAGCTCAATTCTTTCAAGACCATTGCCAATTTTATAGGTTAGCTTTCCATTATTAGAACCAGCTTTGTAGCGAATACGAGTTTCACTGACGATATGATTATCAGAATCAATAGTAACTTCGAGATAATACTGCCACAGCTACTCTCTAATAACGGTAGCTTCATCGGGGAAATTAAATTCTCCGCCCTTTAAAAGCCATTTGCGTTCAATTTCTTTATTCATTAATATTTTACCTCATCAGGTTCATAGTTTTTATTTAGGATGTAATTATACTGTTCTTCGTGTCGATTATGAGTTTCCCTTGAGCTAACAAGGTCAGCAGTCCATTCTCGATAATAAAAACGCATAACTTCTTCCATATAGTTTAGGTCTTTATAAGAAGGAAGTCCAAAAGATGGATGTTTAGAACGATATACATTAAACGCTTCACAAATTGCTGGATACCAATTCTTATTAGTTACATGAGACCAAGGGAAAATTTTAGAGAAGAAACCAGTGTTTTTCTTTTCAATCCAAATTTCTTCTACAATATCATAAGGACAATAAACTACACGGTAATCTTCTCCGTCAAAGACGAAAGGGATAGACAGGCATTTATCCATGCAGGGGTCATTTCCTTTCTATAAAATTTTAATGGTTGCGGGAGTCGGAATTGCACACGACGTGGACGAGGTTATGAGTCTCGTTTGGGAACTAACACCCTTCCCGCCTTATTTGTCCCCACTCCAAGTCACCACTCTCTTTGTGAGGACGATTATTAAAAAGATTTTTACACTAAATTGGGTTGCATCTTTGTTTTTTCTCCGACTTTTAGCTATTTCCTATTAATATTCATACCAACATCGAGAAGAGAAAGAGAAAGAAACGCAGAAAGACCAGCTACCTACTACACCTACACCAAGGACACCGCCGTGATTATGCTCGTATCTTTTTACCAAAGCAATGATATATGCTGTGGAAGTCCTATTTTAAGTTATAATTTTCTTGTGGCAACTCAAAAAGAGGAGATACCTAAAACATAAAAATCTTTTTTAATACAATTTAATAAAATTAACAATGTTTTTTAAACTCGACACATTTTATACATTCTGTTGCTCTGCCAGTTGAGCTACATCCGTCATATTGTGACGGACGAGGAGACTTGAACTCCTAACACACAGGCCCCTTTGCAAGTATTATAACTTTCTTTGTTGCTGTTAGTGTCGAACGTTCTTAAATGAACGTATTTTTGACTATTAAATAAATATGGTACAGGTAGGGGGACTCGAACCCCCACGCATATTTCAGCGGCAGATTTTTGGACCTGATAAAAAGATTTGAACTTTTATCTCTCAAAAGAGCGCATTACTTATGCTATACCAAGGAGTCTGCTGTGTCTACCAATTCCACCATACCTGCATATTCAGTTTAGCAACTACTGACAGACCAGCTTTACACATATCTGCCCTCGGTTCGATTGGGGGAGAGTCATTATTTCAGACTTACACACAATTATCTCGGTCATTTTCATTGCTAAACTTTAATGTTATAGACCGTAAACTATAACCTCTTGACTCATTCCCTTATACAAACAAGGTGACGGGACAGTTCCAAGTTTTAATGAGAACCCTTGTTATGTTACCTCATACGGATTTAATGGTAGCTGGGTTATTTAAACACTCACCAACCATTCGTGTAAGGGGAATCCGAAGACACCCACCCTCCACTTCTCTTTTAAGGGAAGAGAGAAGAAACTTTCCTGCCATTATACTACAAAAGGCATATTGTCAGAAACTCGACACATTTTTCAGGTCTACCAGACTATAGCGTTTCCTCTCTGACTGTAAGGAGTTGCTATATAGAGAATTGAACTCTACAATTGTTATTTCAAAAATATCATTTGTAAAAATTGCTGTAAGTGTCGAAGGAGTATATGAATCCTTGTAAAAGAATCTGGTAGTTGGATTGAACTTTCTCTTCACCAACCATTCGGAGGGTTAGTCACCTTAATCCTCTCAGCTTCTCATTGAGTAGGATTCTCATACAGTCTAACCGTAGTATGAGTTATGCTTAATTACCGTAGTAATTAAGAAGCTGTTTAGGTAAGTTCGCTACGCTTACCTCGTGGAATTTCCACTCACGATTTTCCCGAACTTAGACTTCCTATCACATTAGCACCCCGATAGGTTATCTCACTATATATCGTGTTCTTCCCTTTCATTTTCTGCTTCGAACGCCCATCGCTTGCGTTCTACTCCAAGACTTCGGACGGGAGTTGGGGGAGTGATGTTTTGATAGTCTATCACCAAGACTATGGTAATGATAACAAGCAGGACTGCGATTAATCCTTACTTAAATGTCTCCTGTAATTACTGCTTGACTCACTCTTGTAATTTACAACATATATATACGATATATGAGGTCGAGGTCGCTTCTTCATTACGTTCGTTAGCATTTAAGCTCACGCACTTATTATCATTTGGTAGTTGGGTTGTTTTGAGACTCACCAACCATTCGTCTTCCTTGATTGTGTACTAAGTATAGCACACTTTGTTTTGTTTGTCAAGTGTTTTTTAAACTTTTTTGAAAATATTTTTTGTCTTATCTTTCAAGTCACCAATCGCAAACTCAATTGTAAGACAAATACGTTGATACCATTTTAACTTACCAAGATTAAAATTCTTTTCTAAAAATCGCACCTTTTTAATTGGAGAAAGAGTGATATAATAATCAGCATACTCTCGCAACTTTTCTTCGGTTGTCATTTAATTACCCTCATAAACTTTCAGTTTATTAGCTTCATAGAATGCCCATGCAAATGCAGGAGGAGTCATTGCTCTAAATTCCGCATCTGTTTCAGGTTGATGATGCCAACTAAGTTGAGGAATATTCTTCCAAGCAGACTTATGAAGAAAAGCAAAATTGGGCTTGTTTCTACCCTTGCGAGTATACAGAGGAATCTTATTAGGCACATCTTCCCAACGAGAATACTTTTTTGGAGGAATATTAAAAGTACCCCAAATATCCGTAGCCTTAGTCCAAGGGTCTCCATATTCCCAAGGCTGGAAAGTCATAGTAGGAGTTCCGAGGAAATCACGCAAATGTCCACGAGGGTTTTCCAAAGCCCACCAAACAGGATTACACTCTTTGATAATACGCAAACACGCATTAACAATTTCCATACCAGCATCAAAGTCACGATGACGATTCTCAGCGATACAGTTTAGATTGCTAAATTCTGTGCAAGGTGGAGCAGCAAGAATGCCCCAAACATTCTCAGGAGGATTAAAAGTCCTTACATCATATTCAGGAAGAGTAATGATACGAACATCATACCCATTTAACTGCCAAGGACGAGACCATGAACCAGTACCGCCACAAAGGTCAAGAATGATTTTTTCTTCTGGCTTTAACATAGTTGTTGTCCTTTCTTTGTTAATTATACTCGACACTATTTTTACAAATACAAATCCAATTATATGTGTTAAAAATTACTGTGAGTGTCGAATAGACCAAAATTACAAAACTACTATTGGTGCGCCTGATGGGATTCGAACCCATGACAGACGGCTTAAGGGATAATGCAAGTCTCGCACTTGCTAAAGCCTAAACGCTATTATCCAAGGCCGCTACTCTACCACTGAGTTACAGGCGCAAATGGAATTTCGGTTTAGGAACTCTACTGGTTTTCAAGTGTTCCAGCTCAGAATAGGAGCGTACTAACAAGAAACGCAGTAGGTTCTTCTACCTATTTAGATAGCAAGATTGAATGTGATTGGCATACCACGTTTTAGGGAACTAAAAGAATCACTCTTGCTAAATAAAACAAGTTTTTTATTTCTTTATGTGCTCATTATACCATCTTGATTTTCATTTGTCAAGAGGCTTTTAACTTTTTTTGTTTTTGTTCTCGACTCATTAATAATTCATGAAGCCGTCTTATCCACTTGACTAATCCTCTCAGGGAAAGGATTGTGGAATCGAACCATAGTTTGCTTCTTTTGTTAGAATATTATGAAAAATTGCTGTTAGAGTCGAAGAGATAACTCATGTTGCGCTCTTTCGAGCTCGTCTTTATATTACTACAAACATTTCTGTTTGTCAAGACTTTTTTAAAGCTTTTTTGAAAAAACTTTGGATTACTTTTTATTCATGCTGTGGATATAGTCAATGACAAACATAACCCACATTCCAAGAACAAAAGGAATAATGACATTCATTATAGGTATACCTCTGGAATCTTGATGCAATTATTGTCCCACTTCTTATAAGCATCAAGATATGCCTCGTCCTTATCTCCATTGAGAGTAAATTCGTAGTACATTCCATCAAATAGAGTGGTAGAAAGAAGAGCCTTCCAATTCTGCAAAGTCTTACAATACCATACAATATACACATCAAAATCAGGTGTAGTATCAGACTTATCCAGATGATTAATTACATAATCACGGACAGCGTTCTTGCTAAATTCAAAAAATTTTACATCAGTCATTTTTATCAACCTCGCTACTTGAAACGCTTTTCAATAGAAAATTCAGTTTTACCTACATAAATTTTATCATTTATGTCATTAATTATTTTATAGATATAAACCATTTAAAAATATAATTATAAATTACTTACTTGTAGCAGTAGTAGTTACAGTTGCCGTAGGAGCATCTGTATTGCTATCCATAACAGCCTGAATATAACCAGAAGTTACATACTCCGTAGTATTCTTCTTAGTATCACCCTTTAGAGCGCCACTAATCTCATAGACAGCAGCTTCAATCTCCTTGCGTAGAGTAGCTTCGTCATAAGTAATACCCATTTCTGCAAGCTTCTTCTCAGCGTAATCCATAGCTTCCTGTAGCTTCTTCTGACCGTCCCAGCCCATAGTAAGACCCATCTGTTCGGCAGCGTTGACAGCAATCTTAGCAATAGACATATAGGTTTCCATTGTAGCAAGTGCTTCGTTAATCTTATCCTGACCATACTTCTTACGAAGATTTGGAATGATAAAGACGGTACAAAGAGCCACGCATAGACCAATTACCATTGTTACAATCTGAGTAACATCCATATTTATAATATCTCCTTAAATTTTAAAATTAAATGGAGCAAGATACCAGATTCGAACTGGCGCTTGAACTTTGGAAGAGTCCCGTGCTAACCACTAACACTAATCCTGCATATTTGGGATAGCACCACGCATGATGCTATCCCGTGGTGTCTCCATAGAGAAGTCACGCGCTAACCGAGCAAAGCTCCACCACATCACAACAAAAAGGAGTTGTTGTAAGCCAAATAAAAGTATATTTTTATCCTACCGCTTCAATTCGCGGTCCATTATCTACGGTCTTCCAAACTACAAGAACTTCATTGGTTTTCTTGTCAACAGTTAGAAGATAAACTGCATCATAAACCAGATAAGAATTTGAAATATATCTATAAGTTTCGCCTGTGTCATATTCCATTTCCTGAAAAATATATGCTCCATCAGTTCCACGAGCTACAATTTCTGCTCCAACATACTTTGTGGGAGACTGAATAGTGTTGTTAGTGGCATTGATTAAAGGATAAGAAATAGCAATGGCACCGATAACAGCAAAAGCAAAACAACTAATAAACATTTTAATTATGTTTTTACTTGTGTAACCACTCTCATCCATACGCGAGCAAAAAGCAGGGACAAAACTAAGCATGGTTACAATTAATGCCAATACTGCAATAATACTAATCATGAAATCAAAGTTCATTTTTGTTTTCCTCTCTTAACTTTATGTACCTATTATAGCGTAGCCTTTTCTACTTGTCAAGAGGTTTTTATCAATTTAATTGGATTTTTTTCAGAGGCTTCATTTCAGCTTCAATAAGAGACAAAGGTACAAGAAATCCTCGGCTTGTAAAAAGCTTATTCTTCACCCTTTTCTCTTTTAATGTATCCGTTCGGTCTAAAACAAACTGCCTGAATTTTTTCATGTTAAGAATATACAAAGTCTTAGTCTTTAAGAAGTAATAGAACAAAAATTGAGCATCAGACTTCATAAGACACCGTTCAGTTTGACGCTGTTCATTACTGATAACCTCGAAAAATAGATTACCAGTAACATAAGTATCTGTTTTTATTTCGACAGTATAAGATGTCCCATTAGTTTTATTTACAATGAGGTCAATGTCTAAATTTTGGAAAAACTTGTCCCCAGATACATCTTCTACATTTAATACATCTTCTCTACTTTCAAGCCATTTAGTTATGGCAATTTCCCGTAGCTACCCTACGGCATTAGAAGAATTAAATTCATAAACCTTATCACTCATTTGTTTCTCTCCATTTCGAATCTTTAGAATGTGTGCGGACAGCCGCAAAATTATAATACTCCTCTGCTCGAACAAGTGTATTAATAAATCCAGAATTAAGAAAATCTTCCATCATCAAATTAACAAACTCAAGTGTTTGAGGATGCATTTTAAGGCCGCGGTCTTTCTTTTTAAGCCACCATTTATATTCATTTTCGGGAGAAAAATCCTTACCATTATAAGCCCTGCCAGCCCCAAGAAAATCACAAATTAATTCAAGAGCATATTTATAGGGCATTTGAATAGGCTTGCAACCAAAGTCAAAATTATCCTGCCAAAATTCATAATGATGTTTATTTCTGCCTTTGTGATGCATCCAAGCCTTAGACCACCCATTAACTTCTTTACAATAATCAATGGGACTACGAAAACCTTGATAATACTTAACAGATTCCCAAAATTCCACGGGAGAAAATTTACTTAAATCGTGAACAAGCCCTTGCCACGGAATACCAGCTTTAAAACAATAATAACAAACCCACCAACGATGTTTTGTTACTGTCTTTAAATGCCCAAAAAATTTCTGAAAAAAGTTCATTGTTCTATTTCCCCAATAATATCAGGAGCATTCATAAGCAGTCCTACAGCTTTAGAGCAAGCAATTTCATAACTGTTTGTGAATTGATTATCACATTGATTAACTATAAAAGAATATGCGGCGATAAGCACTTGAGCAGCACGTTCATTAGTCATATTAATTTACCTCACAATACATTTATGCGTTCCAAATTCAGTTTTCATTTTAGAGTGTAAATAATTATTGAGCGGATGGTAGGTTTTCTTTAGATATTCCCATTCATCTCTACCTGTGTCTCCATGTTTCTTTACGACAATATCTGTGTAATATTTATTTGCCTCAGTAAAATCAACAATTAAACCATATTGAGCGCATTGGATTCCAAAGAGATAAAGTCTTAGAGAATGCCAAATAGATTTCTTTCCGCCACGCCAATCAAAATCTTTTTCAATAGTAAGTTTTTTCTTTCCTTTAACCCAAGCAATAGACGCTCGTTCAGAAATTGCAGCATGAGCACAATCTGGGATAAAAATGAAAGGATATGATTTCCTTTTCTTAATAATGAACTGAGAAGGAAGAGAAATACATTCTAAGGCTTCCACTGAATTTCTTTGAAGTTTTGCAAGCCATTCTGATTCATGTTCAATATTATATGTATGGTTTTCAAACTCATATTGGTCTGGCTCTTTAGGGAAATCATCTGGAACAATTGCAATATAATCCCAATCAGAAGAATCAGTAGAGGTTTGATAAACTCTCGAACCCCATTCATAGAGATTAATTGACGTAGAAATCAGTTCATTTTCAGTCACAAAATAAAACCTACATTTCATTTGGATTTTATAGTGTTATTATAGCAAAAAGACTTGAGATTGTCAAGCCTTTTTTGCCATTTTTGTTTTTTATTTTTTACTTTTTAATTTAAGAAATCTTGCACTGTGAGCTTGTGTCAATAGTATAGGGAGTTCCTGTTGTGGTAGGAGATGAAATTACATCTTTACGATTAAAAGCTATTCCGTCAAGATTTCTTTCTGCCTTACAAGGAACAGTATCAGTAATAGCCTGAATCACATTAGAACCACGACAATTGGCTGTAATAGTGCTATAACGAGCATACTTACAAGAAACCGAAAGCGTTGCACATTCGGGAATATTGTTATCTCTGTTTTCGCTATTTACCTTGTCATAATATAGAGTGAACTTTTCTCTATACATACAAACATTGTTATGCTCACAAGTTAGGCAAGGACATACATCTTTGTTATTAAAATTAAGCATATTAAATCTCCAATCTTGTAAAATGATAAATAGTATTTTTGGTTTCTACTGTTACAGAATTTACTTCTTCCCCATTCCCATCAACGTTAAAAGATTCTACACGAGTTGTGGCAATAGTGTGCCAATCAGGATAATCTTCCGCACCATAATTTGCGCAGAAAAAGAAATGTTCTCCCGTCATAATTTCATGAAGAAATACACAAAGCTTGCCATCAAGAATAGTTCTATCCCAATGAGTAGGACGGTCAGGGTCTTTGATTTCTACTGTAACAATATAATAATCTTTAATCAAATTCATTTTAATTTACCTCATTCATAGCAAATATAAGTGGTGTTGCCAAGCTCAGGATGATAATAAGAGTGATAAATTTCGCCTTGTGGGAATGTTGCCTGATATAATACATTGCGAGGAGCGACCACTTCTCGTTCAAGAACACGTCTTGCCGCTTCATAGCACTCATCAGGAATGGTTACGGAATAATACTCGGTGGTAGAATAAGGGTATTGAATAATCCCTCCATTTTTTCCTTCGTTAATAATATCTTCAATAGAGGGGTCAATCATTTGCTTGCCAATACCGCCTTGCATTTGACGATTTAGAACGACACATCCCACATCCATTTTTTCTTCCATAGAAATGAAAGATGAACCCGCTTCATGCCAAATGCAAAATGCAAGCATTTCATAATCCCAATCGGTATAAGGATAAAGATAACGCCCAGAATCAATAGTCTTCTGAATTTCTTCTTTATAATTTTCAAGTTCTCCATAAAGAGGATTCTCAGCAGCTCCAAATTCTTCGAAACTTTGCATGAAACTATCTACTCGGTCAATTTCTGCATAAAGAGCACTCTTAGTCATGTAACGCAGGTACTTCTTTTCAACCGAGTTTGCAGAAGAAATATAGCCAGAATAATGATGAAGAATTTCAGTATATTCTTCAATAGCATCAGAATAGTAGAGGGCAGTTTCATTTACTGCCTTATCATATTCTGCTTGTAGAAGTTCTGGAATGGTTTGACGTTCAACATCCATACCAAAACAAAAACCGAAAGCAAGTGCTGTGATAATTGCGAAAATGATATGGACTTTACCAAACTGATATTTTACCCAGCCACTTTTCGTTGCGTACATATTGTACTTGGCAATCAGTTTCTTAGTAATCTTGTTCATTTTGTTGGAGTCCTTTCTAAAATTGTTTACAGGATTGATTTTTAAAATTTAGATTTGAAAAACACCTGTTCTCCCCTCAAAGAAATTCTTAGTCGCTTCTCTCTTAATTTTTCTCTTAGGCTCTTTCTTTACTCCATCATTATAAGCCTTTGGAGCATTATGTCGAATTACAATCCCAAAAGGCAGATTGTTTTTATCCAGTTGCATTGGTTCTCTGACCTTTTCATTGGTTTGAGTATTAAAGAAATGCCCTCGACTAACAATAATATAATCCAAATCTCCATATTTGTCAAGGACTTTTTCATAAACCAGACTAACTTTCTGTTCCTTTGCTTTCTTGATTACTTCTCGAAGCATGGTTTCAGAATAACAATAGTCTACATAATTCCCCTTGATTGAATTAACAATCTGAGTAGAAATCGGAAGAAAATCAGAGGGGAGAGAAAAGAATTCTGCGTTATGAGCGATAAGATTAACAGGCATATATTTTACCTCATTATAAAAGATTGTTTTTATTTACTTTATCGAATTTCCACCAAATAACGAATTGTCATTTGTTCCATAGAATATACAATAAGCTCATCATTTTTAAGCATACTTGTATTTCCATGCGCCCAAAGATGCCATGCATTAGGTTTTAAAGACTTAAGCTTCTTTAAATCCATATCATAATATTGGCTACTAAATTGATAAGCATCATAGCTATCTCCCAAAGCAACCTCAAAGAAAGCAAGAAAACCACAATTTTGCTGTTCACGAGTCCAATAACCACCAAGAGAAGTGTAGCCAATAGACTTACGAACCCCACCGTGGAACTTATCTGGGTTGCTAAAATATATGGCTTTGCTTCCGAACATACTGCCATTAGTAATTACGTTAGACAATTTCCAACGTAATCCCATCTTAAGAATACCAAACCAGTTTTGATTTCGGCTACCATGACACAAAAGTTTACGATTCCCAATATTATTTGCATCAACAAATTTATGATAGGCTTCTTCTGTGGCTTTATTTGTTACACGCCAAGCTCGATAAAACTTATCTGCTGAATCACCCATTGCTTTCTTAATTTTAGCTACATCTTCCGCAGTAGCATCTTCCATAGTAATACCCATTTCATCAAGAATAGAAATTTCATTATCACTGGTATCACTATCAGCATCTTTCTTTTCAATCTTTACAGGCTTATAAACCTGACCAGCCATAGCATCAAGAGTGCTCTGTTCACGGTCGATAATAGACTTAAAAGAATCAAAATCGTTTTTATAAATAAGATAATCACTTACGTTGCTCATCTTACGAGGAATAACCATGAAAATTTCCAGAAGCTTTTTATTAAACTGATTATAATCCATATTCTCATAATTAAGAGCAAGATTATCAATTAAGCTCTGAGCTTCATCAATCATGGCTTGAGTAACAACGGAAGACTTTACCTTATATGCAGACTGGACAACCTTGTTTGCAAAGTCATACAGACGTTTAATAATGTCTCGTACAGACTTATTTTCAATAATTGAAAACTTATCTTTCCCCTCTGTGGACTCTTCTTCTTTAGAATTTTCAATCACATCTGTCATAAGGTGAGTCTGAGAAACATAACCCTTTTTAAGCTTAGAGTTAATTTGAGAATCCCACTTGGACATGGGATAAGTAGTGGTGCTTTCATGTCCACCAACTCGACCATATTTGACAGTAAAAGTTCCATCAGAATTTGGGAAACAATTATAATATTTATTATTGTTTTCTGCTGTAGTCATAATCAAATAAACAGGTGTCTTTTCCATAAAGAAAAAATCTCCTCTCAATAAAAACTCAAATGAGGTATGATAGAATAATACCATACCTCACTTGTTTTGTCAATAGGTTTTTATTTTTTACTTGTTAGTTTATTTACTGATAGCAGAACGTGATATAGGGACGCCAATCAATTTCGCCCACATCATAAAAATAGTTGTCAAACTCATCAAGGATAAGCTCACGAACCACATCCCAATCCAAATGCCCATGACCACAACCAATACGAGGCATAGCCAAGAACTGAATCTTGTTTTCATAGCAATCTTGAGCAAGTGCTCGCACACACTCTCGAATGTTGTCAAGAGTAGGACGCTGATACTTCTTGTCAGTCGTAAACATTACATAGACATTTTCAATCTTAACAGCATCACCAGCCTTAACCCAACCTGTTTCAAGGTCTTCACACTCATCTTCATATTCATCAGCCGCCTTTTCCAGCTTTGACTTTAGCTTATAAATAGCTTCAATACGACGGGCAGTTTCACTACCAAAGCTAAAGTCAGCAGGAATAGCAAATGCAATGTGATAATAAACTGGAAGACTTAACAAATCGACTTGACGCTCTTCATAGCTATCATACATGGGAGAGTATTCTTCCTCATCGTATTCAACGTCCCATTCGCTATCCCTACAATCATCATCAAGAAACCCAGCAGGACACTTGTGCTGATTGGTGCATTCCTTACAATCGCCCCAACAACCAGCAAGTTCATCCGAATACTCATCATCCTCATCATCTTCTACATCAATGTCGTTGTTCTTGAGCTTTTCCTTTAGTGCCAGATACTTTTTATAATAATCATCAATCTTGCTTTTAGTCGAGGAATAAAATCCGTCCCCATTAGTGTCATGATTGTTAAAGGTTGGATTATAAAAATACTTCTTGCTCATTATATTATCTCCTTTAATTATTTGAATTTATTTTATCTGTGGCTAACTCGTCTAATTTTTTAGCGCAAGGCTGTTTATCCCAACTGCGAATTACTGAGCCATCATATTGACATACAAATTTCTTCGGCTTTACCCTTCGCTTAATCCAAGGAATTTTCTCATCGTATGTCCACTCAACTACCCGACTTACACTTTTGGGGAAATAAGGACAATGTGGGTCACAGCCAAGAACTGAAACAGATGTTTCTTTTTTACTTTCTTTAGCAGGGGTATTATTTTCAGGCTTAGATTTCCGCTTAAAATTTCTAATAGCTCTTACCATAAAATCCTCACTTTACTTTTTATTTTGAGCTGTTGGCTCTTTTACAAGATACATTTTATTCTTGGCGCGAGTCAAAGAAATATAGCTTAAATTTCGTTCTTGCTGTTGAAGTTCAGGACTGTTTCTTGGGTCAAAACAAACTTTTCCCTCATTTAAAACAAAAACATTATCTGCTTCAAGTCCTTTTGCTTTATGCACAGAACTCAATGTAACACAATTAGAAGATGGAGAAGTATTTAAAAGCTTATCTAAATACTTTTGAAAATCTGTGGTAGAAGTATTTCCATTTTTGTTTTGATAATATTTAAGAATTTCAAGAACAAAATTAATGTTGTCAATTTTAGAATTACTGTCTGCTACAGTTTCAACTTGTTCTTTTAAAGACAAGTTTTCTTTGTGTTCTTCGTTAAGAATTTTAGAATTAACAATCTTAGAAACCCTGTCTTGATATTTACGAATATCCTTATCAAACCATTCTCTTAAAGCACGAGTAGTAGGACATTTCTTTGCTCGTTTAGTTACAACTTTTTTCAAGTTTTCTACAAGCTCTTTATCAGGAATACAAACAGGAATACCATGAGTAGCAAGGTCGAGAATTACAGGAGCCAACCACTTATTTAAACGAGAAATTATAAGGTCTCCCCCTTTAACGTACTTGCTAATTTTATCCTTTTCAATTTTTTGAATTTCTCCTGTCGGCGCATTTTCTCTGGGGAGAATAGAAATTCCAAATTCTTTATTGACTTTGGTTAAATGAGAAGTGGGACAGCGATAACAAATAGGCAAATTAAATTCCGCTATAGGAGAAAACAAAGAAGAAATTCTTTTAAAAGAATTTGCATCCGCAGCAGCAAATTTATAAATGGCTTGGAAAAAATCTCCAACAAAAACAAATCGTCCGTTTTTCCTTTTTATAAAAGGCAGAAAGTTTTGTTGTAATTTATTTAAATCTTGACAATTATGAACGACCATTCCAGTGACATTTATTTGATTGGTGGTTTTTAAAATAAAATTATGATTGGTGTTCATTTCCAAATCATAAACTTCTTTTTCTCCTAAATATTCTATCTTTTTAATAAAATTTACTCCATAATCTAAAAATTTATCATCCCAAATATAGAGATTACTTTTATTAAAATAAGGATTTTTATAGGCACAGTCTTCATTCATAAAAGGAGCTATTTTTTTTAAATATTTATGAGCGTCTTCGCCAGAAAAACGAAGTTGAGCATATTGTCTATTAAAACATAATTCGCCTTTAATTCCAAATTTATTTTCAATTATCGTTTTTAAATAATTAATTTTATCTTGAGATAAATTGTTACAAGCAATAACTATACAAGAGATTTTCCTACCTTCTGTTTTTGTATAATAAAATTGAATAGAGCCATCGTCTTGATACCATATTGCAAGAAATCTTTCATCAAGTGTTTCCATTAAATTCCAAGGACTATCAGGTAAAGCAAAGATTTTAGTGGCGCATTGATTAATAGTATATTTACCTGTATATCCGCTAATATTTTTATTTTCAAAAGTACAGTTTAATAATTGCTTTTTAAATTGAAAATATCTGTATTGAGCATCCCCCTGTGTAAATTTAATACGATAGGTATTATAATTGCTCATTTGAGTTAAATAGCCATCTCCTATAGAGGATGCCAAAACAAGTTGAAGTTGGTCGTCGTTAAGCACATATTTAGCTTTTTGATTATTAGGCTTGTCAAGAACCACCCAATCTTTCCCAATTTCAAGCATTTCAAGAGGAATATATCCCCTTTGAGTTAAAATAGGATGATTGCCCGTGACTGTAATTTTGTTCAAACCTTCAGTAGTAATGGTAAAAACGGGTCGCCTCCCAATTTTACTAATTTTTTTTATTGAATCTAACTCAAAGGTCTTTTTTCTATCATTAAAACTTAAAATATTTGGTAACATCTTACTTTTTTGTTGCTTATTAAAAAGTGACTTTAAGGTATATATATTTTCTCCATTTGTAACATATGCATTTTCAGGAACACATTCGTCTACATAAACATTAGAATAATATGCCCAATAAGGTATTTCCCATTCATGCTTTTTTAATTTCCAATATGTTAAAAATAACATATCATCAAAATCAACAGAAAAAGAATGCGCAAAAATTTCCCAGTCTTTGTCCATTACATAAGAAATTGTTTCTACTAATTCGTTTGTAGAGGGAACGGCAAAATTATGCTCAAAATCTATAAAAAGAGAATATTCTTTTATTGCTTTTTCTATTTCTTTTTTATTATTAAAATCAATTAAACTTAATCGAACAATACTAAAAAGGCGAACATAATTTTCTTTTAAAAATACTCTTTCAAGAAAATCTATATTCTTTTTACATAAATACTCTTCTACTATATTATAAATTTTCAGGCCGTCAATTTTAATTTCCTGCCCTATCTTTTTCCCAAATCCAGAAGAAATATTTTCTCCCATTTTTTCAACGTTATAACGCATGATGCTATAAGCTAAGGAATGTATTGTACTTACTTTAGTTTTAGGGTTGTTAATTTTTTTCTTAAATTCCTCTGCAACAGAAGCATTAAAAGCTAAATAAATAGAATTTAAAGTATTGTTTTCAGTGAGCAAACAAATAGTTGAACTTTTTCCCGAACCAGCTTTTGCATTAACAAGGATATTAGATTCAGGATAAGTATTATAAAAATCCTGAATCTTTTCCTGATATTCACTTAATTTAAAATCAGCCATTTGAAATCAACTCCAAATAATGTTGCTTTAGTTTCTGTGCCGCAAGAATCAAATCGTTAATATCATTACTTTCATCAAAAGTAAGACGAATTTCTCCACGGATATATTCTTCTGGCACTTTCATATATTCAAGTGTCTTGCTTGGTTCCATCGTTCCCGTCGAACAAGCGGAGCCTGTAGCGACACAAATCTCGTCTTGATTCATCATCATCTGCAAAACTTCACTTTCAATATCCTTAAAACAAATATTGATAGTAGAATTTACGCTATTTGCAGGAGAAACAATATAGACATAATCATTGGCGAAATTGTCTTTCATAAGCTCATCATAAAATGCCTTTTTTAAGGTCTTACAATAAGCAGATTTACTTCCTTGCATTGCGAAAGCTTCATCAACTGCCAATGCCAAAGCGTGACAAAACGGAACATTTTCGGTTCCACCACGACATCCTTTTTCTTGATGCCCATAAATTAAAGGCTTAATCTTGTCAGAAGGGAATGCTTCTTTATTAAAATAAACCACCCCGATGTTTTTTGGAGCGCCAATCTTATGACCTGACATTGTTGCACAGTCTATTCCCCAGCCCTTAAGGTTAAGTTTTACATTACCAACAGCCTGAGTAATATCAGTATGAAATGCCATTCCAAGTTCGTGTGCATAATGGCTATATTTATTAAGATTAAAAATTTCACCAGTTTCGGAATTTACAAGTTGCCAACTTAGTAAAAAGTTCTCAAAAGAACTAAGACCATCATCAGAAAGCGCACATATTGTAGCCATATCAAGATAATTATCATCAACAATACAACTCTTAGGATTTAAAAGAATGCTGTCATGTTCGTAAGGAGAACATAAGCACTTACCTTTCTGATTTAAAACCCAACTATTTCCCTCAGAAGCGCCAGAAGTAAAATAAATTTCATCTGTCTCTACTCCCAAACAACGTGCAATTTTTGCACGACTTGCTTCAAGAATCCTTTTCGATTCCGTGCCAATATCGTACATGGTACTGGCGTTTCCCCACAGATTTTGCAAATCTTCCATTAGCACTTCATAAATATGAGGAGAAATTGGATTTGTTGCTGCATGGTCAAGATAAATCACAATTCAATCTCCTTTTCTGCCTCATAATAAATATACGCTACCATTTCCTGACTCCCGTATAAACTGCTGTTATAAGAAGTAATTCTTACATCGGTAATTTTAGCCCCAGCTTCAATTAATTTCTTTTCTGCTTCATGAACATTATAAACGATGTCTTTAAAATACGCATAAACATCATAAATATAAATCATTCTTATTTACCTCAATCCCATAGGTCGAAATAATATTTTTCAAAAAGTTCACAGAATTTATGAAGTTCTTCTTTTCTCCATTTGTTCTGTTCACGAATCTTGGCTTTACTATCTGCCATATGAGAATATTTTTCATCCGCAATTTCTTCAATTCCAGCATTGCGAAGATGTGTTGCCATCTCTTTGAGAATATCTTTCCAATCATCTGGGTCATTAATCTCCCAAGGATGAGAACAAGTATTCTCTGCATATTCATCAAACATATCAGCAACCACATGAGCAAACCAACTGTCCATGTCATACCAATCCGAACGGCAATATCCTTTAGTCACTCTCTGTTTAGCCCATTTTAACTGACGGGGTAGCATCTTTAAATTCTGCCAGTAGAGGAAACTTTTTTCATGGAAAATTTTATCAAAAACATTATATTTGTTCATTTCATCAAAACCTTTCCATTATATTTATTGCAAAGATAAAAACCTACGCCCTCTGCTTCATCACGAGTATGAAAAAATTCGGCAAGCGAAGGGCAAACAGTAATAGCTCCAATAGGAAAACGTCCGTAACTATCATAATTAGATTCTACATAGGCTTCGCATTCTTCATCATTAGCATAAAATCCGTCTACAGGGACAATATTCCCTGAATTATTAATCACAAATTCGTCCGCTTTCATAGAAGAAATGTAAAAATTAAAAGGGCGATTACCATTGAGAGTAGGAATAGTAATTTCAAAATCGCTATTTGAATCAAATGAACCACATGGAATAAAATAAAACACCTTAGCGTAACTGTTTTGCTTTACTTCTTCAAGAATCTTATTTACATCAAGCATTTTTGTTTTCCTCTGTTTCTTCAATTTTCTTAAAAATATAAAACTCAGACCAAGAACCCACATCAATAATAATTTCGCTCATATCTTCATTGAAATTCATTCGAGTATAATAACTCTTAAATGTAGATTTCTTTGCCTTTTCTTCATCGTATTGTTCGCCATATTTATCTTTTAGTTGAATAAGTTTTAAATCATTCATAGCGTCAATATGACGCTTAATAACTTTCCACCCCTCAGAAAAATCAGAATCAATCCCAAAAGCTGTGCCAATGGTTTCACAGTCTTTTAGCCAAAACTTCTTTCCTTTACTATTTTTAAAAAATACTTGATATTTCATCTTAAACTCTCCACTTCAAATTCACCATTTACACATTTACCATAACAATCGTATTCAAAAGTATATTCTTCATTTGAAAGAATAATACCAGTAATTACTTTTTGAAATTTGTTTGTAAATTTATTCAATAAATTTTGTTCAACTACTTTAATTTCACAAAGTTGGTCGTAAGCATCGTAAGCTAAATCATGGACAATTACATTCTAACCGCCCATTAAAATCAAGGTTTTATAAGGTAATTTCCTACCCATAATATTCTCCTTTATATAAAGAAACACCTATGGCTTCTCATTCTTTAATCTGAGTATACCACAGGTGTTTTTATTTGTCAAGTGTTATTTTTGAGATTCTTTAGCTTTTCTGCAAGTTCTTCTCTGGTCGGATAAGCGTGACAACTCTTCTTACCCTCTGGACACCACATTAGATATTGACAATGTGGCATAAGCTCCTTTGCAAAACGAGGATTAATTTCAGCAATCTGCTTTTTCATTTCAACAGCAATTTTACGAATTGGCTCCTGAGCACGAGTACATAGACGCTTATGCATAAACGTAATCAAAGCTTCGGGGGTAAAGCCAATAGCTAATGTTGTATTCGTTGCACGAGGGAGAACAAAATTAGCATCTTCAACCGCCGCATGAGCTTCCACACCATCTTCTGTAAGGGCTTCACGAATGAGTCTACGAGTAGTATCAATATGACTCATGAGATTTTGATACAGGGCTTTTGCTTTTTCGTTTTTCTCAATATTAGTTGGTGTAATATAAGTGAAATCATTCTTGTCAATGTAGCGGAACGACGCAAGATTCTTAACCACTTCATCAGGACTTACACGAGGAATTGCTTCAATCAAATCCATATAAGCATACTTATCTTGATTGTCATAGCGCACACCAATTTCAGAACGCATCATTTGTTCGAGGCTGCCGCGGTCCGCTTCAATTTCAAATTTAATATATTCACAACGAGACCCGCTCATATGACCAGAATCTTCACAACTCTGTCCTACTCGTTCAGCATATTTCTTGTCTGTGCCATAACATTCACAAGCAAATACGCCATGATTTTTATAAAGATTTTCAAGAACTTCTGGATTTAAAAGTGTTACTTTCATTAAGCTCTTGTTTCTCCTTTCTTGTACTTCATTAAAAGATATTCAAATGTTTGTGGAGTATAATTCATATAAGGCATCATACACCCAACATTAATCATTTGTGCTCTATTTTGATAAGGATTATCAGATTGAGCTAATTTTTCTTTTGCCATTTTTGCAAAATCTTCTACTAAACTTTGCTCAGAAGTTACATGAGTATGTCCGTGCAAATGGAAAGTTTGAGGATAACAAGAACCATAATAGGTTAGAATTACATAATGAGAAAGAATTAAACGATAATCTTTTCCATCAACTTTTTCATTAAGTTCTTTATACGGAGTAATCTCTGCTAAAGCTTTTTGAACTCCTGTGGAATATTGCCTTGGGTCGTGGTTTCCCAAAATCAAATGAATGTTGCCATTTAATTTATGAATGATACGAAGCCATTCATCAGAGCCAGCTTTCCAAATGAGGTCCCCAAGGCAGTATACATGGTCTCCTCTTGTAACTTGACTATTCCAACGAGAAATAAGGTCAGATTCCATTTCTTCTATTGTATCGTATGGGCGCGAATCGAACTTAATTATGTTAGCTAAGTATGCCCAAAATGTAAATCACTTACATAAAAATTAGGCATTTAAACATCACTCCTTTTCTCTATTTTGGATATTCTCCAAATAAATTAATTTCTTTCCCAAATATTTTCCTTTCTTAGCTTCTCCTCTACATACGCTTGCAACCGCAGAGAATTTATTCCTATTCCCAAAAAGCTTTTCTGCACAATCGTGGGCCGAAGAAAAAATTTCCACTATTTCATTTTCGTCATTTAATAAAGCTACTTTTTTACTTAATTTATTAATGGTGCTACTTGATGAATTAGCCTCAAATATTTCATCTGTCTAATTGTATCCCCATCCAATATTGGCTAAAGAATTATATTTATACATATATTCGCGTTCAACCATATAGATTTTATCATTTGGGACAAGCTCTAAAATTACTGAGAAAGCAAAATTATTTAAACCGTATTTTCTAATTGCACTATATAAAGGATAATTATAGCACTAATTATTCTCGTCAAATGCTGTCATAAGATGAGAGCGATACCTTTCTAATGGACAAATTGTTTTTCCGATATACACTTTCTTATTTAAGAAATTTACAAAACGATAAATATATCCATAACCATCTATTTTAGGATATTTTTTTAAATCTTCTGATGTTTCATTTTCTGTTAATTCTTCATTCAAAGACATATATATAGAACGTTTTTTGTTACAAAAAGGACACCCATAACTTTTATCTGTTTTGTATCTTAATAAGCTATCTATTGAAACATTAAAAATATGCCCCTAATCTTTGCATTCAACTTTTGATTTATTACTTCTCATTCCATAAAACTCTATAATTTTAAAATGTCCATTACGCTGGTCTAACTCAGCCTGAGCGTCTTGTATATTAAACCTTCCCTTTTTCCCTTCGAACCCTATTAAAGTAAAAGCATTATAAAGACTACCAAAATGTTCCTAAAAAGCATGACGGCTGGGAAAATTTGGTTCGTTTTCAACAATAGAATAATTTAAAGTTCCTTTGTCTTCCAAAAGACTTTTTAATTTGTCTAAAAGTTCTTCATCTGTATATTTCTAATTCATACTGGCTCACCAAACTCCTCATTTTCAAACTCTTTTTCCCACCCATGAACAAATAAAACATTTCCATCAAAGTCTGAAACCATATATTTATTATATGGACAATAATCGCAATAATCTGTATACACCCATTTTTTCAAATGAAGAAAACCATATCTCACGGTTTCAATAGTATCTTCTTTGCCAATTTGTTTTAGATATTCTCGACAACGTTTGCGAGCGTCTTTTTCATTAGGGCAAGAAAGTTCAAAAGAACAAACATGACGATGATTAAAGCCACAAAAATGGTCTCTTTTCTCAATTTCCTCGTAAAATTCTTCTGCTAAGTCTCGAAACTTTTTTCTATACTTATCATAGGTAGGCTTTTCTTCATCAATTAAATGTTGAAAAGCTACATCTTTGTGGTGGGTATATTCAAGTTCTTTCATCTTGTCCCTCACTATACTTGAACTTAGCCCATTTGTGTTTTGCCATGCATTCATTTTTATGTTGGCAATCCTGCTCGCATCCATAGACATAATAAGCATTAGCACAATAATCGCACGGCTGATAGCCACAAGAAATTATTTCTGCCACATCTTTTGTGTAACCAATGTGTTCCATTTTTTCATGAACAAGACAAGTTAATTTATCTTCAAATACTTTGTCACAATAAGAACAGTAATATTTAACGTACATTCTTTTTACCGTAAGCCCTTTCTTTCTGGTCTTCCAGAATTTCATTAAGCCCATCAAGATTTGGTGCTTGTGGACAAGGTTCGTCGCTAAATGTTGTAAACATATTAATTAGTTTAACCTGACGATAATCCATTGGCTTATAATTAGGGTCTTTGAAACGGTCGCATTTAAAGTGCTGGCAAACATCGGGTCTTACCTCATAAATCATACACTTTTTATCCTCAGAAAGAAACGGGCAAATATCCGTAAAATCTTTAGAAAGAATAGGCGTATAATTATGAGGCTTAATCTCTGGATGCTTTTTCAAATACTTCTTAATGCGAAGAATCTGATTCGGGTTTACAGGCAAAATTGCTGAACAGCATCTCCCGCACTGAGAACATTCGCCATCTTTTGTATTATCAATAGGTGTTGCCATAAATTGATTCATAAAGCAATCTCCTCTCTAACACGCATAAGAATTTTTCCAAGTTTGTTTTGTCCCACTCCATTACAAACTCCCCATGTTGTATCATGCCACCAATTACCCTCTTCAAGATATGCATCACCAGTATCAATAAGAAGTTTAGCAAGATTCTTATTTTGAGCAAATTTCGCACTAACTATTTCATACATTGCTTGCTCTTTAATTTCTTCCTAATCTTCACGCAATTTACAATGCCTACCAGCAAGTTTTGCTTGAGAGGGATTCATTGTCGTATATTTTTTACGGTCTTCATCTTTAATTTCTTTTTGCGCTTGAAATGCGGCTTCTGAATTTTGATAAGTTAAGCCATTATAACTTATAGGAGCGCTATAAAAATTAGAGAGAAAAGCATAAGCATCAAAAAACTGTTTAATAGCTTCCATTTTAAAGCCCTGCTTTCTTAATAAATTCATCTTCTGACACAATAGGAATATTAAGCTTCTTAGCCTTTTCAGCCTTACTTGACCCACTATCTCCATCATTTGTCAATAGAAAAGAAGTCTTAGCTGATACTGAACCTGAGAGCTTACCACCACGGTCAGTAATAATCCTTTCGAGGTCGGCTCTTTTATAATTTTGGAATGAACCTGTAACTACAAAAGTTTTACCTGAAATAAAATCATCTGCACTAATCTTAGGCGCTTCTTCGACAATAAAACTAAACTCCCTGTCAAGACCAGCCCAAAGAGGATTTGGATTAATCCAAGCATCATTCATTGCATCTGCCATAGCCTTGCCAAAATCATCAAGAGTGCTGAAATCAAAACCATGTTCCCAAGCATCATGGAAGAAACCATAATTACCATTAAACGCCTTAGAAATAGTCTTACCAGCAGTCTTTCCAATAAGAGGGATACCAAGGGCAGTAATGAAATTGCTCAACTTAATTTCACGAGATAGTTCGATAGCTTCATAAAGCTTCTTATAACTCTTTTCACCAAAGCCGTCAAGCTTTACAATTTCATCCTTGTGGTCAGAAAGATGATAAATGTCCGCAAAAGTTTTAATAAAACCAAGGTCAATAAATTTGGTAAGAATTGCTTCACTTAAGCCATCAATATTTGCACAAGGCTTAGAAACAAAATGTACAAACTGAGCAAGTTGTTTAGCAGCACAATTTTCATTTGGGCAAATCAAAGTTTCTGTACCAGATTCAGCTTGATTTAATATAAGCTTAGAACCACAACAGGGACAATTTTCAATAAGCTTATAAGTATTAGAACGAGTATTATTCTTAAGAATAGCAGGGATAATCTCATTCATCTTTGCAACTTCAATCTCATCTCCAATTCCAAGCTCAAGGTCTTTAAAATAAGAAACATTATGAAGTGTAGCACGAGAAACAATAGTCTCATCAATATCAACAGGGTCAAACAATCCTGTAAGAGAAATTAAACCAGTGCGAGTTGGATTAAATTCTACTCCACGAAAAATTGTCTTATAGGTAGTAGTTTCAGGCTTTAACGCAAACAAATTGCGAGGATGATGGGCAGTAATACCAAGACTTTCACCATAAACCAAATCATTAAACTGGAATACCCAACCATCTGTGGGAATATTATAATGTTCACGATTAAAATCCATTTCTGTAAGATATTTAATCGAATCAGCATCATAATCATCAAGAACGGCATAAGGAACAACAGGAATGCCCAGAATCTCTAAAAATTTCATTGCGGTTGCATGAGTTGTTACGCCAATATCTTTCCAATTAACCAGATTAAAAGCGTAAAAGTAAATGTTGCGCTTTGCGGCTTCATTTGCATCAAGCTGACGCAATCCCCCAGAAGAGAGATTTCTCGGATGTCCCAAAGTACCATCAACATTCATTTCACGATATTTATCCCAAGGAATAACTGCTTCACCACGAATAATAATTTCTTCTGTGCAAGAAATATGCATCGGAATATTTTTAATCATCTTTGCGGTATGAGTTACATCTTCACCGATTTCCCCATCACCACGAGTAACTGCTTGAATCAGTTCGCCATTATTATAATAAAGAACAAGTGTTGCACCATCATCTTTATAACTAATGGTAATTTCTTTATTTTCTGCAAACTTAATTACATCTGCAATATCAGTAGACTTGTCCGCAGAAAGCATAGGAACTGGATGCTTAACTTTCTTTAATGAATCAAGCAAAGCTCCTTGAACCTTACGAGTAGGAGAATCTGCAAGCCAAAAGTTTTCCTTGTTCTCCAAAGCCTTAAGCTCATCACACTTAGCATCATATTCTGCATCTGTAATCTCAGGTGCATCATTCTGATAATAAGCCCAAGCATAATGCTTCAATTCTTCTGTAAGAGATTTAATCTTTTCAATAATATTAACACTCATTATGCGTGTCTCCAATCATCTTGTATATCTAAAAATTTTCTATATTCATCATCTGAAATATTACCAAATAAAAATGTTATTTTATTTGGCAGTAAACCACAACATCTTGTGTCTTTGAAATCTTCTGACCACAATATATTGTGGTTGGAAGTCGGTTTTTTAGCTGAAAACCACAATTTTTCGTTTTTATCCATTTTCTGTCACCAAATCATGTAAAAGACTCTGTTTGATAAAATCAAATTCTACTTGATGAAGAATTTCTTCTACTTCTTTGTCTACTTTTTTTGTCTGCTCCCACTCTACTAAAGTATCATCTACTAATTTTCTTGTTTCATTAATAGTGTCTTCTGCAATTTTAGAAACTTCTTCAAGCGGGAAACCTACTCGCTTATATTCAATAAGTTTCTCTCTGTCTTCTGCAATTAAAATAGACTCGTATTTTTCACCTGAAATATATCTTCTAATAAATTGAGCCAATCTCATTAAATGATGATAATCTTTTAAGGCATAACCATATTGTTCAATCTCTGAAGCACTATGGGGCATTGACTTATACATATTTTTATACTTAGTCAACATATTGCCAAACATGGATTTAATCGCTTTACATTCATCATAGTGAGCAATCTTTTCTCTGTTTTTAATAATTGCTCCAAGCCATTCACCTGTATAATCAGGATTTAAATAATAATACTTTGTAAAAAGAGTTTCAAGAAAATTAATATTCTGTTTCTTATAACAGTCAAACATATTACGAATATCTTTAACTTCCGTATGAGAATCGTCAGCGTTAATAATTGTATCTGTTACCCATTGCTTAGAACGAACAATGTCTTCAAAATGAGGAAGTACAATCGCCTTTGTATCGAGGTCACTGGTAGAATCTGAGAGGTCATAATTTTGGCTGCCTGCGAGATATACGCCGACTACCTCAAACCCCTTTTCAGTTAGTGTCTTAAAATCTGTTTCAAGTCTTTCTTCAATCTGTGCGTTAATAAATTAGAACCTCCACTCCTATATTCTTATTGAGAGTATACCACATTTTCTCCGACTTGTCAAGTAAAATCTGCAAAATAAAAACGGAATAAAAAAGGAGGAATACAATATGTTGTATTCCCCCTTGAAAAATATCAGTCGCAATAAAGAACAATCTCTTTTGCTTTCAACGTCTTTTGGACATCTATAACTCTTTGATTAGAACTACCTCTCCAAGCAAGAGAAAGGTCTTTTAGTTCTTCTACAAAAGGCCCATCAACAAAAACATCACATTCTGCAATCAGTTCTTGTTGAGCATTTATAATTCCTGCTTCTAATGTATTATCTGGAATTTTGTCAAAAATATCTTCCCAAGTAAAACCTGACCAAATCCAAATATCTTTACCGAGATTATGGACTTCTTTACAAAGATTCGAAAGCTGTTCCATATCTTCATTGGTTTGCCACAAAGGGTCTCCTCCAAGAAGAGAAAGACCTTTTACAGATGATTTACTTAGATATTCTTTTATTCTATTTACTGTTTCTTGAGTATATTTTTCCCCATAAGAAAAGTTTTGAACTTCAAGATTAAAACAATTTTTACAATGGAATTTACAACCAGATACGAAGAGGGAAACTCTAATTCCCTCTCCATTTGTAATATCCATTTTTTTAATTACAGCATAATTCATTCTTCGTGATTATCCATATGAACATAACGTTCTTTAATTTCTTGAGTACGTCCTTGGTTCCAGAATTGGCTACCAATATAACCACAAGTACGACGAGCCACATTCATCTTTGTTTGGTCTGTGTTGCCACAATTAGGACAACGCCAATACAATTTGCCATCTTCATCTACAATTTCAATTTCATGTTCATAACCACAAACCTGACAATAATCAGACTTTGTATTTAATTCAGCATACATAATATGGTCGTAAATAAATTTAAGAACCTCAAGAACAGCAGGAATATTTTTAGTTAAATCCGCACATTCGATGTAACTAATAGCTCCCCGTGGACTAAGCTTTTGATATTTGGACTCAATTTCAAGCTTGTCAAATGGGTCGATTTCTTCTCTTACATTAATATGATAAGAATTAGTAATATAATCCTTATCTGTGACACCCTCAATTTCACCAAAACGCTTCTTTAAACACTTAGCAAATTTATAGGTAGTAGTCTCGATTGGGGACCGGTAAAGTGAGTAGTCAATATTCTCATCAGCTTTCCATTCTTTACATTTATCATTAAGAGCTTGCATGACCTGAATACCAAAATCAAATCCCTTGCCATGAGAATGAGATTCACCAGTCATATATTTTACACATTCATAAAGACCTGCATATCCAAGAGAAAGAGTTGAATATCCATTATGAAGCAACGGATGAATTGAAGCTCCCTTTGGCAATCTTGCTAATGCACCATAACGCCAAAGAATGGGAGCGACATCTGCTGTTGCAAGAGCAAGTCTTTCATGTCTACATTTTAACGCTTTGTGGCAAAGTTCAGTACGTTCATTAAAGAGTTTCCAGAACTCATCAAAATCCCCGTGAGAAGAAAGTGCAATATCAGGAAGATTTATTGTTACTACGCCTTGATTAAAACGCCCCCAATACTTGGGCTTATTAGTTTCAAGGTCTACATAAGGGGTCAGGAAGCTGCGACAACCCATACAGCCATAAACATTACCGTCACCGTTCTTATCAACTTTATCACGACGCATAATTTTGGCTGAAATGTAATCAGGTACCATTCTCTTTGCAGTACACTTTGCCGCAAGAACAGTCAAATCCCAATACTTGCTATCTTCTGTAATATTATTATCATCAAGCACATAAAGAAGTTTAGGGAATGCAGGAGTTACATAATGTCCGACTTCATTCTTAAAACCAACAATACGTTGCTTTAAGAACTCTTCAATAAGCATTGCAGTTTCCTTAATATATTCAGGATTATCATTAAGATACATAAATACACTAAGGAAAGGAGCTTGACCATTAGTATTGGTCATGCTATTTACTTGATAATTAAATGTCTGAACTGCATCTGTAACTTCTTTTTTGGTATCTTCATTTGCATATTTTTCTGCATCAACTTCATTAAAGCCACGACTAAGATACTTTTTCTTGTGATATTCAAAACTATCTCTTACAAATGGAGCAAGATGTGCGATATTTATCGTACAACCCCCATAAGAAGAACTTGTTACCGCAGTAATAATCTGAGTAGAAATAGTTGCAGCAGTTAAAAGACGATGAGGTTTTTCAATTTTTACTCCATTAATTACTGTTCCATTCTGAAGCATATCTTCAAGATTTACCAACTCACAATTACCTGTAGGAATACCATATTCAAGAATAAAATTGTGAGTGTCTTCTACTTCAAGACACCAAACTTCATCTTCACCATAAAACTCTTTATTTAATACTGTATAATGAAAATCAAAATCGCTATTAAACGAGAACAAAATAGTATATGGACGCCCTTGTTCTGTGGTAAAATTAGTTATCTCTCCCGTGCGCTCATTTTCTTTGGTTATATATAATCCTGCTGTATCAGCCATTTCCCTTAAGAAATTAATAACTTCTAAAGATGAAGATTGCAAGCCAAAATTATATTTGCCATTAACCATTTGCTTTTTTCGCCCATCAGCACAATATAAGCCATTAATAAAACATTGAAGTTCTTTAATAGAATTAAATTCTGGAATAGTTTTTCTATAGTTATAAATTACAACTTCTCTGTCTTCATTTTTAAACTTTGTATTTCTAATATTACAACCTGATATACTAAAACGATTAAGATATTGCAAATCTTTGCTTTCACATAGACGAATTCGAGTAGAATTTGTACCATATTCTTTAGTACCATCGCCTAAGCCAAAGCCTTTACACCACATTAATTGTTCATTTTCTGTTAAATTTTCCCAATCTAAATTTTGCGAATAAATAACAGGAGCTTTACACAATTTGTCCCCAATTTTTAAGTTAGTGGTCTCTTTTCCATCTTTTAAAATCCACCTATGATTTTCTGTGGCAATTACATCATGAGTATTTTCTTTTTTCCCATTATAAAAAGTATATTTATATAAAGGTTGTACTCCATATTGTTTTACAACTGCTTTATGATATTTACCATCAATAGATAAGACTTCAATAATATCGCCATTATTAAAATCTTCAAAAGAACGAAGGCCTTCTTTTGTAATAAATTTTGTGCTTTTTAAGAAACAATTATGTAAACTCTTCTGAGCAAAATAATCCATATCATGGAAATGAATTATTCCCTCATCATGTGCTGTAACAACATCTTTTGGAAGAAGGAGTCTTCGTGCTATATCTGTACTTGTAACACCAGCAATATAATCTCTCTGAGTAGTTACTACGCGAGGATTCTTATTAGAATTTTCTGTATTCCAATATTCATTATCTCCGTCAATTAATTCCTTAATTGTTTTATCTGTTGTGTTACTTTGACGGATAAGTTCATGCAAATATCTATATTCGACATAAGATTTCGCAACTTCTTTATACTTACTTGCCATAAGTCTACGAACAACGAGGTCTTGAATATCTTCAACCGTCATGTCTGTATTTTTAGACATAACTTCCTCTGCAACTTTATGAGCAAATTCTTGCATTTCAGTAGTTAAGTCGTCAGGGTAAACTTCAATAAAAGCCTTTGTAATAGCTTTTACAATTTTATTTTTACTAAATTCAACCTAACGACCATCACGCTTAGTTACTTTCATAGCATTCTCCCCTTTTAAAATTCTTTTACATCCATTTGTCCATTAGTAATTCTAACTAATTTGTTAAACAACTTCATAGTTGCATAAATATCTGCATCAGCAGTATGCGCGTTTACAAGGTCAATACCAAAATACTCACATAACGTTCCCAATTTATGATTAGGCACTTCTGGCTTTGGAATATACTTTCTTGCTATAGGTAAAGTATCTACATAATAACCATGAAGGTCAGGTAAGTTATAACGTTTAAATTCTGCTTTAATAGAGCCAATGTCATATGGAAGGTTATGCCGAACCAGTATAGCATTTTCAAAATATGGTGCAATCTTAGGCCATTCTTCTTCAAAAGTAGGCCAATCTTTTACCATCTCATCTGTAAATCCATTTACCTTAGATGCACCCTCTGAAATGTGATATTTTGGATTGCATTTGATTATATCTCTTTTAACAATTTTATTGTTTTCACATAAGATATAACCTAAACTTATAATATAAGGGGGTTTAATCCCTACTGTTTCCGTATCATAAAAAAGTAATTTATTATAATTAGGAGAAGCCATTACTGGTCCTCCCCATTATTCTAATCTTCACTTTCTTCAAAAATAAATCCGATTTCTTCCTTGCAAACAGGACAAACCATATGAGCATCTTTAAAGAAAATCTTCCCATCTTCCTCATATCGAGGAGTTTCAAAATCAGGCAAATTCTCAGCGAGGTCAATACCTACACGAGTGCCACACTTGTTACACTTAAAATTAAAAGTCATTTATTTTACCTCAAAATAAAAACTGAATTTTATTATCATCTATACGATTAGAACTTGCCAGAATCACCAAAGCCCTCTGCTCCACGAGAGGTCTCATCAAGATTATTAGTCTCCTCAAATTCTGTTGGGATTACAGGGGCAAGCATAAACTGCGCAATACGCTGTCCATGCTCAACAATCTGAGTCTCCGAAGAATCGTTATGAAGAGCTACAATAATTTCGCCACGATAGTTTGAATCTGCCACGCCCACGGCGTTAGCAGGACGTAGACCCTGCTTAGTGGCAATGCCACTACGAGCATAAATAGCACCCCAATAGCCATTGGGAATAGCCATCGCCACACCCGTACCAATCTTAACAGTTGTGTGCGGGAGAATCTTTAAACCCTTACGTTCTTCTGTACTTCCCCAAGGAATAAAAGTATCATTGGGAATGTCTGCATAAAGGTCAAAAGCAGCATCCTCTACATGAGCCTTTGTCGGAATCTTTGCTGTTTCAGTCAATTTCTTAATCTTTACATTAACCATTGTTTACCACTTCTTTCTTAAAATTTTCATGTCTTTCTTTTGCTTGTCTAATTGCCTTTTCGTGCTGATTCTTTAATTTAAGAATCTCTGCATGACGGTAAGGAGAGCCACGACGAATAAGATATTGAGTCTTTTTTTCATTCACCATATTCCTTACATCACTTGCAATACACTTAGGCACATTTTCAGTAATCCATACCATCTTAAGCTTATTAATATAATTTTCAGGATAGTTTTCAAGCTGTTCTTTAAGCTCTTCTATCATTTGATAATGCCAAATCTCAGCCGCAATAGTACGGGTACTAACATAATTTATAGTTTCAAGATAAAAACCTTTTACAATATCTTTAAAAGCATCGGGGACTTTAGAATAAAAATCATCATACTTGTCATACGCCAATGCTTCAATTACTGCATTAGGAGATACTTGCTTACTAATTACACGATGGAGCAAAATATAATCGGTACATTTAATTTTCACTCGAAAATCATTGTCGTTCTCATCTCGCATACGGATAACCCAACCCTCTTTTTCATTAGAAGAAAAATTATCAACCTGAGCAAGAAGAGAATCAAGATTTTCAGAATCGTAATACTCTACCATCTTACTATCATAAAGAGCAGCAATACTACGCAGAGTATCAAAATCCATTTCAGTTCCATTAACACAAGAACGAGCAGAAATTAGATACATTCCCTCTTGTTCTTTAGTATAATGAACCACAATGGCATTTTTAGTAGAAATAAACTCAAAAATAAAAGTGTAATCAGGATAATCCTGAATCATCTTTCGCTGAGAATCAGTAAGAAGATAAAAACCCTCTCTTAACCTCCAAGATGCATTTAAATCAATAGCTTGTGACCCAGAACCAAAAAACATTTCAAAGCCAGTATCATTGGTAATATAACGAAATTGCTGATAGCTGCCGTCCATCTTATTGGTAATCCAAATCTTTTGAGCAGAAGTATACTTTTCTCGAATATTCTTTTCAGACCAATCAAAAGCATCTTCGTTGTAATTTTTCCATTTGGGAAGACTTGCTAAAACAAGTTCTTCTTTCTTTACATCAAAAACACAAGAACGGCACTCTTGATAAAGCCCATCATAAAGATAGAAAAAATCTGCCTCGGAATACCCCATATCACTCAGGTCAATAAAACCCTTATAATGGAAAAGTACATATTCATTATCAATGGTCATATCAAGAGGCTCAAACACCTTAAGTAAATCCAAAAGGCTTGCATCGTGAGTTTTTTCTGCTTGCTCAGAAAGGTCTTCAAGCCAATGCTTAAAATTCCAATCTCGAATAGGCTTATTATTATACTCATAAATAGCTTTTACTTGCTTAATATAACCAAGCAGAGGATGTTTCCACATTACTGTGTACCACTTGCAATCTTATCACATTTATTAAACAAGAAAAGATTATCAAGCTTTTCCTTTCCTATAATTTTCTCCCATTTCTTTTGAGCTTTTTCAGTCTCAATAAAGAAGGGCAGCATATGAAAATTCACATAAAACAAACACTCAAGGCACTTGTTGTAATCTTTAAAACCAATCCATGCAAGAGGATGCATTAATTCATAACACCCTTTGTTATGATGGCTATAATAGCGACATTCACCGCTGCCATCATCTTTCTCTTCCTGAGTTAGCATCTTTCCATAATCATGGATTTCTGCTGCTCGAATGAGAACTTCATTATCAGTTCGTTTTGCAATTTCTTCTGCACAAGTTTTACAATGAATATCAAGAGTGTACTTATGATGAGAATTGCGCTGGTCAAAGCCAACCATAAGATTGGGGATATAATCGTTGTCAATCTCCATATTAGCAAGCTCATCTTTCGCATAAGAAAAATAATTACTATTCCAATCAATTAGATTGATTTCATCAAAACCCTCTTCATAAAAAGGAATTTCAAAATTTCCAATCTGCTTATCAATGACATACTCTGGAACTTTTCTTTCGCGTTTACGATTAAGCATCTTGCATACAGGTTCGGGAGTGGTCATAACCATAGCAATTTTACGCACGTCAAGATTCTTGCGAACGAGGTCAAGTAAAGAAACACGAGACTTTACATTAATGCTGGTAGCGTCTACAATGACATTCATTTTCCCGATGCAGTTATTAATTCTACGACGGACTTCCTTAAAAACCCCGTCATTATGAGTCTGGTCATTAATATCGCCATATAAATCAACACGAATCTGGTCAGAGGAAACAATAATAGTTTTCCGTCCATTACGTTCATATACATTTTTAATATTACTTGCAAGCGTAGATTTACCACTTGCTACAGGTCCAACCATGATTACAAGATTAGTCATTGTCAATCCTCCAACCTAAAGGAATTAATTCCGCTCACAGTTAAAGCTTTAAGAATTTCTTCTCGTTCTTCTTTTGTGGCAAAACGTTCAGCAATTAATTCTTTTTCATTTTCTGGGTCTATTGAAACTTTCCATACTTCATCCGTATCAAACATTACTTTTAAAGGTTTATAGCCATTTACAGGCACGACATAAGTTTTATCATCAAAAGACAAAAATCCAATTTTTTCGCAATTGGGATTCAATCTTTTTACTTCTTCACTTAAAAGTTGTAAACAATCATCTGCTAATTTTTGTTCTTCTGGGGTAACAAAAACATATTTATCCCCAACAACAGTTTTTTCCATTATTCAATACCCTTTAAAACTTCATCCACATGAGCCAAGAAAGCTTCATTCTGAAGTTCGGTTTCAGTTTTAGGACGCTTCTGATTAGGTTCAGGGATAAGGTCAATAGCATAAAACAGCCACTTTACAGGAGTGGTATCTTCAACAAACTGGCAAAGACCACTCAACCCTTCATTCTTCTCAGCTTCCTTCTTGCGAATATCATCAAATTCTACTGTAAAAACAGTATCTTTGTTAGCTTCAACAAAATCTCGATATTCCTGACGAAGAATTTTCCAATCCTTATAATGAGTGATTCGGTCATAATTCAACTTAACCTTTTCACCTTCCCAAACATCTCTACTAAAATGATGTTCAGTAAAGTCCATACGTTCAACAATAGTCTCTGCGGATTCTCTCTTGAGACCTTTCTTTTGAAGATTCTTTACTGTTTGTCTACGCTGTTCACGATTCATAATAATTCATCCTTAATTTTTAAAAATTTCTGTTATTGTATTCCTATATGTTTTCATTTCAATAGAAGAATCAAGTACATCTTCTATTTCATCACTTGGCTCTACAAATTTCCTAATAAGCTCAAGTAGTTCTCCAAAACTATATGCATAGAGATAAAATGTTTCTCCGTCATAAAACGGATTCACATAATAATGGCGCTTAGTCTCTTCATCATACCAATAACGACAACCAGACCAAGTAAAAGTAAATGCATCAATACGATAAGCCGAAGGACATTTAATAATTTCTCCTCCCTCAAGCTCGCACCAAAAATCAAAGTCTTTATCTATATAATAAGAAAATTTCTCAGATTTTCCCATATGAAAACTTTCATTGAAACCAACTTCTTTAAAAGTAGCTGGGATATTTGACTTATTCATGCTTTCCCTCATAATATTTCTTTTCAATCATTTGCATAATGCAACCTTTATAGCAACCTCTATGAACAGTCCTAATATGTCCTTTATGCCAAAACCATTTATACCAAGGAAGTCTTCCCCTGTAATGAAAATCATGCTCACCCTCTTCATCAAGCCACATCCAATGAGGACATGGAGCTTCATTAAGAAAAGCTGGAAGATACATTATCTTCACTTTAGGATTTTTAATTTTAGCTTTAATCATTTCAAAGAAACAATTAGAATAAAAATATTTGTCCATAGAATATCACCATTTTTTATCTTAGTGTCTGTATTGTAACACAAAAGCCCTCGTTTGTCAAGGGCTTTTTTTGTGTTTTATTTAATTAATCTTTAGGCATCGGAATCGCAGTTTCCGCTATTTCTTTCATACGAGCTTTCTGCTCATCACTTGCTTTCTTTTTTGATTTATTATATTCTGCTCTAAGCCAATAAAAATCTTTTTGAAGCATTTCTGGTAAGAAAGTTCTCTTGTAAGCTACAGAATCAGTTCCTATCGCAGCTCTTAAAGTTCCTGTATTTGCAATTAAAATACACTTCTTTTTAGCACGAGTAATTAAAGTGTAAACGAGTTCTTTTGAGGCCATATTAGGAGGACAACCCCAATTCAAAACTCCAATTACAACATCTGCTGAACTACCCTGAAGTCGATGTACTGTACTCGCATAGCCGAGAATAATATAATTCCCCACATCTTTCAACGGAATAATTATAGGAGCTTCCCCTAAAGTAAAATCAATAATCATATTTTCATAATTGATTTCCTTAACTATTCCCGTCCAACCATTAAACATTGCTGTTTCGCCGCCCAATGTATTAAAAACATGGTAATTGTTTTTAATACACATAACTTTGTCATTTTCTTGGATAACATAACTTAAATCTTTATCCGTTTTCTTACGCTTTTTCTTTATGACAAAATTATTTTTAAAAGGCTCAATGGGGTTAACAAGTTCTTGTATATCTTGATTTAAGTTAAATACACAAGTATCTCCCCTTTCTTTAACAGGAGAAATAACTTGAATTTTTTCAATGTCTCTGCCAACTAAAGGAGAATTATAATATTCTTCAAAATAAGCTAAAACTTTATCCCTATCATCGTCGCTCTCAGGACAAACATCAATTATCATATCTTGCTTATCCCCAACAGTTTCTACACTTTCTTGAGCATAATCATCATAAAGTTGATAACCATTACGCACTTGATACGCTACTGTTAAAATACCAGAAGATTTTGCTTGACGATGAACCTGTTGCAATTTTACTACAGGAATAAGATTACTGTTCATCATATCATAGGCAAGATTTAGAAGGCCGACACTTGGTAATTGCCGTTGGTCCCGTAATACAATTAATTTAGAACCGTTAGGAATAGCTTTAAGCAAATCTAAAAAAATCTCTCCACCAACCAAAGAAATTTCATCAAGAATAATGATATTCTCTGTAAGAGGGTTTTCTTCGTTTCTTACAAATCCATCAGCGTTATATTCAAGCAAACGATGAATCGTTTTTCCCGAAACTCCTGTAACTTCTTGCAGTCTCGCAGCAGCTTTCCCTGAAAGAGCGCATTGAGCGAAAGTATAATTGTTCAAAACAGTAAGAATACCATTTACAAGGCTTGATTTACCTGAACCCGCAAGACCTGTTATCATACAAACTTGCTTTTCACAGCCTAATTTTATACCATCAATCTGCTCTTGAGTAAATTCAAATCCCTGCTCTTCTTCTGCTTTTTTGATTTTTTCGTCAAAATTTTCAATCTTAAAATCACTGTGAGCATTAAGAAGTCGCTTCAAGTGATAGGCTATATCTCTTTCGAGTTCATAAAATTTCTTTAAATAAACTCTACGATTCGCTTTGCGCTCTCCGTCTTCAAGAATAATCGTCCGCTCATCTTGTAATTCTTGTATTGCTTTAGCAATGTTATTACGAGGAATAGAACCATCTGCATCTTCGGGAACATCATAATTCTCTACTATCTCTTGTGGAGAACCTAATGTTTCAAAAATATTCGCACTAAGCTCTTGAGCAGAGATGTAAGAATTACCTTCATCTCCCTCTTTATTCAAAAACCAAATGATAAAAGATTTAATCCTTCGAACATCTGTTTTACTAAACCCTGCTTTTTGAGCAACTGCATCCGCTGTTAAGAAACCAACTCCATCAATATCTTTAATTAATGAATAAGGATTTTCTTTAACTTTTGATACAATTAGGGAAGGATTTTTATATTTTTGAACAAGTTTTGTGATAAAATTAGAAGAAAGCCCCATGCCGTCTAATTCAAGATATACCTGCCCAACATCTTTCTTTTGTTCATAACGCTCAAGAATACAATTCGCAATGTAATCTCCTACGCCATAAATTTTAGTTAATTCTTTCGGGTCTCCCTTTTCCAAAGTTTGAATTGGATTAGGAAAAATTTTAAAGAACTCTTCTATCTGGTTATCAGTTAAAAAGGTTTTTAGAAAAGCTCTTTGATTACTTGCTTTGGTTAAATCAAATTCTTCGTTGAAATAAATTAAATCATATTGCGTACCATATTGAGGATGCTCAACTTCTTTTGCAATAATAATATAATTTGATTTCGGACGAATATTGGTTGGATATGTTCCCTTAACTGTTATTGTGCCAAAACGGTCTTCTTCTGGATTCCGTTCATCTACAGTAATAATAGTCCAAGAAACTATCCCGAAGGTGGGCTCAACTATATTCTAAAACCCACCTTTAGGAAAAATTACATTATTTAACGTAGCGTGAATCTTAATAATTTTATCTGATTCTGTTATCTTAGACTGCTACATCATTGGTTGAGTCCACCTCGATTCTGTCTGAAACTAATTCTAACATACCATTCTTATCAATACCTTTAATAAGCTGTAAAGAATGATTATAAACACTGTCTTTATACACACGAGGAACAAACTGTTGGTCTCTACGGAATCCTGTCACTAATAGATTAGTTCCACGAGAAAACCAAGATTTTTCCATTACAGTTTTACTTCCATCTGGATTTGTTTTAGAAATCTGTCTATCATAAAAACTAAATTGCCCCTTATAAAATTTTAAGGTTACAACTCCTGTTGAAGTTAAAATATCAACAGTATGTTTATTTTTATTTTTATCAAGCACAGTTCCGCAAATCTTACTTAAACCAAAACGAATCTTTTCTTGCCCTCTAAAATAATAAGTAGCCACACCCTCTGGCTGAAGAGGCAATTCTTCAAAATTAGCAAGCTCGTTTTTCTGAATATCTGCCGCTAATAACACATGGGGATGATAATAAAAACACATAGAGTCAAATTCCCATTTAGAAAGATTGCCTTGTGCCTTTTCTTTCCACTTATCATTAAAACGGTTCTCATTAATTTTGTTAAGTATTTCTTGAGAAGAAAGATAATTTTCTCTGAAATCTTTCATTAGCTTATCAAACACTCTATCAAAACTACCACGCTTAACGGCAATTAATCCATTTTCTGCATATTCATAATCCTTATTTTCTTGCATCAACTCGATGAAGTTTTCTTTAAAATAAGGTTCGGCATAAGTTCTATCAAGAAAATAATAGGCTGTGGTAGGACTTTTACCAGTTTGATGAGAATAAAATTGCTTCTGAAAAACATAATTTCTAAAACGATAAAGACGATATTCATACTTTACTTGGTCTTCGCTTAATAAACCCAATCGCTTCATATCTTCAATATTGGAAATTTTTAAAGATGTAATTGGACTGGAAATAGACCTAATAAAGTCTTTCATAATTTCTTCTCTGGGTTTGTTGTCAATAGTATCAAAACAACCCGCTTTAATTAAAGAAATCATTGCTGTATCGCCAAACTTGTTTTCATCAGCATCTTCTTTAAACTGCTGCATCTTTTCATAAAACTGTTTAGAAGAAGTATACGGAGCATAATCAATAATTGCTTTTGCAACTTTACTTCCCAGCCCTTGAATTGGCTTCAATCCATATACAATTTCTCCATCTGCAACATCAGGATAAAATCCAAAATGAGCCCTGTTCAAGTCAGGCAAAGCAATTTTAATACCATGTTGCATCATATTACCCATAGCTTTTGCTATGCGTCCGTAGTTTACGCCGCCATTGTTCTCAACGTCTTCTTCATCTGTACTTCCACTATTAACAATTAAACAAGCACAATTCCAATAAATTGAGCCATATCGTTTAACAATGTTCATACACTGTAGACAAATGACCGTGTACGGCATACAGTGGTTTTTTGAGAACGAATATCCAAGCTGTCTTTTGATTTGTTGCCCCCATACATAATTGAGTAAAGCATCAGAAGTTCCTAAGTCTTTACCCTTTTTGTAAAACTTATCATGGACAGCAACAATCAAATCTTTTTTCTTTTTTGCCACGCTTTTGCGCAATTTGTTCGCAAGAACTACATCAAAACCACTTATTTCAGGGTCCATACTCATTTCCATAATACTTTCTTGAGTATCAGCCACTCCATAAAGCGAGCCTAAATGTTTTTTCATTATTTCTTGCTCATACCTGTTCAACCCCCATTGTTCCATCTCATCATACCAAAGTTGAATGTTATCTTTATAACGTCGATAAGTGTCCATAGGAGCTTCTGTAGCATCGTCTTGTGCCATAAGTCTCATAAGACTGTTTGCCGTAGAAAGCTCAAGCATAGAACGAGGTTGGGTTTTGATAATAACCTGTTGGCCCATTGCGCTATCAAACTGAAAAGCGTCAAGAATCTGATTTTGGTCAAGAAGATTCCACATTTTGTAGTCATTATAATCCAAAACATCAGGGTGTAAATAAGCATCATAATTTGCTTTATAACTTCCCTTATCTTCTATCACTTTTGCATCTATAAGCAAATCTATTGCTTTGTGCAACTTATCAAGCATCTCTATGGTCAAAGTATCGACCTTGAGGCCGCCCATATAATCAGAATCTTCCATATTATAAGCGGTAATAGTTGTGCCATTTGGCGCTCTCATTTTACTGTTTTGAGCAATATATCCAGCATCAAAAATATAAGATGCAGAGGCATGAATTGACCTACCAGAAATCAATCCCTCAATTTTAAGTAGAGTTTCTTTTAATCCATCATACTTAGCAACTTCATTTATAAACTCGACTTGAGGAGGTCTATTTTCATCTTCATTGCCATTAAAGCAATCAGAAAGCGACCAGTTTTTACCACGTTCAAAAGGAACAAGGTCGGCAAGATACTGAGCATCATCATTATTTATGCCAAGACCTTTACAACAAACCTGAATAACAGATTTTGTTCCCTCTGTTTTTAAAGTTAGAGTATTTAAAACATTCTCATCTCCATAATAATCATGCATATTCTGGAAAATGAGAGGACGCTTTAAAGCCTCGCTGTCAACATCAATCCTTCATACCGTTAGTTTCCTAATACTTTAACACTCATTTAAGAGTCGGAGTAGACTATCTTTTTACCCTTAGCCGAACTATTAGGGTATCCGTCTTTCGAGTGGTAGCATTTATCCACCCTACTGCCCTCTGGCATAGTCGTTACACCTTCAAATGCTTTCGCATAAGCTTGGCACGGTATTACCTTGGTCGTAACTTTAGGCTTTCACCGTTAGCACATTTCTGCACACCCTATTGCAATTTAGGTTTACAGGACTTAACAAACAACATTACTGCTGTTCTCGACTAATGAATTTAATCTGGCAACTCAGGTCTTAATGGAGAACTATGTCTCCAAAAAGGCAAGTCATATTTTAGAGGATTAATTTGTGTAATTTCAGAAAGATAGCATACATAACTACCTCCTGCTGAACCACGCGCAACACCAACAAAAGAAACTTTCCACATAACTTCATGCACTAATCCTCTAACAAGTACATAATATGCTGAAAGCTTTTGATTTAATCTTTCAGAAATTTGCCAAAAACTACTAAATTCTTCATTGATACGAGCTATCTTTTCTTCTTGAGTTACTGTCTTATCATGCTCTTCAATAATATTTCCGTTTTCATCATAAGTGGCAAAATGATAAGTTGAATCTCCCCATTGATTATGATGGTCAAATCCCTGTTCTACCAAATAAAGTAAATATTGGTCTTGAATATCATCAGAATGCGCAAATTTGCTTATGTATTCATATTTATCATACCAATCTTTAAATATGTGGCGCAACTTAAATGGAGGAAGCTTTTTATCTGTAGGAACAATTGTCGGATGATAAAGGTCATATGTTTCAATCATATCATACACCTTTTTTGTTCCATTCAAAGCTCTGGAAATTTGTTCCTCAGTAAGAAAAGCAGATAAAGTTTCTACTAACTCAGACTTACCAAACATATAAGCAGTCTCATAAAAAGCAGCCACTTCTCGGTCAGAAGCCTTTTCATCATCATCAGCTTTCAAATAAGCTTCGTGAATTTTTGCATCTTCTTTAGCCCCATAATGACTATCTGTAGAACAAACTACATCAAGCCCATAAGCATCAGCCAAGACATACATAAATTGGTCAACCATTGCTTGCTCATGTGGCAAATTATTCCCGTCTTCATCTTGTTTAATTACGCAAGGCTGAATTTCAAGAAAGAAATTTTCTTTGCCAAAAACTTTTATACACCATTGAATAAAATGATGAATTTGCTTTTTATAGGCAATATCATTTGTCTCAAGATAGCGTAAAATTAAATTGTCTAATTCTGACCCCAAACAATTATGAACTATTACATTATTACACACAAAAGAATGAGAATTATTATTTAAACAATATACAATTTCATTCATATTTATTTGTTTGATAGAATGAATGTACATTTTTTTGTACCAAATATTATTAACATTAATAAATCTCTTTTTATCAATAGCAGCTAACAATAAAGTATTTACATCTTCATGGGAATAAAAACGCATTTTTTTAATTCCCCGCATTACTTTTCCAGTCCCTCGCAAATAATAAGCTTCACAATGATGTGTTCCTTTACCATCTACTCTTTCAGGAGCAATTGTGATATTGCACGGGATTAGTAAGCTTGTTGCTAATTCAAACATATCTTGAGTTAATTGTTTTGATACCGAAGCACTTACCCATTCACCAGTCTCAGGAAAATCTTTTTGTTCTTTTGAATGATTAACATTAATTTTTTTAGCTTCTCGTATTCTAAAATACCCATCTGCTAATAAATATCCGAACAATAACTCTCTATCATATTCTGGTGAAATATTTTTTATTCTATTGGGGATTTTTTTATTATATGCATCACACTCTCCAAAAAGATAATACATAAAATTATAAAAATCACTTGACTGAGAACTTATTTCATATTTATGCTGGTCTTTTCTATAGTTAATTGACCATTTAATATTTAAACTACTTTCTAAAGTTTTTACAAACGAATAATAATAATCAAATTCTTTTTCGCTAAAAGCTATTCCGACTCGATGAGTTTTTGCTGATAATTTATTAATCCAACCATCTCCAAGAAAGAGCCCAAAAAATCGCATCATTTCTGGTGTAATAGTTATAGTTTTAGGCAAAAGCGTTACACGATGAGACATTTTTGTTTCTTTTAATGCTATATTATCCCATTCTTCTTTTATTATAACTTTTTTATCAGAAAGATATTGCTTTGATACAGGTAATAACAGTTGATGTTTTGAACTACCATAAATTGCACACAAGTCTTTTGCTTCAATCCATGTTAAATTATCCTCAGAAAGATTTTTAAAATAATATTGAGCCTTATTATTTGTTATTGTTAAAAATTTATGGTTCTCTGTACAAATTAATGTATCTCCTACACCCTTTACTTTAATTTCGAATCCATTCCCGTTATAAAAACGATGTGTAGGGAAATTTACTTTTTCATATTTTCCATATTTATTTAACACATAATCTTCATTTGTAATAGTTTCTATAGGCTTTTGCCCATGTAAAGTAGTAACTAAAGCTCCTTTTCTAAAACAAGCTGACTGCGCTATAATATGTCCCTTTTCATCACCAATGATAGCTTCAAGTTCATCCTTATATGTAGGAACTCTTTCCATTCTTCCCTGTTTAAACCAATGTTCCCAAGCAGAAGAAGAAATTCTACGAAGCTGTTCATAACCTTTAGCATCTTTAGCAATAAGAATAAAATGGTAAAATTTAACTATTTTCTCCGCTTCTTCTGGTCTGTCAATAAGATAAATCTCATTCCCCAATCCCAGCTTGAAATCTGAGCTAAATTTTTCAAGCCATTTCATATTCTTTTTTATTTTCTTTACATCGTCTTTATCTTCTTTTTGTTCTAATTCTTCCCATGTCTCATACTTATCAAGAATACTACGCCATTTTTTCAAATCTTTGTAACGCTTGATTAAACGAACATGACCTGATAAAGCTTCATGGTCTGTACAACAAATCCCATTGTAGCCTAATTCAACAGCTCGATTAATAAGTTCATCAAGCTTAATAATACAATCTCTCAAACGGAAATTGCTAATTTCAGTATGATTATGAGTAGAAAAGAAAGGTAACATCTGAGCCAAGTTATCAGACTTTTCTTTTAGAAACTTCTCATAAAATTCCAATGGCTTCACTCCTTTCTCATAAATTTGTCTATATTATATCACGTCCAAATATATCTGTCAAGGGAAACTTCCTATGAGAAAGTTTCCCTATATATAGTTCAAAAGTTCAAAACTTTAAAATCTTTTTAGAAATAGAAATCGTCCCGATACTCATCAGCATCAATTTTCTTTTCTTCCTTTTGCGCAACAGGCGTTGCATTTTTTGCAACAACCTTTTTATTTTTAGATGTAGATTCCTCAATCTCAGACCAATCTCCGCCAGCCATTTTTTGCTTATCAGCTTCATTAGCTTCAAGGTCTTCTTCTACATCGTAATAAAGAATCTTCACAACAGGATAATTTTTATCCTCATATTTTTCATATTGAAATTCGCCAATAACATTCATCAAAAGATTCTTTTTACTGACACCAAACCCAACTCTGTCTTTCATCGTCATAGTGTCAAATTCACCAGAAGCACAATACTTCTTAACAAAAGAAATATTATTAGCCTTAAAACGAATGAAAGTTTTTGCTCCGTTAGGACCAGACCGAGTAATCTGACTTGCATTTACTCGGATACCAGTAATAGCAAAAGTAGGAGAAGGGACGGAATTGCCCCAAATTGCATAGTTGTCTGCCACTTCCGAGATATATTCTTTCTTAAGGTCGGACAAAGGAAGCTCCCAATCGACAGGATGCACCACAGCGAGTTTTTCGGGAGGAAACAGTTCGTTTGCTTTTTTGATTGCATCTGGAATTTTATCTTTATCGGCAAACACGCCACCCGCATTATCATGTCCCTTTACAGTAATACCGCATTGCCGTAAAAAATCGCGCAAATTTTTAATTTCACATTGACTATAATTACGACAAGACCCGCCAAATTCTGTGGGACTAAAAGCCCTCAACAGTACGACAGGACGATAATACTTAGAAGCAAGCTTGTTGGCCACAAGTCCCGTAACAGTTTTCTTATCAATTACGCTACTACAATCGACAAATAAAATCGTGTTTTTATTTGCCTCTGTCTTCTTGATAATCTCCTCTACTTTCTCCATGAAAGAGCGTACAGCGGTATCTTGTCTACTTTTCACATTGCAACAGGTTCTCGCCATATCCCACTGAAGAGTGTGTTCTTCTGGTTCTGGAACAGGGTCATTCTTGCTTTTACGTCGAGGTTTATAAATAATTGTTTCTTGTTCTCCACGAATAGCACGGCACATATTTATAATTTCATCTTCTGTGCCATATCTAAAGACACCATTTATTTTAGGCGCAATAGTCCAGCCCATAGAACTAATTGTACGACCATAAGGCATTTCATCGGCAAGTCTATCACAAAGTTCTTTGATGAAATCATTGTGCCAATAGAACTCTTTAAGCCCCTCAAGCATATACCATCTCGCTTCTGACTGAACACTATCCATGCCGTCCGCAATCTCAGCCAAAGAAACAAGTTCCATAATATTATCCAGAATTTCTGTGTCAATATTATATTTTTCGCAATAAGCTTCCGCAAATTTCATCACAACACCTGCACCACAAATTGCAGTACAAGGATATTCTCCATCTGTACTATTTACAGGCAAACAATAATTAGTATAGCAATCTGTCTTAAAACGAGTTTTATATTCTGTCGGATTTTCTTTATAAATACTTATTGCTTTTTCTCTGTCCATCCATTCACCAGTCCAAGTATCTTGAGTCTCTGATGAAACTAAATGGTGGTCGAGAACTAAAATGGGAGCAGTAAAATTGCGAGTAATTTCAATAGCATCCTTAGCTTCCATTGACGCATCTGGAATAATAATTAACCCAAATTCGTCTTTGGTGAACTTAGCCAATTTAGCCATAGTAAGTCCGTGGTCTTTTTGGAATGCATAAGTGTAATCCAGTTCCACATCTGGCTTAACAAATTTAAGAAACTGAGTTAAAGCAGAAGAGGCCATTGCTCCGTCACAGTCCCCATCCACATAAATTAAAATTTTACAATCTTCTTTTAGCTTGTCATGAACTAACTCTATAGCTGTATCCATATTCTTCATTAGAAATGGGTCATTTAAAGACTTACTTCTAACAGGATGGACAAAACTTTTTACGTCTGTAATACCATAGCTTTCAAGAAGAGTATCTAAAAAGTCTACTTCCTCTTTAAACTAAGTATTAAATTTTGTTTTCCATTGTAATTTTTTCATTTATTTTTCCTCGTCTACATAATTATCACCTTTACCATTTCAATTTTTTCTGGTCAAACTTTTCTGCATTTGCAAATAACTTTTGAAAAGTTTCTTTACCTTCATCAAAAGGCGAATCTTTAAGTTTTAACTTTCCCTCTTTATCTTTGATAATATAAACAGCAAATCCCATTCCTGCTAATTTAGAAGCAATAGAATTAATTTTGTTTTTATACATCTCAAAGTCTCGTTTGGTAGAAGGATTACTATTATATTTCATAACAGCATCTTTATTAAACTCATCGAAATCTTTATCAAAACCAAGATAAACTTGTCTTACGCCAAGGTCTCCTAAAAGATTTGCCTGTTTATTTGAAACAGAAAAACCACAAGTAGCTACAGCAATGCTGTTCTTACCAAAATAAGTGTCTGAAAGCAAAACACTTTTTTCTCCCTCGACAATAATAGCCTTACCCCTGTCTTCTATTGCAGCTCTGTTTTCATATAAACCATAAAGATTTAGCCCCAAAGAATGTCCATAATCTTTACCCTCAATAAATTCAGGCATATATTTATTATTTCTGTCTTCTGGCTTTAAACTTCTGCGACGAATACCAATTAACTGTCCATCTTTATTACGGTGAGGGATAATAATATGTTTCTGATATTCATACCATTTAATCCCATATTTTTTCATGGACTTCTCAGAAATACCCTCTTTTAACCAGCCCTCATATACCTTATTTTCAAAATAGTCTAAAATTGTTTCGTCTGAAATTATTTTATTGTTAATTTCTTCGTTTTGTTTTTTTAATTTCTCGCAGTAGTCATTCCACCCAGAAATACTTACACCATCTTCAAGGGTGCGCATATCATCTCTATCATCTTTTCGATAAGTTCCGAAACCCTTTTCTTGAGTTGGCTTCATTCCTATTTTTTCAGCGACATAAAGGATTACGCCCTTATAAAAATCAGAATCTCTTACGTTTCTAATTCTTTTAATACACTCAAAAAAGCTCATTACTCCGCAAGAAGTATAGCAGAAAAAATTTTTAGATTGTGTAAAATAACAAAGTTTTGGTTTAGAGCCCCCATGACAGATAGTTTTAAACCAAAGGAGTTTTTGCCCTGTTGAACCATCTCGACTTGTATGATTTAAAGGAGCTCCATTTTCGTCCATTATTTCAATCACAATTTCAGGTGTTATTCGTTGTAATAGTTCGTCTTTATCAATCATAGTTATCAACCAAAGAGGAGAATATTATTCTTCTTCCTCAATTTCATTAAACTTATCTACTGGCCAACCATCAGCATCAAAATCTTCTCTGGTTACTTTAGTAGAATACATATTTTCTTCATTTTCTTTTTCAAGGTCAAGCCTATTTTGTAACTTTTTACTTACAACCGATGTCACTTCGCCCGTTTCCATAGCTTCTTTAATTGCTTTTTCTGCTGGGTCGTCTCCACCAGTTTCATCGGAATAAATTGCTTCATATTTAGTTGGCTTCATTAATTTTGTAGTATCACCATTTGTAGTATGTTCCGCAGAGATTCCTGCCCCAACAGGAACATCTTCTTTATGCCTACTATAATTAACTATGCCATCTTCGTTGACTGAAACAAATGTTTCGGGCAAATAGCCTTTATCAATTAATTTGTTATCATAATCGGTGCAAAACAAATCAGATACACGCATGGTAGAATAATCTACATACAACCAAACTTTGACATTTACGAATTTACCGCCTCGGTTTTTATAAGTAGCAATATAAAGATTGGGTTTTTTCCCTCCAAAACGGTTCTTTAAAATTGGGTCAATCTTTTTAAGTTCTGCTGTAGTAGGACGCATCATGATACTACCACAGTCTACTTTATCAGACAAAGATTTTGCTCCACGAATAATAGTTTGGTCACGATTATTCTCATTTTTCCAGTCTCCTGAAACTTGAGTCCAAGTATCAAGACTTATATCATATTTACGAGTAAGTTCTTTTAATTTCGTACCTACATTAGATAGAACTTGGTCTTCACGAAGTTGCATTTTAGCCTTAGCTTCTCCCTGAAATTCTGCAATCAAATCTGTTGTAATATGAATATAATCGAAATAAACGTGTCTTACATTCTTCTGAAGAACATACTTTTCAATGGTTTGTTCAAGAGTAGAAATATCGTAATCAGGGACATACTCAAGATAAATTTGACTTCTGTTCAGAACATCAATAGCATGAAGAACTCGTTCATATTCTCCATCAGCATAATCATAGTCCATGATATGGTCTTGTGGAACATCTGCAATATAAGCCAACATAATAGGCTCAACTTCATCCACAAGTTCCATCTCAGTGCCAATATAAAGAACTGCGTTTTGAGTACCATGAGGATTAGAAACAAATTTCTTTAACTTATTATCATAATATTCTACTGCGAAAGTATGACAAATGTTCGAAATACTAACCCTTGATTTCCCGCTACCTGTGGATGCCGAAATCATATTAAAATGTCTTGGCTTCATACCGCCTGTGATAGTAGTGTAAAAATTGCTGGAATAACTTAAGCCATAACTACCACCATTTTTACGACTTTCAACAAACTCTTGCAACTCTGTACCACCAGCTTTAACACTATCTCGACCAGCTTTAGCCGAATAATCAAGTGTAGTACTCATCAATTTCTGACGGATTTTTAGAAGAATATCATCCGTTGTCATTTTAACGAACTCTTTCTTCTTGTTATCTCCCTCTTCATCATCAAACTCGTTCGGGTCATAAATGTCTGTTACGTCAATGCCCTGATTCATCAAAGAACGAAGCAAAGAAAATTTTCTGAGTTCATTATAGTTAGCTTCAAAATTCATAGGATGGCATTTAGTAACTGCCTGACCTACGAAATTATCTCCCTGACTTCTTTGATAAATACGATAAAAAGTAGGATAGTTTTTGGAGAGACATTCGTTGATAATATTAATATCAATGAACTCTACTCTTTTTGCCCACAAGTATTTTACCGCAGTTAAAACAGCTTGAGCAACAAGATTCGTAAAATCTGTTTTTTCAAGTCTGTGACCTGCCAGTAAATCAGGCTTCTAAATAATACAGCCAATTACTTCAAGAGCAGCAATGCGAGAATTATAATCATCTTGGTCATAACTTATTTTATTTGCCACGAATCTGTCTCTCCTTTATAAAGTAATAAATCCTCTTCATTGAGGTCTTCTGGTAGAATTTCATCAGTAAAATAAAATTCCTCCTCTTCTTTCGCTTTCTCGGCTTCCCAAAGTTCTTTACGATGCTGTAACACTTCTCGGTCATAATCTGCATCCCAAACCAATGAATCAAAATCTAAATCGTCAATATCACCGTCATAATCTTCTGGAATTATACGATGTTCTCGAATAGCACGTTTTTCTTCATCTGCAAGACGAGCTTTTTCGAGGTCAGAACGATTAATTACAATCTGATGAATTGGATGGTCTAAACTTTCATCAATTTTTTCTTGGGTTGAACTTTGGTCTAATTCTTCACAGGTTGCCCAAAAGAATTTAGCTTGAAGATAGTAAGAAGTTACCAGTTTAATTAAATCCATCTCTGTCTGCATTCTTCGAGGTTTATTCTTTTCATACTCATTAATATATTTAAGAGTCCAAAGAACCTTAGAAGCATCCATATGATACCCTTTTTTAAGAATACTTACGGGAACAGACATTTTTTTGGGGTCTAAGACACCATCGTAGCCCATTGTAAAAAAGATATAATTGAATAGATTTTTATAATCTTCTGCTCTTTGACGGCGAATAGTGCCACAACTTGGACAATAATTTTTGTTCGCAACTGTAATTTTTAATTCAGATGGATACTAAAGTCCGCACCGAGCACAAGTAAAAACTCTATTTGGCTTTCTACCGATATAAAACACCCCATTTCTATAAAATTTTATAAAACGTAAAAGGAAAAACAAGGGAGAAAGGATATAGTTTGTTTACTTTCTCCAATCTCCCTTGTGTTAATTAATTTAAGGTCTCAAAGATTAAACTTTACGTTCAATATCTACTCCATTTTCTTTGCCCCAATCACGAAGCTCATCAAGAATCAAAAGTAGCATATCAGTCTGAGACTCATCGCAGTCTTTAACCGCACGACCCTTGCCAAGATATTCAGTCACAATCTTATTGTATTCAGAAGTCTTTTCTGCCTTGTGCATAGCAATGGCATATGCCTTGATTTCTTCCACCAAAGAGGGGAAATCAACATCTTTACGTTCATCCTTGTCAACAAAAAGATTGCTACTCTCATCTGTAACGACAGCGCCATCATTCTTCTCAAGCTTATCAATAGCCTGAGCCATGTCTGCACAAAGAGCGTCATAAGTGAAAGGAATACAATCAGACATATACTTATTACGAGAACCAGCCTCAAGATACTTGCTACCACGAAGCGTAAGCATAGACGTGGTACGACCATTTTCATCAGTCTCATAAGAAGCGTAACCACAAACGTCTACCAAACGAGAAATTACAAGAAAACCACGGTCAGGAAGAGTGGGAATTGTCTTATCATACTTTTCTCCCTTTTCCTTAATTTGCTTGCTGGTTGCATGAGAAATACACACTAATGTATATCCTGCACGAACAATATCTTGGAAAAACTTATCAAACTCACGAGAAACTGCGCGATAACCACGCATCTTTTCAGTTTCATCGAGATATTCGACACCCTCTTTATCGAGGATGAAACGCTCACACATATCGTAAGCAATATCAGCGGTATCAACAATCTTTTACACCCTGTCTTTCGACATATTTGTCAGGGAATAGACTATATCATCATCCATTACTGGATGGAGCGCACTTCGATTTAAGGGATTCTCACCCACTTATTTTTTAAAATAAGCCCTACTCCTATAGCAGAAATTTCATCTGCAAAATGGATAGTCGTTGAACCTTACTCCTTTTTAAAAGGAGTCTTGGCTGCGGATTGCCCAATCTTTACCGTTTTTACCATACCGTTTTAATTAGAAACGCCAAATATTCATTTCTGAATACTATTGGTAGATAAAGCTCTAAGGGTTTTCCCGCAATTCACAGCTCTTTGCAATAAACAATTACTTGTTTATGGGTCTATTTAAATATTCATCGTGTACTTTTTGAAAACTTTTACACTTTTCGTATTTTCTTTGCAAACGCATACTTTCAGCACTATTCTAATAAAGATAGTCAAATAAAGGAACAGCCTTATTAATTCCCTCTACAGTAAAATGCCACACGTTGCCTGAAAAAGTTGGCTTCTTATTTACACCTATTAATCGAGAAAATTGTTCACAACAAGTTTGATTCCGCGAACAAAACCGAAAAACAGGTTGAGCCTTTTTAGTAATACAACAAGTTCCGTCTCCGTCAAACAATCCTCTAAGAAAATGAGACAGAAATTGAGAAGGAATTATTTCCTCTGGAATATTATAAATTAAAGATTTATATAGTTTTTCTTGGGACGCTACATCTTTCCCTCCTTTTATTTCAATATTTTCAGTACAGTTAGAATATTTTTCTGTTAAACCGTTTTAAAGAAAGTTTCAGCTTTCTTACCCTGTTCCACTTCCTTGGCGTCCTTTAGCAAATCGCGCTTGGCTTCAAGAGCTTCGCGCCAACTATTAATTGGATAACCATTTGCCCGTGGAATCAGTCCATAACCTTTCTCAAAAGCTAACAAAATATGCTTTGGGAATTTACAAGCGTTAGTTGTTTTCATTGTTCTTATCTGTGAGTTTTTTATCTCACACTCTGGAGCTTTCGCTCATTTTCATCAGCCTGTTAATTCAGACTCAGTTTGGCGTACTTTTTCAACCCTCAGTTTATTAGGGTGATGCGGACTCTTGGTAATATTATATTCTTGAAATTTTTTATTTCAAGGTTCAATTACTACGCTCTGCCCCTGTTTTCTTTTTTAAGGAAAACTTCGGTTCGAGTTGACATTTTACAGTTTTCTCGCTTAATTCCGCATTTTATTTTTTCATAAGATTACTCTTACGAGTGGCAAAACTTTACGCTACCACTTTTTCTTTCGCCGTAAAACAGAAAGCTCTTTCCGCTTAAATCACGAGTTACCACATTGGGTTTTACATCAAAAATACTCATATTCTTTTACTCCTTTCTTACGACTTAAAACGGAATTTCGTTATCGTCGTCTTCAACAGCAGTAAAAGAACCAGTCTTAGCCTTACCAAAGCCACCAGACTTTGTAGAAGAACCAGACGTACCCTTGTTACTATTGCCCATATAACCCTTGCTTTCGACTTCCTTGATATGAGCATTACGCTCTGCCATCATAGAACGGACAATCTTGGCACTAAGAGCATCCTTAGAATCCTCGTCATAGGGGTCAGAGCCACCAACAAGAATCATCTCAAGATAAGAATTACCATTGGTAGAACCAAGGTCAATCTGCTTACCAAAACCACCAGACTTCTTCTTAGGGGCTTCCTCAGCCTGAGAAGGCATCCAGTCGATGTTAATAGAAACAGTAGCACCCTCATCATAACCGATAGACTGAATTTCCTCATAAGTCTCAGCAGGAATGATAATGTTCTTTAAGTCAAGAGTATTACCATAGAAGTCACGAGTGATAAAGTGCATCTTATAACGACCAGTCTCGTGAGCATCATCATCCTTACCGCGAACTTCAGGCTTAATATCCTTGATATAACCCTCAAGCTGTAGGGAAGCATTATAAGACTCAAACTTATTAAAGAACTGGATAGAAACCTCAGTACCCTCAACAAGAACACCCTCACGATTAACGTAAACGTTATCAGAAAGGCTACCCTGTAGACGTACCATAGTGGGATTCTCAGCGTCCTTGGTCATAGGAGTAGCAGTCTTAAGCCACTCAGTTACATCCTTATAAACCTTGCTATCCTCACCATTCTGCTTCTTTTCTTTAATAAAAGAGCGGAAAGAACGAGTATAAACAGCAGAGTCTCCACACTGAATAGCACCACGAAGAGAGATGTAATTAACACCATCACTACCAACGCCAGTACGAGGAGTCTCAAGCTCGGCAAGAGCACCCTCAAGGATTACAACGTTCTAAAGTCTACGAATCTGGTCAGAATTATTGTTACTCATTAAAAAATTACTCCTTAAATGTTAAAAAATTTTTTGTTTTAGTCTAAATAAAAGTCAATTTTTATTTGTCTACTTTTATTTGCGTTAGGTATGCTATCCATTAGCCCAAGCTAATTTCACTACAATTGTTTGTTTTACTCGACATCATCGTCAAGCTCTACATAATCATTGCACTTCTGCATCTCAAGCTCAATACCAAGGTCGGTTCGAGCTTCATCTGTAAAAGGCTTGAGCTTGTTATAACCAACACACTTAGGCTGGAACTTGCAAGCATCGCAAATAAGATTAGTTACCATATTGTCTACCCCTTTCGTCTATATTTGCTGGGAAAATGTGAGCGGTGAAAAAAGGTGTATTATACTAAAATCTCGATTCATCTCTCACTGTGATTGAAGTATAACACACCTTTCGCAGTTTGTCAAGAAAAATTTTTACGTTTTTTAAAATTATTTTTGTCTTGTTAAATTTAAAGGTTTTACCTCTAAAATGAATATTTTCGAAATAAGGAATTGCTAAATTGTTTTTATTGTTTATTACCCAACGAATGAAATCAGGTAATTTCTTTAAACCATAGACTACCAATATTTTGATACTGAGGCTGTGTTGCAGATACAACTGCGCCATTTGCATCTTTCCATGTAGTCCAAGTGGTTCCGTCATATGCCCTGTGAGCATATGTATTTGTTGCATATATTACAGTTGTTTGATAAGCAGAACCTCCCGCTCCAACAACCTAAACCACACTACCCTGACTACCATCAGGGAAATTGGTACAACCCTCCCCAATTAAATAATTTCCTGTAGTAGTTAAAGTATTTGCGTCTATATTATTTAACGTTCCCCCATCTTTAGGAACATATGTGTCAGCAATATTCTTGCCATTTGCATCAGAAAATGCTTTATCAACTGTATCATCAGTATTATTATTAGCATATTTTGCTTTAAGCATATCGCCATAGCCAGCAGCCGACATTGCATCCACAACGGCTTTTTCGCTTGGAACTTTTGTGTTTGAATTACCCAATGTTTGAGATATATCGTCTGCCGATATAGCGCCCACATCTGACGCAACTAATACCACAGTATTAGTTTTTCCATTAACAGACTAAACAGGGGCTTCTGCCGATGTTATATAATTACTATCGTTTGTAAGCTAACTTGTTTTATCTGGTATTATAGTAGTATCGGGTAAAGCTCCAACATCTGTTGCTGTTAATTGAACCGCACCAGTTTTTCCATTAACAGTTGTAACAGGAATATTAGGAATATCCGCAGAAGTAATATACCCGCTGTCATTTGTTAATTGACTTGTTTTTGTGGGTAGTTCGCTTGTCTTAGCAAAGCTGGAGTCGTCCTCAAGTTCACTAATTTTAGTCGGAACAATAATATTAACCGTTTTGTCTTCAGCGCTATTTGCCGTAAAGTTACCAACCTCTGTTCCATTTTTCTAAATAGTTAATTTGGCGTCATTAATGACAGTGGGAATATTAACATCTCCACTTTCACCATTAATAGAAGTTACCACCTTGCTTAATCCAAGCTATTCTTTTGTAACTTTATGAGGGTTATTGTAATTGACTAAATGCTATAATACACTTTGCGGTATAGTGCCAGACCCTCCGCCAGTAGAGCTTCCTCCACTTACTACTACAGTATTACCTTTTTGACTTTCTAAAGCCACTCTTTTTCCGCCCATTCCATGTTTAGCTATAACCCAACAATTAGAATAGCGTCCACCTTTTAAATAAAGTTCAACGGAATCACCTTCATAAAGTTCATATACGCTTTGATTAGAAATATGAGTAAACTCTTGCCCCGATTCATCTGCTGGAAGTCTAACATTTACAGTTCCATCTTCATTTACTCTGGTAACGATAGCTCCTTTTGAAACATCTGTTGTCCCAACTTTCTAATCCACACACGCCATTATGCGATTTAACAAGGAGTCAGCTAAATTATCCATCGTATAATCAGACTAATTATTTTGATTTTTACGTCTATTACTCATAGCTCACTCCTTTCTTAAGTTCTCTTGGTGTTACTTGGAAGGTCTTCCGTATTACAAAAAGACACGCTCATTTGTCCACTTTCTGAAGTAAAAGAAATCGAAGTAATAAGCAGTTTATTTCTTTTTAAATTTAAATATTCATCTTCAATTTCGCAAATATTATTAACGCTTAAAACAGGATTAAAACTTACACTGCACGAAAATTGTACTGCCACAAAGCTTGATTTTCTTAAATAATACATAGCTAAGTCATGCGCCAAATCATCACTCCATACGTTAGCTTCGCTATAAGGAGGTGCAGTACGTCTTCCTACCTGTTGTATACAAATAGGAGAACTGGGATTTTCATTTGTAACAACAGCACTATAAATACCATCGTCAACATTATCTCCAACAACTTTAACGCAATTAACAATATCTTCATTTTGGTAAGACAAACTCATATTATGTAAGTCTCTACCCAAGGAAGGATAAGTCCAAATAATTGGTTTTACACTATCATCAACCGTCTCGTTAATTGGATAAAAACAAAGATTTCCTACGCTATTGTAATAATATTCTGCTGACAGTTGTGTTGCTAAAGCATCGATGACACTTCCATAGTTTTCACCCTGCTCGGCTCTAATTGTTTGTTGTGTTACCATTCCCACCAAAGAGGGGTCAAAAATAACATCTTTATAATCTAAAATATATCCATTTTCAAGAGAAAAATTTAAAATTCCTCTTATAGCATCTCGAATATCACTTCCAAGCTCCACTTCGTAAGCGACTTCAAGGGTACCAGTCTTTCCCTCAAAAATGGCATATTTATCAAGAAGCTGTAAAGAAACTGTTTTTTCAGAATTACTTCTGGTTAAATCTAAATTCCCCATAATATAAATTCCTTTAGGGAACCAGATTATTCTTCCAGCATATTCAATTCCAATTTCAAAACTAAAACGACTATTTACCCATAAACCGTTTACGTTCGGAGTATATTTTCCTGAAGCGTTTACTAACTCTAAGGAGATGTTTCTTCTTTGTCCGCTTTGATATGATTCTGTATAGTTAATACTACCAGCAATAATATCTTCCTCTGGAATAATATATGCTACTTGCTCATCCTGAGTTAATACACTCAGCCTGTATCTTGGTTTTAGATAAGGCATCTCTAAAAGTCGTTTTAATTTAGAAAAGGGAATGTCTTCATCTTCGCTATTTGAGAATAAAACATCTCCAAACAATTTCATTTATTAGGCACTCCCCTTTCTTTGTTATTCTATTTGTACTACTACTGATGTAGAAGCATCTAATGCCTCTCTCCATTCAAAGGTAATAGTGGTTAATAAATAATTACTGGCTCCATTAACAGTTCTCGTAGGAGCGGCTTGAATCTGACAAATCCATTTATTACCTTTTATGTCTTTTAACAATTTTAATTTTCCATTGCTACAAAATTCTTTCCAAGCCTCAGTCTTAGTATACTACCTTTGATATTTATTGTCAATAAGATTTTTGCGTGTTACGGCTTTTAATCTACTTTGACTTTGCAAAGAAGCTTTCGAAAGTTCGCTTTCATAATCACATTTAGACACCGCATAAGCATCTTCAGTATATTCATACTTACTAATAATAGTATTTCCGCTGCCTTCTACATGAAGAATTTCTTGCATATCTCCAAGTAAACAAGTTATTGCGGAACTGTCGTAGTTGCGTTGCCCGACAGAATATTTATCAAACCTTCCAAGAGTTTCCCACATCGAAACACTTATATTTTGAGTTACAGACGAATCCTCCATATTTAGTCCCAAATTCCAAGTGTTACCAGTTTTAATAAAAGTATTCTCTTCGTCCGTTTCTTCAATGTCGCAAATTTGCCAATTATCCCATTTAACAGGAAGATAATACAGCCCTTCACTATCTTGAACATATTTTGGATTGTCGGGGGTCTCTTCTTCATTTTGATAAATCTTATATTTGATACCAGAACTTGTTTTAACCTCTGTAGCCGCTAAATAATGATAATATTCATTATTCGCTACATTATAGTCTCTTAAAGTTGTTGCTCCATTTTCAAGAGAACAAATATAATCATAATATTTTTGATAAGGAGTCTTTCTGTAAATATAGAAAGTAGCACCAGATTCCTCAGATTCGGGGTCAAAATATTGAGCGTCAATTTGATATTCACCATTGGATACAAAAGTATTAAATAGAATCGTATCTGCTGTAATACTTTTTTCTTGTGTTAGAGCATAAATATCCTTACCATCCTTGTTTACCCCATCAAGACTAATAGAAGTATCTCGGTCAAGACGAAGAACGTCCACGTTTATGTTGCTATTAAAAAACAAATAATTTTTATATTCAGTCTCATTCGCCATGAGAGACAACCTCCTTTCTGGTCTCAATCTTAATATCACAACTTACATTGCTCACATTATTTTTACGAACAACTTTTAAAACAATTAAAAACCAACGGTCGTTAAAAGCTTTTGTATTCAGTTCACTTACCAAGCGAGAATCAATATAAACCAAACCATCTTCTTGCGCTTGATTTTCATCATACCAAAGAATTTCTCCATTGGTTCCTTGAGCTACTGTTGGAACACCCAAGCTCTCATAAGTCGCCCCCTCAACCTGAGAGACATTTTCAAGGAAATAATAATCTTCTGCTTGCAAATCCCAAGACTCAGTTAAACTGTTATATTTATAAATACCGCCACTTAAATATTTACCAGATGAAGCTGTTAATAAATACTTAACGCTTGTGGTTTCAGGAGTAATAGTCGTAGGTAAAGCGGAAACAATTTTTACGCTGGTTTGAGCTTGCAAAGCATTTTTAATTGCAGTTGGGCTAAAGAAATAACCTGTATTGCCATCAAAGCGTTTATCTTCGGTTTGAATGTTAAATGAATTTGCTGTGCCATTTTTAAAACACATTAAAGGCTCAGTTTCATCATTTTTATAAACTTTAATCAAATATTGGTCAGGGTTATTCACCAAAGTACCAGATTCATTCATATAAAAAGATTCTGTACTACCACACTTTAAATAGTAAGTGTCAATAATTTCTTCTGTCGCAGGAACGTCTCCTATAGCCTCTTGACCATATTGAGCAGTATGAGCAATTTTAAATACCAGTTGATTCCGTGGAGTTGGAGTTAGTTCGTTAAATCTTGGAGTCAACTGCAATCTCGTCAGGAAAACAAAACTTGGAGGGAATATTAATGGATTTCCGTTACTTACTAATCTATCATAACACAGACATTCTCCATCACCTATTTTTAAAATTGCTTTAGAAGGCAGGTCATCACCAAAAATATAAATGTTACTTTCGTCAACAGCTTTCTTCTCATCTCTTTCTACAGGAGCAGTATAAACAGGAGCGTTGGCATATAACGAAATAGCTCCTTCCTTACAATCAAAAGAGGTCGCAAGAGGAGTTACATTTTGGTCAATTTGATACCAAATATTAAAATCTGCGGTCTAAGTAAATTCGTCTCCATATTGGTCAGTTACATCAATTTGAATAGTATATTTATTAGGCAATTCTATATCATCTGATGTTTGAAGACCTCTGAAAGACCATTCTAATAAACTATCATAAATATCCTCACTCTACGCTACAGCGTTTCCTAAAGAATCATATAAAGTGTATTTATAATATTTTATCTATACATTTTCCGCAGAATTCCAATCCGTTTTAAAATGAACATCTCTCCAAGGTTGTGTCCCAGCCGTAGTAGAAGCATAATTCGACGCCTTTGGATTTTCTATTGCAGTTTGCTCTATATAAGTATTATTTTCAGAATCATAGGTATAAATTTTATAAGTGTAAAATTCAACCTCATCTTCATAAAACAAATCAAAAACATCTGAGCACCTAACGTAGCCGATAGCATTATCATAAGAAACTATTTTGTTTTTAGGAGTAACACCATTACCATCTGCATCAAATAGTTCAATATAAACATATTTATGCCGTTTTAACAAAGTGTCTATTAACTCATTTGGAGTAATATATAAAACATTTTCAGTTGTGGCGTTTAAGTTATTATAGTAAATAGTTAATTCAGGCTTAGTTCTTGCATAAAAAATCGCGTTTGGCATAGAATCCATAAAATCTGTATATGCCGTATATGGTGTTTTAGGAGCAATAGGAATTGTACCTTGTTCCACAATACCGTCTTTTACCTCAATTAACCACTAAGTATTATCAAGCTTATCAAAAGTAATATCAGTTGTTTTCCGTGGCACAACAGTATCAGAAGTCTTTTCATAAAGGTCAATTCTTGCTCCTGTTTTATCAAAAACAATTTCAGCGGGATTATATTTATCCGACCCAATATTAATATTAGGTTGAATAAAATATTGAGCCGTCACGCCTTCAGAAGCATTGCGGTTGGAAATTAATTTGCCACTTGCAAGAGGGCTACCACCCAAAATATTGTTAGGAGAATCCACAGTAATTTCTTCATAAGTATCATTCACCGAATCTTTCTCGAAAAGTTTATAAGTCCATCCATTTTGAGGAACTTCTGGAAGAGCTTCTTGAAGTCTAATTTCACCCGTCTCCTCGCCGTAGCCAATAATTTTATATTTTACTGCGGTATCACCATTGATTGATTTACCATCAGATTTATAAATTTCAACCCATCTCGCTCTTTCAAGGTCGTCATTTGGATTAACATAAAAAGAGGTTAAAGTATGTTGGTCGTCACATTGGTAAATATCAAAAGACGTACCATCTTTATAGCTATATGTGAACAGGTCATCAAATTCAATCTTGGTATAATTTTTATTCCATCCAAGTTCATTCTCAACCCAATAAATTTTCTTTCTTTCTTTAAAAGATTTATCAGTTGGAATTACAAGATTCTCTGTATTCGGGTCTGGAAGCGGCATAAAATTACTATTGCCAGATGAATCATACCCTTTAATTTCGATATATTTATCATAAATTAAAGCATTATTTAATTCAGAATTTTCCGTGTATGAAGTCCAAATTACAGATTTGGTAGAACCCACTAAAAATCCTTGGCAAACCATTGTTTGAGGCTATGCAGTAGAACCACGTTTTGCCTCATATGTTCTAATATTCCATTGATAATCTTTACCATTAACAATATTATTTGCTGCACAAATCTCACTTGTTAATTCATATTCAACTGTGCCTTTATTTACCACAGGTCTTTTTAAGTTCGGAGGAAGATTTGATGCTGAATAACCATTATCTGAATCATAAAGCACATCATTTCCGTCGCCTGTAATTATTTTTACACGACAAGCTTTTACGGTTGTACCTGTAGTATTAACCTAAGCTGATAGAATATTATTTTCTGTGACATCTATCTCACTCAGGTTCGGTTGCAAATTGCTCGACTTATATAAAATATTAATCAACTCCTTTACAAAAATTAATAGGAAGAGGAAGAGGCGAGTTGAATCCTCAACCTCTTCCTGTATTTTTTAGGTTTTGCTGTCCAATTTTGGTAAATAAAAGTATTTTTTTATTTACCTGTTCATTTTATACTTATTAACGCTTATTCTTCGTCACGTTGTAACGATTATGTGTTGCTGCCATTACTTGATTCCAGAATTGTGCTGGGTCGTCACAATTCTCAAGCACCACATCACCTTGAATAACATAGGAAACACCCATGTCTTGAGTCAAAGTAGAAGTGTACTCAGGCATTCTGGTCGTTGCCAAATTGCGCAGGAGATTATATGCTTGGTCAGAATTGAGAACGTATTCAGGCTCAGAAGGTGTACCATGAAGCATTGATAAACCTGTGTAGGTGACAGGACCATTTTCAATACCATCGGCATATCCTTTTTGAGCCTTGTCGAGTTCCTTCTTCTAATTTTGAGCCCAAGCTTTTTGACCAGCAGAGCCATTTTTGATAAGATTATCAAGGTATTTAGACTCGTTATTATAATCTGTTTTGGAGTTATAAGGACTATTGGAAGAAGTCTTATTGCCCCCGCCACCAGAAGAGCTTCCGTCTCGTGTTGAAGTGTAGTTATAAGTCTTTTCATAATTGCCACCAAGCCCCAAGTCGATTTTCTCGTTGCGATACTTTTCAAGTTTCGCTAAATGAGCCCTGCCGTTGGCACTTAATTGTCCATCAGGACCATAATTCCGTGGGTCTTTAAGAGCGGCATTAATCTCAGCTTGGAAATCACGAGAATAATCCACTCCACTATCAAGTCGGTCAAGTGCATTACCAAAACCGCCACCACCTGTTGCACCAGTGATGGAGAATGAACCACCAGCATTCGAGCCTAAATATTGACTGGAATCAATCAATGAAAGCGCTTGACGTTGAAGCTCTGCAAGTTGAAGAACTAATTGCGTATAAGAATTAATGAAATTAGAGAAGATACCAAGATAATTCTGATAATCATTATTTTGGACTTCAATAAAGTTTTGCATATCATCCATGATACGTTGACGCATCTCTTTTTGAATCTCTTCGTTAGAGAGAGATTCGTCAATGTTCATCATTTCGGCAAGAAGTCTATCACGCTCTATGCGTTCAGCTTCATTCCAGCTCCACTCAAGCGCTTTAAGGTATAGATTAAGATTATCTATTCTCTCTTGAAGAGCTTCTTTTTCTGCATCTTTCGTGCCTGTAAGGTCGTCAATGCGGTCTTGGCGATTGAATGTATCAAGGTCTTTTTGTGCCTCGCGTTGTTTAGAACGAGGGGATTCGTATCATTCTGTTGCTTTTATGACCTTTATTAAAATATTAATAAAGGCGAGCAGGACTTTCATCCTGCTTCTCACATTTCATCTTTAGATTATAGTGTGAGTTCAGACTGTATATTACTATTTTTCAATAGAATGGACTTCAATGTTAATGTTACCATTAACATCCCGCAGTCGTTAGAGTTTCTTTTATTTGATTGATTTTATTTAAAATTATTTGTTCAATGTCTTCTTTTTGATAATAAGGAACAACCAATAAATTTATACCCTTTTCTTGACAATATATTTCTTTTTTCTTGTCATTTATCTAACTTCTTTCGAATTTTTTCTTTGCTTCTTCCTAAAGTTCTTCTTTCGTTTTATTTTTTCTATTTATTCTAAAAACTGTAGGCTAATAATGCTAAATTCCCTAAAATTCAATACATAAATTAAAATCAGGTAAGAAAAAATCAAAACGTAAACGAGTTTTGTTTCCCCCTTTTAAATCAGGAAATATTTTTTGAGATATAAAATCTATTTTGTTTTCCTATAATATCTTACTAATATATCTTTCTCCTGAAGACATTTTCTTAGAATGGCATAATGGACATCCTCTACCCTATGTCAATTTGTTAGGACTAACAAACCATTTATAGTTACATACTTTACACTAACATTCTATTGGCGTAGAATTATTTTTGTATTCTCCAATAATTTCTAAATCTTGTCTCACTTTAGGATTATTTTTTAAATCTTCTATTGTGTACCTTTGTAACAGACAACCACAAGTAGTATTTCGATTTAAAAAATTATATAATTCTACTTCTATATTGGGTTTATTAGGATGAGTTAAACAATGTGTTTCAACATAACTATGTCCATTTCGACTAAAACGCCTAATAATTTCCACATTTAATTTTTTAGCTTTTTCTGCAATTTCTTCATCAGTAATTAAATGATAATCCATTTTCTCCTCCTTTCTTTTTTATTTTCAAACAAATAAAAGTCTTACTTCGGTCTTAACCATCTCTGGTTTTTAACCGATATAGTCCATTTTGGGCAAACATTTCACCCATCCGATTCCCTCGCGATATACTCTCTCCTTCTCCTACGCCGCACGTTTCTTCGCAGCAAGCAAATCTTCGAGTTTTGCCTGTCTTTCTAATTCCTCGTTAATTTGCTCCAAAGGCTTAAGTTCATCTTCATAAGCTTTTTCAATCTCATCCATAGCATCTTCAAGCTCAGTAATATATTCCTGAACCTTAGACACCAAAGCGTCATATTGACTTTCCTTATAATTCTTTTGGTCTTCCAGTAATTGCATTTGAGCTTCATGCAAAGCTACAGTCACATCATTAAGTTGGTCTACCAAATCTTGAACTTGCTCATCAGTAAGCATTGAAACATCTTCAAGCTGCTCTCTAATTAAAGAGGCTTTTTGCTCAAGATAACCGATATTCTGCTGATAATAAGGTGCAATATCATCATATTTTGCCCACTCTTGAGGTTTGCTCTTTTCAAGCAAATCCAGTCTTCTTTCAAGAACATCGAGTTTATCATTAAGAACATCAATATCAACAGTAGCATATTCTTTATAAAGTTCTGCATACTGTTTGGCAAGATTCCTAAGCTCTTCTTGCTTATCCTTGCGGTCAGAATCTTGGATTTCAGCCATTCTTTGCTTAACAGCTTCCATCTCATTTTCAAGATTCTGTTTCTTTTGACCAACAAGGTCAGCATACAAGGCAGTATCAGGACTTCCACTCTCATATTCGAGAGCAATATCCAACATTTCTCTCTGCCAACTTGCAATATCTCTATAAAGCTCATAGCGTTGTTTAATAAGATTATTAAGCTCATTCTCACGAGTAATCTGTTCTTCCAAGGTATCAGAAGTTTTAATTAACTCTTCCTGAGCCGCGATAAGCTGGTCATAGGAGACATCCTGAAGCTATAAAATGTTGATTTTATCTTCCACCTGTTCATCATCGAGGTTGTTCAGATTTATCATTGCTTGCTGATACTTCTGATAATAACCCATTTGTTCAGCAGACCATTGGCTTATATCTTTATCCCAAGGAATACGTTGTTTATAATAATTCGCTTGCATTTCATAAGCACTACGCATACGGTCATAATACTCAGGACCCATGAAGGAATCTTGTCCTTCAGCAGTAAGATTACCTTGCTCAATTAAAGATTTACGGAGATAATATTCTTTCTGGTACATACCAATTAGAGCTTCAATACGCTCTATTTCTTTACCTAATTGAGACGTACCATCATCAAGAGTGTCATAATTAACATCTCCCCGTGGAATAAGATTGGCAACAGTTTGCAACGCTTCTCCTATTGCATTAGCATATCCTTGTAAACCATCTTTAAAAGCCGCAGTCTTTACTTCTTGGTCTTTCTTAAATAGCGCTTGATTTCTATAATCCGACAAAGTTAAGCCAGTTCCTTCTTCGCCGCCTGCGGCTTTCCACTCAGCAGAAGTTTGGTTCAAAAAGATACGCTTATCAGAATCAGACATTTCCAACGAATCCATTATTAGATTATTCATTGCCGCTTTTTGCATAGCCGCAGAAGTAAATTGAGCCAAATCTTCTTGATAGATTGAAGCCAACGCATTTTTCCACTGTTCGTAATTACTGGTCATTAAACCATTTGTATAAGAATTAATCGCGTCTTTTGCAGCCGTCAAAGTGGTAAAATTAGTTAAGTCAAACCCATAATCTTCTTCAAATTCTTCGTAGGTTTCTTTGTGTTTTTCTTGCATTTCTTTGTTAATGTCTTCATTTTCCCAAAGAATTGCTTGATAGGCATTTTTATAAATATTAGGAGCGTCTTTTAAGGTCTCCTCTAAGAATTTACTTAAACCGTTCACATCATTGTTTGCTAAATATCCTTGCAAATCTTTATCTTTAATCATTTCATTGTAAGTATCTAAATCCCACTTTCCTGTTTTAGAATACTCATCTCGAATAAATTTATAATATTTAGCGTACTTGTCCATACGGTCTTTAACTTCTTCTGGGGTTTCCTGAGACATTCCAGCACTATCAATATCGCCATAAATTTTAGCTTTATGGATTATCGCATCATAATAATCACTAATATCTTTATAATCGTTTTTAACAACACCAAGTTCTTTAGCCCAACCATCAAGTTTACCCTCAATAAACTCTTTATTCTTTTGCTCGATGGGAGTTAAATCTTCCTCATCAGCATAATTCTTATAAAGAGAAACGAGCTTGGAAAGCCCCGCATCGGAATATTTATCTGCAAATACCGCTTGTTGAAGTTGTTCTGTATTAAAGGTTGTTCCAAAAGTAGAGCCGTTAAGAATCTTATAAACTCTTTCCAAATCATCTTTTGAAAACGCATCAAGATTAACATTATTTAATTTCGCACCAAGCCCCTCGTCTTCAATCTTTTTGCGAATATCTGTTGCATCAAACCAATTACCATCATCATCCATCTCAAAACCAAGCTTAATAAGAATCTTCTTTTCATCGTCGTCCAAGTCAGCATATCCACCAAAAGCCTGAATAAGATTTTCAAGAATCTATTGACGCGCTTCATAATACTCACCTGAAGTTGCAGAGCTTCCCATTTCAACCTCAAGAGTAGCTAAAATAGGATTCTCCTTGTAAGCATCTGCAATCTGGTTTGATATTTTTTCAATATCAGCACGATACTCATCTTCATTAGCATACTCAGTTAAATCAAGAGAAGAGAATACTTTTTGCATTGTCTGTTTTGCCAAAATTGCAGAATCCTCGGACATAGAAGACAAAGTTGCCTGTAGACCGAAATCTTCACGCATAATTGCGTTGTTGTAGTCGGTGAGAGAAGACAGCGCATTTCGAGACGCTTCTTCCATAGATTTTATTTCGGACTTCTTCTCTTCAAGCTCTTTTTTACTATAAGCAGTAAAGGTTTGAGAAGGACCTGCCTATCCAAGTTTAAAGGTATTAGACCAATATCCTCCCTTTGCCACTTCCTCCTAAAGTTGTTCTATGCCAGAAGAGTTCTTTTTATAGGACGCTTTAGCATCTTTAAAAGCTTCGCCAAAAACATTATCAGATAGTAATTGAACATCTGCCGCCTTTTGAGAAGCCTTAACCATCTCGTCAACAGCTTCAGTAAGTTTGCCAACTTTACCAGCAGTGCCCAAGAAAGAGTTGCCAGCCTCGTCTGTCCTAACTACTAATTCAGGGAACAACTCCGCAAGTTCATTAGAAGTAGACAAGAATTCACTATATTCTTCATCCGTCAAGGAAACATTACGTCCAAACTGGTCTACTCCCTCTGACAATTCATCATAACGAGTTGTTTTTGTGGAAGCCGAAAGTTGAGATTCATAAGTGTCTTTAAGCTCTTTAAATTCTTCTTGGGCTTTTTGTATAGCTTTCTTTTTAAAATGCTGATAAATACCGTAACCAGCTCCAGCTACTAAAGCAATAACAGCCGCCCAAGGTGCTACAATACCTGTTAAAGCGGCGCTTCCTGTTAATTTAGTTCCCCAAGTTGAAATTAAAGTAGTAACAGCTTTCTGTCCCGCTACCATACCAATAATTGAACCAATACTTTCACCAGCACTACGAGCTTCTTCTCCCCCAACTTTTGCAAAAATGCTGCCAAGACCTTTACTTCCGCCATACCCACCAGCAATACTTCCAAAAAGACTTCCCATAGCACTTACGGCTAATTTTTGACGGGATTGGCTTCTTGACTTTTGAGCACTACCTGTTGCAGTAGTAAATACTTTCTTGTCACTCTCGCTGTAATATTGACTCTTCTCAGCGCCCATATCATCAAGCAACTGCATTGCCGCCCTCTTACGAGCTTCAGCTAAAATTGTAGTTTGGTCAGCAAGTTGTTCTTCTGTCATTCCTTGCTCAATAGTCTTTTTCTAAGAAAGAACTAAGGTATTCGCAGTTTCTTTGGAAACAGTATTTAACAAAATTTGAGCTTTACCCTCGTCAATATTTTTTCTTAAATATTCTAAAGATTCTGTAGCCAATGTTGTGCCCTTTTCTCCAGCTTGCAATGCAGAAACAAAACCTGATAATCCAGCAACAAACTTTTCATTTTCGTCTGTTTTATCTAATCCAATTAATCCACTTTGATATTCAGTAAATCCAGTAAAGCGCTCATCATTCATGCCACCTTTAAATTTACCTAAATAATCTCCCCAAAGCATCTACTTCTGTCTAATAAACGCTGCATCAGCCATATCAATACGAGCTTGCTTTGCCGCTTCAATAGTAGCCTAAGAATCTCCTACTAAGCCAAGCTTTTGCTCCAATCCAGCAGAGCCTAATGTTAAACTAAGTTTTGTAAATGCTTGCGAAAGAGTTGCGGCAGCGCCAGCGGGGTTGTTTGCTACCAATGAAGTTATAGCAGCCAAAATAATCCAGTGAATATTTTCAATAGCAGTTGCAAGGCCATTAAATGCTGTCTCAAGTAATCCACTTTCATTAACAATTAATGCAAAGCCTTCCCACGCCGCTTGTACACGCTTGCGAGCTGCTTCTACACCTTGTGAATAAGCTTCCATCTTTTCTACCGCTGTACCATAAGCATTGGCCGCTATCTCAGCATATTTACCAACATTGTCCCAGTTTTCCATCAAAACTAAGAAATTTTCTCTCTAACGAGTACCAGCAACAGCCGTAGAAATACCAGATTTTTGAACATCAGAGAAAGTATTCCATTTTCCAGCAATTTCAGCCAAAACCGAATCTATGTCTCTAAAATGCTCAGGAGTATCTCTCAATTCAATTCCTACAGCTTTTAATACCTATTCGATTTCATTTAAATTTGACATATCTTCAGAAGATAATCCTTGTTGTTCAAGTTCTTCTTGAGAAGTTTCAAATTTACCCGCCGCTATTTTACCAAAACGTGCATATAACGTTTTAAAGGACTCGCCCACCGATTCAGCGCTCTTTTGAGTAGTTTCAGCAACAACAGTTGTATACGCAATATAATTGTCTAAACTTGACACTCTGTTACTTTCATTCCATTAAAAGGAATTACTGACCACAATAATAAATTGTGGCGAAAGAGGTTCTTCTTTAAAGTGTCTTTACACTTGACCTCTTTTCTATATGTCACCATATAGTTCAGACCATACCTTCATCCTCTTAGAGTGATAAGAGGAGCCAACCTGATTCTGGTCGTTACAATACTTTTATTAAATAAAATCTAATTCTTCCAAAGTCCACTCTTGGAATTTTGTTTTTAATATTTTTTTATCAAAATCTACTATTACCCAGTTAATAGTATCCTTTTCTAACTCATTAAAAGAAAACTGCTTAATCTTCATCATTATCTCGTCATTTACTGGAACTTTGTTTCTCTTGGTATTAATAACACAAAATTCTTTTAATCCAAGTGTCTTTAGATAATGATAACGACGAGCTTCTTTTGCTTTAAAAGCCTTTTCAGTAATAGCTCCTATTTGAACCGATAAATCATGACCACTTCCATTATATTCAAAATAAATTTGTTCCTTTTCAAAATACCCATCCAAAAAATAATATGTCATTAGCTTATTAACTGAGCAATTAAACAATTTACAAAGTCGAACTTGCTCTTTACTCGTTAAAACATTCCGAGTTTTTTCTATGGCTTTATTTCTGTTAATTAAATTCTTTTCTTTAATCTCTGGATTTTGATTTGCGTTTGGAAAGCCATATTTTTCTAAATTGGTTTCTCTAATTTTAGCCTTAATATCTTCATTCTAAAAACAGCAGTTCACCCCATATTTTTCTTGCACAGTTTTTCGTAAAGATTCTTTTACTTCTGGAATGTGCATTACATTTGTTGCGTTATGTGCTTGTAAATACTCTTCTGTTTTTTGTTTACAATCTTCACTATTAAGATAATATTCTGTTCCATATTTTTCTTTCATTTTCTCTTTTAGCATATCATGATACCGAGGTTGACTAAAACTATTCTTATATCCAGTTTTAGCCTCATAAACTTCCTATGCTTTCAATGGAGCACATTTTACACAACAATCTTTATTTACAATATCTCTTTCCTGTGTAAAATAAATAAAAGCCTTACTTTCTTGAACTTCTCCACAATAGTCGCATTTCCAATGTATCAAAGCTTTACTGTGAAGGCTTATATCCTTTGAATTTATTTCTAAAGGTGATAGATAAGGAACTTCTGGGTATCCCTTCTCTAAATACCATTTTTTATTTCTACTGGTTGGAATTATTGTCATTTTTTCATTTATAAGCAACAAAACTCCCTCCTTTTGTTGCAATTTTATATTAAAATATATAATAAAACTTAGATTTTATTTAATAAAAGTTATCTCGGTCTTGTCTCTAAAAAGAGGTTTTAACCGATTTAGGTTGATACTATAGTATATGTTACCATATACTCAGGCACAAATTTTACCTGCTAATTGCGCACTTGTGTTAGCTCTTGCCAACGCTGTTGCTAAATCGCCAGCCGAAATCGCAGCACTCATGTCAACAGCTACGAGTTTGTCTACTACTGAACTAACTTCATTAACTTGAAGCTTCCAGCCCTTGAGCATACTAATCAAATATTCCGTTGCTTCGGCAGAGTTTATCATACCAAGCGTACTAAGTTGCATTGAATTTTCAACGAGAGTTGCGGCATCTTGTCCTTCATAACCCGCTCTTAGCCAATCGTTTGCGGCTTGAGATACTTCAAGCGTACTCTTACCTACTTTAACAGCAAGGTCATTAAAGTCAAGCATCATATTTTTAATATTGCTGTAGCTTAATCCACTTGCAATTTGCAAATCAACCATAGAAGCATTAAGTTGTTCAGCATAATTAATCAACTGACTAAAAGCCATTCTAATCTTACCAATGACCATATAAGCCATTGAATAATCTGTTAAGTTACGGAAAGAAGCTTTAAAGCCCTGAGCAATTTGCTGGACTAATCCAACACTTTGTTTTTGTAAAGAATTATTCTTTTCAAGTTGAATACCGTGATTAGAATCAAGCAAAGCAATTTCTTTCTTTAATTTAATCAACTCTTCTTCAGAAAGTTTTTGCCCATTAAGAGTGCCATTTTCTAAATCTAAATTAGGCACTTCAGCTTGCAGTTGACCAAGCAAACGTTTACGCATATTGACAACACTTCGAATGTTATCTGCACGTTCGCCTTTCATTCCAGAACTCGCAAGACGCTTTTCGTCAGCATCAATTTGTTCTTGAATTTTTAGAATTTGTTTATACTGTTTAAGATAATCATTTATGGATTTTGTGTTATAACCACCAGAAGTTCTCTCCGCATTTTTTTTATCCATCATTTTCTGAATAACAGGAGGAACTTCATTGCTAAGATTGCTACCATTTACAGAAAATAGAGACGCCTTAATTGAATCTACTCCGTATTTTTTAGCAATCTCATCCCAAGGAATAGCTTCGCCCTTAATACCTTTATTAAGTATTTCAGCTACTTCTTCCATGCTCATAGCCACATTTAATCCAGAAGTGACAATTTCAACAATCTATTGCCCATCTTGTTCAAAAGCTCTCGTATTAGCAAATTTAACATTGCCCTTACGAATATGATTTAATCTTTCAGTTAAATCGTTCGCCCATTCAGAGCTATCATTTCCCTCTAAACCAAACCATTTTGCATCTTCGGCTGTAATCTCTTTACCCTCTTCAAAAACTTGATTAGAAAGTTTTTCCAAAGCTTTTTCATACATTGTAAAATACACTTGCATTTGCAACATACGCTCGCCACGTTTTTGAATATCTTCAGGACCACCAGATTTGGAAAACTTCCAGTCATTTACTGCAAAGCCAGTATCTTTATTATAAGTTAAAGCGTCCATTGTTCCAGCAAACATTTGCTGTCCAAATAAACCAGCCATAGTTCTTTCAGTTATGGTATTATCATTTACTATACCTGCTTCACGAGCCTTCGCAACAGCTAATTCAGCTAATTGTCTTTGTTTTTGCGCTTTAGGGTCAGAAGAGGTCATGTTAAGACCACCCTCACTTACAGATTTACCTATAATTTCCCTAAGCTCGCTGTTTACAGAATCGCTAAAACTATCAACAGAAGTCTCACCCGTATTAACTAATTCCTACGCAATTCTGTGAGCATAAGTTCCCATTACAGAAGACGTGTGCAATTTTTCCTAATCCCACGGTTTTAACGGAGCATCATGATTCAACGCCTCAGTAACAGAGAAAATATCATCTTTACCATAAAGCTTACCATTCATCTTTACGGTCATGGCATGAGTCTTCGGGTCAGGAGGTGTTACACCAGTCCATGTTACTTCAGGCGAAACATATTTTCCACTTTCATTACGCATCTCATGGATAATTTTACCATTATCATTTCTAAGCGTTGAAGCCGTACCTTGTTCAATCCCCTGTTTAGCAGCATCAGCCATCTGAGCAACAATCTCATTAGTATTAACCGCTACATTACCTTGAGCATTAATAAGAACATTACCAGAAGTATTTATTACAATATCGCCATTGGAATTGATAGACCCATTTAGTCCACTACCAGACGGAGGAACAGGATTACCATTTTCATCCATTTCTGTCCCACTAATATTGAATTTCTTCCATCTAAGATATTCTCTACCATTAAAGTCACGACCAGCTACTTCAGCCATCTTTTTGTTCCATGTAGTAGCATCAGCTAAAGTAACGCCGCCATGAGTATTAAACCATTGTCCAACGTGTCCAAAAGAAGCTTCAATTTGCTGGTCAGTTAGATTTGCTTTTGCGTTATTAACATCAGCAAAATCAACACCAATTTTCCTACGAAGAAAATCTCTTTGAGTATCTGTACTTAACCAACGAGCTCTTAAAGCTTGAATGGGTTGGTCTGCTTTTGTTTCATCCCAAATACCCATTTCTTTAGACAAATTAATATAACTGTGAACGTCACCGCCTCTAAGAGCTTCAATTAATTTAGCAACATCTGAAGCTACAGCTTCTTTACTATCGTCTTGATGTCTATCTTGTCTTACTTTTTGAAGACGAGCATAAATTTTCTTAGAAGAAATAGCATCTTGCTCAAGCTGTTGTAAGAAAGATTTAACAACATCTGCATTAAATTCTTTCTCCATGTCAGCATCAGTAGACATATTACCAGTAGTATAATTTAAAGCCTCCATTGCTTCACGCATTTTAGTTGCACTTTGAGAGAAAGAACCAATGGTTTGGAAGTTAGAGCCACCAACTAAAGAAGCAAATTCATTATCGTCTTTAGTTACCCAGCCTTTAGCTATTTTGGCAATATCTGCTCTACGACTTTCGGCATCAGGAGCTTCGCTTAATTTCTCCATGCTTGCCCATTTGTTCATTAACCAAACTTGTTTGTCATAGAGCTCCTGCATAATTTGTTCCATGTTATAAGCATCTTTGCCATACTGTTCATCAAAGATGTTACTGACCATTCTGTAATAGTCACCATCGAAGTCACCATGCAAATATTTAGCCAAGCCTTGTCTAACTTGAACAACATCGTCACCAACATCACCAATAGCAATGTGAGAGCTTATGCCCTCGCCACCTTGGTTATAAGGATAACGACCCATTTTAGTCTTAAAGTTACTATTACCCTTTTTAATAGCGGTGATTATATCTTCTACTATCTGAGCTTCGGCTTCAGCTAATTGCTCTTTTGTAAAATTACCATCTTTAATATCTTTAGCAAATAAAGCATGATAATTATTATCATTGTCATAAAAACCATAATCAAATGCTTTGCCTGTTCTTAATTTAAACTGATTCATTAAAGCCAACAAATTATCTGCAATTTGGTCTTTTGATGAACCAGATTCGGACCTGAACATATTACGAACACGACTCTCAGACATAACTACTGTATTAGCAAGTCTTGCCTTTTCAGCACTATATTCAGAAGTTGCGGCATTTTCATCAAATGCTCCACCTTGAGCAATAGCCCAACCAGAGTGAGCACGACTGATATGAGTGGCTTTATATTTAATTTCAGAATCTTTATTGCTTATATATTCAAGAACAGTATTTGCATACTCTTTTTCAGCAAGTTCAAAAGCCGCTAACCTTTGTTTTTCATTTTCTTCTGTAGCGTTCGCAAACTTAGCATAAGCTTGCAGTAATCTTCCTTGCTGTCTTTCAAGAGGAGTAACATAATAATTATAATCATTATCATGTCCACCCTGAAGATTAGCAAGCATTACATTGCCAAGTTCATTACCTCTTGCTCTTGTAAGAGCAATGTTAGCATCTTTATAAGCATCTCCAAGTTCGTCTTTCTTCTTGCGAGCAACTTCCATTGCAAATTTCTCATAGTCATCTTGAGAAACTTTACCGTTTTTAACAGCATCTTGGAAACTTGTAACAATATCTTCAATATAAATTTGATTCTCTTTTAATTCGCTAAAATCTTTCTTAGAAACAAATTCAATATCTTTTCCGTTGGAAGTATAGCCACCTTTATCTAAAGATTTACGAGAGTCAATTAATTGTTGGAAATCTTTTTGAGCTTTTAATTCAGCAGGGGTAAAAGCCTTATTAAGCTTTTCATTCGCCGCAAGAATAGCGTTTAAGCCTTTTTGCGCTCTTTCTTTTTCTTCGTCTGTCATACCAACCATTGCCGCAGAACCAAAACGCTTAGTGGTATGACGTTCAGCATTAATAACTTTAAAATCATCTGCAATAGAAGGAGTATAAGCTCCGCCACCACTTATTTTGGTAGCGTAACGAGCGACATCTTGCTGTCCAATTGTAGTTGAAAGCAATCCTTTGTAATTGCTCCAATTTTGTCCTAACAAAACCTCTCCCAGTTCATCCAAACCAGAAAGGAGTTTTTCGGCTTCTTCAGCCGTATTAAAAATTACATCTCCCGTTGTTCCATTAACATAGCGAGTATTTGCCATATCATATCTTACATTTTGAGACAGATTACCATTTTTATCTATTTCAAAAATACGAGAGAAAATACCATTTTCTTTACTTAAAAGATTTAATACATCTGTATCGTTTTGCGCGACGCCCTCAGCTTTTAAAGCATTAACAATAGTAGAAAGTCTACCAGCAAAATCAAGTAAAACATTACGCTCTTTTAGTGAAGTTCTTTCTTCAACAAAAGCATCCGCAGACATAATTGCTTCTTTTGAATACGGAGAATTTTGCCAATTATTCGCAATCCATTTCTGGATATAAGCAAACATCTTAGCTGGGTCATTTCCACCACCCATAGACATACGCCCACCATATCCAAGTGTAAGCTTAGTACCCTGTTGAGTTTTAGAAAGAGAATCAGTTTGAAGCTTCCAACCATCTAAAGTTTTTACTAATCCTGTAAGTCTATCACCCACATTAAAAGAAAACTTTTTAGAAAAATTAAGATAATCTCCCTCTTTTACTTCATAGTTAGAAAGGTCGATTGTTTGCTCTTTTTCTAACATCTCAGGAGTAATTCCATAAGCCGCAAGGAAACCAGCATCAATATCATTTACATCAGTATTTCTTGACGCTCTGTATTGATAGCTTTCAGTAGCTTCAATAACTTTAAGAGAAGGAATAATACTATCCATCAAACTCTGAATAGAATTTTCTAAATCCTCTCCTGTCATTCCAAGCTCTTCAAAATAAGCTCTTGCCGCCTGATAAAATACTTGCTCTGGGATTTGCATAACCTAAAACATCTTCTGCATAGGAGATTCATAATCCATTCCCATAGCAGTGCCTTGTTTGGTTCTAAATGCTGGTCCACTTAATCCTTGACGCGCATCAGCAGCTCTTGATGTAAGACTCCTTGCATTTAAAGCCTGTGCTACATCACGTTGGGTCATATCATTTACAAAGTTCCAAGCTGTCAAATCTGTTTGAGACAAAGCACCATATTGAGCATTTTTGTAACTGCCTTCACTATAAGCGCTATTAGTAATTCCAGTTGATTGAATAAGATTCCATGCATCTTTAATATAATATTTCATTTCGTCACTTTCGAGAAGCATTTTTAGCAAAGAATCCTCTTTCGCTCCTGCTAACATTGCTTCTTTTCCGTAACGACCGCCTCTAATAAAGATGTCCAACATTGTATTCATTACTTCTGCTCCAATATCATCAATATTAAATTGATAATATGGATTAGACTTTTTGTAATAATCTGAAATTACCTTTTGAATCTTAGAATTTCTTAAAGTCCGCATTAAGTATTCCTTAAAGGAAACTTTCATCGACTTAATTATTTCAGTAGGAGTCTTTTCACCTTGATAAGTTGTAAGATATTCTCTTAAGTCTTCATCCCCTGCAATTACAGGTAAAGAACCATTAATAGCACGTCTACCAGCGCTACCAAAAATACGAGAATAATCATCATTTGTTCTGTCTCCGTTGCCAAATTTATCAGACTTGAGCATACCCAAAGCAACATCAAGCTGTTTAGCGGATGCTGTTTCAAGCATAGTTGTTGGAACTTTTCCTACCCATTCCTGAGCCGCATGAATTGTATCAATCTTGTTTACGATACGTCCATTTTCTGCAAGAGAAACATTCCATTGAATTTGATTTTCTGCATTTTCCCAGTCAATAGAATTTTCATCTATATAATCAGAAATAGGAGTTAAACGAATATCATAATTATCGCCATTTATTCTTAAACTGGTAACATACCCCTTTTCAGCGGCAGTTCTAATAAGGTCTCTTAATTTTCTTTCGTGGGTACCAAGACCTTTTCCTACCCCAGTAATATTAGAAACATCTTTCCCTGCTTTAGCAAAACGACTACGAAGTTCTTTTCCTTCAAAAGCTTCTTTTTGAGCTTTTGTCATTTCTGCTTTTAAGGCATCAATTTGCGCATCAGCAGAAACAGTATTAGCCCCTTTAGAAAGTAATTCTTTTTCTAAATCAGGATTGTCTACAAAAATACCACTTAAGCTATCAAGAGTCTCAGTAATAAATTCTCTTGCTACTGCCGTATATTCTCCATTAGAATCTTTTACAGCATTCCCGCTTGTTTCAAGGTCTTTCAAACCTTTTTCAATTACGCTTCTAATTACTTGTTGTACATTTGTAACATTTTGCATTGCATAAGCCAGCAGGGTATCTTTAACGTCAGACCGAGCTTCGTGAGCACCAGAACTTTCAGAACCACTAATAATCCTTGCCATTCTTTGAAGAGTGTTACCTCCTCTAACACCCTATATAAGAGAATCACCCTTTTTTACATTTCCGAAATCAGAACGAGATACCATTGTTTCAGAACTTTTGAGCATTGCATCTCTTTGTTTTGCAGATTTTATTCTAAATTCCGCAATAACTTTTTCTGCCGCAGCTCGCTTTGCCTCACTTACATTTCCCAAATATTGAGAAAAATTATTCTCCAAAATACGAAGGTCATATCCTTCACTATTCCAGCCTACCAAACCGCCATTATCAATGGCTTCCATCATCATTTTAGCCGCATCAACAGGAGTAATTAATTGCTTTTTAATTTCTCCCCAAACAGATTCTACTTCACTTTTTGATATTTTTTTATTAGTATCTGTAGAAAAACCTAACTGTTTTCTTAACTGTTTAGCAGACTCATCAGCCTTGTCATTTATTGCAGATAAAATATTTTTTATTGTTTCACTTTTTTTACCAGCATCTAAAAAATAACTTTTTTGATTACCATAATCACCAAAACCAAAAGTTACGCCTTTATCACTTACTAAATCTAAGCCTGTAGTTTCAAGGTCCCAAGCTTTAGTTCCTTGTTTTTTAAGCCAATTCTCAGCTACCGTTAAAAAGTTACTATAAGCTCCTTTTTGCCCATTTACTTTTACCTTATCTCGTACACTTGTGCGAGTCTTCGAAGTTGTGCCTTTGTACATTTTAGGAGTAATAACTTTAGAAGTCTGCATTTTTGTCTGAGAAGTTTTAGGAGTAGGATTAGATGCTCTTCTTACAGCTTTTTCTACAATTGCGGGAAAACGTTCTCCAATTAAAGTAGAAAGCGCGGCTTGCTCTCTTAAATAAGCTCTATCATCCAATGCTCCTCCAACCTTATTATCTGAAAAGAAAGCAGAACTAATTTGATTATCCAAAACATCCAAACGCTTTTCAATTCTTGTCCTGTAATCTTTTAATTCTGCTATTTGGTCAGCTTGTTCAGACTTTACTGCCGCCTCCAATCGGGTTGCATATTGCGCTTGTTTTTCAGTTTTTGTAGCAAGAGCTTCAATTAAATCATAGGTTTTCTAATAAATTCCGCCCAAATCCGACATCCCATTTCGATTTGAAGGCAACGCCAATTTTAAATCAGCTTTTGCTCGCATAATTTGGTCTGAACCTAAATACTCTCCTCTATCCAACATAGCTTGGTAATAAGTATTTAAATTCTAAAGTTTATTAAATGCCCTATCTTTTGTACGACTTGATGTTAAACCATATTTGCTTTCAATTCCAGCAATTTCACTTTTAATTTGTGCATCAAGTTCTTTCTTAATTTGTATAACCCAAGAAGATACACTATTAAGTATATTATTATCAGCCATGTTAGCCTCCTTATATCTTTATCCCATATTTCTTAAAAATACGAGCTTTAATCTATGCATTATATATTCTCAAAAACTCTTGTTCAGCCCTCAATTTGGCTGTCTAATAAGTCCCCGAAACAGGAGTGATTGCTTCAAAAACGCTCTAATTGTTTTTCTTTTTTAAATTATAAGCCTGAATAGATACATTTTCCATATCATACTCTATATCACTTGCTGTTCTATTATCCTGTTCGAAACTTGAAACAACATCATCTACTCCATCAAACCAACCATACTCATCATCCACAGAATTACCATCATCATTTGAAAAGAAATTTTTTATCTTTCCCGTTAAATCAACTTCTTCTGAACGTCTTCTCATTGAACGATATGGTGTATATCCGCTTTCTTCATTCGTATTAAATGATTTAGCTAATCGCATATATTTGGGAGCAAAATGAAATTTAGATTCATCTATAGTAAAATGAGGAAGTAGTCCCATTCCATAAGAAAAATTTATAGATTCTATCATAGACTCTTCATCATAATTAATTCCATATTCATTATCAAATACACTTTTAAAAACACTTTTAATTATTGTGCAATAATCAGTAAAGATTTCATTTTTAATCATCATCATTTTCTAAGGCATTTGTTTCATGATTTGGATTTTTAATTTTTCCACTTCTTTATCAAGTGTGTTTGAAACTATACTTGATATTTGCTGTTCATAATTAATATTATTATTCATACTTTCCTCCTTTTTTCAATGATAAAATTGTTGTAAAAGCTACCCTTTTAAGAGTAGCTTTTACAAATTATATTTACTCTTTTACCTTCTTAGGTCTACCAGCCTTCTTCTTTGGCTTAACTTCCTCCACTGGTTTTACAACTTTTTCTTCTTTTTCGCCAGTCAATTTCTTTCCAGCTTCAACAATAGCCTCATTTTTAGCATAATCAACAACCTTACGAGCATTATCATCTGTAGCCAAAAGAATCTCCTTAAGCTTTTCAAGAGCCTCTTTCTCTTCATAGAATTTCTTAAGCAACTCTTCATTTGCTTTGGTAGCCTTTTTGATTTCTTCGTAATCAACGCTTTCCATAAGCTCAGTAAGCTCTTTCATATGATAGATATTCAAAGAAGAATCAAGCATCTCAACAAGCTTCTTATAATCATCTCCACAGAACTGTAGAATATATTTAGACAAAATAGGATAAAGCAAGTCATAAGTAGCATAAGTCTTCAAATCTTGATTCTCACAGTTAATGCCACAATAAGCAGTTAATAGAACATCAAAGAACAAATTCTTTTCTTTTGCTATTACCGTTGTTTCAGCCATATCATCAGATTCGCTATTCATTTTAAAAATAGTCATTGCAATAAGACGATACTTTTCTTTCATTGGAATATATTCACGAATCGTCATTTGATTACCTAACTCATTAAGGTCATCTACCGTAGATTTACCCCTAATAAACTTAGTAACGACATTTACATAATAAGATAGTGTCTATTTAATATCTACACCGTCAATAGTTTCAGGAAGAGGTTTCATATCTTCAAGATAACTTTCATCAATCTTAGGAATATCATTTCCCAAAGTTTTCTTATCTTCCATTATTTATTATCTCCTTTTAAACCTTTTATTTGTATATTTATTCAAACTTTATACATCACAATGTAATTCCAAACAAATCCTCAATATCTTTATCTTCGTTATTCTACGCATAGGATAACGTGGTCTGCGAACTTGAATGATGAACTAATGTTTTAATTTTCTCCAAAGGAACTGCCCGAAGATTCATTTCTTTGCATAAATAATGACTTCCATCAAGCATATTGTTCACATAGCAATGTCTCCATGAGTGTGGACTAAGCCGAGTATAATCTTTTCCCGTAAGCTCAGTAAGTTCTTCTCCCCATTTTTTAATCCACTCATAAATATTTCCTGCTGTAGCAGGTCTATTTTCACTATTAACAAATAACATTTCGCTATCATCTGTTCGTGTTGCCTCATATTTTTTAAAAGCTTCTTTGGTACGAGAAAAATAAAGAACCTTAAACTTCTTACCACGTTTACCTACTACTACAGTATCAGTTGAATTTTTGTCGTCGGCAATATCAGTTCTTTTTACTTGAAGAATTTCATTGCGCCTAACCCCTGAATCGTATAAAATTGCTAATAAAGTTGCTTCTTTATATCTCTCTTCACTCATTAGCTTGTCATAAAGCATTTTAATTTCATCATCTGGAATAAAAGTAATTTCTCTAACGTTATCTTTAGGAACCCCTTTTATTTTTTCACTGGCATTACGTTCATAGTCTTCATATAAATCTTCATCTTCCATTGCCATATCCAACATCATATGAACAGCGCTCAAAATTCTGTTACAACGAGCCGCGCTCATATTCCACTCATCTTGACAATAAATCATAAATCTACGATAATCTCTTTTTGTTAATTTTAAAAAAGATTCATTATCACAATGTTCTAAAACCCAAATTGCAACACGACGTAAATCTGCAAAATACTATTTTTGCGTTCCCTCAGACCTGCGTTTAGCTTTACATTCTGTAATAAAATCATCTATTAAATTTTTATTTTCTTGATTAACATTATCCCATTTTTCAGGAGTATAAATCTTATTATAAGGTTGCTTTCCCATCACTTATCTCCTTCATTCTACTTGTTTTCTTCATAATAAGAAAATTTACATCTTTTTCTTTCTCCATCTATATAAACGGCTACTGTTTTACTATGCCCTTCTAAATTCCATCTTAAAGCCCATTCTTTGACTTTTAATTTTTCTATCGCTTCTTTTACACTATTATAAACTTCACCAGTATTTTCACAAATTACTTTTTTAGGCTTTTTACAACTGCGTAAATTAACATTTTTATTTTCATCAACATAACGCCAATGATACCGATTGCCATTTTCATCTTTTCCACTGGTTTCTATTCTTCCATATAAAACAGCCCTTATATTAGCTTCATTTCGATTAGCAAATTTAGCCGCTTCAGTAATACTTTCAAACACTTCTCCTGTTTCAACACAATAGATTTCAATTTTCTTAGCGTCCCAACCATTTTTCAAATTTAAAATTTCTTCAGCCTTTTCTTTTGTATAATTTTTCTTATATAAAAAATGAAGCCGTTTTGCTGTAATGTTGGGCTCTTTATCAGAACAAACCATATGTATAACACTTCTTTTTAATCCCAATTCTTTTGCCGCTACTGATACATTAGCATATTCTTTATTCGTTTCAAGACAAATAACAGGAATAGAATTTGGATGATTTTCTCCTGAACGAATTTTAAAATGCCAATCTCTTATAAAAGCATATTCTTCTGCTGATAAAAGATACCCTCTTTGTTCTTTTCTCATACCGCTTGACATTGCCCACCAACCATATATCATATTTTTATCATGCGGGTTTTCAAGGGCTAAAATTTTATGAGCATAATAATGTTCCTATCCCAACAAATAAATTAAGTTTTCTTTTTCATTGCTACCATTCCAACTTCTTGGAATAATATGGTGTCGCTCCATATAAACATATTTATATTTTTTGTTTTTTCTTGTGGCTTTTATTCTCTAAATATAATCATCATATTTTTCATCTTTTTCTGGAACAACAGGATTAATTTCCATCAATAATTTCATTTCGTTTTTCATAAATTAAAACTCCTTACATTTTAATATACAAAAAGCCAAAAGAATAATCATTAAGGTAAGGACTTAATGAAACGGTAGCTACTCCACTGTCTTCTTTTGGCTTTATGAACATTATAGCATTATTTATTTAAATTGTCAAGAATTTTCTCAAGCCCTATTTTAATTGCATAGGTATACTGCGTCCTTTTTCGGATGCTTTCGATTTCAATTCCGCCATATTCAATTACATCATTCATATTAATGCTTCTTTTGTCACTTTCAACCATGAATCTACTAAAATCATCAATGCTTAAGAAGAAAGTGCGCTCATCTAAGTCGTACTTTTCATCAGGTTCCTATCTAAAGTTAAGTACAAACCGCGAAATAATTCCTTTATATAAACCCATATTAACCAGACTATTAATCTGATGATAATGAATCATACCATCTGGCAACTTAGGGTCCCTCTAAAACGAAAAGTTCTTACCTTTCGTATTTTTTAATTCAAGTGTGAAAAGATAACCATTATAATAGACTAAAAAATCGCAGGGCTGTTTAATAGAAAATTTTGACCTTAACTCTTTATTTGGATTAAAACTTAAATCACTATCGGTCAACCTTAAACAAAATACCCCATCATTTTCACACGCCTATTTAAAATTATGCTCAAACTTCTTCCCTTGATTCATAATTTAATTCTCTCCTTATCTCCTTTTATCAACCTTTTAAACCTTTTGTTTTTATTTTATTATACCCATTTATACCCCAGTTATCCCCTAATCTACTGAGGTTAAAAAAAGGAAGCGCTTGCGGTAAGGACAACCTTACTGCAAAACACTTCCTTTCTTGTCATTCAATTATGTTCAAATTTAATTTGTTAATTAAAATCGTCATAATAATCGTCATATCTATCTTTCTTTTTAAAAGCTTTTTTCTGCTCCCACTTATTCTTGGCCTTATTCTTTTTTAATTCCTGCTCAGAGAAAAATTCTTCTTCAAAAGACTTTTCTTCCTTAGCGGGTTTAGAAAACTTCTTTTTTCTATCAAATTCAGGCTCATCGAACTAAGAAAAGTTGCAATTTTTATTCTTTTTACCCATTTTTCAAACTACCTAATAAAATTCTTATTTTATTTATCTATTTTTTATCTATTAGTCAAGATTGGCAAAGAATACTTCTTCCATGCCATCTTCTTCATCAATTAAAAACGAACAGCTTCTACGCTTTGCCGAAGTAAATCCACTCTTCGCTGTCCAAGCATCCGCCGCAGTTAAAGATGGAATAGTCCACGTCTCAATTCCATTTGCTTCTTTTACTGCCAAATGATGCAAATGACCAGTAATCCAAATATGATTCTCTGTAAGTCCCCAGCCCATTTTAGCTTCAGTCTGCATCAAAGAACCAAGACGTTCCTTTTCATCAGAGCCATGAGTAAAGCCTACAAGTGTATTACCAAGCTTTACATACTTGCGATACTTTGGTGTAGCATCAACTGTTACCAGAGTATCGTTACGGAAATAAGCTTCAAGTAAACGTCCAAAGAACATCTCTTCTGCCCTCGAATGGTTCCGTTGAACAATTACCACATCAACTGGCGCAAGTGTCGTAAGCCTATCAATAGCATCAATGATAATCTCTGTAGTCTTGTCAAAAATCTCCATAAATACCGCACAGTTGTCTTGCTGATGCTTGCCAGAAGAAGTATATCCATTAGCAGCACTATTCATTAAATCCTGTCCTACACAAAACACAATTTTCTTAATAGACTTTCCTGTATAATGGTTAATATACTTTTCTACATTCTGCATAATCTCTTTTTCTGCAATTTCAAGATTGTACTTCAATCCTGTTTGAGCTTCATAGGAAGCACGTCCAATATGCAAATCAAAAAGATTAATAATCAAATACTTTGGATTCTTTGGTTCTGGACGGAAAGCTACTCTCTTATGGCTCGGTTTGAATTTCTCAAATTTCTTCATAAGTTCATCTGCATCAATTCCAGTTTCAGTAGGCTTAACAGTAATCTTAGAAGAATAAAGATTCTTCAAACCACCACTACCATCACCCATCTGCCACTTGGAGTTACGAGCAGAGATAAGTTCCCAATTAACAGGATTGAATCCATGAGCCTTGAGAAGAGCTTCTTTAGAATTTAAATCTTCATCAGAAAGCTCAATCACTTTCTCAGAGCCTCTACTGCCATCTGCATTTAGAGAAGTTGTAGACTGAGGAAGCTTAGTACCTGCTGGGGGATTAATCCAACCCATAGTCAAATATTCATCAAGCAAAAAAGCTCCACCTTTAATGGTCTTCATTGCCACTTGAGGAAGATTGTATTTAGCTCGAATGCCTACAGCATCAGCCCAACAACGCTTTCCCTCATTTATATCCTTACGGAGCTAAAGCATTTCCTGTAAATATTCTACAGGATATTGAATGTCTTTTATAGCCATTGTTTTTTATTTTCCTTTTAAATACTTTTATTATCCAACCAACTGAGTAATATCATCAATCACAACATCTGTGAGACCATATTGAATCTGCTGGTCAATATAGATGTACCATTCTTTCTTCATTTGCTTTGTTAAATATGCCTTATCAATGGTAGAATGCTCAAGAATATTTTCTTTTAACATTTCCATTAAACGTTTATAGTTTTCTGTTTGAGCTACCACAGCATCAAATGACCCAGAACTACCACCACTACCACTATGCAAAAGTACAGTGGATTTAGGCATGGCAAAACGTTTATGACCATTAATATAAATTAATGCCGCTGCCGACATACAGGCCCGAAGATTATAAGTGTAAATTGGACATTTACTAATTTTCATAATATCGAGCAAAGCAAAACAACTATCGAGGGTCCGACCATATGAGTGCAGATAAATTTTTATGGCTTTACGCTCTTCAACGGGAATCTTATTTTCCTCGTCTTCTTTGTTGTACTGAATAATCTGACGAATTTCATTAAACAAATCCGAGTCTATATCTTTGTCTATCCAAATTATACGGCTTTTTCGGTCGAGAAAATATTGCAGTAACGAAGGGGTTGGAAGCTAAAGATTACCCTCTGGCTCAATTTCATCCATTGGAACAAGAAGGTCCAGTACATCATTCTTAATTTTTTCCATAATCCTTTTAATCCTTTAAATTAAAAAATATATTTATTAAAACTCACAAACAGTTACCTGTTTACAAGTTAAAATCTCGATTTTATATTAGCGCTGATAGCTTATAAATCAATGCCAACCACAGGTGGTTCGCTCTTCTAACTTCCACTATCTAAAGTTTGTTCTGTCTCAGGTATATCATCTTTCAGATACTTTCATTCTTAGGCGTATCATCTTTCAGATACTATCATAACAGAAAGCCATCAAGTATGCTCTTTTGAGCCTGATGGAATAATTAGCATGAAACGCATATTATATAATATACGTTACAAGGAACTCTTTGTACACATGGTACATGAGATAATAAGATTTATGCCGACATCTTGAAACGCCTTTCTCTTCCGTTTGAAACCACTCATGAAAGTATGTTGGTCGGTTAACATTAAACTAACATATATTTCCACATCTTTAAAGATGTAAAAACCCATTAAAGTAAAATTTCTGTCGATTTATTCACAACAACGACTTTATCGGTTCTGTTACGCTTTTCAATAGCTTCTTGCAAATCACTCGCAAGACCAATACGGTCTTTCATATTTCCATGCTGTAAACAAATCTTTCCATAAGTGCCAGTTCCAAAACCACCAGAATAATACTTGATAATATCATCTCTTTGAATATGGCTGGAAAAACTGTGTAGATTTGTAACTTTACAACGGCTGGCAACAGGTTTCCCATTTATAGTAACAGTTTTGGTTTTCTTCTGCTTAATCTTCCAAGACAAAGTACCTTCTACCGAATAACCAATAAAACAAATACAATTCTTTGCATGAGGAAGAAGCTTTTCTGCAATTCCCACTGCCATACCAGCGTTAAGCATACCACTACTTGAACAGAATATCATTGGTGAATCTTGCTTAAGCAGAGATTCTACTTCATCGTAATTGTCTATAAAGCGAACTTTATCCCAAGAACAAACTTCTTGCCACTTAGCAAGTTGTTCTCCTTCTAACAACTCATCAAACAGCTTATTAATTTTACAAGTTAATGGAGAAGCTAATATAACAGGAACATTAAATTTTTCATCATCTTTGAACAAATCATATAAAATTGTCAATATAACTTGACTACGCATCAAAGAAAAAGAAGGAAACAAAATCTTACCATTATTATCAACGCAAGTATCGTAAACAACAGATTTAATTTTTTCTAAATCCTTTTCTCTATCTTTTGCCTTTACACTCTTATCTTTATTTGCGTAAGTACATTCGCCAACCAACAAATTCGCATTTGGGATTGGTTCAAAAGTATTACAATAAAGATTAGGAACATTTAAATTCCCAAGGTCTCCTGTAAATGCAATCTTACGAGTTACATTTTTGTTTGTAATCCATAATATTAACTGAGCCGAATTAATTATATGTTGAGCTGGAATATATTGAAAACTTACTTCATCATCCAACTTAATCTTCTCATTAAATGGAAATTCCTCTACCATTTCATAGGCTTTTCGAACATCATGCTCTTCATAAATAGGAGGAACATCCTTTTTCATTTTTCGAGCTAAATCTTCCGCATCTCGTTCCATAATTTTGGCACTATCAAGGCACATAACCTTAAAAAGCTCTTTGTTACCTTCTGGCATAATTATACGCCCTTCAAAACCTCGCTTCACCAATAACGGTAGTCTGGCCACATGGTCAGCATGATTATGTGAAATAAATGCATAATTAACCATTTTTTCTTTAAAAGGAAATCTTGCACTATTAGCTCTATATTCATTTAACAAAGATTGCCCACCTTGCACCAATCCACAGTCCACTATAATAGTTCGCTCAGGTTTTCCCCAAGTTATAACTGTACATGAACCTGTAACATCTTCCGCAGCACCACTGGCTTTAAACGATACACGAATCTTATCAGATTTACTCACTATAAATCCTCCTTTAAATTGTCAAGGTAGGCACCGCAATAGGGGATATTCCACCCCTATCGCAGTAAATACGATTAAACCTTTTCTCGATTTAGCCGTAAATTTTTTAAATTGAAACCTTTTTTCCCTTTTACATCTTCTCAATAAGAATCTGAGGTTTCTTCTCAGGCATCTTAGTCTTGAGATAAACAAACACCAGTCCATCCTTGGCTTCGTACTGAATCTTCTCAACATTAGCAAGAATCTCCTTAGACACAGGAAGTTCTACATACTGAGAATAAGTAACACCCTTAACAGTTGTCTTACCCTGAACAATTACACAATCATCCTTAAGCTTAACAGAGACATCTTCCTCTGCAATACCAAGGCACTTTACAACAGCGTAAACTCCCTTAGTCACAACAACTTTAGAATCTTCATCTCCCTCATCTTCCTTCCAAATATACCACTTTGCAGGACGCATATCAAGTACACCATCTGTATTAAAGCGAATATTTCTCATAGAAGGGAAGAAAAGACTATCATCAAAAATGGAATTAACAGCGTTCATTAAATCATACATAATAAAAATCCTCCAAAAAATAAAAAATAGAATAAAAATAATTAAAAAATAAAAAATATAAAAATAAATTTATATCAAACACAAAGAAGAGATTACTATCAGTTCGTGCCATGCGACCAAGACAATAGCCATAACCTTTTGAGTTACAAATCAACCTTTCAGTCATAAAGCCTATTCAGTCAAATTTACACTTCCCAATCCGATAGATTTATTGTCTCTTCCTTGAGTTTATCTGGATTATAACACAATATATTGTGCTTGTCAAGAAAAATTTTACAAAAAAAATTATCTTGACCAATTATTAGTCAAAAATTTTCATTTTACATATCTCCTCAAAAATCGTCAAAAAATAGGGCATTTTTTCACCCTCAAAAAATTGCAAAAGTTACTTAACTTAGCATACTTTTGCAACTTTTTCAGGGCATAAAAAGCAAATAAAATCTGCATTTTATCTACGCCGAAGTTTTTAAAAAAGAGAATGCCCATTTAATTGTTGCCAATCACATGAACATCCTCCCTTTATAATTCTTATTGTTTTCCCTTAAATCTCGAAGTCAAGAATATCGCCTATTTTTACATTAGGATAACCGTACTTCATAACAAATTCACCGTTGTCAAGATTTACGGCAATATCACCATTGTCAAAGACACAACGAACCTTACCTTTAATGGTATTCTTCTTCTTTTCAACAATGGCTTCCTTTTCCTCGAAGATTTCTTCCTTTGCAACAGGAATCTCTTCGTCAACTTCATTCTTCACTTCAAGGACTTCCTCAGCCTTAGACTCAAGAGCAACCTTTTCAGGCTTTTTGTAATAATTCTTATTTTTCTTTTCGTCCATATATTGATTACTCCTTTTAGTGCATTTATTCATTGCAGGAGAGTTTTCCCATGCATTAGATAAATGACAATATTTCTAATATGGACACAACGGAGAGTCTATTTTTCTCTCCGCCGTGCATATCAAACGTCTGAATTTGTTATACTCCGCAAAATCACAGAGCATAGTTTAATTCTCCTATTCTCTTATTTCCCTTATTAATTACACAATTGTAACCTTGAGAGAAGCAGAGAGTGCAGGGAACTTAGCAGAAGTGATGGCGATATTGAGAGTGCCAGTAGCACTATCACCAATCGTAACAACACCGTCAGCGTAAGTATAATTGTCGCCAGTAGCAACAGTAATGTCACTATTGGAAAGCTTGACAGGAGCACCGTCAACAGGGCAAGCATAAACAGAAATTGCAAGCTTGTCACCAGCGGCAGCAGTACGGTCAGCATCTTCAACAATTAGAGCACTAAACTTGTCAGCGGAAGCATCGGTGAGAACCTGAGTAATCTCAGCATAAGCACCATCACCGTCACAGCCAGCACAACCATAAGCTAATAGCGATAGGTAATCCTTTGATATAATCTTCAGATTTTCCCCCGCTCTAAACCGTGCATACGACTTTCATCGTACACGGCTTGCCATCAATTTAAAACCGATTTATTTTTAATTATTCCAATCTTTCAGAACTATTTCTGTAAAATTATAACCATTAATTAATTTATCAATAGCAGAAATCAATTGTTCTTTTGTTGGAAGTAAGTGACCTGAACGAATTCTTAATATTTTAAACCCCTAAGATTTTACATATTCGTCTCTACGTCGGTCTTTCTGAGAATCTTTATGCCAATAATTCCCATCATATTCTATATTTATTTTTATCTTATCATTTACAATAAGAACAACATCTAAAAACAAAGAAGACAGTACATAATTTAATTCAGAATGATAATTAGGATAAATTTCTTCAAGCATTTCTTTTACTTGAATTTGTTGAGTAGAAGTTGTTATTCCTTTTCCATTTTTTATTCTTGTCTATGCAGCTTTCTCTAACAGCTTAGGGCATTTTCCTGCCGATTCATATCCATATAAATTCAGCATCGTTTGCTTTCCCTTTTCTCTAATTTCTGCATTACCAAGACTACTAACACTTCCATATTTCTCAAGACATACCTCGATTTGTTTGGCTCTTATATCGGGATTTAAAGTTGGATTTTTTACCCCATATTTTGTTAAACAAGTATTTTTAAATTTTTCTTTTACTTCCTTATTCTAACATGGATGTTCTACTCCATATTTTTCCAAAGAAGTTTTTATTGATTTTTCCTAAAATTCTTGAGACTGGAAATAATTTTCTACTCCATAAAGTTTTAACATAGTATTAGTACGATTTTGCTAAAATTCTGCTACACAGGAAGGATTCCTTTCTCCATATTTTTCCATGCAAGTTTTTTCTCTTTTTGTAGCAGTTTTATTTTTATATTTATCAAGATGTGCACATTCAACACATAAATCTTCTTCCCATATTTTCATTCTTTTTATATGTCTCTAATGTTTCATTCTATAAATCTTCCCACAACAATCACACATTCTTTCTTCTTCGACAGATGTTCCATCAGGCAAATCTTTTGCTTTAACTAAAATTTTTTCTCCTAATTTCCCATTATATCCTAAAGAAAAATAATGTTTGTAATTGCTGGAAGATAATCTAATTTCAATTAAATTATCTAATATCATCTTTGTCTCCTTTTGTTTTTTGGCATAAATTTTACGTTTTCGGTTTTAAATTGACTAATGCCCATTCCTCCATCTTCATTACAAAGATTTCATAGGTTCGAACATCTCTTTTCCCCACAAATTAAATTAGCTTATATCCTAAAAAGGTTTCGTCTAATAACTATACGTTTTGTAGGTTTCCTTGTACCAATAATCTTATCATCAATATTTTTAGGTGCTTGCTTTGAGCATATTAAATTATTGTGCCTATAACACAATCAGGAATTTCAGACTGCACATTTTTACTTTTCCTTATTTAATATCATATAATTTCTTATATGGGGCAACTCGTACATTCGCAAGTTCGTCAGTACAACTTTGTACATTCTCACCATGAATATTTCTCCCATTTAAAAATGGATTGACACCCGACATATTGAAAGCCATGCTTTAAAAGTTTAGGCTTTCGTCTGCCGACTATATCTGGTTTCCTACGAAAAAAGTTTCCTTTTATCGCAAGCAGAAGCTTTGTGAAACATCTTCGGAGCGTTACTTCCTCATTTATGTTTTCAGATTATTAGTTAAAAGAACAAAGTTCTTTCTCTCTTTTCCTTATTTTACCAAGTTATAGAGAAACAAGTCATCACGCGCAGTACCCTCAAGAGTGCTCTGAGCAACGCCAGTGGCGGTCATGGAGAAGTCCTGATTGCCGTTGAGCATGAAACGATAAATCTTAATTTCAATAGAACCAGCGAGAGTGGAAGTCTCCAAATCGCAAGAACCACCAGAATAAAGATTAGCAGTCAGAATAATGCTAAGGGTCTTAGGAATGAAGTTAGAGCTAATAGTCATCTTAGAAGCATAGTCGTTGTGGACCATGTAACGAAGACAATATTCAGTCTCAGCAACGTCAACAGTGATGCTGTTATCGTCAGCTACCTCATAAGCAGTATAATTAGCATTGGTGCCAGACTTGAAAGCATAGGCAACAACCTTGGCATTAGCGCCACCAAAAACAGGAACAGCAGTCTGAGGAAGGGTAATCTTCTTATCAGCGCCAGACTTAATCTTAGCAGTAGCAAAAACGTCACCGCCAAGCTCAATGTCAGAACCAGTATTCATGGCAAGATACTCAAGATTGAACATAGCGTCAGTAAGCTTGAGACCGAAAGTAGCATCGTGAGCATAACGACCGTAGAGCTTATTACCCATACCGCCCTTGACATCTTCCATAGTCAGGCCAATGGTAATAGAACTATCGACCAAAGTATTAGCAGTAGCCACAAGACGCTCGCCATCCATGATGACTGCGTGGCCAACACCAGCAATGAAAACCATAGTATATCCTCCTTATTTTCATAGTTACTATAATCTTAAATTTTAAGTTACAGCAGCAAATTTTTTCTAAACATCGTTTAACGACATAATCTCCTTAGACATATCTTTCTTGTCGTTACCATAAAGCCAATGGAGAGGTGGCGTCTTAAATTCTACCATTCCCGACATCTGCCCTTGAATCTAAGCATAATATGTCCTTTGAGAGTCTATCATTTTCAGCATTAAAGCTAATTTCCTTAGTGTTACATTTTCTTTTAATTCCTCAATATGATAAGGACTGCTTATACTAACACCCACTAATTGTTTTTCAAGACTGGGGGAAGTGTAATTTTTACTTTCCAGCTACTTCTTTAGTTCCAAATCTTTTTTCAAATTAGGGTCAATATATTTGTCTCCATCATAATCAAGAATATTATAATGTGTGATAATTGCAGTGAGCTCTTCTAAATCTTTATTAGTCAAAATTACATCTTTAATAGCCAAGTTCTTCTGCCCATTCTCATTCCTTATACTATAAACCTCACGCATCTATTCTCCACATTCGCAAACACTAAGAGACTGTATCATCTACAGTTTTTTAAGCTATTTATCCTAATCGGAAACTTCTTCTCCAAGGTCAGCTATTTCCTTATCTAATTCCAACAACTTTTTTGCAATCTCTTCATCCTCAATTTTCTTGCCACATTTAGGGCAATATAACCGATTCTTCTCATGCAAGCAAAGTTCAAATATCCGAATTACTTGACTGGTTACAAAACCACCAATTTTCTCATCTTCCATTTGTTTTATTAAATAATTCATATAGCTCATTGCAATTCCTTCTGGATTCGCAACTTCTTTTTCCTTTTCGATTCCATTTTCGTCAGTATATTTAACTTTTTTTACTGTTTTATCCTATGTTAAACAGCCAAGCGTACTATAAAACTTATAGTAATCTCGTGCCATAACAGGATAAACTTTTAACCCTCCCTTAAACGGAACAGGGTCGTCTGTCTAAAAGTAGGCTTGTTCATAAACAGTTATCTTTTGTTCAAGTTCTTTTGAGATTATCATGCCTTATTAAGACACCCCACTCATCCAACAACCCATTACAACCTTAATTCCCTCAAAGTTTCTATTATTCCAAATGCCATATTGAGCTTGCTGGAAACGACTCATCGTACCAGAAAATTCCATCAATCCAACACCTTGAACATTAGCACCATTAAGTAAAGAAATTATAGCTTGCGTTAAAACAGATATTCTACTTTTAGTCCCAACAAAGTATTCTACGCCATCAACAACGTCAATGGGTAAACCTTTGTCTTCTTCATCAGCAGCTATATTAATACACTTATTATGAGTGATAATATCTATACCGACATTAACAACTGCCTTATAAGGGTCTGACGGTATAATACTGTCAATATACACCTTAAGCAAAGTTGCCTCTGTCAAAAAAGCGTCTTCAAAATGAGGACTTCTAAAAATCCTCTTATCCGTTTGCGTTACATCGTCGTTCGCAATTAAACCAACAACCTTTTTATAGGTCGGTAACTTCTTGTTTAAAGCATCTCCCGTATTATAAGTTAAAAGCTTCCATATCGTATGAGTAGCTTTCAACTCCTCTTCCGTTTTATTATTGGGAGATAGTAAATAATAAATAATCCTATCCTCAATCCCATCAAGCGTAGCAAGACGGTTTCGAGCATTAGGCGCAAATGTATTATCTAACATAATTAATAAAATCCTCCCAACTTAAAAGTGTAATTCTAAACAACGGGCTCTGCTTGAGCAATCAATTCTTCATCGACGCATCTTAACTCTACATTAACAACCCCTCTGTTACATTGTTTAAGATTCTTAATCGTAAACACACCAGTTTCATTATCTAGGGCGCACTTGAAATATTTATTCCAATTTTCTTGCTTAATGCCACCTAATTTAGCATTAAATTCAAACTTATGTTTTCCTTCAGCTTTTTCGTTATTAAAAACAAGATACACTTTAAATTCACCAGTTTCTCCTAACATAAGGTCAGTTGTTACATCAGGTTGTATAATCTCCTCAATTTCAGTATTTTCCATTTCAATATAATATTCATAGACAGGATTCTCTTGTTCAACTTTGTAAAGTGGAGCCTAATTCGGGATTCGATTTACTAAATCATCTCCCTCGGCTACTACATCTTTATCTAACGCTAAAATAATCATCGGTATATCTTTTATGTCTGTTTGATTATTTCGAGCAAAAGTCTTTTGAGAATTAGCTTTTACCACAGCTTTTACTTGATATACAGAATTATTTTCCTTGTCTTCTACATCACTTAACCCAAGAATTAACCTGTCATTAACTTTAATAAAATTGGTAAAATAATTCATCTGCAAATAAACATACCACTCTGCTTGTGGAACAACAAGCGTTTGATTGTAATATTTGTTCATATATCTTAATTCAGTAACTTGAATGCAAGGCTCATACCTTGCTTCCGTAATATTTTGATATGTTCTATCAGGAGAGCCTACCATTGCAATATTACCATTACATCTACGAACCACACAGCTATGCCGTGGTTTTATCGGACCTTCATTAATAGCAAGCCATACGCTTGTGTCATAATATTTTTCATCCTCTGTCATTTTAGTCATGTCTGGAAAATCAAGAGAAAATCTATATCTTCTACCTACTCCAATAGGATATTTTAAATCTCTGAAACTTAATTCAGCCCAATCTGTACCAAGGTCTTCTCCTCTTTCACTTTTTACAGAACGTATTACTACATCTATAGGAGTATAAGAAGGAAGTTCACAAGTGTACTCTAATTGACGCTGAATTTCTTCTTCGATTCCAACCACATTATATCTATATGCCCAATCTTTGTTTCTTTTATCCTGTAAATTTTCAATGTAATAGTTTTCTCCGACCATATTTTTAGGAAGTCTTGCTTTCAAAAACATGGAACTATCTATTACAGTTGTTGTATCAATTACAGCCATATCTCACTCCTTATCGGACTCTTTTTTGTCCTTGTAAGAAGAAAGTAAAAATTCAGCATAATTTACAGAGTCAAAAACAAGTTTTTTAATCTGTGCTTTCTCCAATTTATTATTTAAAATTGAAGTCATATTAACTACGATGCTAACCAATTCGCCATTAAACAAATAATTGCTCGAAGAAATATACATTGCAACACCACCACAATAAATGCGATAGTTATACTTAGAGTCAGGTTCTAAAGAACGGTCGTAGACATAAAGAATCTTTTTTAGTCGAATAATTAATTCTTCTAAACATTTAATCTTTTCATCTAAAGACAAAACAATTTTAAAATTATTTCCCTTTTCTTCCATTTCTTATCCCCTTCCCAGATAACTTGAACCCCGCATAAAACGAATCATCCAAGCTAACCTTCCTTGATATGTTGCAATTTCTTCATTCATTTGTGCTATCCATTCATTCTTGGCTTTTAAAATACGGTCATTTGACATAATCTTGAAGTCGCTATCTTGCATAATATTACGAATATCTAACAACAGATTTCTTTCTTCTTCTGCCCACGCTTTCACAAGTAAACGAGCAAGAATGTCTTTAATATATCCTATCGCAACTGCATTACTGCCTTGCGCATTGTTATTAAAGTCTTTAAACTCATCTGTAAATTCGCCAATATAATATTGCTCAATAGAATATTGCTGTCCTTCTGGAATAACGTCAGGAAATTCAACAGTTCGACTTTCCTTGTCTAACTTAGCTTGGACAACAGCCTATCCTTCAATATAGCAATAAACGCTATTATCAAGGATTTCAAAATCTGGGTCAAGCGTAAAAACCTTGTTTACGCCATCCCCTTCAAAAACTTCCATTGTGCCATTTGGTTCTTTATAATTAGATAAACGCAACGATACTGAAAGAGGATTGTCAAACATAGCAATCGCATTCTACAAATAAGTATACATCAATTTATAAAACTGAATCTGATTTGTCTCGTATGCACGAGTTATCTTTGGGTCGTCAAAGAGGGCGATTGCTTTTTTATAAATATCGCTAAATAAAATACCCACGGATATTTTAATCCTCCTTCCTTTTATTGTTACTGAATAGACTTAAAGTTCATCTCCACGATATAATTCGTGAAAGGATGTTTGGGATTGAGACGATTTAGAATCTCAATCTTTCCACGCTTAATATAATTCTGGTCTCCGCTATAACACTTACCAAGCCAATAGGAACAAATAAAGTCCTTATCATCATCTGTAAGAGCATTGTAAAAGTCCTCAAGGTCACGCTCTGGCTTTTGATAAAGTGTACGCAAATCTTCCTTTGTGATAATGCGCTTACCATCACGATTCAAACAAGGAACATTGTAACGTTCCGCAATATCCGCAGATTCGGGACCAAGAACAATAATTTCCTTATCAAACCAACGACGATACTTAGAAACGCATTCCTCAAACTGTTGCCAGCTAAGAAGACGTTGCTCACCAAACGTGTGGAAATCAATGGAAAGACCAGTCAAACGAAGAGCAGTTGAACCCCCACCAATAATCTCACGATTATGGATTAAAACAACTTCCTTCTCAGATTTACGATTAGCAATAATGTCAAGAAGACGATTAGTAGTGCTTTCAGCAGTGGAATCTTTTGGCTCAGGAATCATACTGGCTTTCTTTTCAGCCTCCTCAACCTTTGCATTCGCTTCTTCAATCTGAGTTTTGAGCTCCTCGTTTTCCTTTTTGGCATTTGTCAAATCCGTCTTGAGAGAATCAATAGATTCCTTCATAGAGGCAAACATCGCCATCAGGTCAGCCATTGAGGGTTGAGCCTGTTGTGCGGAAGTTTCCTTTGCCTCTACTGTTGCGGAAGCCGAAACCTCCGCAACAGCGGGCTCATTAATCTGAACTTCATTCTTTTCAGTTTTAGTAATTGTGCTGTTTTTCTTAGATACTGCCATTTTCAAGTATCCTCCTTTTAAACCTTTTAAATCTTAATTTTATTCAAAAATAAATTTTTATCTTAACGAATAAAAATCATCTTTTATTTCTCCTTTCGGAGACCCCTCTTCTTTACTTTAAGTTATTAACTTAAAATTACTGAAGCTGGATGCAACCAATCTTGGAACCGATTACAATACCAACACCCATACGCATATCAACGGTGAAGCCATAGGTGTGGTCAGCAGCATACATCGGGTCACGCTGAACGCTGACACTATTACCTTCCATGACAACGTGAACTGGTTTGTGGAAGCCCATGGGCCAGTACGTTATTTTAAAATTTATTTGCTTTGCACATAACAAAAGTGCAATCTATTTTTACTTTGTCTTGAAGCACTTTTTTCACAATCTCTTTTTATTGTACTTCTATCAACACCTGTATCTCTACAGGCTTCTCTTATACCTTCATAAACAATCTAAGTTTCTACACACATTACTTTTTTTCTCATAAAAATTTTCTTATTAGATACTTCTTTGTTTTCTTCTCCAACAAATCTCCAAATATAAGGAATCCCCTCATCAGATTCTCCCGCTCTGGCAATTTCTCCTCTACAACATTCTCCAATATGAGAAGCCTTTATTCCAGTATCTATAGATGCGGCTTTTGCGTTGTTATAAACTTTACCAGTAGTTAAATTAATTACCGCCTTACCGCGCTGACAAAGTTTTTTTCTATGGTCATCAGAAAATTTTATTCCTTTTCTTATTTCTGAATTAATTTTCGCCGCATTTGTACGAGCCAATGAATATTCTTCAGCAGAAATTTTATAATTGCGATACCCTTCTTCTTTACATTGACACATATTCCACCATGCCAACTGTAATCCTTTTTCATGAGGATTTTCTTGCGCTAATAATTTATGAGCATAATAATGTTCTTGTGCGTACAAATATATTAAATTGCTTAAATCATTTGTTCCACCCATTGTTTTAGGTATAATATGATGTTTTTCTTGATAATTATCTTTATCTTTTTTATTCTCTCTACTATTAAATATTCTTTTAATATAATTATCATAAGACTCATTATTATTAGGAACTATAATCTATATGTTTTTCACCTACTTTTTTTACAAATTAAAGCAAATATTTTAAAATAACTTTTGTTCATATGAGTGCGCTACTACTCATACAGTTCTCTTACGAACTTCTTATACTTTCATATAAGCTCAGACTATATCTTCACCCTATTTTAAAATAATAGGGGCTACCCACTTCCATACGCTTGTATGTACTCCCCTCAAGAGGGATAGTCGTTGAACTTTTTGACGATTTGTAAACTTTTTACAAATTGAGTCAACTTAGCTGCTGATTATCTATTTTGGGCATTTCTTTTAGGATTTAACCTTGAGAAATCTTGATTTCTTTTTTCTACTTTCGTAACTTTCGCGCTTAGAATTACTTCTTACGCTGTAGTGAATCAAGCTTTAAGAGTTTCCAGCAATTCAGGTAGTATATTGGATTGATTTATATCAATCTCTATATGCACATTACTGTACATACTGACTCTCTGTTGTTAAGCACAACGATTAATCATATAAATAATATCATCATCAAGGACAACTTCAGGAGTGCCATTGATGGTGTTAGGAACGAGGCAATTGCCAAGCTCGATTAGAGGAATCTTCTTGTACTCAGGAAGATAACCGTCACGAACGATGGAACCAGCCTCACCATAACGGAAGGACTGAGCATCAGCAGGAAGAACGTCAGCAAGAGCAATGTTAGTACCGAGAGCATAAACCTGAGCACCACCATTGGCAAGAGAGACGTTACGAGCAGTGGTAAGCCAGTTAGCATCGGTCATACCATTAGCGATATAACCAGCAATACCGTGCTCACCAGCATCAGTAATAACATCGGACATAACCTTAGCGACACGACCCATGACATAAGCGGCAAAGGAAGCACCAACCTTGGCAAGAAGAGAACCCCAATTCTGTTTACCCGCAGCAACGTGGTCAATTTGCACAAAAAATCCACCAAATTTTATTGATTTTTTGTTTATTCTGTACATCTCTGTAAAGTTAAGACTATATCTTCATCTTTTCAGATGTTCGCCATTTCGGATTTTTATCCTATTCTTAAAAAAGATAGTCGTTGAACCTCACCCTATTCAGGTTTGGGCTGCTGATTAACTATTATTAAAACACTTAGGTTTTACACCTTATGTCATCCAATTAATTCTTTTTACTTTCGTCACTTTCACACCTAAATCTTTCGATTTTATGTTGTAGTTTAATTGGCTTTAAGTATTTCCAGCAATTAAGCGAATTTATTTTTATACATATTACTATGTACTCTGGCTACCATATGCTTGCGGGTCAAGCAATTTTTAACCAGTCACAATAGAGGCTAATGGTCTGACGTTGAGCCTGAATAGTGTATTCAGTGTTGCTTGCAGTCTGCTGGGCTCCATTGCGGATACCTTCAGCAAGGTCATTAACAATGAAGAGCTCATTGCTTTCGACCATGAATTTTGCGCTGTCTTATGTTGAAATTTTAACAATCTTTTTCAAAATATTCTTAGAATTTATCTTTTTTCCTTTTCATATATAAATCAGCATCTTTATATATAAACTCCATAAATTTTTTGCATTCTTTCTTGGAATGCGACCTAATTACTTTATTACCTTCTTTTTTACCTGTCGGCTAATTTACCATGAAATTTATTTTCTATTTTTCAATTAAATATTTTTGTAATCCAAAACAAAATTGTGTGGAAGACATTATAGTTACTGTAAACCCTCCGTCTGAGAGCACACAAGCGCATCCGTCTCCATCAAAATAGCCTCGGATAAAATGAGAATATAAATCTTCTCGTAAAAAATCAGGAAAGTCTATTAAAAAAGTTTTAGCGGGCGGGCACCCCCATTTTTCAAAGTTCGAGCACGTTTTATCCCCATTTAAAACCAAAGAAACAATTCGCCTTTCTGTACCATCTGGATGTAAATAATTTTTGTGATATAGTGGTTTCGTAGAACCAATTGCTTTTCTTATTTTTTCTAAAGTATCCTCATCTGTTTCTTTTAACGCCAATACGGCGCTATTGTTTACTCGACTTACACTTCCATCCGCGTACCAAAAACCTAAAATATAAGCTTTATTAGGAGTGTCAATCTAATTAAAAAAATCTTCATCGTATTCATAGCGGCGCTTGACCTCAGACTGATTCTTTTGTACTCCTAATTCTTGAAGAAGATAATTTATGCGATTTCTTTTTACGCCATATATTTCCCCAATTTCTTTTGGACTTTTACGCTTGTTTAAATACAAATCTTTAATTTCTTCTGATTTGCTACGCAAAAAATCCAGCGAAACTTCCGATTTTGTCGAACGCAACTAAATATTATTATCCAATAACACATATTTCACTGTCATTGTATGGGTTGCGTATTCTCGTGCTAATTCGCTATAAGTTTTTCCAGCTAAATATTTTTTAATTATTTCCTCTTTGTATTTAGAAAGCTCTTTTTTGCTTTTTATTACAATTGTCCAATTTTCCATATATTTTTCCTTTTTAATTAAGATTGTTAAAATTTATTAATCAAAGAGCGTTAATCTTTGACGTTCAATGCAGTGAACTTCTTAATCTTTCAATTAAGAATAGACTATATCATCACCCGTAAAACGGGGTCACTCATTTCAACCCACTTGGATTTACTCCCCTCAAGAGGGATAGTCGTTGAACAAGATTCTGTAAAATCTATGCTGCTGAAGACCCATTTTCAAAATTCTAAAAGACACTTAGGATTTAACCTTATGCCATTCAATCAATTTTTTCTGCTTTCGCAACATTCACGTTTAGGCTTATTTCATCCTTGCGTTGTAGTTTGATTGACTTTAGGGATTGCCAGCATTTGTTGTGATATGGGCGTTATACAAACGCTCTACATACTAATTACTTAATATGCGGAGACTGCGTTAAGCTACTCCAAAACCGACCTGAGTTACATCATAAAGCTGGTCATAACCAGAAGCAACAACAGTAGGAATAACGGGAGTAAGAATCTGAGCAAGAACGACATCGAACTTCTCAAGGAAGGAGCTATTCTTGTGAACCATAGGGTTCTTAATATCCTCAAGACCATTATAATTCATGACATTACCCTCAGCGCAGAACTTCATGAGGTTTTCATTGAACTGCTTATTAGCTTCGGAATATTCATGAGTATTGCCCTTACCCTCAAGGAAAGCCTGAGTCAGAGCGTAACCAGACTCAACGATGCCGTCAAGAGTTTCATCGTTGAACTTATTGTAGCTAAAAATGTGTTTCATAACAACATAATCCTCCTTAATTTAATCTTTTCTAAGTATATATTCAAAACCATCTCATCTATCCGTGAGGATTAGACGGACAGAACGGTGCAGTAAGCCTTCTTACCAGCGTTGACCTGACCCATAATCTTATCGGTCACATACTCAACCTTAAAGGTGAAGCCTTCACCCTCAGTACCAGCGACATAAGAACCATCAGCAGAACCAGTGTAGACAGTACCAGCAACAGGAGCGGCAGAGAAGTTATCGTCTGCGAGATAGAACTCGTCACCAACTTGAGGAATACGAACACGAGTATTTTCATTGGCTGGAACAGGAAGACCCGCAATCTTGCTACCAATACGATAAACTACGCCAACAATAGTACCCTGAGAAACACCAACATAGTCAACGATACCATAACGCTTGCCCTTAGTATAACCAGCGGTAAGCTGACGTGCATTCATATCCTTAACGTTCTTATAAACAGCATGGTCGCAAAGGTCGCCAATAGTAACAATAGAACCATCGGCAAGCTCGTTTTCGCAACGACCAGTCACGAGATAGCTCTGAACATCTTCAGAAGCCATGAGAATCTTCTCAATGAATTTCATAATATATTTTCCTCCTATTATAGTTAAATTTTATTGAGATTTGCAATAGCATTTTTCAGGTCCTCCATACTATTCTTCGTAGTATTAGCCACAACAGTAGAAGTCTCTTTAACAATGCTCACGCTAAAGTCTTTTTCAACTTTAGAGCTTTTAGCCATCTTCTTTTGCTGATAAAGAGCATCAGCAATAAGATGTTCAGCGGCTTCCTGAGCAGTCTCATTTGCACTATAGGAGCTCTTATCGCAATTCTCTTTCATAGCATTTTTAATAATATCTTTATTTTCAGCAGTAAGGTCTTCCTCACTGTCGATAACAGAACAAACAAAAGAGTAGATTTCTGCGTTCTTAGCGGCGGCAAATTTAGCCTCATAATCAGCAATAATCTCACTCATCTTAATGAACTCAGCTTTGAATTCATCTTCGGTGTAAGTCTTATCTCCAACGGTAAAGATAGCTTGCTCTTTTACAGGCTCGTCAGGAATTTCCTCGGAGCACTTTTCAATAGCACCAGCAGACTCGGCAGATTCTTCCTCTTTCTCATCCTCGTCAGAATCATCTTTATCATCTTTATCATCTTCCTCAGACATCTTGCACTCGTCATTTTCAGACATTTTGCACTCGTCCTCAGAAGTAGACTCACACTCTTTATTTTCCTCAGATTCGCATTCCTTGTTTTCCTCGTCGGAATTTTCGGCACACTCTTCCTTAGATTCGCACTCACAACCATCTTCACTCATCTTGCACTCATCCTCAGACATTTTGCATTCCTCTTCAGGCTCGCAAGATTCGCATTCTTTTTCCTCAGTAGCTTCGTCTTCGTTTTTCTCGTCTTCAGACTCACATTCCTTATTATCTTCTTCGGCTTCAACTTCTTTGTTTTCAACAGACTCTTCTTCCTTTTCAGGTTCATTAGCCTTTTCTTCAAAGTTTTCTTTTTCCACTTCGGACTCGTTCTCATTCTCATCGTACTTTTTCCAAGAACGAACAACTGGTTGCTTTGCGCTTTCATCGACAGAAACAACAACCTTATCATCTTCGCCAACCTCAATAGAATAAGGTGCGGAGAAAGTGCCTTCGCCATCAATGCTATAATAGACTTCGCTCTCGCTCATATCCATAACCCAAACATAGCAACCTTCTTTAACTAAAGCATCTTGTAGCATCTGTCTTTTTTCTTCAAGCGTATACATTGGAACTGTTTCTCCTCCTCTCTCGTCATTATCCATTTTAATTTCATCCGTATCTTCATTATCAATGGGAGTATCGGAGAAATTCGATTTATCTATATTTGTATTATCGTTTGATTCAGGAGTAATACCAAGAGACTTATCGAGTTCTTGATAAGCAAAAGTTAAGCTCTTCTTACGCATCTGATATGCTTCAGTTACTTCAAGCTCAGGAATCGAAAGATTCGCATTAGGAATAGCTTCAGTATAATCAGAGCCAAGAATGGTAATACCCATTAGGCTAAATTCATCAATAACTTCAATACCATCGTCATCAACATGAGACTTAGTTACTTCTACTTCGACAGATACTTTTTTACCTTTTGATTTAAGAAGTCTTTTAACTTGACGATAAGAATAATTCACCCAAAGAGCAGCAGAAAGAGAAATCCATTTAAGCCCGTCTTTTTCAATAAGCTCAACACGGTCTTTAGTGCGGACCAAACCAAGTGGAACCTCATATCTTCCGCCAGTGTGGTCTTCATGAACACCGTATTCATCGTTAATTAAACCATTATCATGCCCGCCAAAATCATCCTTTAAAACGCTAAAGGAGCCAAGAATCGGCTTTTCGTAAAAAGTGGGAATAGCATTTCTCATTGAATCTTCTGTAAAATAACTTTTATTGCGATTTGGATAAATATTTGAAATAGCCATTATATCAACCGCTAAAAACTCTTTATTCAAGAGTGTTTTAATTCTGAGTTGCTCAGGAGAAAGTTCAAAAGTTAATTTCTTTTTACTTTCGTTCAATAACTTTTCCTCCTTTCCTCAAAAAATAAAACTCACCTTTTATCACGTTCACTCACCTTCCGTAATAAATTTCCATCTCAGGAATTATTTTTATTATGAGTTAGGTATGCTTTTTTAAATTATTTTTCACCTATTTAGTTTTCTTTTTGATTATTAAGAGAATTTTGTTCAAGAAAGGAACGCTTTTGTCGATGCTCTTCATATGATTTCTTTATTTCATCAATACTATTAACAGCAACACTATTTTTAAAAGTAGGATGTGCCATACAATATTCTTCATAGCTGTCACAACAACGCAATATTTCTGCATAATGCTCATCACCATGAGGAATATTATTTAATATCTCATCACTAAATCTCAAAATTCTAACCCTTGCTTGTTTCGCTTCATTCTCGTCAACAGTATATCTTAACTTATCAACTTTTCCACCTACTCCATTAATGTCATTTTTCATAGTAACGACATCTGATTTTAATGTGGTGACATCATCTTTAAGTGAAGTTACATCTGTTTGCAGAGTAGCGACATCCTTTTTAATTCCCTGTAAATCTCCTTTAAAACCATCCATTTTCTCATTTAATTCGGCATTCATGGCTTTGCCTAAAAACTTAAGCAGAGCGCCCCAAGGATTGATTTTAATGGGAGCGATTTGAATTAAAGTGAGAAGTATGATTAAACCCCAACCACTGTTGGAAAGTAAATCCTTCAACTGAAGTAAATCCAAGCTAATCTCCTCCTTCCCCTAATAATCGTCCCAAATATTAAATCACAGTAAACTCTTCGAAATCAATGTCGAATTCAAAATCACGATTGGCTTTTAGATAAGCATTAGCCTTTTCACGCCAAATGTCACTTTGATGGACATAAGCGCTAATTTTAGTTGCCATATCTTCAAGTTCAATCACGAGAACCTTGCAGTTTTTTTCGTAATCAAGCACCTCAATAGCACCAAGGATTTTTTCCTTAAGGTCACTTACATTAGTATAATTAGTCTCAAAAATATCTGCAATATTAGCATACTCACCGTCTTCAACATTTTGTGGTCCGCGACGAGGGATAATTCCTTCTTTTACAAGAACAGAACTCCAATGGTCTGCGAAAGTGTCTGAAGGCCAGACATGAGCAAACTTTTGATGATAAACTTCCGATGCTTTTGGACAATTAAGATAACTATCCAAAGCATAAGCAATATTATCACAATCTTGGTTCATCTGAAAAAATGCGGTTAATAAGCTATTGCATAGGTCTTTTACCTCTGGGGTAAAACTATTTTTTACCATGACAATACTCCTTTCCTGCATTTCTGTTTACTCTTCACTATATAAACCGTCATTGTTTTGCACAAACTTAAATCCTTGATTACAAAATTTACATACACAAATCAACGTCGGTGGAACAGTCATAATCCTTTTAGGTAGAATTTTAAGGGTATTGTCTTCACGATTTAAGTCATGAACGCATTCACTCTTATTTTCTACCACCATTTTTCTTATATCTTTCATTCTTGTTTACCCTCTTTGTCTTGTTCGCCTTTAACACCCATTACTTCACGAATGCGCTCATCATATTTTTCTTCAAGGCATTCGTCACAGATGCCTTCTTCTCCGTAATCAAGCTCTTTGCCACAAATAATACATTTAGCTACAGTAAACTCTTTAATGTCTGAAACATTTGTTCCATTATCTATAGAAGTAGCTGTGGCATCATTTGTAATTTCATCTTCATCCAGCTTAGGTCTTCCAACATTATCTTTAGAAGTCACCTTTTCTTCTGAAGATGTGGTAGTTGTATTTGCTGTAGAAGTTTTATTTGCAGAAGCAGTTTTTAAAGCAAGTCTGTTAGCTTCTTCTACATTTTCTTGGGCGAGAACTTTTTCAACTTTAATATCAAGCTCTTTCATCCAAGCCGTAGAAGCAGAATAATCAAGAACACTCATTCCCATAGCCGAAAGGAGTTTAGGGAACATACCTTCAACGCCAGAGAACACCATTTCTTTAAGCTGTTTAGTTTCCTCATTGTGAGTGAAAATTCCACCCCAAAGACTAATCTTCCACTTATACTTTAGTCCAAGAGTATTATTAATAATATAATTCATATAGCTCTCATACTGACGAACCATATAATCAACACGAGATTCTTGAATATATTGAGCAGCTTTAACTGATGCAATGCTTGGTTTATCTGTAATACTCATAAGCGCAGAGTTGCCAGAAGTAGCAATCAAATCACGAGTGCGGTCATAAATAATGTCCATATTCTCAGGCTGATTATCTAAGGAGTGTAATTCGTAGTTTGTGAAGGGGGCGAAAAATGGCATAATATTACTGGAAACAGTGTTTGTAAACAAATCACTAAATCCCATAACTGTGTCCGCACTAATAGCAGTAGAATCTTTCCGCGCCGATGGGTCCTTAACGAGCGGCACGGACGCTGTAAGCACACTCGTAACGCCCTTACTCAACAAATTAGCCTGTAACCAACGATAATCATCAAGCTCATTCAAATCATTAAACAAGCCGATAGCATCAGGCAACATATTAGGATGAGCACCATCACTATAGAACGTATAACACAAATCTTGAGGAAGTTGAACCCAATAGAAATAAGCGTCTCCCTTACTCTCAAGAATACCACCACGAGGCAATCTTGCTCTCGGATTAACTTTTTTATTGCCTTTTTTGTCTTCGATAATGATTCCACCCTCAATCATTTCAGCCCAAGTATCTCTAATAAATTGAGGATACTGGTCAACACTATAAGCAGGTTGAAGAAAAATCATCATATTGAAACTTGCAATAAATTTTTGTCTGCTACCAAATCCAGTCATTTTAACCATATCTGTATTAAGTTTTTGCAGACTCCAAAAATCAACAGAATCTTTATCATAACTCAATCTTGTAAGATAACTACTTTTACCTTCAAGGCTAACTTGAGTCGTAACAGTCTTCCAAGTTAAGTTAGGTTCAAAAGACTTTATAGCCTTATCAACCATTTCAGCCTCTTTTTTGAAATCGTCTTTCTTTAAATCAGCTTCTTTAACATATTGCGGAAGATAATACCAATTATATTTTGGCGTATCACGATTCAACTTGATTAGCAGATTATATACATAATTAGTGTAATACAACCACATACTAAGTTGCATAAGTGGCATTTCACTATTTTCAGGATTAGACAAAGCCTCTTGTACAGCTTCTTGGTCTAACTTCTTAGCAGGAGAATTGATTTGCTTAATTCTCGCATTTTGCAAAAATGGATTATTGAGTTGACTCCAAGCGCCAGACCAATTTGCGGCAATAGTCTTAAAATCAGAATTAGCATAAGACTGAAAAACTCTTTGCCATCTTTCTTGAACTTGAGACAAAGTAATTTTTTCTTCTATTGCCTATGAAGCGCTCATATTTATTGATTTAGACTGTTCGTTTTCCACCATACTAATTTCTGGCTCTTTTTTCTTAGGTCTTCCTCTTTTCTTCTTTTCATCCATTCGAAAAATCATTCCTCCTTTCTATCATTTTCTTTATCTTTTTTCAAAGATTCTTGCATTTTTTCTTCAAATATATCAATAGCTTTCATAGCCAACTTTAATTTTTTCTGATTTTCAATTTCATATCTCTGTCTGTCAATACGAATAAGATTCTCTTTACACCAGTCCAGATAAAAAGGAGCTTCCTTACCAAGATTATCTTCGGTTATTTCAATAGTAAAATAATCCTTAGCTGGCTTCAAAACCTTTTTCAAAACTTCTAAAGCCTTATCTTTATTAGAATATTCACTAACAGCGACATAAAGTACACCATCAGCATACACAAAATAAAAAACCGATTTTATCTTGTCTAATATCTTCTCCAATCTCTCATCTTGATTAAAATTTCCTATGATTTTATAAACTAACATTTAGTTTACCTTTTACCCTTTACTTTTATTTGTCGAGAACTTTATTCCGTGTCCTCTATAACGACCTCAAAGCAGGAGATAGGCTTTAAGGTCGCTAACAAGATACGAACGTTCTTATCTCTCTCCCTCTTATACAGAAAGAGTATTATTCTCCCAAAATCGTCTGAATAATGGGGGTGATGGCCTCGATGCCATATTTATCGGCAGTTTCAGCAATGAAACCTTGTGTAATCTTAAGCTTGTTTTCGGCTTTAGACTTATAGGCGTAACAACCAGTATAGACACCAGTTTCGCCCCAACATAAGCCGCAAAGAACTCCCAGAGTTGAAGTGTCTCCAATATTCATTACACAGCAATAAATCGTAACAAGACTAACAAGAATAGTCACTATCCAACTTACATAGCCCCATTTTTTCATTGTGGGAGTCTTTACCTTAACTGTAATCTCAGTGGTGTTATCTTCGGTCTTTTTAGTTGCCGTAGCCAATGGAATCACTCCTCTCCTGCATTATTTCTTTCTACCGCATCGGAAATCTTTTGAGTCTGAGTACCAAAGTAGAAAGCAACAATAGTAGTAAATATAGCGATAAATTGTTCGCCAGAAATAATCTGTACTATTGCTAAGTAACAAAAAACGATTGTAGTTAGAATTGTGACAATACTTTTAACAGAAAGTAAAGCCGCAACTCTTTTTCTCATATAATCCATAAAATGCCCGTTACTGAAAACTTATAAAAAGTTGTAAACTTTTATGTTTCATTCCTACTTCATCGTGTATGCTTTCAATTTGTATTTCTACAATATTTACTCACAAGTTCTTGTACACTCTATAGGCGTAAATTCCTGACTAACGTATCAGTACATATCTGTATTAACTTGAAAGTGTTATGCTACAGATTGTTTTAAAACATTTTCTCCATATATTTTCAAATTTAAAGCTGCCTGATAATCTCTATCAATCATATTGCCACATTCACATTTATAAATACGGTCTGACAGTTTCAAATCTTTTTTGATTGTTCCACAACAACTACACAATTTAGAACTTGGAAAAAACCTATCTGCAATAATAACAAGAATATTATTCCACGCAGATTTATACTTAATCTGTCGTCTAAATTCATAAAATTTTTGTTGTTGAATTGCTTTAGATAAATGTCTATTCTTCATCATTCCTGATACATTCAAATCTTCAATACAAATAAAACTTGGTTCTCGCTTTATGATTTCAGATGTTATTTGATGTAAATAGTTCTGACGGATATTCGTTAATCTGTGATTTATTTTTAAAAGTTCTTTTTCTCTTTTTATAATGTTACTTGTTTTACAGTAACTTTCTCCTTTCTTATTTTTCTCATATCTTCTTGATATGGAACGTTGTAACCTGCGTTTTCTTTTTTCCATCTTTTTAACTTTTTGAGTTTTATTTATGTTCTGATATTTGTTGCCATCAGAACATATTGCTAAATCTTTTATCCCTAAATCAATTCCAATACCTTCGTTTGAAGGAATCTTGGTAATATCTTCATATTCAATTCCAACTGTAATCCACCAATTTATACCGTCAAATTTAATACGGGGATTATAATATTTGCAATTGGTTGGAATATAATTATGTTCTGATAATCTTATCCAGTTTAATTTCTGTTTGTTTTTCTTTTTAGAAACAGAAAATCCCTCTACTTTCATGTGTGTATCAGTAAACTGAACTTTCACATTATCTTGATAAAATGATGGTGTAGAGCGTTTTTTACTTTTGAATTTAGGAAACTTTGCAAGTCCTCTAAAGAATCTTTTATAAGCATTACAAGCGTCTTTTATTGCCCGTTTAGTTACATTATTTGAAATATCATTTAACCATGCATATTTCTCTGTTCTCTTTAACTGTGTAAATTCTTTTCGCAAATCTCCATCCGAAATAAACTTCCCACCATTTTTATAGTTTTCTCGTTCTCGTTCTAAAGCCCAATTATAAGCAAAACGAGCAGTGTCGGCATATTGAAATAATTTAGTTTTTTGCTTGTTATTTAGGAGTAACATCACTCGAATTGTTTTTATCGTTGTATTCATCATTATCCTCAATTAACTCCTTTACAAGTTTTCTTGCTTTGTTTACGCGTTTGCCGTTACTGAAAACTTATAAAACGTGTCTTGCATACCTGACAATATTTATTTATACCAATATGATAATGAGGCTTTTCTCCACCTTGAACAGTATATCTCATCCAGTCAAAAATAATAATACCAAAAACAGATAAGACTAACCAAATAGCAGAAAATTCTAAACATACCTACCCCATTAGATTAAAAGGTAAGTCACTATAATCCCATATTCCAAGTCCAAGCCACACATTTAAAATTAATCCAGCCACAAATTCAGTAACAGTAATAACCAGTGTGCAACAAATAGACTATAACCATATGGGCATTTCCCAAACCAACTCAGCGCCGCATCTCTCTAAAGGGATACAAAGAATTAAAGCAAGAACCAACATAGTCCAACTTATTCTCTCTGGGTGATGAGTCAATGTTTTATACACAACTTCGCAAAAGAAGTAAAATGTTCCACCCCAAGTCCAGAGCAAAAGGGACAGAACCCAATTACTCAACTTGTTATTCATAATTAAGCCTCAGTCTCCGTAGTTTCAGTGGTGGTTTGCTTCTGAAGATTAGCGAGAATCTTCTGCATCTGAGCCTCAGCCTTAACCATTTCAGCGTCATACTTAGCCTTCCAAGTCTCATTAAGTTCAACGCCATATTGAATAGCATTAACCTCTTCCTCGGTAGGAAGTTCATTAATCATACCCCTAAGCATATTGTTATATGTTACCTGAGCAGTAATAAAAGCTTGAGCCGTGGTATACAACTTAATAATGTCAGCTTTAGGCATCTCAGCACACTGTTCACCATCTGCGTGATAAGGATAACCATCTGCACCAAGAAGGATAGCGTTAAACATATTCGCAATATTAGCTTGGTCATTAGAAGTTAGACTATAATGCTTAACACTACCATCAATCTCACAATCAACACCAGCTTCAATAGTCTGATTGCAAGCCTTACTCATCTCAGCAATCTTATTCTCACGAGCCGCAAGAACAGGGTCGGGAAGAGTGGCAACATAAGCGTCATAAGCCGCATCATTCCAAGTAACGGAAGTGACAGTCTTCGTGTCCTCATCAGCCTCGTAAGTTACAAAGCCAGCAACACGCTTACCTTGAGGATAAAAAACGCTAAAATATTCATTGGGATAAAAATAATAACCAGTGGGGCAAGTTTGAGAATGCCACTCCTGAAGAGGAGGATAGCCACCACTACCATTAGCAGTTGCAGAAATAATATACATACTTATACTTATCTCCTTTACATTTATATAATAAAAATAATTTTTATGCTAAACTCCTTGAATTTTTGTGGGGTTTGCACTATAATAGCAGTTAGCCACTCCCAAACTTTTATTCTTGAAAGGATACTAACTTATGAATTATGGTTACATTCGAGTTTCCACCGACAAGCAGACCGTTGAAAATCAACGTTTTGAAATTCTTCAGTTCTGCCAGCGCGAAGGTCTTAAAATTGACGGCTGGATTGAAGAAACCGTATCTGGCGGAAAAGCGCCTGACAAGCGCAAATTAGGATTACTCCTAAAAGAAGTCAAAGAAGGCGATTGGATTATCTGCTCCGAACTCAGCCGTCTTGGACGCAGCTTGTTTATGATTATGAACATTCTTTCCCTATGTATGGAAAAAGGAGTTATAGTACGTTCAATTAAAGATAACTTCACTTTGGGAGACGACCTACAATCCAAAGTCCTTGCATTTGCTTTTGGCCTTTCCGCAGAAATTGAAAAATCTCTTATTTCGTCCCGAACAAAGGCGGCGCTCGAAGAAAGAAAAGCTCAGGGCGTAGTTCTTGGCAGACCTAAAGGTAGTAAGAATAGTAATAACAAACTTCTACCTCATCAGGATGTTATCCGCACTCTTGTTGAACAAGACAATACCTATTCTGAAGTCGCACGTCTATTCCATGTTGACCGTTCAACCATGAAAAGATTCTGTGATGATTGTGGTATTAAACGCCCCTTTAATCGCAACAAAAAATCTGCGAATTTTATTGTTGTCAACAAAGAACCTATTTCTGACAACAATAATGAACAAACTGTTAATAATCTATTAACAATCAAAATTTAAGAACTCATAAAAACATATTAACTCAATATGCTTTTATTAATCCTTAAACAGAGGGAGACTCAATCAAGAGTCTCCCTTTTATTAATCTTTGGATTACCCTAAATTAATTACTTGCCAAGAGTAGCAAGAAAAGCATCAACATAGGACTGCATGAGAGCAACAAGCTCCTTGTTATTGGGGTCGCCAGCATTAAGGGTCTGCTCACCAGTAACAACGTTGACCTTTGCAACATAGTTCTGCTTGCCATCATAGAGAGTGAACTCAGCACCATCATCGGAAGAAGCATTACAATCCTTCCAACCTTCAGCAGCCTTTTCATTGCGGAAAGCAAGATTACGAGCGGGAGCGGGAACGTTGCCACCGATGTTGGCGCATTTTACAGCATAACCGTTCTCATCGTATTCAACTTTCCAGCAAGGTTGAACCTCAACGGTCTTACCAGCACGGGAAATATCACGAGTCATAGTAGGATGAATGATAGAGAGCTTGGTCTTACCATCAGGGAAGGTACGGTCAGTCATCTCGATGGGCTTACCATCAGAAGCAATACGAGTAAAAATAGCCATAATAAATATCTCCTTTATTATAAAAAATATATTCAATTGTTGCATTTGCAACAATTATGTACTCAAATTTGACAAATAAAAGTAAAATTTTATTTTTGAGCGCTGTTGAATGATGGACTAAGTAATATATGGGGTTAAAACTGTGGGGTCAACAGCACTCTAATTCAAAAAGATAATTTTGTCTTTTCAAATTACAATGTTGTTGCGCATTAATTGTTCGATTGCGAACCTTGGTATTTTTTGCTCTCAACAGGTATTCAAACTCAATACAATTGGGT